TCGGAACTCCTTCGAGTTTTATCTTTTTCTCTACGTAGTATTTGTTCTTTTTAGATATGAGATCCTCGATACGGTACATCTTACCATAAGTCAGAGTTTTGTGACCTTTTGAGTTACATATTAGTAAGTCACCAACTGAAAGTTCCTCGAACTTCGTAGAGATATATGTATCCTGATAATGTGCATTTATCGACGGAAGTGCGTTACCCGATGTGTCAGTAAAATATGATACCATATGTGAACCACTGGTATCTACAAGTGTCACACGACCATTACCATTTATGTTGTATAGTGATGCAACCTCATAAAGGTGCCCTTTGATAAGACTACTGGTGTCTTTTATTGCTCTAATCTTCATACAGTCTTTTCAACAAATATAACAAATGAAAATAATATATACAAATATGAAAAAGATAAAAACATTCGAGAGTTTCGAAAAAGATACAGACACCAGGGGCCTGAGCAGGCAATACCTTTTTGAGACTTGTAATATACAAGAAGTACTGGATATGCTACTCCGAGTTGCTTACGAAATTTATGAGAATCCTAAAAGTGATTTCGAGGAGGAAGAAGATGGACAGTTATTACTGATTGTTAATATAAGTTTTGGTGGTGGAAACTTTGCAAGTACACAGTTCGACACAAAGATACTTAGAAATATGTCAGTTGGATTTGAAGACCTCGCTTGGGAGTTCGAGGAGCCGGTCGATAACGAGTTTTTCGAGCGAAATCAAAACGGTGATATTGAAATGGGTATGGACATAGGAGTGGTCTACAACGTAGGTGGTTGGGATCCTACACTACTAGACGAGGACACTTCCAACGCTTGCGGACTTATCTCCGAGAATCTTCCAGAATGGAACATCGACACGGTGAATTCCTGGGATTTATAGGACAGAACTTCTGCTTTTTATTATATAAATAAAAAAAACCGAATAAAGATGATAATAAATCTAAAATCAGAGACCGACTTATCCGGCTTCTACGTAGTATACGAAGGTTCGACAAACTTAGAAAAGAAAGGATGGTACGGCATATCGCACCTACTTGAGCACCTTATGTGTAAGAACTTCGACCACCTACAGGAGGACTTCGACAGGGACGGCATAGACTGGAATGCTTATACTTCTGGCAACGAAATCGTTTTTTACCTTACAGGACTTGAAGATAAAGTGAACAAATGGAAAGGTGAATTTATGGATCTTCTCGGCGACTTCAACGTTACTAAGGCACAGTTTGAAAACGAAAGAAAGATTGTATTGGAAGAATATATGGACAGTTTTAATGACCAAACTTCTTTACATATGCTCAATCTAAGTAGAAAACTTTTCAATGACTATGATCCAATTGGACTAAGAGAAGATCTTGAAAAATTGAAATTTATGGATTGTTTAAATTTCTATGAGTTACAATATGCAAAACCAACTAAAATAATAAATGTATCTAAAAAAGACTACAAAAACAACGAGTTAGATTTTGTAGACAGAAAAATTGTCAAAAGTACTGCATTTGGAAACCACAATGTGCCTCTCGAATTAGGAAATGAGTTCAAAGATAAAACATCGATAGTTATGTTGTCACCTATTATTGAGGAAGACTTTGCTTATGTACATTTCATAAACGCTATGTTGTCATTAGGTTTAAAATCACCTTTATATCAAGAGATAAGAGAAAACAGAGGACTTGTGTATTATATACATTGTTACCAATCAAGAATGCACGAACAAGGTATAGTAACATTGGCAACACAAACATCTAACAAAAACTTTGATGCTGTTGTTGATGCAACCAAAAAAGTTCTTACAAATCCGAAGAAACACTTAACAAAAGATAGGTTCAACCTGGTGAAGGATTACTTCGAGGTTAGAAAGAAGAAAGATGAGATACTGAGATACAAAAATGTAAATCAATGGATAAATCCAACTGGTTGGTCGGTTAATGAGATACTTGATGAAGTTAATCTTAAAAAGGTATTAGAGGTATACGATAAATACTTTGATTTCGATAAGTTCTACATTTCTAGTGATAAAACTGAATTCAAAAAATAGAAAAAACCCACCAATCGGTGGGTTTTTTATTCCCATATTTCCTTTATTCTTTCTTTTCTTTTATCGTTCAGCATCTTCATCGCCATCGCCCGGTATATCATGTACGCTCGCCGGCACATTCCTTCTCCTTTTCACTCTGGTGCTGTTCTTTAATGTATTCTAAGCGAGACTTATTTCCCATCATATTTTAGTATTTCTGCGATTTTGGACATTCCAATAGTTGCTGGTTCTTTTATGTGTTTAAAAAATGGTTTTCTAAACTCTGGTACATAGAAGTCGCCATTACTTGGATCTACGTAGAATATCTCACAATCTTCTTTGGTGAGAAAAGGTATTTCATTTGCAGGAAAAACCTGCATAGAAGTTCCTACAATTATACATACATCACACTCGGTAGCAGCATCAGTTGCATTCTTTATATCATTACCATCGAGGTTTTCACCAAACCAAATGATATGTGGACGAAGTTGTGCACCACGTGGACATTTGTCTCCGAGTTTTATATCACCATCACAATCGTATACCTCTGTCGAACCGGGGAAAGTCGAACGAGATTTTTTCAACTCACCATGTAGGTGAACTATATTGGTCGAACCGGCACGTTCGTGTAAGTCGTCTACATTTTGCGTAACTACAATTACATCAAAATTTTTTTCAAGATCTGCTATTATTTCGTGTGCTATGTTTGGTAATACAGATAAGAGTTGTTTACGTCTTGCGTTATAAAAATCGAGAACTAACTCACGATTCTTACACCAAGCATCAATAGTGGCAACATCTTCAATACGGTGATTGTTCCACAAAGAATCTACGGAGTCGCGGAATGTCTCAATTCCACTCTCTTTAGAGACTCCTGCACCCGTGAATAAAAGTATTTTCTTTTTCATTCTACAAATATAAACAAAAATATTATTTTTTGAAATTTATTATGATACCAACTTCCGTTCCAGATTGCTTAGTCAAATCGATTATTGTTTTAAGATTAGTCTTAACACAAACACCATTTACGTTGGAACCCACGTAACAAACCATGTTTGACTTAGTTGAAACAATTTTGTAAAATGTTGTTGGTATCTTTACCCTCGTACCCTTTACTCTTTTGGCATTCTTATCGTATATAACACCAGTTATTATTACCGCATCCTGTTTATTTTTCAATAAATACTTTATTACGGACTTTTCTAATTTGGCCCATTTACCACGGTTGAAAGATTTAATCTGTGGTGCTTGATTGAATAAACTAAACGAATGGTAATTCAATGTATCATCATAGGATGTTATATTAGATGGTGTAAGATGTCCTAAATCGAATCCTGTTTTGTTCAATGAATTCTTTTGATAAGGACCACCGGGCCACTCTTTGTGCCATTTATCACTTCTGTGTCCGTCTATCTTAGTTAGTTCGTAATATGTTACAAAATGTACAGATATGAGTGATGAGGTATCTTCGTCCAAATAGAAGGAAATATCTCCGTGATTTATTCGGAAGGTGGTACCCGAAACATCAACCGTCTGACCCAGAAGGAAGATAGGTACTAAAAGTAGTGTAATTAGTAATATTCTCATATTAGCTTATATGTGTGATTGACATGAAGGTCGGGTCTATATTAATATATAATTCAAAACACTACATACATAAAATGGGTATCGTCTCCTTAATGACATCTGCCAGCTTCAACTCGCTGGGAAACGACGTAAATGTCGTAGGTAATTTTGAAACAGACGTAGAGTCTGGTTCTATTGAGAAGTATGTTAGTACACCATTGGTGAACTATGTAGAACCTTACGTTTATAAAGGTGTCGAAAAAACTCTTTTCTACACAGAGGTTAACTCAAACCTAAAAGAAGGTGAGCGTGTATTTATAGTAAATGGTAATTATGATAGTGCCGAACGTATAAAGATTGACAAATATAAAAAAGGTAGTGACGGATACCGTGTACTTTACGTAGATAGATGTCAAATAGTATTAGATATCGATTATACCGGAACACTTCCGGTACAGGGAGGTACGTCCGAAGACTATATGTCGGACTACGTAAAAATACAATACATTGACTCATATGACACATTCTTAACTGCAAACAAACAATTGACCACCAGAGGTGGTTATATGGGTGGTAGATTCGACTACTATCAGAATTGGATAGCATACATAGATTACGATTATCCGAGTATAGATGATGGATGGGTAAGTACGACAGGAGTTACTGCATCACCTGGGTTTTATGTAAGAGAACCTGCCTATGATCCAAATATGCTTTCCGGTACAAAAGGAGAAGGATGGGTATCAATAACAAAAGAATTTATTTCAGGTTCTTACTCTTTGGCATCACCTACTGCCAATCCAAAAGTCGGACTTAGACACTTAAGTAACAACAAATTGTTAGTGGTGGGAAAAAGCTTCACATATAAAGGTACCGAATTCAAATCTGGAAATGTCTATAAATTTGAAGCATCGAAAGGATGGATAGCAAATATAGAAGAACAGGGTAAGTATTCGAGTGCCATAATAACCAAAGGAAACTTCAGGAATGGAGATTTTTCCGGAAAGTTTAATAGTGGTTTATACGGAAGTAGAGAAAAAAAAATAACGTGGAGGGGAACAGGTATATGGAACGGTGGAACTTTATTCAATACACTTTGGTTGAGTGGTTCTATGTTCTCTAAAATAGAAATCTCGGAAAGTCATCAGACACTAATTAATAATAATAGAAAACCATATCAAAAAGTTAACACTTGGAACAATGGTGGTTATGGTTGGAACTATGTATTGGACTCTGAATTTGACAACACCAGTATATATAGTGCGATAGTTAGAAACACAAAGTTTGGAATGACACCTAGTTCGCCGGTCGTAGAAAGATATTTAACCTCTGCTACACAGAGTTTTGATAAAATTTTAGATGGTGGTCTTTATGAGTCATGTGAATTTATCAACACACAACTTCTCGGAGGTGCAATAAAAAACTCTAGGTCATGGAACTCTGTTTTAGATGGAGTAAAACATATAAACTCATTCACATATGATTCGGTGTTGGTTAACTCGACACTTTTTGCAGAACCTGCTATAAAAATAGACGGATATGACGAATGGAGTACCTCAGAAAGAAGAGGTTCTAATGTATTTGGAGAAACATTCAGTAACGACTTCGATTTCAAAGTATACAAATTATATGTAGGAGAAGCCGATTGGAAAAAGATGAGGTCTGGTGACTCTTTTTATGTAAAGGGAATTAGGATTAAAAATGATCCAGAACTTATGAACTTTTTTGATAAAAAGTTCACTATTGGGTCATGGACAGAATTTGTAGATGAATTCAACTCTACTGGAAATCAAATAGGTTCTGTGGACCCAAATGTTTTCTACAAAAGTGGTATAAGTTGCGCAGCATTCCTTACAACACTCGAAGAGAATGAGTGGATTTACTCCAGTATTGAATACAGAGTTCCTGACGCAAACTTCCCAGGTGGAAAAGTAAGTGGTTATATAACTGATGTCGTAAAAGAAAATCCAAATCCTAGGTATTCAATAGACATATTCGTCTCAACAAAAGACACCGACTTTAGGACGATTGAAGGGTTAAACTTCAATTCAACAACACAATCTGTATCTAGTTTAAATTATATTCTACCAAAACAAAAAAGTGTAGTTGATTTCAGTAACGCATACATAATAGACTCAAACGTGGAGAGTGGTGTTGTTGACAACTGTAACTGGATAAGTGGATATGACATAGGCTATAACAAAGACCTTATAATATCTGGTCTTACTAACTCTCAAGATATGACTATTTACAACGTTGATTACAACTCAAGTAACGGTGAAATAACAGTGACAACGTTGAAAGATCAAAAATTCTTTGAGATAGTAGATAGGTCTTCGTATAGTTATGAATCGGATGTTAAAACTGGAGACATTCTTTTCATAGCAGGATTTGACTACTATTCTAAAGGTAAAGTACTCGGATTTACTATATCGGATCCTGGTAGTAACTATGCACCACCGGTCGACTCGGTTAAGTTATATCAACCAGATTCTGTTAAAGGTTATGGGCTTATGGTAGACTATATACCAAATTTGGTAAGTCCTTATGAAATACAATCAGTAAATGTTGTGGTATATGGGTTGGATTACAAAGTAGGTGACAGATTATACTTAAAATTTGATAATCAGGGTTCATTGAACGGAGGAACTGATGCACACATCACAGTGACCAGTGTAAGTGAATTAGATACGGTTAGACTTCCAAACTATTGGAAAGTTGTTACAACTACCCCAAACACTATAACACTCAGTTCTTTAAGCGATACTGATAAAATTATGGGATTAACTCAATCGGGTATATTCATAACCGAAGGTGGAGAAAATAGATGGAACGGATTCAAAAAAATGATGATAATGAATTCGAATATAAAATCGGGTATTTTTAAACGTTCAACACTCGTAAATAACGTAATAGAAGCGGAGAATTATCCAATTTCGGATAGAGACTTTATCAACATCGATGGTATAAAAGGACTTTTGTTATCAGAAACGATATTCGCAAATAACGGAAACCAACTTGGTGCTGCAACTTATCACAACTCATCAATATTTGGTGGTAGTGATGTTTGGAAAGAAGGTATAGCTTATAGATCTATACTCAATGGTGTAAATTTCAATTCCGGAATTGTTAAAGACTCGACATGGATAGATGGAACTTTTAACGGTGGTCTATTCTACCAATCTAATAGTTACGATGGGAAACCATCAAAAGGTTACGAGAAATACGATACAAACAGAATATTATCACATTATAAAAGTGGTTCTACTATAGGTACTACATCTAATGACAGACATTCCTGGAGAAAAGGAACCTTTAACGGAGGTGTATTCTATAAATCTGATTGGGAGGATGGAAACTTCAATGGTGGTGAGTTCTACGGATCGAAATGGTATGGTGGAGTTGCAAATGGTGGAAGTTTCGGTAATGAATCAACTGATACCAGAGAAACGGTTTTCTATGCAGGAACTATAAACTTCACCACAGTTCAAAACGCAACTTTTGTTGCGGATGATACTTCCGCGACAGGTATAACAAATTCAATAATTTGGAACAACGGTACTTTTAACGGAGGAGTTTTCGGTGCAAATCGAAACTACACATCTACCGGTGGTGGTGAGATAAATGGTCCAAAAATATCAACGAATACACAAATAGATATACAGGATAGTAAGATTTATACAATAAATATAACGGATAATGAAACTTCTATAAATAAAATAGAGGTGACTATTACATACAGGCAGATTTCGAGTCCGGCGGTTCCACTTGAAGATATAGAGATACTTCTAACTTCACCAAACGGTGGTGAAGCAATTCTTAAAAAATATGGAATTGGTGTTGGATATGAGTTATTTTCAACAGTATTTTCAACGGACGTAACTAACAATCTTACGGTGGGTATGTCACCATATACATCGACTTTCAATTTTGATTATGTAGAACCGATAACGAAAGTATTTAACGATATGATTGATCCGGTGAACGGAATTGCAGGTAATTGGTTATTGAATATTAAAAACTCATCTACAATTAATAAAATAACGGCGAATATTGTTGTAGATATAAAATTTACAAAAAGTCCTATACTCACCACATCAATTGACAATAGTGCAATATGGAAAGGTGGAAACTTCAATAGTGGTCAATTTATAGACTACGCTGTATGGGAGAACGGTGATTTCAACAACGGAAAATTTCTATCTACATATGGCTGGGAAAATAGTGGTGATTACCTTATTGCCGGTCCAGCAACTTCACACACATGGCAAAACGGAAGATTTAACGGTGGTGAGTTTGGAAATGGTGCTACCGGTCCTAATTCAACATGGGCCACCGGTGTTTTCAATGCAGGATATTTCAAAGGAAGAGTTTGGAGTGATGGTATATTCAAATATGGATTATTTGAAGGAAGTGGAACAAATGCAACGGGTAGATGGACATTAAAAACCGGTGCAACATCTTCGAATGCAATGGATTTTGTAAATACTTACTTAGATAAAGGATTTTATGGTCTTTGGAGAAAAGGATTGATAACAAACGACAAATACATATCTCTCTATGAGACAATGCCTAACAAAACCAAAGCATCTGATAACGAAATACAATATCCGGATTCAAGATTCAAAAACGCACTCTGGATGGATGGAATTTTCGATCACGGAGAATCTACTTTCCAAAATTCGGTATGGATGTCAGGAACATTCAGTAAAGGTACTATGTTGAACTCATCATTCAATCCTTATGTAATGAGACCATCTGGATTAGTCGAGTTCTCGAGCAACACTATCTGGAAAGATGGGACTTTCAAAGAAGGAGACATCTTTTATACCGATTGGGAAATAGGAAATTTTATAAGTGGTACAGCTGCTGGAATATGGTTCAAAGATGGAGTTTCGAGATACATGAACGCATACAACGTAGTTTGGGGATCAACTTCTTCCTATCCGGTATGGAAGAATGGTAACTGGTATGGTTCTGAAATAGATTATAATGGGTCGATAGTAAATGAAATGTATCAAAATATCATAAGAAAATGTAGAAATATCAACTTATTCAATACTGATTTACACGCATGGAACGTTTTCAAAGATGGGGAAATGGCACTTAGTGAATCTATTTTCGTTGGACTTACAGATGAAATAAATTTGAATTTCGATATAATTGATGATATATTTACCAATGATGATAAAGATCCACAAAAATATTATCCAACAATATCCTGGAGATAGTTAAATTTTATATATAAACTATGGGTATGAAAGACTATTTATATCTCGAGGCCGACGGGACAGTTAAAAGTGAATTAGAAGATCTTTACGTAGGTGATCGTTATTTGTCATATGAGATTTATGACTACAAAGTTAGTTGGGGAGGGTTGGCGAATTTATCACATACTTGGTGGTTGGCTTACCAAACTGGAAGGACAAAGCTGAGTGGTGAGGCAAATGTAAAGGCAATACCAGGTAAGGTTATATATGAAAGAATAATTTCAGTAACGAGTAAACCAGTAACTGACCCGGTGAAATATAAATCTTTTGATAATAACACCGTTAAAGTCGATACAATTGAGTTCAACTTTGGTATAGAGAGTATGGTTCCACCTACCAAAAAAAAAGGTGCAGGATACAGGACATCATATCTAACGGAATATAAACCGGGACAACCAACTCCATATGGCGGTAGACTTATATACAATACCGAAGGTCTAACTTTAATTAATAATTCTTATGAGCAGATAAATAACACATCAACTTCTTTGGGTGGTTGGGCGTTATATGACGGACCATACATCGAAAACACAAAATTTATAAGAGAGCGTAGTTATAATTACGATAATTATGTTGATCCTTTCTTCAAATACTATGACAATGACGTAATTGATAAAATAACCGTAAGTATTAGGTACACAATAGATACTAACTATAACGCATGGGAAAAAAATAACTATGTAGAGTTAGGTACTATAGAAATACCGACAAATATTTTAAGTCCTGCACAAAGGGAGAACCTAAACGACACAAATAGACGAAAATGGGATATAGATCGTGATAGTTTCAAAGGGTACGGAGATAATACAATAAAGATAGTTTCGGACGGTTGTACAAAAGAGGGAACTTTTTGGTATCTAAATTCGGAAAGTGAGAGACGTCCAATAAAATGGGTGACTAATATACCAGAAGATAGTAGACAACGTATAATTTTTTCTCAGGGAATAAACCCCGACACACTTTTAAAAGGTTATATCTATGGTGAAGGAGTTTTACCTGTATATTATCTTACTATAGTACCAGAAGTAGATCCAATCGAATGGAATTCCAGTGGTGGATTGTCAAATAATACTAATTATCCTAGTGGATATATTGAACTCAATTTATGTGTTCCGATGTTTTCTGATGAGACTTGGAATACTCCAAGTCTTAATGTAATATATAATGGTATTGGTGTTGGTGAAGAAGTAGAAAAAAATCTTGTGTCTAAATGGGTTTTTGCAAATAAGGTTAAAAGATTCGGAAGGGAAAAATGGTGGGGTGCAACCAAAATACCTATGGAACATGATGGATCTATAAATTCGAATATACCTTCTTATAACGCAGATACAGATTTTACTAATTATAAAAGTCCTGCATATTGGATACATATAGCACGTAAAAAATATCTTAAAGATTATGTAAATGATGGTAAGAAATATATTAATAATTCATTTTCTGATAAAGATAAACTTTTACCATCTTGGGTTTTTAGGACTTATGGTATAAACACAATACGTGATATAATACCATTTATGGATTTTGTAACCACCGTAGAAGGATATAAATTAAATAGACCAAATAAAGGTAATAAAATTGACTATACATCCTATGGTAGTCAAGAAAGTGGATACTTTGACGGGGTTATTAAGGTTAGTGCAAATGATGACATATGGAGATTACCCAAAGGTGTGTTGAAATGGATTGTAGCTGAGTTTCACGCATGGTTTAGACCTACAAATCAAAATTCAACATCATCCGTTTCACTTGATACCATTTCAATATTATCAAAGGCTGTAAGTTATGAGCCAATAATGAAGAGACTTTATACACGGTTTCGTGATATACCAAATGATACAAATAATAAAAAAGTTGAAATTAGCGGTGGATTCCACTATAAAAAGATTGACTTTTATCAGTTAGCCGACATCCAACCACAATTAGATAGTCTAATCTCACAGGGGAAAAATACCGAGGCCGATGCAATAGGACAAGAGTTTATTACCAAATTCCGTGGTTATCCGAAAATCTGGACTGATATTCCAAAAAGCTATGGAATAGTTTGGCGACGTTCTGATCAAAAAGATTGGACTAATGTTGTATTCTCCGACGTAAATAATCCTCTAGCATACTCAGATTATGTAAAAGATCTTACTAATTACGAACCAATCGCAGGTGGTACCATAAAACAACCAACGAGGCAAGATCCTTATACTGTTACTCCACTAGGTTATACTGGACTTTTTCCAATTGTAGAATTAATAGAGGATAGGAAACCAACTTCAACTGCAGGTAATTGGCGTATGTTCTCTTTTGAATATAATCTTCCTAATTTACCAAACGGATTATCATACGAGGTATATTTTTGGGTCGAAACATACAAATCTGCATCTTTAAGTTCGGATTCTTCGGAATTAGAAAAATTATATACAAAAAAAAATAAAATATTCTTCAAACGTGTTGGAACTATTGTATATGGATTACCGACATTTGATAAATTTACAAAACCAGAACCTGGATTAAAACCATTCTGGTTTCAGATGTATAATGGATGGAGAATAAATGAAAAACCTATTTCGGGTCAATATGATCCTTATAACGATATTAATCCAGATACATATGGTCCATGGGATTCGAGTACAAATAAATACTTAGACGATTTTGTGTATTACAGGTCAAGATATTCGATAATACCATTCTATTCACGTAATAATATATGGGATGGGAGAGGTCAATATAATTCAGCGAGTAATTATACATTTATGCGTTTGGTATATTTTTACACCCAATACTCAAACATTACAGAGGAGATACTTGATTTTTGGAAAAGATATAGACCATTCCACTACTATCATAACAAAATTTATAAAGAGGGTAAAAACTACCAGTTTCGTATTGTGGTAGAAAACTACTTTGGTTCACTACAACTAAAAAATAAAGATGCTAAGACTAATAATGGAAGTAAACAACATTCGTGGCAGGGTATTGAGGCACTAGGATACCACACAGGTTATAAAAAAGATCCTACTAAAGATAATTTAACAGCCAATACGGATGTACAAAGTCGAGCGTATTCGAATGACCCTAATGAACCTCATAAAATGATGTTCGATCTTTTTGACTTATGGTCAGATGAACCTATACTTCCAAATTTTTTAGGATTTTATAAATATTATAAACTCGACACAAACGGAAATATAACATATTCAGGGTCAGTGCAAGAAAATTATATTTTATCAGACAAAGACAAAAAATTTAAAACTGAGCAGAATGCTATAAATTATAAAAATGGTGTGGAATATGATGATACATCAATATTATACAAAACCACAAAGCCAATGAAATTAGTTACACCGTGGTCGGATTTCATAGATATGAATCCACCCATAGTGCCAGTTGAGGTTTTTAGAGGAGGAAATATTGTAGATAATGCTAACTACGAAGATATTAGAAAAATGAATCTATATGGTTATGCAAACATAAATAGTTTTAATGAAGATAATATACGTAAAAATTATATAGCGGTTAGTGCTAGTAACACATTCAGTTTGTCCGAACTACCTACAAAACCACTAACCAGTTTCGAATCTTCATATTTAGATCCAAAGAATCCTCTAACAATAACAGCAGATATGTACTTCAATGGATTCTCAAAAGTAATAATAACAGAATGTGAATGGGAAATACAGGGGTATGCAACATTCAATATGATGACCGCTACCGATATTAACGATATAAATGATTCGCAGATTATAGAATATAAAAATACAGGACTTGGTTTAGACTTCTTCACCGGAAGAGGTTGGCACTACATAGACGATACGTTAATATGGGTCGATTATGTCAATGACTATAATGATAAAAAGAAAAATGATGTATCTATAAATACCAATTTTCCTATGGGTGGAAGTGTGTTTGATTATTATTCCGATAAAAAATCACACATAAAATATCTCTATAACAACTTTGCAGCAAAGCTAATTACATACGAAAGATACAATCTAACCTTTGATTATGTAAACTCTTCGAATTTTGGACTAACAATGTATATTGGAACTGAATTACCCGAAGAATATATATATTATAACAATATAGATTCACTTATCGAAAGTGGTAAAATATACAAAGTTGGTACTTTGGCAAAGAGCGTTGGAACACAATTGGGTCTAACACAATCATGTGAGTTTATAGGACTCAAAGGTAATCAATATTTATTTTTTGTAGCTGATACTATTGTTAATTTCAACAAAAAGATTGGGAAGGATGTTGTACCAGGCGATGATTGGAGATTCGCGCTTACCACAACTAACGCTGGGTACGGTTTCAAATCTGGTCAGAACTATGTTTATAAGTTCAGTAACGGAAATAAAGGTAAATCTGAAAAATGTATAATAAGTATAAGTAACTTCAAATTACAATATAGTTACGAAGAAAGTGTAAACAACAAACAAGTTAGTGTATCCGGAAATAATTACTCAGAAATGGGTAACAATATGAAGGGATTGACCTTCTCCGTAAAATTTGGGTTCGGTAACAATGTTTTCAAAAACTCACCTAATGGTATAACTACTATAGGAACAAAAGTTGGAAATGGTTCATTTGTTTCTGGTATATGGGAAAGTGGTGTATGGAATAGTGGATGGAGAGATGACATAACTATAATGGATTTCTTCGCAATAAAAGAGTTCTATGGTCAGGGTGGAAGTTGGTATATCAGAATATCAGGACCGAGTGAATCGGTTGATGCATTCTCTGTTGGTGATAAAGTAAGTATAGGAAACATAATCGCTATAAATGACAATGAGAAAAGAGTATTATTAAAAGAATATTACCAAATAAATGCGGTAGATAAAACTATAGGATATGTAGAGGTTAAAGTAGATTATAACTTTCCCCTTATGAGATTTGAGATGGACTCGGATGAACATCGTATAAGAATATCAAAAAATATATGGTTGGATGGTGTTTTTCTAAACGGATATTTCAGAGGAATATGGAATGATGGACTTTTCAATGGACAACCTATGCAAACACTTATGGATAGGTCTAATTGGATAGATGGCATATTCAACGGAGGACATTTTTATGCAGATAAAAAAAGTATTATTTTCTCATATGTTGAGAAAGTTATAAAAGACGACGTACCTAGGTTAAAACTAAAATTTGTAGAAAATCATAGACTTAATATAGACGATGTCATATCCATAGAATTTTACACAACAAAAGCGGTATTTGGTGGATTACCAGTAAATGATAGTTCTTTAGGTATAAAATTGAAAGATGATGAACCATACCACTTAGGAACTACGGTTATTATAGATATAGATGATAAGTCAATAACAACAGGTATAATATGGAATAACGAATATTTAAATATAACTGCTGGTAAGATATACACTACAATCTCAACTGGTCTGATCCAAAACTTTGAATTCTATTCAAACAACGTATCTAATATAACATCTTTACAGTCGTTGAAATCTGAAAGAGTCTTCCAATACAACTCATGGATAGATGTAAACTACTCTGATCAGAGTGCTGTAAATATAGGAAGACCTTTGACTTTTGTCGATCCGGTATCAGGAAGACAATATCCAGAAAATAACCTTTATGGATACCCAACAACCGATGTAATTACAAGTCTATCTATATTCAGAGATAGCTATTCTAGTTATTCAAGGAGGTATGAACTTGGAAGTAGATATGAAATATTCTCAGATTTAGTTGGTTCGTCTTCAAATTTTGATGAACATTTTGAATCAACAGATACACAACAAGGACGTGATATGTTCGGAAAACAAGGATGGGACTATAAAATTTCACCAAGTAGTACCAAATATCTAAAATCTGCAAACGCTAAGATAGACTATAATAATAACATACTCGAATTACGATTTGTAGGAACTGAAGGTGGTAATAATGAATATGCTTCTTCGTTCACTAACGGACAGATATTAAATATAGAATCTTATGTACTTTTATTAAATGAATATAATACGAGATTACATCACTCACAAACTATTATAGTAGATTCTGCACTCGATACACCAAATTATGCAGTGGTCAATCTTATAGGAGCAACACCGAGTCTACCTAATAACGAAGTTGCAGTGTGGTCGATCAGTGATAAGTTCATAATATCATTCGATTCCAAACCAGGACTAACCTATTCGAGAACCATCGAACCGTTAAGTTCAGACTCAAAACAACAAGGAAAGGAATTAAGAATAGATGCCACTGAAGACGGAGGAACTCTTGATTTAGTACCTGTAGATGATATACCGAAAAGAACTAACGGAACACAAGAAAGAACATTGACTAAAAATAGATACTCAATGGTAGAATTCAAAATAGTAGACAAAAAAACAAAATATGACTACCATCAAAATTCAGAAGGATATATCTTACCATTAATAAACTTCGGTAACCTTAACTTTGTCAATAGAGATGTCACAGACTACTATGGTATTAAAACAGAAAAATTACTAAAAACATTATATCTACCTGTGTATGATAATGTAAATCATATTAATACACACGGAAATAAAAAACAGGAGTTCTTCTTCAATAAACAAAATTTATCACTAAACATTAAAGGAAATGGAGTACTTGGTATAAACAAATCGGAAATTATGTTGGACGACCTTAAAATGTATGAGGTTAGTAGAGTTCCGTTCTTCCAATACTTTAAATCGATGTCAAAAAGTTCAATAGGAAACATAAACATCACAATACAGATGCCAAAAACAACGGAAAATATTGGAACTGCACCTTTTATAGAATTCTCGGATGTAAATGCAATAGACAACTCAAATTCGGTGAAAAACTTCTTCATATCAAAACTTGTTATAACAAACGTACCTGTACCTGAGAGTATAAACTGGGAAAAAGACTACATTATATACCGTAGACAAATAAGTGATTTATCAACACCAGAATATTACTACGATAGTAATCTAAGTTCGTTAAAAGATAGTTCTGGTTATATAATAATTAAAGATAATGACAATACAACGATTGTTTCGGAAGATGTTTTGGGATCGATAGATGCAGAGATTGCGGCCTCTCAGGGTAATACACCTACTGACCTTAATAATAATAATAAATCAGAGTGATAAAGAGATTTAGTTATTTAGTTATTTATACTTATTCTTAAGTATTAGATGACCGACTTTACCAGCTTCATTTTTAGATACGTGACCCATAGCATCAACTTTTGTTTGCTCGCCAGTTAATTTTATCTTACTGAGTCGTTGTTTTCCAAGTATACGTTTATCTCCCTTACAAGACATACATTGATTTAGTCCAACCTTACCCTTTCCGTCACAGAAAGTACAATCAGAACCCATATACTTACCAGAACCCTCACAGAAGTCACATCCGTCTTCACCATCAAATACCTTCAAAACATTACCATCGTTATCACGTATTACTATTTTAGAAGACATATCCTTACCAGTACCGTCACAAGACTTACAACGTACCCATCTTTCATACTCAATAGTTCCATCAAAATCTTCATCTACAATAATATAGATATCCAACATCTCATTCTTTTTAAAACGCTCAAGTCTATCCTTTTCAGTTTGATAATCAACATCAATATTTATATCAAAAAATTCATAATACTCATTATAATTATTACCAAATTTAGACTTCATATCATAATCCTTTCTTTGTTCAGAACAAAGAACATCATATGCCTCTGTGATTGAATTAAATTTAACAGGATCAACATCTTTGTTTTTATCTGGATGATATTCAAATGATAGTTTATAGTATGCTTTTTTAATTTCTTTATCAGTAGATGTATTAGAAATACCTAATATTTGGTAATAGTTTATATTTAAATTCATATTTTATTTGATTTTGATAGTGTCAAATGCACAAAGTGCTTGAAAATTAGTACTAGTCTTCTAATCTATACTTTTTATTGATATATTCCGCACGACCCTGTTCGGTTCTTCTTTTGTCGGTTGGTTTGATGAACTCTTTTCTCGAACGTAACTCTTTTATCATTTTGGTTTTATCAACCTTTCTTTTTAGTTTCTTCAAAGCAGCATCAATACCACCTTTTCCTACCTCTACCTGTAACATATTAGTCTATTATTTTGTTTATTTTCATTTCCCTTATCATTGCCTTCTTCTCGTCAGTAGTCATCTTGGAAAACTTCTGGAAGTCCAAATCAATACCCATAAGTTCGAGTGCAAAGTCAATGTAGTCCTTCACGTCGTCGATGTGACCTCGATCCGTCCAGGCACCACCATTTGCATAACTTACCAAACAACCACCGGTCGTACTGGTCAATACATTACCACTATGAATGTTGATTCCGTTTAATGTACTCGTTGTGTTCGTATTTGCCATAATCTATTTATCTATCTTTGCGTAAAGCCATCCGGTACAAATGTATTTGTTTCCTGACAATGGTGCGTTTCCTCTGTGTACGAAATTCCAGTTAGAGGGAAATAATACTATCTTGCCCTTCTGTGGTAATATCTTTGTGCCATCTATAAATTCGGTCTCACCGCCCAATTCAACATCATTCAAATACCAAATAAATGTCAAAATTCTAGTACCATGTTCGGAAATCGTAAAGTCGTTGTGCCAATTATAGAATCCTGTTCCAATCTCATACTTCTGTATTTGGTAACCAGTATCCATAAAGTTGAACTTTTTACGAAAAAAATTCATATGAGTATGTATTGACATCAGATGTTTATAATATTCGTCGATGGCAGTACTTAGTTTTTTTTGTAATATTGAATCCTCATATGACCATTCAGAAAATCTATCTATTGAAAGATCAGTAGTTATCTTCATTTCTGGTTGAAATCCACCACTAGTAACTCCGTCATATCGATTTGTGTCCTTTTCGAACTTCTCAATCATATTATCACAAAAATCACTACTAAGAGATTCTTTTTTGGACCAAATAAGTTCCGTATAGTCTAAGTTTATCTTATTCTGAAAATTCATCACTAAACTCTAAATTTTGTATAGTATCATAATCAACCTCTTCAATAGAAGAGAACACCTCTTTGTTTATCTTCAATATTCTATCGAACATTTCCTGGTTCAGAATAGCATGATGTACTACAAATATATTTATGTTATACTCATTGGCGAATGACTTCAAAAGTGTAAGTATAGAATCAATACCTTCGATATCAATCGATGAAAACACCTCGTCTAGGAAAAGTATGTTTATGTGTCTCTTCGTGCGTATAAGCTTCAAATAAGCAATAAGTATTGCAATGTTAACACGTTTGTTCTCACCAGTCGAAAGAGAATCGCTCTCAATCACCGAACCGAATTGCCTAATCTCTGCGGTGAATGTTTCGTCAAGTCTTACATCAAAAGGTATTCCCATCTTACCAATATTCTCTGCGATAAATGCGTTGATTGGTTTGATTATACCGGCAATTATGGATTTCTTTACACCATCCTCTCCAAATATCTTATTCAATTCTTTGTAGTATAGTTCTTTATCTTTAGAGTGTGCCATATTGTCCTGACCAGACGAACGTTTCTCTTCTAACTCATCGATGGTCTTCCTAAATTCTTCTACTTTAGAATCACCAGCACCATCCTGTGCCTGCTTCTTCCTGTTTAAGTCTTCAATCTGTGATTTACAATTTTTCAAAAAGTAGTTCATATCATTGAAAGATGTTTGTGTTCCATCTGCAATTTCTCTCAATTTAGTCTGTCTCTCTTTCACCGCTTTGATATTAGACTCAATCTCGGACTTTATACTTTCGAATCCGGTTCTCTTCTCTACAAGAGACTCTCTCAGAGCATCAAAGTGATCAGAATCAAAATCTGTTCCACAAGTGGGACATTTACCAGAATCGTAGAGGTCAATCTCACGCTGAACGTTCTTAATGTCGCCCTGAACGATGATATATTGTTTTTTCTCATTCTCTATCTCTTTTGTTAGTATTTCTTCTTTTTCCTTTATCTTTTCCATTTTCTCTTTAAGAGACTTGTAGTCGTCTTTCTTCGCAGACATCTCTGTCATAAGTCGATCAATTTCGGATTGTATATCCTGTCTGCCCCTTTCGAGTGCCTTTTCTATGGATCTGTTTATAGAGGCGATTGATTCATCAAGTGTCTTTATCTCTGCATCAAGTGATGCCAATCTTAGTTTGTTACCACGATTCAGTTCCTTCAATATATTATTCAATATATTTATTACCTCAAGATTGAAAAGCTTATCTAATAACAATTGTTTCTCTTCATTTGAAAGTGAAATAAAGTTTTTAAAGTCATTGATTGACATACTGATGAAAGACTTGAAAGTCTCTATATCCATCCCAACATAAGATTCTATTGTTGTATCTATGTTAGCTTTTCCTGCACGTTCATTGAGTATTCCATTTTCCCAAAGTTCTAGTTTATTTGGTGATATACCCCTTTTAACCTCAACATCAACTCCTCCGGATTTGAACGAAATTCTATTCAATAATTCTCCATTGATTCGGTTAGGTAGTGTGGAGAGTGTACTCCACTTCTTCTGACGACCACCTCTAACTTTACCGTAGAGTGTATATTCAAATGAACTTAAAAAAGAACTCTTACCATTCCCATTGTTTCCGACTAACAATATCAATTCACCTTTCTCGGTGTTTAATTTCACGACTTGTTCGTTATTACCAAACGATTTGAAGCCTCTTATTCCTATCTCGCTTATTAACATAAAATAAAAAAACCTTTTCGATTTATAATCGAAAAGGTCTTATAAGTTTGATTGTGTGCCATAAACTATATTAGACTCGTCTATCCTACCATCAATAAATTTAGACTTTGGTGGTGATAGATATCTCTCAAGGTCGAACTCATCTAAACTATTATATAGTTCACTGGACGGAACAAGTCTCGAAAATAAGAACTCAAGCATTTCACGATAACCTTCCCACTCCTCGATAGTTGATCCGAGTGCATCCTCTACAGACTCAGAAACTGTAAGTGCTATAGTATCATTATTGTAAAATAGTACGGCCTCACTATATTCATCATCAATTGAAATATTCAAAAGTACTATAATACCATTACCGAATCTACCTAAGTAGTCTATTATATCTGCAGTAACCTCCACTTCTAAATTATAGTTTTTCTCCAACTAAAAACTCTAGTTTTTTGTATTTATCATTAGTGTCGGTAAATATAACAAGCACTTTGTGTATATCTTTAAACTCATAAGCTTCACCTGTAGTTTCGTTTACCATGACGTCTTTTTTATAAACCACGTCTATTCCTGGCTCTTCACCAAGAAACTTCCTGAGATCCTCTTTTATTCTAGTGAGAGACCAGTCGTCTGCTCTAAAATTTATACCCGAGATATATTCTCGAATTGAGTGTTCCTTCAATGATGTCATTTTCAATTTGTATTTTTGTCAGAACCTTTCACCTCTATCGATGTAGTAGGTATTGTTCTCTTCTATTATACTAAGATTATCATGTACTTGTTGACAAAGTGTTCTGAAATCGAGTAGGTCTTTCTCTTCTAAGTCAAACCATTCACCACCAATTCTTTTGATACGAAAGTGTCTGTGTAAATGTGCCTCGATTTTGGTTCCCCATTTTGAGTTGAAAACATCAACAACCTCAAATACAGAAGAATTACCAGTTCTGAATTCAGATATCCTCTTCTCCACATCTCTACGAGTGTGACCTATTTTATAGACTGATTTTCCATTTGTCTCGGATGATATAAGATACACGTTAACCATGTACTTATATATTCATACCAATGTGTCTCGTACGTTATTCGTTAGATTGTGTTCCGTAAGTGTAATCGAGATAGAATAAATCACCACGGGGTCCAGTATTGAAGTCTGGATGTTCGGTGATTTTCATCTCTTCATATTCATTCCCTTCTATCAAAGAATCAATCTTTCGGTTTCGGTTCTCTGCTGCAACCTCTGCTTTTATCGATTCTAGTTCATCAGTCGTGTTACTATTCATAGGCACGACACTGACAAGGTCCATACCAATAGTCTGTGCTACAACTTTCATTGTCATAGGAAAAACCGATGGAAATGTGGTTTGTTCCACCAAGTTGTCTGAAATAGTGGCCTCGTTGTCTGCGTGCATCTGTGCGTATTGTGACATCCAGGCGGCCTTTGATCCGGTCATACCCATTCCGGATATCACGGATGACCACTTATCAATCATCTTATCTCGTTCTTCCATAACTCCTCTATTGCGTTTCTACGGTGAACTTTTTTTTCTACTACACCCAACATACTTAGTATGTCTGCGTCGATTTGCTTGGCTATTTCCTCTGACAGAAGACGGGATAGCTCGTGTTCGGCATCGATGTGTTCGTTTTCCATAAAACTATTTTATTAGTTGTATGGTATCTTATAAGTTATGTTTTCTATTTTAGCTTTACGTGAATATAGAGCCATTGTGATAAAGCCTTGACACTTATCAGAACTTTATCAGACCATTTCTTAGTAGATACCCAAGAAACAAAGTTTGATTTAAGGTTTTCAAACTCACCAGAATCCAAACTTCCGTTGTCCCATTTACCAACACCTTGATATCCAAAACTTAGTATCTTATCGGTCAATGTAATTGGCATAGTTGTGTCATATTGACCAGGTGAATATTCTATCATATCATTCTTTATAGAACAAAGTGTAGATATATCAGTATTAGTGAGATTCACTAATTCCTTTTTTAGTGAGAATGCAGATTTCAAATCAAGAGTAGTTATCCACTTTATTGCCGAAGTATTTACTTTAAAACTACCAAATGATGTAAGTACGTCCTCGGACATAGTTCCAAATTCGATACTCGAGTCACACTTCAATCCAAAGTAAAGTATTGTTTCGTTGTTTGTATAATCTACATTATCTACAAACCTAGATAGTGAAGAATAGCGAGCAATAACTGCCTTCACTGTATTAGTCTCAATATGTGAAGAACGATAAAAAAGTAAAAAGTCCTTAGGAGAAATAGAAAAGTCTGGAACAACGTCTTTCTGACCAAGTGCGGTCATAACTTTTAGAAAACTTGTAAATGCACCTTTTCCACCAGGTGTAAGATCTACGGCTTCTGTTATTGGTTCTGTCTCGGTAGAGAATTTAACAACCGGTTCTTTCTCACGCACACCATTAGTCTGGTAATCTTTAACCAATTTCTCTATCTCTCTTTTATCCCAGTCACCTAGAAGACCTACCGCATTTGAAAGACTTATATCTGGTGGTGTTTCACCGATAAACCTATCGACTATGTTTCTTACATACTCATCGTCTTTGTAGAGTGGTAGTAGCCAGTCACCTAATTTATCTTCGAATATGAACTGATTGTATTTCTTTATTATCATTATAACTTTCTTGTTTTTATTCGAATGAACTTATTTGTCCGAGAACCTGTGTCCAAACACCTTCACTCCTAAGGAACGTGAATCCAACAATATCAACACCGTTTGGTGTCACAGAATATGTACCGTTTGCCCACTTCACAGTTTGTGTAGTACCATCTACTTTGACTACGTTTGGTGCATAAGCATTATTACCCTGACTTATTAATATATTAGTAGTTATAGCTCTATTATTCGTAATCGGCATATTTACAAAGTTTGCAGTATAATCATTAGATGCCGTACCGTGGTACCAAACAGACCCAGTTGTGAAATCGTAAATTACATCTGCTGCAGTTGCACCAAAAGATGTAGTAACTACCTCAGAAGTTTGTTGTAATAGTGTATGTCCTTGTAAATTGGTATTTCCATTGACCGTAAGTGAAGATCCATCAAAAGTAATATTGGATTCTGCATTGGCAGTGTTGGAAGTACCATCTGATGTTAATATTCTATTATTAGAGTAATTAGATATTGAGTTGAAACCAGTTCCAATAGATCCGGTAGGATATAATCGGAATTCAGAGAAATTGTAATCGCGTGATAAAATACCTAAGTAATCATTATATTCAAAGAATATAGAGAAATTTATTAGATTACCTGTGTCACCACCATAATAGTCCTCTATCACTAAATGCCAATCTCCGGTTGTTGGTAGTCCTGCTAACAAATCAGTCAAATTAGATACCGTAGATACGTTAGGTGCATCTCCTAATCCTATTCCAGCATTCCAATAGAATGTACCGGTGTGTGGTGAGGATGCACCATTTATATTTGGATATGTATTTTTGGATGTAAATACCGTATTGGTCATATTATCAGAACCACCATTCTGTAGATTGTAAAGGTTAATTATTTGTCCGGAAGGTGATACTAAGTTAATTAATAAATCTCCTAAGTATGTGTGTGTAAGGTTTATCTCAACAAAAATATCCGTTGGTGAACTAACCAATGGGACGCTTACGGTTCCACCAGTATAAATAGGTAATCCATCAGTATTATCTATTATTGGATTATTAAGAGTACCAGAAGAATATTTAGTAGATACTACATTGGTAGGGATTGGTCCTGGTTGAACAACCGTTTCGGATACAAATCTATATGCTAGTGAAGTATTACTAAATGGACAGGTGTGTAAAGTGACACCATTTATACTATAAAATACGGTTTGTGTATCGCTATAAATTGATAGTACATCACCTTCTTGGTATATTTGTGTATATGTAACAACACCACCAGTGGTATTGTAAATAATCATATTACCATCCGTTAGTGTATTATATGTGAGTTCAACGTGTGCCGACCATGCACCAACACTATTCTTAAATCCAAGTTTTATTCTATCAGTATCATCAATCATAATTGGTATGGTGACTTGTACGAATAAACCTTGACTACCTGGAAACAATTCTTTCGTTTTTAGAAACTGATCTTTTCCTTTCTCTATTCCAGAGTGGAAAGTATAATCCGAATCATTATTTATAGTGATAAGGCTTCCAGTACTACCAAATGTTGTAAATGAAGATGATGATGAATTATTGTCGAACTCCAAAGAAACTAAACTTTGTCCCGGAAATAAAGGATCTACCTCTATAGAGTAAGAAAGTCCTTTTATGTTATTATAATTTAATCTACTAGCAATAGTAGAGTTTACACCATAACCTTTATTTATCCAAAAAGAGCTAGCAGTTGCGGTTTCAATCTCTCTGGTTATAGTATCGGATGTTTTTAGAAAAGAGAATCCCTTTCCATATTCGTAATTCCTCTCAATACTGGTTATCATCTTACCATTAGGAAAAAGATTGACCTCCCATATAATCTCAGATTGTCCAGGAACTGAAGGTCCTGTAGATGAGGTTGCACCCTCATATCTTATGGTAAACTGATCACCACTGGTTTTGGTATATAATTTCTGTATGGATCTATCACCTGCCTCTATAAAAATACCTGGTAAAGGTGGATTTTTCTCAGTATATCCTGCAAACGCGGAGTATCCAGCACCAAAAGTTATAAAACTATTAGATCCAACATATGCCGTTGAGTAAGTATTTCCCATAAAAGAAACAACAAATGGTAGATTGATAGTAAAGAAAGCATCATCGAAATTTCCACTGACTGTTCCATGTATAGGATCTACATATATTCCCATTGATGCACTACCAATTATAGAATATTCCATTGTCTCATAATCATTGAAACTTATATTAAGTGTCTGATTTCTCCACTCTAATACGTCGGTTCCCTCTTTATAAGTAAGAACTTGTCCAACCTGACCTGCCTTTCTTGGTAAAATATAGTTATCATCAATATTTATAATACCCTTTACGAATAATTCTGTATTAGGTGAAAATAATGTAACTTCGGAAAATTTATTTATTGAAGAGAATGTATGACCACTCACGGTAATAATTGAATGTGCGGTCAAATCAAGTAACGTATTTTGTATAGTTACACCAGAAACGTTATAAGTCTCTAGTGAGTATGCAAAATCTGAGTTAGTCATATTGAACGATGCGTTCTGTATAGACCAATTTCCGTATGTTGAAACAGGTAATGATAACTGGTCAAAAGACATAAGGAATGCATTATGAACCGGTGTATCACCTTCTTTAGTTAGACCTGCTATGTATATGTTTTTATTATCGGATGAAGAAGTAATAACTTTATGACCTGATGCAAACATTGTAGGTATATTGGCCCAAACGCTATCTCTAAATTGTGTACCAACATATTGTTGCCAAACTATATCACCACTTGGCGTAAGTTTGAATATGACTAAATCTGTAGATGGTCTAGGTGGTGTACTACTTGTAGATTGTGTAGATATGGCAAATATAGAACCAACACTATTCACAATAACTGCTACTATACCTCTATTAAAAGAATCAACTGATTTAGTCCAGATTTGATTTCCTGAAAAGTCTAACTTAGTTATAAAGTTATTGTAAGGTCCAGTCGGTGGATTGCCTGGTATAGGATCGAAATTTATATATCCACCAATATAAACATTTGAGTTATCATCGATGGCAATTGATAAACCTTCTTGATAGGTATTATCATTTCCTATCAATCTGGCCCATATCTTATTACCAGATTTGTCATATTTTGAAACAAAGACATCTCCTCTTGGATTAGTTGAGTTACCTAAATTTATTACGGAACCAACGACATAGATATAACCCTCTTTGTACTCACATTGGAATCCTCTATCTGTGAATCCAACACCACCATCAACGAATTTATTCCATTCAACGGTGTTAGTAGTTGTGTTTATCTTTCCGAAGATAAGGTCATAATAATTTCCAAAATTCTTCTGAATACCTACATAATAAACATTATCATCTTCATCGACTGCTATATCGGAACCATAAGGTATATTATAAAGTGGTGCATCAATTGACGTAGTATAATCTATCACCCACAATTTTTTGATGTATCCATCTTTGTGTAGTTTTGCAATTGCTATATTACCAAAACTATCAGGATCCGATTGGTCGGACATCAACACATAAAGATGGTCGTTTTTATAAACAATAGATTCGCCTTGCGAATATCTGTCAATTTGACGTTGCCATATTATATTTCCGTTAGGTTCTGATTTGGTAACGAATGTATAAAAAGAAGTATAATCACCACCAGTGGTGTATATATTTCCATCAGTATCAATTGTAACTCCTGAATTCCATATCTCATCAGTGGTATTATTCTTAGGACCATAGTTCTGAAGCCAACCATCTCTGTCTATTTTAAAGAGTAAGTTTCCACTTCCCTTAGTAATTATTTCAATGTCTTTGTTATCTACGGTTGCATATATTGTCTGACCAGAAACTAAAAGTTCATCTGTATCACCGAATGCCAAAGGACCTGTAGGTCCAATTGGACCAATTAACGAATTCAAATAATCTTGTTGAGTACCAACGTTATATTGTAACCAAACCTGATATGCACTAAGTCCGGTATTTCCCTGTACTCCTTGTGGTCCATCAGGACCTGTTAATCCAATTGATCCGGTAGGACCTTTTGTGTAGAATTGTGCCTCTAACTCAACTGCTTGTTGTATCCAAGAAGGAACGTTTGTGTTCTTTATGGTGTCTATATAGTCCTGAAGTTTTTTAGCAGCAAGTACTGCTTCATTACCTGTACTAAATTCTAGTATCGTTTGTGATGACTCAAGTGAGACGTAAACAATGTTATTCTTTAGATATACGGTCTTTACCACAAACGGGTTAAGTATGTATCTAAGCACCTCCGAGTTGTCGTAGATTCTTATGGTTTTCTCACCCGCAACAAGCGGCTTTAGGAATTTTTCGTAGCTGAAGTTCATCTTTGTTATTATGGCTTTGTGTATATATTATTTTCTGAAATACACATGCCGATAAAAAGGCAACTATCTTGCTCTTCTGAGTATTATACCGTTTATTGCATCAATATCATCAACATTTTCTTGTTGAATCTCGTGTCTAAGTGAAACAAGATAGTCCTCGAAGTATGCTTTATTGGTACATCCATAATATCTATATTCAGGAACTTTGTCACCACCGATTACGTATCTCAAAGATAACATCGCAAGTCTATCTGCAATTGATTCGACCCAAAGAAGTTCATCAACAGCTTCTTCGATTGGAAGTTCAGTGTAAGCTTTCATCATAAGGTCTTTACCGTGTTTACGGTATTGATATTGGTGTGCAACTTCGTGGAAGAGTATGTAAAGTAATACTTCTTTTGGAAATTCGAGTATTATATCAGATACGATACATTCGCCTGGTATGGATACACCACCGGTTTTTGGGTTGAGAGACTCAAAACTTAGTTTGGTACATCCTGACCTTTCTATAAAGGTTTCAATTTGTTCTTTGTATTCGACTAGGTCTTGTCTAGTCATAAGTTTTTCAATAAATTCCATAGGTTATATATACAAAAAAAGAGAGTCCTTTCGGGCTCTCTTTTTTATTTAAGTTAGGATTTTATCTCTTCACTCTTCCTTCTTTTGGTACTTTCACAGTTTTATTCTGTGGTTTCTCAAATTCAAAAGGATCAATAACACCTAATTTTTGTTTGGCGTCAATCCACTCCTGTTCTGTTTCATATACCAAATATTCATTTGGTGTAGTAAGATCAGAACCGATATCGAGTTTGAACCCATGTAGAATATCACCTTTTGTTATAATCCAAACATCTTTTTTAAACTTTATCTTTTCCATATTATTTTTAATTATTTTGAATATTCCAGTTTTTACTAACAATTCTGTTGTATCCAGTCGCTGGTGCTCCAGTAGTACTTCTAAGATTAAGGTTTGTCATTCTAAGATATCCACCAAATCTATTATTATTTGATAATGAACTTAATATATTATCAACCGTTGTAGCGGTAAAAGATGGATTATTATATAATGATAAATTATAAAGTCCATTAGGTTCATTTGCAAATATAACACTATTCAATACTGGGTTATCGTGTGCACTTACTCCAAAACCACTATCGGTAGATCCAATAGTAAGTGTAGTTAGTAATGTGTTGTAATGACATGATAATCCAAGAAGATTTACCAATGTACTTAAATCTATATTAGTGATTTTAGCTAATCTAAATAATGTCAAACTATATATAGAAGATGAATTATTTAAATTGATTGTCTGTAAATTTGGTAAATCCCACAATACTAATTGTAATGAATCGCCCACCACCGGTCTATTCAATGAAAAGGAAGTCATTGCACTAGAATGTCTTACATCAAGTAAATTTAACATAGATTTGTTGTTAAGTCCCGTTATCGATGAAATGTTATTTCTATCACCAGACCAAACACTCTGTATTCCATTTCCATAATCACTATAAATACGAATTGCACGTATGTTATTACATCCAGTAAAGTCTAATGACTGTAACGAATTAATACCACCATAAATATTGAAATTCATTAGATAAGTCGCATTAGAAAAATCTATGTTAGTCAAATCTGAATTTTTCCAAGACTCGTTCGTCATATTAAGAACAGCTGTCGAATTTGGTACAGTGAGTGATTGTAAGTTAGATATATTATATAAATAAATAAACATTACATCTTGAAGATTAATTGAATTCAATTTAGTACGAGATAAGTTAAGGTCATTTACTTTTATACCCGATAAATCTAAATTAAGGAATCCATAACCAAAGTTTTGAGAAATATCCACACGTACGCGATTATTATTCGTAGAACTTATATTCAAATTACAAATAGAACTTGAAAATCTCGTAAGTGATATAACACTGATTCTGTTTCCAAAATTATAATCAATATTAGACTCTAACTGACTATTAGAATTTAGAGAATAAGGTAATGCATAGTTATCTGTATAGAAGTTTACACAATCAATAACATCACCATAAATAAGTTCACATTGAGTTCCCCAACTAGAATCTGCACCAGTTCCTAAGGCATTAATGTTAATTTCATCTATTGACAAACCAGTTATATCAATACTAGAAATTGTGTAACAATTGCTAATTTGTAAAAATCTCAATAATGTAAATGATGTTAAGTCATAATCCACAAAAGCAGCATCCGCAGGTAAACCACTAATTGATAGACTAATCAATTTAGGTAATTGTGGTAATGTGCCTAATTTGACAGAATTTATTGTTAAGTTCTCAAGATTAGGTAACGAAGGTAATTGTAATTCTAATCCGTTAGACATATTACTAGAATAAATTTGTAACTTTTTAAGACTAACAGGTAAATTACTTATAAATGATGTGTCAAAAGAAAAATTAGATATAGATAACTCTATAACCGTGTCTGGAAGAATAAAATTACTATTACCTCCGTCAATTTGCACATAGGTCAGATCAATGTTTGACAAATCATATGTTCCTGACAACCAACCAGAACTATTACCAGATAAATAGATTCCTTTGATGGCTATGTTGTTGATTATATAGTTGAAAGATTGCAGAGCAGTCTGTGTAGAATAACTATTAAAACAATCAGTATTAATGAATTTGATTTTATCCAATTGAACCGGATTTATGTAAAGACCACCATTGACATTACTATAGAAATTTATATATCTAACCTCACCACTAGGAGTACCATCAGAAGTACAACTATAAATATGCATTTTACCAATATAGTCTATATTTCTACTTTGATAACCAGAATTGTAATTTTCCGGACTAGTATACATCGAATTACCGATAACTTCCTGTGAATCACTATTTCCGTTAACAACGTTATGTAAAACTTTGAAGTATCCTGTACTTGTTGATGCATATAAAGATATATACTGGTTACTGCTATTAACGTCAATCTCTAATGTCTTACCTGCAGGTACAACAACTCTCAGAATAAATCCTTTAGATTCTAAAGATTCCGCAGCAATATCAGATAAACTAGTCCTAGCTGGAGTAAATCCATATCCAGTATTCTGGTCGGCATATACACCGGCACTACCAATCCAGTTAACACCTGGTAAAGATCCTGTTTGATCTAATTGTATAAGGAATGCATCAATATCAAGCTGTGGGCAACTATTTATGTTGATAGCATTTTTAGATGCGGTACATCCAATTATACTAATTGTTTCAAGAACAGGACATGAGTTAGCAAATATATTTACTAAACTAACAAGTCCGTCCAAATCCAATGAAGTAATCCTTTCATTTTGTTCAATTTGAATCTCCTCGAGATGCTTAAGTGCACTAACATCAACTGATGAACATTTATTTAATTGACCAAGGTTATATATGCAGTCGGTTGGTCTTCCGAATTGGTCAGCACCATATATTTCAAATACTCTTTCGGATGCAGGAATATCGCTATTGAAATCGTAGTATATCCATCCACTATTTCTTGTCTCAGTTGATCCATTAGGATACTTTATGACGAAATAGTTAGTGTGAGTATAAACAACAAAACTAACAGATTCGTTTACAGAAGTTCCCTCAAAATTTAGATACGCGATAGTTGGATCTTCGTTAGGTCCTATAAAGTAAGAACCAATTCCTAAGTTCCAACCTTTACTTTGTAAGTTGTTGAAAGCGACATCAGATGCCTCAGTTCTAGCAACATAACCAACAGCGAGCTGACCATTAGATTGACCATTTGCATCAAGTTCTGCAAGTAACGTATCAAGATCTGCAGATGTAAACGTTCTGAAATAGTTATAGTTTATCTCATTAATGTTCGCATGTATATCTAGGTGCTTAGGTGTCTCAAAACTTTGGTTGTATATTGTCAACGAAGTTAATGAACTAAATGTAGATCCAATTACAGATATATCAATATCCGTGAGTGATGAGTTACCATCCAAATATAATCGTGTAAGAGATTCTAATCCTGATGTATCAACACTCGTCAATCTAGTACACTCTGTTAACCTCAATGATATCAACTTATCAAGTAAGTTCAAACCTGTTATTGAAGTTATTTTACTATTGAATTCACATTCAAACCATTCTAAGTTAGTAAGATTAGAAACATCAATAGTAGTAATTTGTGTATATTTGAAAGATAAAGATGTAAGTGAAGTAAGATTATCAAAATCAACTGAAGTTACATATTCATTATCGAATCCTAATGCGGTGAAATCTCCACCTGCTCTTCCGAATTGATCGGTTGACCAAAATTCTAATACACCCGTTTGAGCGTAGAAATTGGCACTATTACCACTGTTACTATAAATATTACCAGTAGAATCTTTGAATGTATAATATCCAGTACTTGTTACTAAAGATCTGAAATTTAAGTATATTTGACCATTTCCACCAAGAGTGATGTATCCTTTTACAGGTAATGTGTAAGGTGCAAAAAATTCTGATCCTATTTGAAGATTCCAACCATATGTAACTAATGAATCGTAGTCAGCATCAGATGCAGAAGTTCTGGCCATATAACCAGTATTGAACTCACAACCAGAAAATGTATTACTAATCTGTGAGTTCAAATCAGAAATCTCAGAGTCGAGAGCCACAAGTTGATCATCTATCACTTTTCTATTATCTTTCTTAGCTGTAATTTCAGCACCTTTTGCATCAATTAATAATTGTTTTGCATCAATCAATGATTGATCCGCACCATCAGAGATAAGCTGGTCCAATTCCACATACATTGCTTCTTTTTCAGCGTCCAATGTAAAAACTGTCGGTTCTTGTGCATCAAATGCAGAAAGTTCTGCCAATTTAACATCACGTTCCGACTGTTTGTTAGCAAGTAGTGTGTTCAAAGCTGATACTCTATCATCAGAAATTAACTTCAATTCAGAAAGCATAGTATCTACGTGTGTAGAATCGTATTTGAAAACATTAAATAAATCGATTGCTCTAAGTGACGTCAATGTACTAAGGCTTACGAAGTCAAGTTCCGGACAATCAGAAATATAAATATAATCGAGTCCTGTTAAAGTCTCTATACCATCTATGGTTGTGATAGAACCCATAGTTTCAATATTCAGATTGTTTAGAGAAACTAAACCACCTACATAGATTGTCTCAATTTTACCAGATTCTATAATTGATAAATTATCCAACATAACGTTCAAAGTTAGGTCCAAAGAAGTTAAACCCAACTTTTTAATTTGTAAAGATGTAAGTTCTGTTGCCTGAGTTAAGTCAATATCAACAATATTTTTGAAATCTTCGTAACTGTTGTTAAAATCAATTCCGGTAATTGAACCAGATGGTCTTCCATATTGGTCAGTACTATATATCTCGATAGGTCTTGATTCAAAAGTATCATCGAACTCAACATTGATTTCTCTATTGAATTGTCCTTGGTATATCTGGTAGTTCTTTGGATATCCATTATCGTACCAAGCGTTTAATCTAAAATATCCAGTTGTTGTGGTAACATTACCATTTAAAGATATTGTTTTTTGAGAATTATTAGAATCTGGTCCAAAAGAAGGATCTACATACATAACAACACTTTTCTTAACCTCATTAGATTCAAAGTATTCTGAACCAAAATTTAAGTTAGAATTCCTATTGATAAGTGTATCATATGCAGCATCGCTATCTGATGATCTAGCTTTATCCGTATATAAATCTACACGTTTACCAGAATCAACAAATTGTTGTAGTAAAGAATCTACATCGTCGACTAAAAGTTGTTTACAACCATATAATTGTGTATAAAAGCCATAATCACCAGTATGTCCAACAAATCCAAGATTTATAGATTCGAGTGATTCTAATCCATTAATACTAATTTGAATATTACCATTAATACAACTTTTCTTACCATTTGTACTTAAATCTAAAGATGAAACCATTGGTAGATTTGTAAATTCATATGAATGAATCCAATCTTTATTAACAAATGGAAGTGATGTAAGACGTTGATTATTAAATATTATAACTTCTGACAAATACTTAGAATCCTCTAAACCAGATATTGTCTCCAAATATTTAGAATCTGATAATCGAAGTTTATAAAGTTTACTTAATCCGGATAGGTCAATGTCTGATGCGTATAATCCCGGAATATCCAATTTCGCAAGATTTTCTGTCTCAGAAAAGTCGATATTAGAAATGTTTGAAAACTCAGTATCACTTAAATCAACTTTTGTTATATAACCAGAAGCTCTTCCTTCGGAATCACAAGAATATACGTAAAACTCCTCAGAAAACATAGTAGTATCATATCCGTAATTAGAATGTGAGAAATCAAACCATCCACTTTTTACCTCAGAAACTCCGTTAGAGAATACAAACTTACAATAACCGGAAGTCGATTCGATATATCCAGAGATATTTCTAGAACCTGGTGTACAAGTCATCTTGATTTTGTCGGCCATAACTTCATTACCAACAGCAGGTACAACATCAACGTTGAAAACATTATTTTGACCCATCACAATGTCTCTCCAATAAAATTGGTTAGTGACATTAGAAAGTGCATATTCAAACCTAGATGCAACATAGTCATTACTATCGTAAATAGCAGTTCCATCACCCCAATTCATAGAAGTTGAATTTACATCTTGTTTGTAAGGCATAAGATATACAACAAACTCGTTAGACATCATCCATCTGTTCATCGACTCATTTACCCTTGCAGGATTAGTCAATATTGTAGTTGGTATACCATATTCTACAAATCCGTGTTTGTTAAACCACTCACCAACCATCTGTGATGTATATTCATAGAAACCATTCTCATCTGTAAGTATAGTTCTATCAACACCAAAGTCGTTGTATTTGTAATTAATTGCATCGTCTCCGTTAGGTTTTCTATATTGACCAATTCCATAACCACTATTAGAATCTTTTATAAAAACGAGTGCATCTTTGATAGGATTTCCAGCAGCATCTTTTACATAACCACTGAAAGAAGGGAAGTTACTGTAATTAGGAATAAACTCAATTTTAAAGTTTCTTCTGTTGTTTCTACCCATTTTCACATAAACTGGCCAAGTCATAGACCTGTTGTTCTCAGCACCAAAGAAAGAGTTCTCAAACTTCGAAGTCTTATTATAAAGAGACGCAGTAGAACCGTTTTTGTGATCCAAAAGGAACATATTGAAAGAACCATCGATAAAAGAGTTTGTAGCTCCAGCCGCAGTAAGTGCCACATTGTTGTATACATACTCATTACTAAACTTATAGTATCCTTTATCATCAGTTATAACCTCGTGTGAAACACCATCAGCATCAACTAATCTTACAATCGCATCTTTGATAGGCAAACTGTTTGTACCTCTAACATATCCTGTTACTTCAGGGTATGTTTCGAATGGCATAACCTCTGGTGTAACCCAATCAGTTAAGTTTTCAGGTTTTCCTTCAGCGGTAACCAAAATATCCTTAACGGTTGCCATAAAACTGGCGAAAGAATATTTATGTTCCGCAATTATTTCACCTGTTAATGTTGTAAAGGTGTAGGGACCATCAGGATTAATTATCGCAATAGTTCTATAATTATCCATCCACCATGTGTTTGTTGGACTTGTGGCAGGATACTCTATATAGTTAGGATTCTGTTCATTTTTAGCAACTTCGTAAACATCAAACTTTACACCATCAGTCAAACCTTCTGTTTCTGACAAAGGGAAAGAAACCATTGCATTCCAAAAAGCGTTGTATTTAGGTCCAAAATCAACAAATGCGTCCAAAAATGCAACGTGTTTAACTTTTAATGCCTGAAATTCAACAGGTGTAGACATTGCCTGTGCTGCCAAAATGTGATCATTTACCGTTTTTAGGTAAGCATCTCGAGTATATCTGGATGTATTGTAGGCTTCTGACCAGTTAATAAGTTTAGGGTGTTTGGAATTCGGGCCGATAATTCCCAAATTCACATATTCTTCTAAATCAAATAACATATTTTATTATTTTTTTTTTATTTATTTAGGCGAACCTAATTAGTAACTATCGTAATCACAATTTGGAAAATTGGGATCATTCACACATTTCATTATCAATTCCCATTCTTGCACCCAGAGAATAAATTCCAAAGGAGAACCCCAAGGCCAAGGCGGAAAATTAGAACTACGTCCACTTTTTGAATGTATACTTCCAATTGGTGCGTATATCCCGGCATATAAGAAAGGACTTGTTGCCAATATATTTTCATTAACTGCTTTTAATTTAGCATCAACAGTCATTTGTAAATGTGTTGTGAACGGACTTAAAAATCTAAGGTAGAAACCTCTACTCCATTCACCATTTTGTGGATCCCATGCGAAATCTTCACCATCAACCATCACAATGTCACCAGCAGATCCAGTAGCACCCAATAAAGATATATTAGATACAGCAGGAAGTCTATTTAAAGAAGTTACACCAGGTAGAACCTCGAAAGGCATAGTACCTAATGGATGGTTTGTCAAATCGTTAGCACCATAACCACCAGTTCCTATCATATTGTGAATAGTTGCATTAGGTAAACCCTCTACCGGATTCTGACCGTCACCCCAAGCAAACCTGAACCTTTCGTCACTCCATGGATTAGGATTTGTTTCACCTGCATCAAAATCAAGATAAGCTTGTCTCATTGCGACCAAATCTTCTTCTGTTAAAGAGTCTTTGAAAACGCCTAAGACCATACCACTCTGTTCACTTAAAGGAGTTCCCAAAGCCAATGCATCCATAGTCTTCAAATAAGCATCACGGTTTGTACGAAATTCTGTGTTTAAAAATTCCATACTACCTTCACCCGATCCAAGATAATAGTTACAACCTGATGTGTAAGCACAACTAAATGCCATATCTTCAACTGGTAAATCTACTCTTAAGTAAAGGTGTTTCAATGGTCTTTCAGAATTATAAAAGAAACTCTGTGTAGAACCAACTGGATTTGGATAAGGAACGTTAAAATCACCATTTGGTGAAGGTGTTACAGTTCGAATCCACTCGAATGCGTTAGAACCATCGGCAGAAGGATCTATTACGAAATTTTGATAAGTGAAAGGTGTTCTAAACTTTCTAGCATTCCAGTAATTTATTTCCATCGTAAACCTTTGATCTCTCCATTCGCGGTATAAAGTATCATCGTTTGTAGAAGATGGAACAGTAAAAGATTCAATGGATGGAGAAACACGTAAATCGTCTAAAAAGTCTAACTCCTTAGTAAGGTAATCGACATATATACCACCGATAAGACCAGGTGTAACTCTGGATTCACCAGGAACATGTGCCAAAATACCAACTCTTTCATTAATTGCCATTTTATTTATTTATTTTTATATAATAAAGGGGCGGCAGAACCGCCCTTTTATTTTATTATTTTTTAGTATACACCATATGCAACTACTTTCATAGCAGAAGTAGGAGCACTGCTGAATGTTACAGAAGTAACTTTACCAGATGTAAGAACTGTTGTGTAATCCTCACCTTCTTCCATAAGAAGACCGTTAAGGTATATCATCTCAGATCCAAGTCTTACTGGGGATGTGAGAGAGAACGAAGTCAATACACCGTTAGGAGTTCCAGAAACTGAAACTTTCTTACAATAGATGTTAGCAAAGTCCGCAGCTAAAGCAGCCTCAGCAGCTAAAGCTCTTGTCTCCTCAGCATCAACGTCAGCAATTCTTGCAGAAACTTCCGCAGAAATAGCAGCTGAGAAAGTTGCAGATAATGCAGCCTCAGCAGCAAGTGCTCTCGAAACCTCAGATGTCAAAGCAGCATCGTTAGAAAGAACGTAAGAAGCAAATGCGGTATCGTTTGTAGTATCAACAGAGTTGATTAAAGAAACGATTTCAGCGAATGAATCTTTGTCAGCGTCAGATGCTAATAAGATAGCGTCTATTCTTCCTTTCTCAACATCGATGTTTGATTGAAGAAGTGTATCTGCGTCAATTCTATAAGAAGTCTCATCAGATAGTTCATTTTGTAATTGAACCTCAGCAGCTTGTGCTCTGAAAGTTTCTGCAGATAATGCAGCAGAGAAAGTTGCTGATAATGTAGCCTCAGCAGCCAATGCTCTTGAAACCTCAGATGCTAAATCAGATGTTAATACACCCTCAGCAGCGATAGCTCTAGCAGTCTCTGAAGATAATGCAGCAGAGAAAGTTGCTGATAATGTAGCCTCAGCAGCAATTGCTCTTGAAACCTCAGATGCTAAATCAGATGTTAATACACCCTCAGCCGCAATAGCTCTTGCAGTCTCTGAATCCAATGCAGATTGTGCAGATTGACCAGCAGCGATTCTATCAGCAATCTCATTGTTAAGTGATGATTGAAGTGTAGAATCACCTGCAATCCTAGAAGCTTCTTCAGCGGCAAGTGCAGAAGTCAATACTCCTTCAGCAGCAGTTGCTCTTGAAACCTCAGTAGCTAAATCATTTGTAAGAACTAATTCAGCAGCAGTTGCTCTTGAAACCTCAGAAGATATTGCAGCAGAGAAAGTTGCAGATAATGTAGCTTCAGAAGTTTCTGCTCTTAGAACCTCAGCAGCAAGTGCAGCATCGTTAGAAAGAACATAAGAAGCAAATGCAGTATCATTTGTTGTATCAACAGAGTTAATCAATTGAACAATCTCAGCAAATGAATCTTTGTCAGCGTCAGATGCCAATAAAATTGAATCAATCCTTCCTTTCTCAACATCAATGTTAGATTGAAGAACTCCTTCAGCAGCGATAGCTCTTGTTTCTTCAGAAGAAATAGCAGCAGAGAAAGTTGCAGATAATGCAGCCTCAGCTAACATAGCTCTTGTTTCTTCAGAAGAAACTGCAGCAATTCTGTCTGCGATTTCAGTTGCTAAATCTGTGGCAATTGCAGTCTCAGCAGCTTGTGCCCTAGCAGCCTCAATATCGATATTTCCTTGAAGGGTAATATCCTCTGCCATTCTTTCGTTAGCCTCTGTATTTATGTTTGTTTGTAATAAAGCTTCGGCTGTAGTAGCACGAGTAACTTCGGCATTAATATTAGATTGAAGAACTGCTTCTGCATCATATGCTCTTGCGATTTCTGTACTTAACGCGGCATTTAAGACATTTTCTTGGATAGTAGCTCTAAGTATTTCATCAGCTAAATCATTTGTAAGAACTAATTCGGCAGCAAGTGCTCTAGCCTCTTCCGCATCAACGTCAGCAATTCTAGCAGCTTCCTCAGCAGAAAGTGCAGAAGAGAAAGTTGCAGATAATGAAGACAATGCAGCGTTGTTAGAAAGAACGTAAGATGCGAAAGCTTGGTCATTCTCAGTATCAACAGAATTGATTAAAGTAACAATCTCAGCGAAATTATCTTTATCTGCATCAGATGCCAATAGGATAGCGTCTATTCTTCCTTTCTCTACATCAATGTTTGATTGAAGAGCTGTATCAGCAGCAATTCTGTATGATGTCTCATCAGAAAGGTCGTTAGATAGTTGAACCTCGGCAGCTTGTGCTCTGAAAGTCTCAGCAGCTAAAGCTGTGGAGAAAGTTGCAGATAATGCAGCTTCGGCAGCAAGTGCTCTAGCCTCTTCGGCATCAACGTCAGCAATTCTAGCAGCTGTTTCGTCAGCTAAGTCTGAAGTCAATGTAGCGATAGCAGAATCAACAGTTGTATCAACATATGATTGTAAGTCAGCTAAGTCTGAAGATAGTTGTGCGTCTCCTGCAATTCTAGCAACTTCTTCAGCAGATAATGCCGCAGAGAAAGTCGCAGATAAAGCAGCTTCGGAAGTTTCTGCTCTTAGAACCTCAGCAGCAAGTGCAGCGTTGTTAGAAAGAACGTATGACGCAAATGCTTGGTCATTCTCAGTATCAACTGAATTGATTAAAGTAACAATCTCCGCGAAATTATCTTTATCCGCATCAGATGCTAATAAAATTGCGTCGATCCTTCCTTTCTCTACATCAATGTTCGATTGAAGAAGTGTTTCGGCAGTAGTTGCTCTATTTGTTTCTGTAACTAAGTTTGTAGAAATTGCAGTCTCAGCAATCTGTGCTCTCGAAGTCTCACTATCGATATTTCCTTGAAGGGTAATATCTGCAGCGATTCTTGCAGATTCCTCTGTATTTATGTTTGTTTGTAATACACCCTCAGCAGCAAGTGCTCTAGCCTCTTCGGCATCAACGTCAGCGATTCTAGCAGCTGTTTCGTCGGCCAAGTCGGAAGTCAATGTAGCGATAGCTGAATCAACTGTAGTGTCTACGTAAGTTTGTAAGTCAGCTAAGTCTGAAGATAATGCAGCCTCAGCAGCAAGTGCTCTAGCCTCTTCGGCATCAACATCAGCGATTCTAGCAGCTTCCTCAGCAGAAAGTGCAGCAGAGAAAGTTGTAGATAATGAAGACAATGCGGCGTTGTTAGAAAGAACGTATGACGCAAATGCTTGGTCATTCTCAGTATCAACTGAATTGATTAAAGTAACAATCTCTGCGAAATTATCTTTATCCGCATCAGATGCTAATAAAATTGCGTCGATCCTTCCTTTCTCTACATCAATGTTTGATTGAAGAATTGTATCAACGGAAATTCTTGCAGCTGTTTCGTCAGATAAATCATTAGATAATGTAAGTTCTGCAAAAGTTGCTCTTGTAATTTCATCAGATAATGCGGCAGAGAAAGTTGCAGATAATGCAGCCTCAGCAGCCAATGCTCTAGCCTCTTCTGCATCAACATCAGCGATTCTAGCAGCTTCCTCAGCATCTAAAAGACCTGTTACATATCCTTTTGTAACCAATGAAAGGTCAACAAAGTTTTCGTCTAAAGATGGTTCTGAACCAACGTTCACAAGACCACCAAATGTACGAACACCTGAAGCAGGAGCTGAAACGATTTCCTTCAATGATATATTGTTTTCAGAATCGATTATGATAGAAGATTCGTCAACACCTGGCATTGCCTCCATCTGTGTAACAACTTCTGCGAATGAGTCGATTAATGATGAGTTACTATTAGAGATAATATCGTTTATTCTAATATCTAAATCAGCGTCTGCTGCCAATCTAGCTGAAGCCTCTGCATCAATTGCAGCTTGTAATGCTTCTTCGGCGGCAATCGCTCTCGTCTCTTCTGCGGTAATATCAGCAATCCTTGCACTTTCTTCTAAATTGATAAGATCGGATACATATCCGTTTGTTACCAATGAAAAGTCTGTAAAGTTTGCATCTAAAGATGGTTCTGAAGAAACGTTTACCAAACCTTCGAATGTACGAACACCAGAAGTAGGTGCGGAAACCGTATCTTTCAAAGATATGTTATTTTCAGAATCGATTATGATAGAAGATTCGTCAACACCTGGCATAGACTCCATCTGTGCAACAACTTCTGCGAATGAGTCAATGATTGGTGCATTAGTATTAGAGATAATATCGTTTATTCTAATATCTAAGTCAGCATCTGCTGCCAATCTAGCTGAAGCCTCTGCATCAATTGCTGCTTGTAAAGAAGCCTCAGCACTTTGTGCTCTTTGAACCTCAGAATTTAAATCAGCCAAAAGACCAGCGTCTGCTGCAATTCTATCTGCCTCCTCTTGTTCAATAGCACTTGTTAAGTCTGTACTAACTTTATTATCAACATAATACTTAGTAATCAATGAAAGGTCATTGAAGTTAGGATCTGTTTCAGGTTGTGCATTTAGTTTCAAATCACCTTCGAATACACGGTATCCAGATGCAGGTGCTGCAACTATGTCTCTAAGTTTGATTGTATTATCTGCATAATTTACGTCAATTGTTTCACCATCTGTCATTGGAAGGTTATCAAGTTCGTAATGTATAGCAGCATCTGCATCCTCTCTCGCGATTTGTTCAGTAACAAGACCCTCACCTAATATGTTAGTAAGTCTTAATCTTTCTTGTTCTTCTGCAGCAACTCTTGCGTCATTTGAAAGAACATAAGAAGCGAATGCTTGGTCATTATCAGTATCAACAGAGTTAATCAATTGAACAATTTCTGCGAAATTATCTTTATCTGCATCTGAAGCTAATAAAATTGCATCAATTCTTTCTCTTTCAGTATCAATGTTTAATTGTAATTGTGCTTCTGCGTCCTGTGCTCTCGAAACCTCATCAGATATAGAAGTGTTTATGTTACCTACCTCCTCAGAAAGTCTAGTATCCATAATACCTTTAGTAATCAAAGATAAGTCATTGTAAGAAGGAAGTGAATTTGGTTGATTACCAACTTTGATATCACCTTCGAAAGTTCTTACTCCAGAATCTGGTGCAGCAACAACTTCTTTAAGTCTGATTGTGTTGGCAGCGTAATTAACGTCAATTGTCTCACCATCTGTAAGTGCCAAAGCATCAATCTCTGATTGTAAATAACCTTCTACAGAACTAGCTCTTTGTGTCTCTACATCAGTGTATTCGTTAGATATTGCAATAGCTTCACCTTTCTTAACATCGATAAGTTCTGTAAGTGCTGCATCAGCCGCAATTCTTTCGGCCATCTCCTGTGCAACTGCATCAGAAAGATCGTTTGTAACTTTGTTATCAACATAATTCTTAGTAACATATGACAATTCGTTGAAAGTTCCTCTGTTCTCTGGTTGAGAATCTGCTTTTAAATCTCCCTCAAAAACACGAACTCCAGAATCTGGCATATTCACAAACTCTTTAAGTCTGATTGTGTTGTCAGTATAGTTAAGTTCTATTGTCTCACCATCTGTCATTGGAAGAATATCGAACTCGTGTTGTAAAGCAGCGTCACCATCTTCTCTAGCGATTTGCTCATCAATCAATCCTTGTCCTAATAAGTCAGTAAGTCTTAATCTTTCTTGTTCTTCTGTAGCAACTCTTGCGTCATTTGATAGAACATAAGAAGCAAAGGCTTGGTCATTTGTTGTATCAACAGAGTTAATCAATTGAACAATCTCCGCGAAATTATCTTTATCTGCCTCAGATGCGTCTAAAATTGCATCAATTCTTCCTTTCTCAACGTCAATGTTAGATTGTAATTGTGCTTCTGCACTTTGTGCTCTCGAAACCTCATCAGATATAGAAGTGTTTATTGTACTTACTTCACTAGATACTCTTGCATCTAAGATACCCTTAGTAATCAAAGAGCGATCGTTATATGAAGGTAATGTATCTGGTTGTTGACCAACTTTGATATCACCTTCAAAAGTTCTTACTCCAGAATCTGGTGCAGAAACAACTTCTTTAAGTCTGATTGTGTTAGCAACATAATTAACGTCAATTGTCTCACCATCAGTCAATGCCAAAGCATCAATCTCTGATTGTAAGTATGCGTCTCCTGCAATTCTAGCAGCACTCTCGTTATTTACCGTCCCTGTGATGTCAGTGTTGATTGCATCGATGTTAGCTTGTAACTGATTATCAGCAGCAATTCTAGCAGCCTCTTCATTGTCAATATCACTAGTCAATGTTGCAATTGCAGAATCAACAGTAGTATTAACATATGTTTGAAGGTTATTGAGGTTCGTAGAGATACCATCTGCAACTCCAGTAACATATCCTTTAGTAACAAGTGAAAGGTCTGCGAAGTTTGCATCTAAAGATGGTTCTGAACCAACATTTACAAGACCTTCGAAAGTTCTAACACCTTGACTACCAGCAGCAACCGTATCTTTCAAAGATATGTTATTTTCAGAATCAACAACGATAGATGATTCATCAACACCTGGCATTGCCTCCATTTGTGCAACAACTTCCGAGAAAGAGTCGATAATTGGAGCATTTGTGTTAGAGATAATATCAACAATTCTACCATCTAAGTCAGCATCGGCTGAGATTCTAGCAGCAGCTTCTGCGTCGATTGCAGCTTGTAAAGAAGCCTCAGCAGCAAGTGCTCTTGTTTCCTCTGCGTCAATTGATGCGTTGATGTCATTTACTGCACTGATAAGACTATTGTCGTTTGCAAGATCGATACCTTCAACGAACTCAACAACCTCTCTGAACTGGTCAAGATTGATAGTTGAACCATCTAATATGGCATCAATTCTTCCTTTCTCAACGTCAATGTTAGATTGAAGAACTCCTTCAGCAGCTTGTGCTCTTGTTTCCTCTGCATCAACGTCAGCGATTCTAGCAGCTGTTTCGTCAGCCAAGTCGGAAGTCAATGTAGCGATAGCTGAATCAACCGTAGTGTCTACGTAAGTTTGTAAGTCAGCTAAATCTGAAGACAAAGCAGCCTCAGCAGCAAGTGCTCTTGTTTCCTCTGCGTCAACGTCAGCGATTCTTGCAGCTGTTTCGTCGGCCAAGTCGGAAGTCAATGTAGCGATAGCTGAATCAACCGTAGTGTCTACGTAATTCTGTAAATCCGAAAGGTCATTTGAGAGTTGTTGATCAGCCGCAGCTCTGGCAGAAGCTTCACCGGCAATCGACATCGTAAGCCCATTTATATCATCGACCAATCCAGGTAAGTCAGATTTGACGATACCGGAAGGACGTACGATAAGGGCGTTGTTAAGTATTAGATCCGATTGTAAATCTAATACGATTTTAGTATTTCCCATTATTTTAGTACCCTATTTATTGTTATGCAACAAAGTTTTTAGGTTCTTTATTGCATTAGTGAAGGCCAACGGTTCACATGTACCGTTTTCCGTTAAATATTCATCTACACGTGCAATTAGTGATAGTGAGCTGTCAAACACAAACTTTGATTTGTTACCTTCTTTGATAACCCTGCATTTGAAGCCCTTTACTTTTAAATAGGCTGTTAAATATAAATCTGATGTTACATAAGTATCTGCCATTGTTGGATACCGTTTTATTTTATATATAAAGTAAAATAAGTCAGAATCTGCCAAATACTCGATTTTGTTATAATTTCGAACTATTCAGTGAAAAAAAAAATTTAAAAATATTAGATTTGTTCTGCACGTAAATAATCCACACAATATGAGCAAATTATTTTCATACCCACACGTGGGGCATAGCTAAAAACTATGTTATTATCAACCATCATATAGTCATTGTCTTCACCTTCCATTTGAAGTATACCATTCAAAAAAACATGCTCACTACCAACAACCGGTATTTTTGATATACCAAATGTACGATTGTTTCCGTCTATTTCTCCAGAAACAACCTCTTTTGAAGTTATCGATGATATAACATTGATTATATGTGATGCAGTCCAAACATCGTTTGATGAAGTACCTTCACCAACCGAATAACCAGAAGATATCAATTTATCACCGTCAGATATTAGTAGTTCATTCTGATTGAATCCTGCCTCATTGTTTGTTCCGCCCTTATCCAAAGGAACTAAACCAGTAAGTGACACACTGATATTATGTGTGTCCATTTTAGAATTAATATTTGCACTTACAATTGAATCACCGTGTGCCTCTATTCTCTGTACCGAAGCGGTCAGACCATTTATACCGGATAGATTTTTTGTTGATGATTTTGTAACTACACTCTCGACAAACTGTTCTGTCTCTTGATCGACTAAGACGGGAACCTTTTGCTTTAGTTGGTCTATGTATGCTTGTAGTTTGACGAGTGCCTCCCTAGAAACGTTTTCATTCTCAAAGTCGAGTACAATATTTTTGTTTCCAGTGAGAGATACATTCAGGTTCGACATATTTACAAATATCCTGAGTACCGAAAAGGGATTTATGGCGTAGGTAGATATACCCCTACGGTCAAAGACTCTTACAGTCTTATCCGTCTCCTTAAGCGGTTTCAGAAAATTATCTAAATTATATGCCATGTCCTATCTCCACTCCTTTCAAATTATAAAATAACAAACGAGAAAATCAAAGTCTTTTCGTTTTGACTCAAATCAATCGCACTGAGTCTGACAACATAATATCCGGCCTGGTTGATACTATCAACTAAATTGGATGTGTCCGCTACATCTTTATATATCTTAACACTATCTTCTGTAAGTGACATACTATCATCCCTATTATCTATTACATCATAAACCAAACCGTTAAGAATTGCCTGTTTACTAAGTGGTAAAGGTCCTGCAAAGCTATGTTTATTAAAAGTAACGGTGAAATAATCAGCATCGTTAGATGTGAATAATCCTACTTCTCCAGATGATGTTGTAAGTATAGAAGTTCCATAAAAGTTCTCATTTAAGAAAATCTGTGGTGGAACCTCATCTAAACCAAGTGTACTGATATCCAACATTGGATTCTGTAAAAGTTGGTTTAGACGTGAATATGCTTGGTTAGAATCATAAGGTGATATAAACTCAAGTGTAACAGGATCTGACTGTGTGTCTAATATTTTTAGTCGTATGTCACTCTCAACCTGTATACTCTGTATACTGGATATAGAGATGTATAAAAGTGGTATAAGTTGTGAATCATTTATTACTATAGACTCACCAAGCACGTGTGTCTTTATAGAGTCAAAAGTTAGGTTAGTAAAACGGAAGTTCTGACCTGTGTAACCATCTCTTACCTCACCGTGGTATCTTTCTACAAAGAAGTCAATACCGTTATTTGCATAATATATTATGCGTTGACGATCAACATTTTGACCGTTTATCTCTACACGGTAGGTCTCTATTTCATATCTTCCCAGGTTCATCCTATTTTAGTTTTTTAATATTCGATGTAAACGATGAAATTGTGGCTAACCATTGTCGGCTCAATGTCAAACGTAGGTGTCTGCCATATTATCTCCAACTCATCGTTCTTATTAACTGGTAATAAGACAGAAAGTGTGAAGTTATCATTTTGACTATTCGTCTCGTGTTTGTAAGTACTCGTTATAGAAGATGACAAACCTGCCGTTACATTGTGTAGTAAAAATGTTTGTGATTGTGAACTTCCTAATGTACCATTTATGTGTGTTGAAAGTGTTACTTCTTTTGCCATTCCAGTAACGACAGACTTTATCCTATAAGAAGGAGTAGAATTATTCTGTGCAGGTTGGCTAGGATTGTTACCTATGTAGTAATTGTTCGAATCTGCAGGGTTCATATATCCGTGTGCAAACTGATACATAATAACACTATCAACATTTGGTGTTGGTGGTTCTGGATTTGCCGGTGAAATTTCAACACATGGGTGTTCCATTATATAATTTAGAAGATTGATAGCAAGTATTGCCTCATTTTCATCAATGAATTTAAGAACAACATCTTTGATTGAATCCTCAATAGTTATAACAAGTCCATTTATCTGAACAGATGCAATTTCAGATATTGTAAAATATGTAAGTGGTTGTGGTGGTGTAGATTTGTCGTATATAACAATACTCTGACATACGACAAATGATTGTATATCGGTATGACTAAGACCTGTGAAGGTAGTGGCCGTCTGATTTACAAAGTCATTAAAGAACTGATAAGTGTCATCAATCACTGCAACCATAACATCTATAAAAACAGGATAAGTTGCATTTGGATTTGTAAGATACATCTGTTTTATACGGTTCGTTGAATTACCAGTCAATGTCATTACCTGCGAGAATGCATAAACTTTATTAAGATCGTCGTAAAAACTATATTGTACATAGTTATCCTCCTCCATTTTAGACTTCGGATCGTAAGATGCTCTTAGTGTTAGAAATGTGGCATTATCACCTAATCCAAGATGGTTCAGAAGGTAATCTATCTGTCCCGGTTTCATGATAACCCTACTCTTCAAAATTTGTTTATAGGGAATCCTCATGTCTGAGAGTATCAGTTTTTCCCTGATGTTTGCTCCGTCCGTGGCAATTATATCACCCGCGTTCGTTTTTATATACTGGCTACTCGCACCGAATAGGTTGGAGCTGCATCCTGGACATGACATATTATCTCTTTTTATTTTTTTATATATTAAACCTACATTCTAATTTTATAGCTCCGTCACCTCAATCATATACCTCTCGGACGGGGTTGTGGCTTCTGTACTCACTTTAGTAACACGTATTCTCTTACCTTTATTGAATCCTATTTTAGGAACTGCGGAAAGCATTGATGTAGAAGAAGAGTGAATTGTCTTAGGAAGTTCGGATGATATTTTAGTAACCTCGTTTACAACCGTAGGATTGTTTGATAAATCGAGAGTTATTTCGGGTGTAGTCTGATTAACAGAAACAACAGGATACTGACCCGAAAAATCTATTATAGATGCTGTTCCATAAAGTAAGTCACTAACATAAAGTGTGTCTCCAACTTTTACAGAGTTTTTTAATAATTGTAGGTTAGCATCCATCGGTAAAGTCATCAATGAACCTGAGGACAGAATGATATTACCTGATAAATTGATGTTGAAACCGAAGTCCTTATTTCGTTTAGCGGAGTTTGTAGTCTTAGTATCTTTGTTGTAAAATACAGGAAAATCTAAGTTACCAATTAGAAGAGTAGGATTATTTGCATCGTTTATGACATAGAAATCTAATTTTTTGTTCTCTGTAGAAGTATTACTAGCACTTATGTTTATTTCCATAGTCTGTTTATAAGCTATATCTTTTGTCAATGTTATTAACAATCTATCCTCGTTAGGAAGTGTTAGTTGTGTCTCATCATTATTAATGATGTTCAAAAGAAAATCTTGGTAGTCTGGTGGTGTCATCCTGAATGGAAGTCTTCCCTGTGTATTATATAAATTTGTTGTAGTTATACTATCAACACGTGTATAATTAGTAGCTATATTATTTAGACGTATCATCGGAGGAGCTCCTGGTATTGACGATACGGATACTGTTTCCGATGGTGATATCTGCATAGTCGAATAGAGTCTTATTATGTCCTCTAATGTCTTTATTTTTGCATTTATTGTGTTGATATCATTTTGTGAGTAAATCAATGACTTTATATTCATTATATCCTCACTTATCCTATTATGGTCGATAAGTATATTAGCGAATCCATCATTTACGAATGAAAGTCTTTTCATTGCATCGTTGAATAGATCCATTCCAAAAGTAGAATTTATCGCCTGTGGATTGTAAGCTTGTTGTGGATTATCGTTAGATATATTGAAATTTATATTCAGATTGAATGCGTATGAAGTACCATCTTGGTTACCATTAGATACAAGTTTTGTGTATGTCGGAAACCTTAAGTTTTGCTCACCTGGTGTATTGTTATTACTAGGGTTATCGAGGAAAGATATACCATATAAATTGTTTGTAGAATTTCCTTTATTATCCTCAACGGTATAATACCAAAGTATTGCATTGAACTCGAAATCATCCGGTGGCATATTATTTATTTGTATGGCATTGAATTGATCGAAGTTAGTTGCTCTTCTTCCAGGTATGTTCATCTTAACATAGTGTGATGTATTGAAGTCAATACCGAGTCCATCCAATCCTTTAGAACTAACAACAATATTATTGTTATCACCACCAATTCCGTAATATTGTCCACTTCTTCTGAGTATATCTCCACTGGAAGTCTCATATGTGAAATCCAATGTGTCGAATTGACCAAAATAAGAACCTGGATAATTCTGTGGAGAATTTACTATAGGAGAGTTGAATAACTCAGATCCCATTATCTCTGGTTGTATCTGTGATGGTATTATAGGAAAAGTTAGATTAGGTGAGTAATTCTCATCAAATGATGTCCTAAAAAGAACATCTGGTGTCATTCCGTTGTGATCTGGTATATGTGCATAAACTTCAGTATAAGACCTGTTAGCTTCTTGTACGTTACTAACACCAGTAATCTCACCAATATACTGAATCAATCTATTGTAAACAAGTTCTGCTTGTCCATCTGTCTCTACTATTACGGTATTTCCTAAACCAGATGCATCAACATTGAATATAACTCTCTGACCCAGTATAGCAGTAGATGGTAGTAATTTATCAACGTAAAAAGTAAGTCCTGCTTGTGTTTCCAATCCTATAAGATTTACTGTAGTGTAAATAGAAGAATTGGTTACGTTGTATATCACAACACTATCACCAACTTTGAAATTGGTTTCACCGTTAAATTCTATCTCGAGTTTACCAATATGACCAACTTCCTCAGATGATTTGAATCCTACGGTATCCCAATTGATAATTTCTCTCTCCTTCCAAAGATACTCTTTGAAGTAATTTATATCACTTGGCTTTAGTGAATTGAACTCTGATAAATCTGGAAAATACTCATCATCTGGTATAGCAGCTTCAAAGTCAATTACATTGAGTTTACGACACCACTTCCAAAATATCTTTTCAGTTGCAGTAGATATAGAATTAACATTATAAAAATAATCTTTATTGTTCTTTCTACTCTCTCTCAACACAACCTCGTGGTTGGCTACATAATTCCTGAGCGATTCAACTATTGCCTCGGAGAATTTTGTAGTATCAACTGCGTTAACAGATTTCTGAAAAGCATTCTCGAAATCGAATTGTATCGGTTCGTGGTTCGCACCTTGTGTGGTGTTCTGCTTAGGAAAGTTTAATAATGCGAACTTACTAAAATACATTTTGTAGTTCGAATTTTGATATGCTGCCGATATATCTTCGGCTGCCCCAGGAAAAGCGTAGAACGTTGTTCCGTTAGACTTTAGCGATTTGTACAGTGGTGTGCTGGCCATGCTCAATTATAATTTTATAGACTATATATAATTAAGCGAGCACCCTGGGATTTATTTAGCCAACATTCCAACTATTTCCGTTATGGCACGTTTAGTTGACGCCATTATATATTTGTAAGTTCCTAATGAATTTAGTTCATCTGGTGATTCTGAAAAGAATTTTATTTTGTTAAGTAATTCGTCTATCTCGTTTTCATATTTTAGCCAAAAGTCGTAAACCTGGTCATCATTGACGAGACCCTCTATCTTCATATCAGGTGATTTTGGATATTTCTCTGCAAATTCTTTAACACTAAGTTCTTTTATTGTTGCATCATCAGAATTTTCAATAGTTGTCTCTATCATTTTCTGTATGTCACTACTAATACCTTCAAAGTCAGAAGGATCGATTACTTCTTGTGACTCATTAACAAATTGTTTGTATCTCTTTATTGCCATATTGTATATATTATTCTATAAGGTCATTTTTATCCCCAAACACCTTTAAAAATACCATCCATCCAGATACCGCCCTCGAATTTACCACTATCGTAGATACCATTAGTCCAAATACCACTTTTCCAGTTGGCATTACGGAACCTACTAACGACTCTTAAACCTGTGTCAAAACCATTTTCGCGTGGATATCCAATCTGTGCACCAACTTCATAGTCATTGACAAACTCTATATCCCATGATATAACCTTATTTTCTGCGTTAGGGTTGGAGCTCGTAAGTATATTTGCCCACGTTTTTTTGTAAGACCCAACTGTGAAAAAGGATGTATTGTAAGAGCTAGATGCAGTAGCAGCAAGTACTATTTTTGTATTGTTACCATAACCATAAACAGTGTCTATTGTAGTATCAACAGAAAATGCGGTAGAAAGTGTATTACTATTTGCAGAAATAGAACCTACAGGTAATGATGAAGGACCAATTTTTACATCTAATTTTAAATTGTCACCTTTTCTGAATTTCAACCATTGTGAACCAGGACCAACTATATTTACAACCATAGGGTCACCAACATTAGTGTAAGTTACAAACACACTATTATTAGTGGAATGTTTGAGTTCAACATCTGCGTGTATATCTTTAATGAATAGTGTCCAGTCACCTTTTACTTTGTTTTCGGAGTCAGTAAGTGAATGGTACTCCATAGATGATGCAGTGTATATTCCCTGTCCAACACCAAGTTTCTTAGACATCTCATATATTCCAGTATAAGGTGAATATTCATCTTCAAATGCTGTATATGTCTCTGTAGAGAATACTGTCTCTACCATCTCATAATTTACATTTGGTATGAAAGGTGTAATTATATCGGACTGAGGATAGGACATTGTTCCACCAGGACCGAATTCTTTGACGTTTATCACTTCACCGTTTGGTGATCTTAGGTTTATAAGAAGGTCACCGATATTATAGTTCTTAATATTCAACCGGACTCGTATCTCATTTGTTTTATCAATGTCATATGCAACACTCTGTGTAAGTGCGAGGAAAGTAGAATTATTAGGTATTTTCTCATTAATTACACCACTACTTTTTCTATAAGAAGTAAGGTTTTCAGTACTTATATCTGTCGATATAAAAACCTCAGTGATCCTCTCTTCTTCATCTATAATAGTTTTGAGAACGGTATATAAGCCAGGATGTGAATTATTTCCAAAGTCTGAAAATTCATTTCCAATATTTTTATCTATTACGTATATTTTATCACCCAATACAAACCGGAATATACCATTTAGTATAAGTGAATTATTCATAGAGTTCAATCCAATTATTTGTATATCTTCTAATATACCACCATGCCAAGTACCAGTACTAAGTGCCATATTATAAGCAATACCACCATACCAGTCACCCGACTGCCATTGTCCGGAATACCAGATTGAGTATTTATGTACCTCAGAAACTGCATTAGTTGTTCCAGGTAATCCACTGATTCCGGAATAGAAGCTACCAGATTTCCACTTACCACCATACCATATTGCGGTCCTACTATTATAAGCTTTAGTTCCAAATCTTGCTTGTCCTAAACTACCACTAAAGTTTCCATTATACCAAATTCCATTCTCAAAATCACCAGAATTCCAAGAACCATCTATCCAGAATGCTGGTTCATTATCACAATTGAATATACCTTCATTCCATGTACCACGTACCCAGATACCACCGATGAATTTACCAGAATTCCAAGTACCATCGTTCCATATACCGTTATACCATTCACCTGCGTTCCAATTTCCGCCATACCATCTACCATTTGCCCAAGTACCGTCATTCCAGTTTCCGTCATACCATCTTCCGGTTTGCCATACAGAGTATGTTGTGCCAGAAGTGTTCTTCTCTATATCAACACTTATCTTTTTGTCGTTTACATTATGAGAATACCAGTTTCCACCATACCAATCACCATATCTCCATATACCAGATATCCAATCACCACCAAACCACCTTCCAGATTCCCAGATACCTTTGTACCAGACAATACCGTTAGAATTTGCACCTATAACCGCACCACTTATCTCCGCGTCGAGAATCCATGAGTAAGAATCACTTATAGTATCTAATGTAAGTCCATCAACTAGTCTATATCTATACCTATTCCAATCTACATTAGTAAGACTAAAAGTGGCACCAGTAAGCATAACATTATCTGGATCTAATTGTACTGCGACTTTTGGTTTCTTATCAGAACCTATCTCTATGATATCAACAGGTTGATAGTTGAAAAATGGATCTTTCCTTAGGTATCTCAACGTTCCGGTATCATTACCAACAAAGACCTGTAAACCATAAGGTACATCTACAACGAAGTCGTATTCATTTATAATAAGGTAAACAGACTGATATCCAAAATATTGTTGGTTGATTATCTGTGATGAATATTCACCACCATCAAAATCTAATACGACTGCATCACCAATCTGTAACTCATGTTTCTCTGAACAATTTATAAAAAGTCTTCCATTATAATCTGAAGTATTCAATATTCTTATATTATAAGCTCTATCGAGTCTGGTAATATTCATAGCCAACTCATTCTTATAATCTGTATACATAACAGCACTTATCTCTTTGACAGTTTCTGCATCAGAAAGAAGTATTTTTGTATAGGAATCTGTAGGTATCTTTCCATTCAATTCAGAACCATATGTAGAGAATGTGGCAGTCGTACCTATAACAGAAGATATCTCATTTATTTTATGTTTTGGCTTACTTATGTTATCAAGTTCCATAAGGTCTTCACTTATTTGTGAAAGCTTTCTTCTGGATCTTATTTGTATTTTTGCACCAGTAATATTACCGGTAGAAACGCTATAATTGATTCTTTTATTGAATTCGACTACGAGTCCGGTAGAACCACTACCTTCGAAGTTTTGTTTCTCATATTTGTCCATAACCAATAATCTGGTTGCAGAGTATGTAAGTCCGGTTGCTGGTTGATATATGTGAACATCTACAAATGTATTTATGAATAAACTTTGCCACTCAAGTCTCAAATCAGTTCCAAAAACTAATTTGTTACCACCATCATTTATGTATTTAGATTGTGACATACCAGAAGCATCTATATAGACAGAATTAGGTGACCATGGGTTCGACATCATAAGATTGGTGTAGACAGGCATTGCCAAATATTCCTTATCAGGATAAAAGGTCGGATTTGTCTGACTTTTGTTTATAGATGTAAGGTAATCTAATAGATTATATCCGGGTAAATATCCAAATTTTAAGAATCCATCGGTATAGGACATATGTGAATCAACACCGCTAAAATTTGCAACTGCTGCCAGATTGTAATATGCACTATCATTGGTAAACTTTGCAGAAATAGACATAGTCCTTCCTGAGTATTCCAAAGAATATGCATTAGAAATTTCATGTATATTAAAGTTTGTGACAAGTTCATCTATAGTTTGATAAGTATTCAAATTTCTAATAATAAGGTATGTACTGGAAAGTGAATTAACTATATTCTCATTGAAACCTGTGTATGCATAAACATAAACCACGTTAGCAGAATTGGTAATTATCTTATTTACAATAACATTTGCATCTATGATGTTAGACTCTATCCTAAGCATATCTCCTTTAGAGACTTTCCAATTTATATCTGTCTGTAATACCATCATATCATTCCAAAGATAAATACGACCGCCTGGAAAAGCGGTAGGGTAATTAGTCGTTAAATCTATATCTGGATTACTATACCTATAATATTTAGATTCCTCACCATATAATCTGGCCGGAAAGAGTAGATCGAGGTCACTAGCGTTTGTGGTGGCCATCGTCATAAAAAGTTCATAAGGATTAGTAGTACTATACGAAGTGTGACTAACAAAATCTGTAGACATAAGTACTGTACTAGCATCACTTGGTGGTAGACTCCAATATTCAAAGGTTTTGAGACTATCTGCTCTATAATCTATCCAGTTAACTTGACCGTTTTTAGGTACAATACTGAGGTAAGAGTTCTCCATAACAAACTCAAGTGCCCAGTTTGTTATTGTTATCTGATTAGTAGATGGATCACCATAATTACTGACTAATAATTGCCATTTACCGGATATCATATCCAGGCCATCAGGCATATTATACATCTCTTGTATAGTATTAGAATTTATAATTGTATTGGTTCCAACTAACTGAAATGTAGGTGGAGTAAGATCCATACGTGCAGTCTTTCCGGTATATGGTGCATCTATATTAAATAATCTTTGTTCATAATCATTAGTGGTAAATGTGAAACCCTGTAAGTTTGGTGTTATCTTAGCCTGACCAAACTTCATTATTGATATTATTTGGTCTTTTCCAGGTCCATCTAATTTAATTAGAGAAAGTGCAACCTGTGACATATTCACACAACTAATATTGACTCTGAGACGCACCTCTCTAACCTTTCCTCTAGTTCCGGTGACATTTGGTATAACGATATTGACCGTAGATTGTTTTGTAGTTAGTGTAGATGGTGCAGTTGATGATGTAAAAGTCATAAGTTTACCACCAGAATTAGCAACATCAAATGTTACAGATGAAGGAAGTCTATAATCTCCCTGGTCGGTGAAAAAATTTAGTTTCGATGCAATATCATAGTCCATAATAAGGAACTTTGATCTAAGTCTTCCTTCGAATGCGGCATCAGGTACAGACATAGGTGTTAGTGTACCACCGGTAGGTGTTGAATATGTTGCATATCTGAGTAATGAGTTATTACCTGCAATATGCAAAGACTTACCTTTATAATCGAAAGTCTCATTTGCATATAAATTACTAATAAGTGTTGCAGGTAAAGTAGATGTTATTGTATTCGAATATGAATTATCTACTCCAATCTTATCGAATTGGTTTATATCAAATTGATAAAGTCCACTATTACTTGTAAAGTAGAAATTATCGGTAGATTCCCTCCTACTTATGTTTATTATGTCTCCGTATGAAGATGGAAATTCTAAGTATAAGAAGTTGTAAATAGTTGATCCAGAAACGTCATAAACAATTATATTTCCGTTATCGGTAACCATAATAAGTATCTTTTTATCATTACCCACCGTTTGTGTATGATAGTTGTAACTAAGTGACCATGTAGATGTTGTGGTATAAAGTATATCGTTTATGTTATCTACAAGAATATATTCATCATCATCATCTATAAACTTACTAATTCTTCTTTTGTATGCGGACCATCCAGAAATACCTTCACTAAGTTCAATGAAAACACCAGATCTACCGGCGATGTATATGGTCTGACGTTGTGCGAAGACAACTTTATTGTACGTATATGGTGCAAAGTCTGTGATTTTCATTCTCTTCCATATCTGACCACCATCCAGTGTTATCAATATAGTGTTGAAATCACCAACTACACAACCTCTGTTTTCATCATAGAAAGAAATAGATTTCAGTGATTGAATACCATCTACCTTAATTCGTTCTATTTCAAAATCATGTTTGTTTATCTTTAGTAATGTAGAATCATCACCACAGACCCAGTAGTATCTGGAAGTATGTGTTATGGCTCTAAGATTGACTTTATATTTATTAGGTACAACCGTAGATATACCGTATTGAGTATTGAGTATAACTCCAAATTCACCAACCGAAATTGTTCTTTCTGGTATACTATAAGTTACTGAAAGTGATTGATATTGTGATGCGGAGTGTCTTATCACATCGTAGTAATTTATCTCAAAAAGATTATTATAATCTACTCTATTTCTGAGTAACCAATTATTCTTCTGATTAAACTCCATAGGATCAGATTGTGATGCGGTAGGAAAGTACCCACTAAGTAATCTCTCAAGATTGAAATTTTTTCCTGAATTTATACTACCAGACTTTACATAAACAGATGACCTAGCACACTTCTCATAATCATTGAAAGTACTATCTTTGATCAATTTTATACCATCATATGTATAAATACCATTATCATTATTATAATAAGAATATTCATTGTATGTTCCAACGGTTCTTATGAATTGATATTTGGACTTGAAATAAGTTGATGGGTCGATTGTTGAATCGATTGTCTCTATTGTAGTCTGATTTTTTACTAATATTCTATTTCCAGTTGTGAGTGTTACACCATCTATACTAAGACTAGCATAATTAGAATTAACGTTGATTACATCTACTGTTGCAACATCAACCTCAACAATATTCTTCAAAGAGTCTCTTATTATTCTCTTCGGTGTGAAAAGGTTCTTAAGTGTTAATCCATATTCATAATTGAACCTTGTATAATAATCAAATGCGGTATTTGTGTCAATTGGTGTTGCAAACTTTGTTGGTGCGGCTGTCTCAGAATGTACAGAACCTAACGAACTAACAAACCATGATTTTGGTCTCCACTTACCAAGTATATCGTATATATCTTGTGTATCAGAAACAGGTACGTAAGTAGCACCACTTAGAAACTTAGAGTAAAACCGTGTCGCCTTAAGTTCCTGCTTCTGATATTCGAAGTCGGACCTGGACATTATATCGCTCTTCAATCCCCATTTGTTATTGTCGCTGTTGTAAACCCACATACTTAACTATTTTTTTACCTTGAGCTCCCAGGTAGCAGTTTTACTATCAACCTTTATACCGCTCTTGACGACCATCACCTTAGACCGACGTAAAATGTTCCTTATTTCGGTGACGAAGTCCTCGTAGTGGTATATATCATCAACGAACAGACCTATGTCGATTTTGAAGTTCGTCTCATCTCCGAAAATCAATTTGAATATTAGTTTTTCTCTTTCGTCCATCTTCGTGATGTTATAGATATTTTATGTATATATTAAAAAACAAAAGTATACTAATCTAAATATAAGAGGTGGTAGCGTGCTCAATATATAAACCAAGACACAAACCAAACTATGGCCAAAAAAACGACACGTAGGAAAGTGGATATCCATGAGGCCTACGAAGAATATGAAAGCGTGAACAAAGAGTTCAGTAGCTACATCACGGTGAAACTATCCGAGAAACAATACGAATTATTTAACAAAATAAAAGATTCGAGAATAATTAGTATAATAGGTCCTCCAGGTACATCAAAAACATTCACAGCATGTTATGCTGCAGTGAAAGCTTTACAGAAAGGTGAAGTAAAAAGGATAGTACTTGTAAAACCACTTGAGACTTCGGGTGAAGAACTTGGTTTCCTTCCAGGAACGGAGAAAGACAAAATTGCTCCATTTATGGAGTCATTTTTGGATAACTTAGTAGAAATGGTTGATGGTAAAACATTAAAGATGTGGGTTGAAAATGGTACTATAAAGTTCCAACCAATTGCATATATGAGAGGACGAACATTCAAAGACTCATTCATAATATGTGATGAGATGCAAAACGCAGACATCAAACAATTGATGACAACAATAACTCGTCTTGGTTCAAACTCAAAAATTTGTATCATAGGTGACTCTAGGCAGAATGACATAAACGAAAAATATGTAGCATTGGAGTTCTTCATAAGTGAAATACTCGGAGAAGACGAACAAATTTCACACTTTAGATTCGAAAGAGCTGACATAGTTAGGGATCCTTTACTGATTAAAATAATAGACAACTATGAAAAAGCAATTTCAGAAGGAAAACTTCCGAATACGAAAAGAAAAAACTAGCAAATAAAAATATTTTATCCGTGTTTTCTAAATGAAGGCACGGATAATTTATTTAATGTCGAAAATAAGAATTTATATATACTAAGTGAAATTTATATTAGAATACAAATCATATAGACCTAAATACGAAGTCGGTGACGTAGTTTTAGTTACCTGGTGGTATCTTAGAGAGGAAGATTGTCCAAAAGAGCTCTGGAAGCAAATTCCTAACGTAAGGGCTCGTATAACAGAGGTTATTTCAAATAGACGATTACGTATATCATATGATATTGAAGGATCACCACTTTTCGGCGCACCAGAGAGTGTGATAACAAACAAACAGATAATATCTAAGAAAACTAATATAGGTTAAGGTATTCTCTAACCTTCATCAACATATAGTCTGTTACTAAATCAGAAGATTTTATCGATCCAATTTGTTTAATATCAACCTTCACAGACTTACTCATAGCCTCTGCTTTAGATCCATCGCCTTTTGCGGCGACCTCCTGATAATCTCTTTCGTTCAAAGGAAGTATAAAAGGGTATACCTTAGAACTAAGTCCTTTGCTGGTAAACAATGGTTTTAAATCCTCTGGTTTAACACCGTCACCAACAATTATTCCGGCCTCCTCTTCAAGTTCTCTAAACATTGCGTTCAGGGGAGTTTCACCTTGTTCTATCTTTCCTGCAACCAAAGTAGCATGATACTCTTGACCATCAACATATTTGAAAGTCGGTATGTATTCATATCTAAGTATAATCTGATTACTCTCGATAAGTATAGGTATAACAATTATATAGTCCGGAGACTTAACTATTGTCCAATCCTCATATTCAACAACAGACATCTCACCTTTTTTGAAAAGAACCTCATCTTTTGGTTCAACTGTGTTCTTAGGTCTCATTTTAGAAAACTTATCCATACTAAAAAATCTTTATCTATATATAACTGATATTATGTCAATTTAATGCAACATCATGATATATACAAACATATATTGCGTTTCTCTTGATTTTGTTTATATTTGTAGTATGTTTTTAAAACCAATAAAGGATATAAATTTTCTTAATCGAGGTGATTTTCTCGACGGTCTTAGCGTGGAGAGAACTACCAAGTTTAATGTCTTTCTTTCGGACGGTACCAGAAGGTCTTGGAGACGTGTAATGAAAGAGATTAAATCTGGAGTTCCCGTATCTTACCGTAGCTCACCACAGGTACATATCGACTGGACGTGTCGAGAACACGCAGTGGCTTATCTTAAATTGTTTTTTAGATGGGGTACTTATCAGTCCGGTACCACTATGGAACGTCACAAAGTTGCTACGCTTAGTATGGTAGAGGTGGTTGATGGTGTTTTGTTTCACGATGGTGAGTGGTGGGTAGTTGGTCCCAGTGGTACTTACAATGATTGGGGTAGGAAGGTCGATTTCACAGACTGTCTCTATTCGGGAGACCTGTGTAAGGTTCCTAACAACTGGTGGGGAAACGTTAATGACGCCGACTCTGGAAACTCAATCTGGGTTAACGTATTTTTCGTGAGTAAGGATTATCCGGCCGAGTGGCGTGATATGAGGTTATCTATGTTAGGTGTTTAGTTTATCTTTTTCTTATAAACCAACTACCAAACCATTCGTTTGTTACATCCGGAACGTATGAATTCTCTTTACAGAATTCTTCTACAGCAGGATTTACACCAAAAATACCACAATAAGATCCAGCAGCATATATGTGTTTGTCTATTCCGTTTTCAGTGAATGAATCGTCTTTCCACCAATCGATGTCCAGATAATCATGTCCACATATAAAACCACCACTACGAACTTTTTTATACCAGTAATTTATATCACTTTTCACACTTTCATATGAATGATTTGCATCGATATAAACGAAATCTAATGAAGAGTCGCCGAATATATCGGCGGCATTTTCTGAATTGGCTCTTATCATTATTGCTCTGTCTTCGTACCCAATAATACTATTCATTGCTTCTTCGTAAACATCACCGTGAATATTATTTGTACTATCTTGATACCCACTATAATCTAACGAACGCCAAACATCAACCATATAAAGTGTTCCTTCCCAAGATTCTAAAATTTGTTTTGATAAGTGTCCTTTATAAACACCTACTTCAACACCTTTTCCTTTAGTGAATTCTTGCCCTATATTTTTAATATATTGTACTCTATCTATACCACTCTTTTTTGCACTGAATTCTAATTTTTTATTTTTTATATAGAATGCATCTCCCCAACAAGAATCAGTATACCAGGTCTGTGCCCTTTCAAAACCTAAAGGTGATAATATTTGATCGAGATCTTCTAATGTAGGACAACCCTCATACATCTCAACTGTGTTGAATTCTGTGAAAAGGTAGTCTATAGACTTTAGTGTTTGTGATGCACCTTTCAATACATTCAATTCATTACCCTGTACGTCTAATACAAGCATATTTGAATCTTTTATATTGAAGTCATCGAGTTTGGCTACTTCAATTTCTAGTGATTGATTGAAATTTATATGTCCAAAAATTTCTTTGTGTTTGGCAGGTTTTAGTATAGATGAACTTTGTCCTCCATTTTCGGTATCTATGTAGATAGTACTTCTACCAGCACTTTCACCTAAAGCCAAATTGTATGTTTTGGCATAATTATCATTACTTAAGTTTTCAACCAGAATATCATACATTTGTGGAAGTGGTTCAAACCAATGTGTTAACACCGATTCTCCGAATGTATTTTTATAATCTGAGTGCTCTTGACCAATGTGTGCACCAACGTGTATTATTCCACTTACGTTAAAATCGTAATTACTTTTATAATTTTCAAAACCTATTATCATATTAGTTATATGATTTATTTTGAAAATGTTATACTATTTTTAGTAAGTCGTCTATATTTAAGTCTCTTATCACATTCCCGAGTTCGGAGTGTATACTTCTATTCTCTTCATAGTCAGTTACATTTCTTCTTTACCCATTTTACTAATATGTCTCCGTGACAAGACTTTCCACCACCGCCTTCGTTTTTACACCAGCAACCCAATACTTTATCCTTCAGTTCACAAAGAGAGTTCATAAGTTCTTCATTTGATAAAAGATATTCCTCATACGCTGCGACAATTTTCTTTCTCGGCGTTCCCTCTGGAAAACTTTCTCTCAACAATTTAGGGTAAGCCCATTTGTTGTATTGGCCACCAGGTAACCTACCGATGTATATGTCATATGGTTCCTTTTTAAAATGCACGACTCGTATTTTGTGGTCGTGTTTTTTCTCAGGACTTTTGAAACTATCGAAAAAATCATCCATATCAATCCTCTTTTTCTGTCATCATAACCGCTCTCTTATAGTTCACGTAAGCGTAGACACCGTTCATTACATTCACTATAGTACTCAGAAACCTTATGTCGAATGTCAGACCGATGCCTACCAACACAGCGACGATAGAGAAGTGAACTATGCTAACCTTCACAAAGTCCTTCACCAAAAGGAGTCTTATTTTGTTAATAAACCTGTTCTTAATATTACCAGTGAGTGAGTCGATGTCTACATCACGTTTACAGACCTTACAAAGACAATAATTTTCTTTTTCTTTTGGATTATAGAAATATTCTTCAATATCCTTTGTCGGTTGTTTACATAAATAACATAGGTACCCAACCTGTATACGCCACATTACACTGCTAGTATCTTTGAAACGTTTAATCATCTTATATGTGTAGTATATCAATCCTATGAACGAAATAATAGAAATTATTGTACTTATTAAAATCATGTTTATCATTTTATTGGTAAGTATAATTTGTGTTTTTCACACATTTCAAGAACATATTCGTTGTGTTCTATAAATTTTGGATTAACAAGGCCAATTGTTATGTGTAAACTGTGAAATGGAGCACCTAAGCCAATTACATTTCGTATGTTCATTATGTCATCAGAATAAGCTTTAATGTGCCACCACATTTTTTCACCTTTCTTATTACATCTAATTAGTGTTGGATCGTAATTAACAGTTACTTCTTTTCCGTGAAATAATTCTTTTGCTTGTAGGTATACATCATCATCTACGATCTCATTTATGGCAGTTACGTGTGTTCCTCTTACGGGATCGTTTAGTCTTCCTTTCCATTCGAAAGGACTGACATCTGGAATCCTAAGACCAAATCTTTGTTCGAGTAGCCATTTGTAGTATCTGTAAGTCTCGTCACCATAAAAACGAACCATTGCCACCTTCTTCCAAGAAGATTGTTCTTCGTGTTTCCTGGATATATTAACCGGATCAAACTCAAGTATACCTTTTATCTCAAACATAATTCATTTTTTACAAAGTTAGAAATTATTTGTGAATATATAAAAGAAAAATAATTTTATGGAAGATAAAAACATGAGACTTATAAAAAACGAACCAATTGGACAGGATGATATTACACTGTTGAGAGAAAAGTTTGTAAATGAATATTCGAAAAGAAAGGGCTGGAATGCTAAGGAACTAAGTACCTCACAAATGCTTGAGATTGTTTCACAGAAAGAGTATAAAGGTCTTATATTAGGATAATTTATAAAGGGTCACTTATAGTGACCCTTTTTTTTATTCGCCTAATAGGTCATCCAATCTTCTATCTCTTATGAACGAGGCTTTCAAATCATCGGTAGTCGCTGACCAACCATCAGTCTTGCTCTTTATCAATGTATCTCTTATAGGTATCTGTATACCGTGACCTACGCCAACCACCGTCTTGTACTTACCCTCTACTAAGTTAGAGTGTGCGGTATATTCCGACACGTTTTCATTGTTTGAAACAACGTGGTATGATTGTGTCATTATTATGAAATAAATAGCGAGGTCTTTTACTTGCTCTACTATACGATCCAAAGACTCTGCATTCATTTCCCAAGCATCTATTACGACTATATCAGAACGAAAAAGAAGACCTTTGTCGTTGAGCATATTTGATAGTTCGGCGTTTGTACGGTATGCATGTGCTGGATGCATCTGATAATTAAGACCAATCTTATTATTATGTTCGAAGTAAAAAAGTATAGCCATATTACCGGCAAGCTCGTGCATCTGACATATTTGTAGTACAGCCTTACTTACTACATTTTCTTCACCGGAGAAGTAGTTGAACCTTTTTAAATCTAACATATTGATTGTAGTTCTTATACAAAACAAAGTTAATCTTTTTTGTTATAAAAACAAAAATAAAATATCCATATGGATCAAACAATGTATCAACCAAGTGAGGGGATTAAGTTCACCTACATCATAGCATACAGACATAGCTTAGACAGATACCTTAATTTAAAAAGAGTTTTAGATTGGGTAAATGGTTTCAGTGGTTCTGAAGTTATTGTTGTTGAGCAAGACACACACTCCAAAATATCACATCTTAATTTACCATGTAGAGTTATATTTACGAAATCTGATATACCTTTCAATAAATCAAACGCATTCAACGTAGGTGTAAAAGCATCACGTGCTAATATAGTTGTGTTCGGTGATTCTGATTTGATAATGAAACCAGATGAATTCATCGATGCACTCAATGATGTCCAGAATTACGAGATGGTGAATCCTTACCATTCAGTTATAGACCTTACTGCACAAGAATCTATGCAAGATCTTTCTAATATGGTAAGAATTGATCGACCAGGACGTGGTGAAACTGATATACAGAAGGTTCCTTTGTGTGGTGGTATTTGTATATTCCGAAAAGATGCCATACTAAAAATTGGAGCATGGTGTGAAGACTTTATCGGGTGGGGTGGAGAAGATGATTTCCAATCAGTTAAGGTAAAGAATTTCTTAAGTTGGGTTGAAAGACCAAATAGATGTTACCACCTTTTTCATGAAAGGACTGCACCGGATATGAAATGGTATCAAAGAAACCTTCAGTTATTACAAAAATTGGGATCTCTTTCTAAAGAGGATTTACAAAGACATATAATGACAAGTGCACCTAAGATTGGTTTAAAAAACAAATATGACAATTTCTGATGGAAATTATAGAACCAAATCCAAGGCTATTAGAATATATAGCAGACGCATCATCATTATTTACTGACTTTGATGGTGCCCGTCGTGAGTTCATTGAAAATGAAGAGTGGCATTATATACAATCCGAATTAGAACAAAACATATATCTTTTGAGTAGACTTGAAGAGAAAAAGTTACTACCTGAAAAGGTAGACGTATTCGATTGTGGAATCGGTCTGGGTACTACTATGTTTGATCTTTATCTTCAGTCTAAAGATATGTTAGGGAAGAATTTTACATTTTCAGGAGTAGAGAAACATGATAGGTATTCAGACTTTCTTGAACAGAAATTATTACATTATTGGGATGGTAAACTAAATCTATATAGAGGCGATATAATGGATCGAGATTATACTTCGTATAATATGGTTTATACTTATTCGCCTTTTAAAACTGTTGAAAAGTTAGAAGACTTTTATAAAAAAGTGGTTAGTGAGATATCATCCGGTTCTATTATAATAGAGTCGAGGAATTGTGGAAAAGGTTTCGCTGAAACATTGTCACGTATACCTGGTCTCGAGGAGATAGAAGTAGATTGTATTTTTGTGTATAAAAAGAAATAAAAAATGCCGACGTAATGTCGGCATTTTTTATTAAACCATCTCCACTCGGAGTTTTTCATATTTTGTAAGTAGTGCATACATTCTTTCCCACTCAGTATTAGGATCTTTCACAATTCGTTTACACCATTTATTGTTATTCAGATATTCTACAATCATTCCGGGTTTGATATCAGATTTACTTTTAGGTAACCAATACCTAGTTTTCTCAACAAATGAGAACGATACCCCATTATGTAGGTATGATTTGTTCTTAGAATCCGTATTGAACATAATAATACCCATTGGTCTTTCATCACCACTATTGAATATTTTTCTCGGTTCAGTCTCACCTACGTATTTTATTATGGCACACTCTTGTGTATGTTCATCGAGTAATCTCAATACATCAAATCGAAGTTCGTCGTTATCCACGGATTTATATGCTAAAACAGAGTCCTCGAAAATACCTTCATAATATCCCTGTATAGGTAATATTTGGTATTCTTTTGCCCAGAGAACCGATGTCAATGCGTCCATATTCTCAGAAGAGATTATGACATATGATGTATTAGGTTGTTCCAATGCGCTCATGCGGTTATATATTAATATTCTCTGACGCCTTTTTAATTATACCAAATTCTTCATATAACCTAAGATTGAATATGGCTTCTATACTATCTCTGTGTCTAAAAGGTACTATGATACTATCATGTACGGTTGCCATTTTAACATCTGGCATTTGTTGCATCACATTCTTAACTATTCGGTTGAACAATAATGAAGATTCTGCCTTCTGTAATTCGTAAGCAAGAACACGATAATCACCTTTTTCTTTTTTGTATAACTTTATGAAGTTGTGTATAGTTGGAAATAGTGAAGAGAAAACTTTATCTGCCTTACAACTATGAGCATTCTTACCGAAAAGTACTCTATATGTCATCTCCTTTACTACCGATCTGTCATTATTACCGGTGGCATCCATTACATATTGGTAATAAATTCCATTTATAGTGAGATATTTGAAAAGTTCAAATTCATCCTGTTTTACCCATTTAGTACCGGAACTCTCAATCACTTTTGTGAGAAAGAGTGGCTGACTATTTTTTATGTCTATCTCATGTGTAGGTTCTCCGTCTATGAGTAGGCACGTTTTGCGTATGAACGATTTAAGTATTGTGAAGTTTGTGTGCATCCTACCATAATTATCAAAATGATAAAATATATGTTTGTCACCAATACACTCTACAGAATATACATTTCGGTTGTATATGTCTCCGTCAAAGTCTTTCAAATTATCTAAGTAGAATATTGCGGCAGATTGGTCTATCTCTACGTGAAATAAATCATCGACCAACTTCGCTTTAACATCTGCGTGTATAAGATCCGATCCTATATCGCCGTCTTCTACACGAGAGACACTATTCTTATATTTTCTGAGTAGTGTTTTGTCACGGTTTGAATACCTTAGTATCTTACCTTTTAGTACTTCGGAACAAATACTATATGATCGGGAGTTTCTTCCTGCTAAATAGTTTGACCTCATCTCTATCAATCGATTATCGACCAACCAGGATATGTAGTGGTTATAAAGATGGCCGTACTTCTCTTTCAATATCGATGAATGAAGACTAAATTTGTTGTCTTTTTTGAAATAGTATTTTAGTATAAGACCGTGTATTATATCAACTAAGTAGGCCGTTTTTATTTTTTTATTGTTGTGTAGTATAGTTTTACAATCAACTAAGTATTGCATTTTGACTGGAAGGAATTGTAGTGTACGTTCCTTCAATTCTAGTTTTTCTCTTATACTAGTTACCGATTCCATACAACTCCTTTATTTTACTAACTCTATTCACTGCACGAAAAACACTAGTAATTGTGTAACTTTTAAAGTCTATTTTCAGACCTTCGAAGGTCTCACGTGTACATTCTGCACGTAGCGGTTTTATTTTCGAGGTTACTTCTACCTCTGACATATTTAGTTCTATGTTGTCCATATTTTTTATATGTTATCGTTGTCGTTTGTTGCCAAAAAAACCCGAATGTGTCGGGTTTATATGTTGATGATGTTGTAATAAACATCTGGATACTTTATCTCATTTCTATCATTTGGATCGTATTTGAATCCTTTTTGATTCTTCTCGTCAAACAATCTGTTTGATTCGACAAGCTTCTCCATTGTAGGAGTTTTTGTTGGCTTTATAGACTGTAGCTCTCTGTGCCAGAAATCGTATCTCTCGTAGTCGTTCATTTTCTATATTGTTTTTTCACCAATTTCTGGTTTTCCACCTGGTGTTGGTTTTTTCTTTTTCTTATCTGATGCACCTGCTTCAATTTCGGAATATACGTCTGGATAGACTTCACCTGCAGCGTCTGTGTCATATTTAATATCAAAGAAGTCTCCGAAGTCAAGTAGTCCTGCTCTGGCTAATTCAACCTCACTAGCTCTTCCGAGATGTTCGTCAACCATTCCGGATAGGTCATCAACGAATCTGTTGAATAAAGAAACTGTACTATCTGTGAATACTCCTATTGGTCTTTTTTTCTTTTTGTTGAATGATCCAAGTATTACTTTGAATATGTACTCTAATTTACTATTTTCTTCCAAATACTCTTTAGTTGTTCTATTATCAACCAACGATTTATTTATTCTGAATTTGTCTTTATCGAAAAATTCAGGTATGGTAAATTCAAAATCTAACAAATCTTCTTTGACTTCTGCCAGATAAAGGTTGTAAAGTCTACAAACTAAACTAAGGTATACCTCTTCACGGTTGTTACCTCTAATTTTAACATCACGTATTTGTATAGATTGACAAAAGTTTAGAAAGTTTATCAATATAAGTGTGTATATCTCAACAAAGTCTGTTGAGTTTGTTTCACTAACTCTTTTATATAAAGGGTTTAGTAGTTCAAATGATGTATCACCTGAAGTGAGTCTGAATATTAGTTTTTCTACATTCCTCTGGAAATCTCCATTCATAAGAAAAGAAGATTCTGTTGCAGGGTTTAACATTTTGTAGAAAAAGAATGTAAAGTTTTTCTCACCAAAAACATACTCGAGATCATCTTCACTGGTATTCAGAAAATACTTTATAGCCTCAATCATTCTTTCCGTCAGTCTTCCTTGAAATACTACCGGAATCATCTCAACATCAATCAGTCTGGCATATTCTGCTAACTCCTCTATGTTGAAATCATATTTTCCACTTTTATGTATTCCTGTTATAACAAGACCATTTTTGGGAATTCTATCATATTCGATATTGGCAGGTTGATTATCTGGAAAATACTCAAAACAAAACCACCATTTTTTGTTCAATAGAGATTTAACACGTGTGTCGAGTGATTTGAAGTATTCAACCCCTGGGTTGTAATAGTTCTGCATTGCTAAGTCTACAAGGTTGATTGGTTCACTACTTAGTGATTTTGGTTTTATCGTGAATTCTGTACCATTCCAGTTTACCCATATCTTACTACCCTGTATATCTTCGAGTACTATTAGTTCTTCATTGAATAACGAGTTCAGTAATTGTTCACTTTCCGACTCGTTCATATTTATGAGTTTGGCCATCTTTGATTTATGTTTTTTATCAGATTAGGTTATATATAAAAAACCATCCATCAAATGTTTATATAATGTTTATGAAAAAGTTGATGATAATTGTACCACATCTATCTACCGGTGGACTTCCACAATACGTGGCTAAACAAATAGAAATGTCGTGTGGTGAGTATGAAATATGGTGCGTTGAATGGGACAGTATAACTGGTGGTGTTCTTGTTGTACAACGGAACAAAATACAAAATCTTATTGGTACCGGACTCGTAACATTGGGAGAAGATAAAGATGAATTTTTACGATTATTAGATGATGTTTGTCCGGACATTATACATTTCCAAGAGATTCCGGAAACTTTTATACAGAGGACAATACTTGATGATGTTTATAAAGATGATAGACATTGGCAAATATTGGTGACGACTCACTCTTCGTATACAGAACCTTCTAATATATCTTATGGTGCAGACAGATTTGTATTAGTTTCGGACTGGAGTAGGAGACGTTTTGCATCTGTATATGGTGACGATAGGTGTTCAATTTGGGAATATCCTGTGGAAAAGAAGGTATTTGATAAAATTTCAGCGAAGAAGAAATTGGGATTTGAACTAGATAAGGTACATTTTCTACATGTTGGTTTATTCACACCTGGTAAAAATCAGAAATTGATTGTGGATGCTGCCAGATTATTACAATCGATGGATAATATACGAGTACACTTTGTGGGTAATCAAGCTGAAAATTTTAGGGACTACTGGGAACCAATTATGGCAGACTTTCCGTTGAATTGTACTTGGCATGGCGAAAGACACAACGTTGATGATTTCTATAAAGCCGCGGATGTTTTTCTTTTTCCATCTCTATTCGAACTAAATCCACTTTCGTTGAAAGAGGCATCAGGATTTGGACTACCAATAGCACTCAACAAATTAGAAACATATGATGGTGCGTGGGACAATTGCGTTGATTTACATATGGATCCGGAAGGTGCGTCACGTGTTATGTGTGAAATGGTGGAATCGGTTAGTGGTTTTTTTGACGGAACACTATATGGTGAGTCTACTAAAATGACAGATATTGTAAGGAGATTAGATCCTTTGATAAGTATAAACTTCATAAATGGACCTTATGTAGAAGTCAATAATGCACCTGGAGAAGAATTTGACTTAACAATAACTGATAGAAAAAGTGGATTTGTTGTTTATGGAACAACAATTGGGAATGGATGTTGGGCACGTGCTAATTTGATGTATGTTAGAGATTGGAGAATAAGATTGGTACGTAAATCGGATGGTAAGGAATTTATAAGAGATTTCGATCCTAATGGTAAAAGAGTTTTTATATCTCTGGAATCTAGGTCAATTGGTGATACTCTAGCTTGGTTTCCACAGGTTGAAGAGTTTAGAAAGAAACATGATTGTAAAATCGTATGTTCTACTTTTTGGAATGAACAACTAAGTGGTCAATATCCTGAGATAGAGTTTGTTTCACCCGGTAGTGTTGTTGATAACATATATGCTATGTTTAGTATTGGGTGGTTTTTTGATGGTGATTCGTATTGTCCGAGAAGACATCCACGTGACTTCAAAAATCTTCCATTGGGACAGACTGCAGCAGACATACTCAACATTGAGTATAAACAGGAGAGAGCTAGGTTGGATGTATCGAATGTTATAAAATCACGTAAGGTTGGACTTGGAATTCACTCCACTGCACAAACCAAATATTGGAACAATCCAACCGGATGGCAGGATGTTACTAATTTTCTAACTAAGATAGGATATGAGGTTATTATACTATCCAATGAGGGTGATGGTTATATGGGTAATAACTATCCGTCGGGTGCGTCTGTATTACCATCTGGTAGTTTTGATCGACTCAAAGAAGAGATGGTTAGTTGTGAACTTTTTATTGGTATAGGATCAGGTCTAAGTTGGTTATCATGGACTCTTGGAGTACCTACCGTACTCATATCGGGTTTCAGTCGTCCTGAATCTGAGTTTGAGGGAGATGGTGTTCTTAGAATATTCAATGAAAGTAGTTGTAATGGATGTTACAATAGATACAAATTCAACGCAGGTGATTGGAATTGGTGTCCGGACCACGCAGGAACGGAAAGACAATTTGAGTGTACAAAGTCGATAACCGGAAGACATGTCATAGCAAGAATGATTGAAGAGGGTTTTGTTCATATATAAAAAAATCCGAGATAAATTATCTCGGATTTTTTATTATAAAAATTTTACTATTTTCTTACCTTTACACTTACGCCTGTTTTAGAAGTATTCTTTCTCACTTTCTGGTTTTTACCTTCGTTTATATTGACGGTTACCTTTTTAGACGCCTTCACAACGAATTTGTCTTCCCATGGTGTGAATAGTGTTCCATCCGCATTTACTTCGAGACGTATATTACCCTTAGCACCCTCGTTTAGTATACTCAGTTTCTTCATTGGTATTACACACTGTCCGTTTTTGATTTCACCGACAAACATAAGTGTCCACTCATCACTCTCAACTATAAGTCTAACCTCTGTGTCAGATTGGTTCACACCCTCTACTGCGATATCACATCGGAAGTCTTCTGCTTTGTCTTTGTATAATTTATAATATTCATCAGTTTCGTTACTTTCGTTGTGACCGAAATCGAAGTGATTATCTTTTTCATAATCTTCTTCACTTTCACCAGTAGCAAGTCCGTTCATATACACAGAGAACTGATTTATATACTCAGTTGTGTCCTTAGTATTATTGTATGTTTCTGATTTCTCAAAATCTTCAATGTTATTCATCACTGCATCGCCGTATGAATCTCTCATAGAATCCGCAACTGCATCGTAATCCACACCATCAACGTTATTATTAACGATATAAGGATTCAATGAATGATCAATATGCTCGTCATCGTCTTCACTCTCTGACTCATTTATAATACCTTCTTTTATAAGGTTAGACTTCATTTTTGTCAATTTTTCAACATCTATAAAGTCTTCAAATCTGAATATGTCTTTTTCTTCCATAATTTATATATTTTTTTTAAAAATCAATTTTTACACTCACTTCATTTATGAATCGAGTGAATTCGTTTACGGTAACCTTAATTTCTTTTGTAGGTTCCTTTATTACGTCGTAGTCAACTCCTCTAACACGACAATATAACTTTATAATTTTCTTTGTATTTTCTTCACCAATGTCTTTTGACATCTGCATCCATGGATTTCCCTTTTCATATTCCCCTCTGTATGCACCACCTCCGTGTCTAATACTTTTTATTTCGAGTAATATGAAGACTTCGTCCCATGTTAGATCAACGTTTTCCCATTTCAGGGTAACTTCTTCCCACTTTAGGTATTTTTTACCAGCAGAAACCTCGTCGTTTGTCCAATTTAGGTCTGTGTTTAGTAGGTTGGAATGTATTAGAGGCACGTTTATTCTTTTTTGTCTTATATATTATTAAAACGTGGTTGGACTCATGATAGTTAATATATAAAACATGAGTTATAATCTGACAGGCGTCACGGTCTCGGGTTCCTACGGGAGATTGGTACAAGTTATACATGGTTCGCCAGACACTTACTATGATGGGTTTGGAAACCTTTTGAACCTTGGACCGGGAACTGCATCTGTTGGACCTCAGGGACCTACAGGACCACAGGGACTTTCTGTCAATTGGATGGGACCATGGGATTCAATGATGAATTACTTTACATATGATATGGTTTCATATGATGGTAATTCGTATATCTACATAAGTAATACACCAGGTTCTTCTATTACAACGCCTGACTCGGATCCATCTAAGTGGGATATAATGACACAAAATATAAAAGGTGCCACTGGTTCTATTGGTGCCACTGGTTCAACCGGTTCTTCCGGTTCATCAGGAACTTCTGGTTCATCTGGTGAAAGTGGATCCTCTGGAACTTCTGGTTCATCTGGAATTAGTGGGTCATCAGGAACTTCTGGTTCATCTGGAATTAGTGGGTCGTCTGGAACTTCTGGGTCGTCCGGAATTAGTGGATCATCCGGAACTTCTGGTATAAATGGTGCGACCGGCCCAGGATTTGCAGGAATATCAGCATATATACACGTAACATCAACATATTCAATAACTACAAATGATTATTATATAGATGCAAATGGTAGTTTTGATGTTATTTTACCTCTTGGTGTACAGGGTAGATCATATGCTATTAAAAATACAGGAACGGGTGTTATCACAGTAAAAGGCACAGCATCTCAGTTAATTGACAAACTTCCTTCTTATAATTTGGCATTCTATGATACACTAATAGTAGAATCAGACGGATCCAACTGGTTAGTTCAAAACACACAAACAAAAACATTTATTAGAGTTTATAACAACACCGGATCTATTATACCAAAAGGAACTGCTCTTAAAATACAATCAACATATAATGGTATTCCGAGTGTTTCATTACCATTAGCAAGTTTACATTCAACAAATCAACAAGTAATAGGTTTGGCCTATATTGATATACCGAACGAGTCGGAGGGTATTGCTATATCAGGTGGTATTTTATCAGGTCTTAATTTATCATCATATTCAGTTGGAGATATTCTTTACTTATCTGATACGATAGCAGGTGGATTTGTAAACTCAACAGACTCATTACAATTTTCATCAAGAACAAATCAAATTGGATATGTTACCAGTACAAGTTCTACAATAGGAACTATTCAGGTTGAGATTAACAACGAAGATATAAATCTTACTTTAACAGACATTGAAAGAAATATATTGGAGGGAAATGTTATCTCAACTGGTGTTTATCATTATTTAGGAATGACTAAAACTAGTTCGATTACTTTCACAGTTGCCAGTGCTTCTGGTTGGATTGTAAAGAATACCGGGGAATTAGCAACTAAACCTGATGTACAAAATGTTATTTATGGTGGAACTACGAGTATTACAACACCATACCTAAATAGTGCAGATTCTACATATGTTTTATTAACAGCATCATCATCATTGATGCTACAATCAACATTTCCATCACCACAACAGAGGCGAGAGAATATATTTTTGGGTAAAGTGGTTCACCCTGACAGACAAACAATACTAAACGTAAACAACACGGTTGATTACGACGTATCACCGATGTCATCACTAAGAGATTTATGGACACCATTAAAACTTGTCAATCAGGGTATAATACCATCGGCACATAGTACGACATTAGAATTCAATACATCAGCAGGAACTCTCTGGGGTAACGGAATTGGATGGACAACAAACGAACTAAATCCAAATAGTGTGTTAATTGGTGGTCAATCACCTGTCACTTTCCAATATAGGACACAGATGGGTGGATCCTTTTCCAACACAACGCTTATTGACCCCTCACACTACGATAACGCCGGCACTGTTACACTGGTTGGTGGGGGTAACGGTTCTTCAACAAATCAGAGAATATATTTGTTCCCAACAGGACTTATAAGAGTTCAATATGGACAAACCGTATACGGAACATTATCCGAGGCAATTACCGGAACACAGGAAGAACTTTTCACCGAATTCGTCAACAACAGAGATAATGGTATTTTGATAGGAATACTATCTATCAATAAGAATGCAACAAACTTATCCAATCCATTACAAGCAAGATTCAACTTTGTTTCTAAATTTGGAGAAATACTCGGTGGTTCTGGTGGTATTTCTACAACAACTCTACAACAAGCATATGATAACTCATCAACACCAGAAATAGTTACTAATACCAGTCTGGGTGCAGTTTCTTTCAAAAGAGGAAGTGCGTCGGATACAGATAATGTGATTGAAGTATTGAGTGGTAACGGTTCTAATGGTGTAACGTTTAGTGTAACGGGACAAGGAAGAACGAATACAAATACTCTCACAATACACGGTATTGGTGCCACTGCCGGACTTACCAATTATGTAGTTGTTGATAATTCGGGAAATACATACTACCAAACAGGGACGATTGGGAGTGGTAGTAATGGAAGTTCTGGTAGTAGTGGTGTGAGTGGAAGTAGTGGGACGAGTGGAAGTAGTGGAACAAGTGGTGTAAATGGTGCAGGTGGTACACTCGGATATTATGGTTCATTCTATGACACATCCAACCAGTTCAATTTGACTGCAAGTGTTCCTATGGCGATGACCATAAACTCACAATATGAGGCAAATGGTGTATCGATAGTAGATGGTTCAAAGATGACTTTCACACATCCAGGAACTTACAACTTACAATTTTCAACAGTATTCAATAAATCAAATTCGAATTCGGGTTCAGTGGATATATGGTTTGCTAGAAATGGAGATTATATAACAAACTCAAATACACTTTTCTATGCAGCAGGCCAGGCAACATCTATTGCGGCATGGAATTATATGACAACACTCAATGCCAATGATTATATACAACTTTATTGGCAGTCAAATGACACAAGTATATCAATACAATCAACTGGCACACAATCTAATCCAGATAGACCAGCAGTTCCGTCAATAATACTAACTGCACAACAGGTTATGTACACACAATTGGGTGCAACTGGTAATTCTGGATCTTCGGGTACATCTGGTTCATCAGGAACTTCTGGTTCGTCCGGTAGTTCAGGTTCATCCGGTTCATCAGGAAGTTCAGGTTCGAGTGGTTCGTCAGGAACGTCTGGTCTTCTATTATTGAATGGGTCGACCGATAATGGAATAATAACACTAAACGGGTCAGTACCAAATGCAACTGTCGAAACAAATCTAACATTTGACGGAAACACATTACGTGCAAATGCAAATGCAACAACTGTTCCACTTATAATTGCATCCGGATCGTCTACACAGGATCTCGTGAGGATAACACAAACAGGAACAGGAAACGCATTCGTCGTAGAAGATAGTTCGAATCCGGATTCAACACCATTCGTTATAAGTAATACCGGAAATGTTGGTATCGGGACGGCATCACCAACCGACAATTTATCAGTAGCAGGAAATGTTAAAATAACCGGAACTATGAGTGGTTCGAGTAACAATACAATACTTACGGACACACTCATACAAGCAGGCTTATTATACCTTTCTAACAACTGTTAAGGTGTTAGTCCATTTTAATATATACCCAAAAGAAAAAGGTAAACCTTTTGGCTAGAAATCCTAAATACCAGATACGTAACCTCTCTACTGACGGTTATGGAAGATTAGTACAAGTTGTAAATGGAGTTTATTACGATGGATTTGGTAATATTTTAAGTATTGGTAGTGTTGGTAGTTCAGGAATCATTGGCGGTTCGTCGGGAACATCGGGTTTAAGTGGAAACTCTGGGTCATCGGGTTCATCCGGAACATCAGGGCTAAGTGGAAACTCTGGGTCATCCGGAACATCGGGTTCTTCTGGATACTCAGGAACATCAGGTTCAAGTGGAACGAGTGGTGTTTCGGATAAGTATAAGACTACAACGGTTCACACAATGCCAGTTCCGAGTGTGGATGACATTATATTATTAGAATCTCTTGATACAGGTCTTGCATACACAGTAGGACAATCAATAATATTGGCGGAATCTGCGTACGATTATCTGGAAGGTATTGTTCAAAGTTATAGTCCAATAACGGGTGATATGTACGTTATTGTCAAATATGTCGTTGGTTCGCCTGATGGGCCAGATTTTACGATAAATATTGATGGAACAACTGGGTCATCCGGAACATCTGGGTCATCCGGAATTAGTGGTTCATCCGGATCTTCCGGAACACGTGGTAGTTCAGGTTCGTCCGGTTCTTCTGGTATTTCCGGTTCGTCCGGAACTTCGGGGTCTTCCGGAGAAAGTGGTTCTTCTGGTATTTCCGGTTCTTCTGGTATTTCCGGTTCGTCCGGAACTTCGGGGTCTTCCGGAGAAAGTGGTTCTTCTGGTATTTCCGGTTCTTCTGGAACTTCAGGTTCGTCAGGAGAAAGTGGTTCCTCTGGAACTTCTGGGTCTTCCGGTTCTTCTGGAGCTTCTGGAACTTCAGGTTCGTCAGGAGAAAGTGGTTCCTCTGGAACTTCTGGGTCTTCCGGTTCTTCTGGAGCTTCTGGAACTTCTGGGTCATCAGGAACGTCCGGTTCTTCTGGGTCATCAGGTTCATCAGGAACTTCTGGGTCATCTGGTGAAAGTGGATCATCCGGAACTTCTGGTTCATCCGGAACTTCTGGTTCTTCTGGATCCAGTGGAACAGGATTTGACACAATTTCAAATCCATCTGATAACAGATTATTGACATCGGATGGAACTACCAACGCAGCGGTTGCTGAAAGTAATCTAACATTTGATGGTAGTTTGTTAACAATGATTGGTTCTTCCAATTTTGGAACATCTTCTGGAACACAAAATCTATATGGTAGTGTAATTTCCAATGATAGTTTCTCCATTGGGACACAACAATTTTTCCCACAAGGTAATAACGGATTTTCAGTCAATGAAAACTTTGACGCCAGTAATAGCACATCTCAAACGGCTTATCATTTTACATCTGGCTCAAACACAAAAAATATAGTATTTACTTTAGCAAAAACCGGAGAATATACGACAGTTTTTGGTACAGATGGTAGTTCAACTTCCAATAAATTTGTAATAGGCTCAGAAACATCGAATACCGTTTTTCAATTCAAAAGTGGATTGGGAATACAACCAATTAACTTAGACGGCGGTTCTGTGATGTTTGAGGTGGCTACAAATTCATTATTTGCACCAAATATACCATCCGGTACAACCGAGACGGATATATTAGTCAGAGATGGTAGTGGTTATATTACATACAGAAGTGATTTAAGTTTATCAGGAACGTCTGGGTCTTCCGGTAGTGCAGGTTCATCAGGAACATCCGGTTCTTCTGGGTCTTCCGGTTCATCTGGATCATCAGGAACATCAGGAACATCAGGAACGTCTGGGTCTTCCGGTTCATCTGGATCATCAGGTTCTTCCGGAACATCAGGAACGTCTGGGTCTTCCGGTAGTGCAGGTTCATCAGGAACATCCGGTTCATCTGGATCATCAGGTTCTTCCGGAACATCAGGAACGTCTGGGTCTTCTGGGTCTTCCGGTTCATCTGGAACATCAGGTTCATCTGGAACGTCTGGTTCTTCTGGGTCTTCCGGTTCATCAGGAACGTCCGGTTCTTCTGGGTCTTCCGGTTCTTCTGGAACATCAGGTTCATCAGGAACGTCTGGTTCTTCCGGTTCATCTGGAACGTCTGGTTCTTCTGGGTCTTCCGGTTCATCAGGAACGTCCGGTTCATCAGGAACGTCTGGGTCTTCCGGTTCTTCTGGAACATCAGGTTCTTCTGGTTCATCTGGAACTTCTGGGTCTTCCGGTAGTGCAGGTTCATCAGGAACGTCTGGGTCTTCCGGTTCATCAGGAACATCTGGTTCGTCTGGATCAACAGGTTCGTCTGGGTCATCAGGATCAGCAGGAAGTTCAGGTTCTACCGGGTCTTCGGGAACGTCAGGAAGTTCAGGTTCATCAGGAACAAGAGGTTCGTCTGGGTCATCAGGTTCTACCGGATCTTCGGGGTCTTCTGGATCAGCAGGAACATCAGGATCTTCCGGTACATCTGGTTCGTCTGGGTCAGCAGGAACATCTGGTTCGTCTGGGTCAGCAGGAACATCTGGTTCGTCTGGGTCTTCCGGTACATCAGGTTCGACAGGATCATCCGGAACAAGTGGTGCACAAGGACCACAGGGTATATCCGCAGGTCAGATATACTATTTCAATATGTCTATGACAGCTTCTGTAAATGGATATAGGTCGCTTTCAACAACACCACTTCCAAATGGTGGCACATATTCAATAGAAACACTTACGGGGAATGAGTCAGGACATTTAGTAGAGACTTTTATGACAGATCCATTAGGATTTTCTATCATTCCTGGTGGAACACAAAGGTTTCACTTACATTTTTTAAAGGGTGCGGTTGGTGATGATATAGAGGCTTATGTGAGTATAAGACTTAGTGATAGTGTAGGTGTTCCTATTGGACCTACGTTATCAAGCAACAAACAATACATTGGATGGAATGACTCAACAACTAATGTAGAGGTACTAACCGATTTAACACTTCCAACGACCGGAATAGATCCAACCAACAGAATGCTTGTAAGCATATATTTGGATAACAAGGATTCGAATTCAAGAACGGTTCAATTTCACACAGAAGGAACGGATGATTATTCTTATGTCATAACGTCTGTTGGTGTTGTGAATGGAACTTCTGGGTCTTCCGGTTCAAGTGGTTCTACAGGAACTTCCGGATCTTCTGGCTCATCCGGAACTTCTGGAACTTCTGGAACGTCTGGTTCTTCCGGTAGTGCAGGATCATCAGGTACAAGAGGTTCATCCGGGTCATCAGGAACTTCTGGTTCATCGGGAACTTCTGGTTCGTCTGGAACATCTGGAACTTCTGGTTCGTCTGGAACATCAGGTTCGTCTGGTAGTTCTGGTTCATCAGGAAGTTCTGGTTCGTCCGGAACATCTGGAACATCTGGATCTTCTGGTTCGTCTGGAACATCTGGATCTTCTGGTAGTTCTGGTTCATCAGGAACTTCTGGTTCGTCTGGAACTTCTGGTTCGTCTGGAACTTCCGGTACTTCGGGTTCTTCCGGTACTTCGGGTTCATCTGGAACTTCCGGTACTTCGGGTTCTTCTGGAACTTCTGGAACATCTGGTTCATCAGGTACTTCGGGCTCTTCCGGAACATCTGGTTCATCAGGTACTTCGGGCTCTTCCGGAACATCTGGTTCTTCTGGTAGTTCCGGTACGAGAGGATCATCGGGTTCTTCCGGAACATCTGGGTCATCCGGAACATCTGGGTCATCCGGAACGTCTGGTTCTTCCGGTTCATCTGGAACTTCTGGAACATCCGGTTCTTCCGGTTCGAGTGGGTCGTCCGGGTCTTCCGGGTCTTCTGGAACATCTGGTTCTTCCGGAACGTCTGGTTCTTCCGGTAGTTCCGGTACGAGAGGATCATCCGGTTCTTCTGGATCATCGGGAACTTCCGGGGTAAATGGAATCGACTCTGCGAGTTTTGAGTACACTTATAGTACAACGACCACTGCGTCGGATCCTGGATCAGGTTTCTTCAGACTAAACAACCTAACTATGGGTAGTGCGACCTCACTTTACATAGACAGATTTGACAGAAATGGTAATAACGACTTACAAAACTTCTTCAGTTCGCTTACAAACTACGGTTCGACAAATAGACGAGGTTTCATAAAGATAACTAAACAGAACGACCTTACATGGTTTCAGACATATGAATTTAGTGCGACAACCGATAACACAGGATGGTGGACGATTACCATAAATAACGTAATACTCGATGCCAACTTTACAAACAACGATTTGTGTTTTATCAGTTTCAATGTTTCAGGACCAACGGGAACAAGTGGGAGTTCAGGAACATCTGGTTCTTCCGGTTCATCTGGAACTTCCGGTACTTCGGGTTCTTCTGGAACTTCTGGAACATCTGGTTCATCAGGTACTTCGGGCTCTTCCGGAACATCTGGTTCATCTGGAACTTCCGGTTCTTCCGGAACGTCTGGTTCTTCTGGTAGTTCCGGTACGAGAGGATCATCGGGTTCTTCCGGAACATCTGGGTCATCAGGAACATCTGGTTCGAGTGGGTCTTCAGGAACATCTGGTTCTTCCGGTTCATCTGGAACTTCTGGTTCGAGTGGGTCTTCAGGAACATCTGGTTCTTCCGGTTCATCTGGAACTTCTGGGCCATCCGGGTCTTCTGGGTCATCTGGAACATCTGGTTCTTCCGGGTCATCTGGAACATCTGGTTCTTCCGGGTCATCTGGAACATCTGGTTCTTCCGGGTCATCTGGAACATCTGGTTCTTCCGGGTCTTCTGGGTCATCTGGAACATCTGGTTCTTCCGGGTCTTCTGGGTCATCTGGAACATCTGGTTCTTCCGGTAGTGCAGGATCATCAGGTACAAGAGGTTCATCCGGGTCATCAGGAACATCTGGTTCTTCCGGGTCTTCAGGAACATCTGGTTCGAGTGGTTCTTCCGGCACTTCTGGATTACTAAGTCTAACAGGTTCAACTGATAATGGTGTTATAACTCTCAATGGTTCCATTCCAAATGCTATAGTTGAAAGTAATCTTACATTTGATGGTAGTATACTAAATGTGACTGGTCGTATTATTGCATCCGCATCAACTTCTACGGACCTTTTAAGACTAACACAAGTAGGAACAGGAAACGCTTTTGTTGTAGAGGATAGTACGAATCCGGACATTACCCCGTTTGTTATACAGGGTGATGGAAAAGTCGCCATAGGAACTTCTTCCACCGTTGCAAACTTAGAGGTTAGAGCCAATGGTGCAAACGGTATATTACTGGGTCAAGATCTTGCAGCGAGTGGACAATCGAGTAGACTTTTCTTCAGCAACGGAACAGACGGACAACACATAGCAATACTCAATTCAAATAACGGAGGATTCGATTTCAGAACTCTATCAACTGCGAATGTTTCCACTGGAACTCAAAGGATGACAATTGCAGCAGGTGGTGATGTCTACATAGCACAGTCCCTCGGAATAAACCAACCAACACCTACTGCAAAAATACATGTGGTACCTGGTTCAACACAATCTGGTCTTATAGTTGCAGGTAATAGTGATCAAGATATGGTCAGGATAACACAGATAGGAACAGGTAACGCAATTATTGTTGAAGATAACACGAATCCAGACTCAACACCTTTCGTCGTTGATGCATCAGGAAACATAGGTGCAGGAACCGCATCACCATCAACAAAATTACACGTATTCTCTACGACGAGTGGTGCTATAAGAATAGTCGACGGAACACAGCAGAATGGATACGTACTTACATCCGATGCAAACGGGTTGGCAACATGGCAAGTATCATCTGGTGGTGGTTCATCACTGAGTGGTACAATCAACTACGTTCCATTCTACAAAACAACCACAACACTATCATCTACGAGTTCGATACAGGTCTCTGGTGATACAGTCGGAATAGGAGTTTCATTCTCAAACACCGGTGGACCGAGTACAGACTACAGACTGCACGTAAACTATGGATCTGGTACCTACGGTGTTCTAATTGAAGGTGGTGGTGGAATTTCCGAAAACATACCACTTAGATTATGGGACAGTGGAACAGGTACAAACAATATAAATATTTTAGAGTTTGGACACGCAACTGCGAGTCCTAAACTATATGTTCCGGGTGCACGTATAAAATCTACAAATCCTGGTTCCGGTGCAACAACAGGAGCTCATTTAATATTAGAAACTTCGTCAATATCAAATCCAACATCAACAACTTGGAATACCAATCAACTCTATTTGAGAAATGATGGAAATGTAGGTATCGGAACAAATACACCAACTTCATATTTAACAATAAACACACCAGGTGGTTCATTGTATAGTGGTGGTTCTACAGGGGAACATGCAATATTAATAGGTAGTCAGTCCACTGGTTCTGTTGCTGCATATATAGGAACCGACGAAACACTTTCCGCGATGTACATACAATCTGGTATAAGAGGTGGTGCCGCAACTCCTATACTACTAAACGCACAGGGTGGAAACATCGGAATCGGTGTGACATCACCTTCTGCAAAATTACACGCAGTAACTAATGTATCATCAATTCCGTTGATAATAGCATCCGGATCTACAACGGTTGATTTGGTGAGAATAACGCAGGTCGGTACAGGAAACGCTTTTGTGGTTGAAGATGCTACAAATCCAGATACCACACCATTTGCTATAACCAACACCGGAAAGGTAAAGGTTGGAACGACCGTCGATTCAATCTATTCATCCAATATATATTCGATATCAACGACATATGGATTAGAGGCATATGGTGATTTAGCAGGAGTATACGCACGAGGATTAACTTATGGAATTGTAGCAGAAGCGGCTACTGATGGAATGGTAGTTGCAGGTATTATGGCATCTGCAACAAACGACCAATTTATGTATGGAGTATACTACGGTGGAATGTTCTCGGCAAACTCATCAAATGGTGTCAATTACGCGGTAAGGTTACAGGATGGATCACAAGGATTGAACAAAGTTCTGGTGGACACCATAGGTGACGGATCTGCCAACTGGAAAAGTGATCTGAGTATAACATCAATCATAGCTTCTGCATCAAGTACTTCTGATATAGTAAGAATCACCCAAACCGGAACAGGAAATGCGTTAGTCGTTGAAGATTCAACAAATCCAGATGCAACACCTTTTGTTATAACATCTACGGGAAATGTTGCAATAGGAACACAATCTACAAATAACACACTACACGTACAGGGTTCTATGGAACTCACCGGAACATTCTCGGGTAGTAATTCTAATTTCGTAGATGCAAACCTTATAACACAAACCGTTCTACTCTATATGTCGAACAACACTTAGTGAAGGAAGACCATCATCGTAATATATAAAAGAAAAAACGAAGATGGCAAACAACCTAACGTTCACAAGTGCTCCCTTCCTTCAAGGATTAACCGCATCATCTGCGAACTCTTCCACAAACACCAGGTACACTATACTGACGGCAGATGCTACCTACGACCGTAGAATATACGGAATATCAATTGTTAATACATCCGCGGCTTCTGCACAAACAGTAACAATATGGTTAAACGATGGAACCGTTTCGTATCAAGTATTCGTACTAAACGTGCCACTAAGCTCGGGTAACTCTACCACGGTTGCGGCAGTGGATATAATGGGCTCTGTCTACGGTGCATCAGTACTTCAAAAACAGAGAGATGCTAACGGAGTACCTTATTTCAACCTACCTAAGACCTGGTCTGTACAATACCAGTATAACACCGCACTTTCTACGTCTGCATTGTATCTACTCGTCTTCGGAGAAACTTACGCATAAAAATGGCAGGAGCACTGACTTTTACATCCGGTGCATTTATGCAATGCACGGTTGCCACCTCATCAACAACAGGTGGTACTATATACGACATACTAACCGCAACTTCTTCTGTGGACAGGAGAGTTTATGGTTTGTCAATAGTTAGTGTCGATAATGGTGCAAACCCCGTGAAAATATATCTAAACAACGGAACAGACAATATACAGGTTTGTAACGTAAATATCGTGGCAAACTCAGGGAACGCAATAGCAACTGCACTTACTGACGTATTCTCTAATACTATGGGAGAAGCAGTACTGGCTAAAACCAGGGATGCTAACGGGGTAACCTATTTCAACCTACCAAAAAACTGGTCGATAAGAATGTCTTTTTTGACTACACACGGACTAAGTACCGAGAAGATATACACATTTGTGTTTGGAGAAAACTACTGATAAGAAATGGCTGACCAACTAACACTAACTAACACACCTCACTTATATTGTATATCACTGACATCATCAAGTTCGGCGAATACGGCATACACAATAGTACCCGCCGATTCTACCTATGATAGGAGAATATATGGACTAAGTATAACAAATACATCTGCAGTTAACCACCTAGCATGTACACTTTGGTTGAGTAATGGTACAACAGACTTTCAGATGGGACTCGTACAGATAAACGCCAACTCAGGAAATAACATCTCAACTGGCGCAACCGACGTTTTCACAAACTCTGTTTTCTCGGGTCTTTTGACGTATGCAATGGCAGATAATATGGGTGTTTGGTATTTCAATCTACCAAAAACATGGTCATTGAAGTTCACATACACCAACACACTATCCGTAGGAAACGCAATGACCTTTACTACATTCGGTGAAAAATATGACGGAGTTACACACCGTTTCACTTCGAAACCATTTCAACAGACTGCAACATTTTCTAATGCTACTGGAACAACCAGGAAGGATATAGTTAGTAGTGTTGCATACGACAGGAGGATTTACGGAATAGAGGCAACGAGTACCGACACAACTGCAAGAACACTGAGTATAAACTTAAATAATGGTACTACAAACTATCTAATTTACACAATATCAGTATTGGCAAACTCTGGTAACTCAACATCGGTTTCTGCACAGGATTTATTCTATGACGCTTTCATACAAGGTTTATTTGTAAGAACCGCAGACGCAGAGGGTATATCTTACTACTTCAACCTACCCGCAGGATGGAGCATAAATGGTTCATTCACGGTGGCAGTAACTGCAGGTTTGCAAATAAACATAAAAACAATCGGCGATACTTATGAGTAGGAATGGTATAAACGATGGACTTAAACAGGGTTGGTTACAGGGTGTGAAGTCTGGTTTCGGACATTCGAGAATGGAGAATGGTCTAAAGAAAGGTTTAGTAAGTGAATCAGGAATACACACCAAAGTTCAGGATCCGACACTTCTACAAGGAAACAAACAACCGTCATCATTCTTTATTGCAGATTTTAACACTACAAAAACTGCAGGTACAACGGTTGCAGGACTTACTCAATTGTCACCGGGTAAAACTACTTATGTTATTGGTTCTTCACCTGCTTATCAACCTCCTTATTCAGGAAATGGTGGTGTATATAATAATAGAGCATACATTGATTTCAACTCCGGTGCCGACTCAGTGTCTACAACTAATACACTAATGGGTTTGGGTAAGAATGAACTCACTGTAATGATGGTATTTCGTATATCTAGTGTTACTGACGGAAGAATACTATTTTATAGTGTCGATTCAACAATTTCAAGTACAATTGGTGATATACAGATAACAACACAAGGTGGTAACAGAGTTAGAGTATCTTTTATAGGTAACCCAACGACAACCAGTGCAGTATATGACACATACAATCCACTCGTTGAAGGTTTACATCATTGGCACATACTAACGGTGAAGTTTAGACTTTACCAACCGAATGGTCAGGGTTCAGAAGTTGAGATGTATCTTAATGGAAATCTAAATATGAGACCAGTAACTACTACGTTCGGTGCATCAACGGGAAACTTCGTAGGTAACACATTTTATTTCGGTAATAACTCATCAGCAACTTCTGGTGGATCTCAAATTGCCAGTGCGATAACTTTTGATTATTGGTTAAACTCATCCGAGCAAATAAGAATGGAAAATTTTTACAAATGGTATTATGGTAGGAGATTTTAGAAACAAACCAGATTTCAACCCTGAGACTCATATTTTGACACTAAAACCAGAATATGTTGGTGTTGGTGATATAATCAGAGTATCTGGTCAGATTCAGGTTATGTTCAACTCGGAAACTGTGACATCTGAGTATTATCCATATTATTTCTACAACGGATTAGACGATATTTTTGATGTCATATCCATATAACGGTTTCCGGTTTTTATATATAGTCCTATGAGACTTAAGAAATACCTAGAGTTTGTACAGGACGATTTTGAGCCAATAAAATCTTTCCATCTGAAAGATGAGCTTTGCCCAGATATATGGGAAGGTGAAGAATTGGACGATCATGTAAGGAAGACACTAATGAGAATAGGACAGGACTTCTATAAAGAAACCGAGATAAAAGCCGGTCTTGTTGATGTCGTACTTTGTGGTTCGTTATGTAACTACAACTGGTCGGAAAAATATTCAGACTACGACCTACACATAATAGTTCATCTAAATGAAGTAGATGAAAATCCAGAAATTGCAGAAAAAATTTGCGACCTGAGTAAGAAAATTTGGAACCTAAAACATGACATAAAGGTTGCAGGATACGAGGTCGAAGTTGCTATACAGGACGAGGAAGATTTGAAGTCTAGTATACTTGCAGGAAGAATGGGTGGAGTTTTTTCACTAACACAGGGACAATGGATTAAAAAACCGGAAAGAAAAGAGTTCGTTCCTGATGAAAAACTAATCAGATCCAAAGCTGAAACTGTGATGGCTATGATAGATGAGTTAGAGGATAGTATTGATAGTGAACCATATGATATATTCATAACTAGGCTCGATAAGGCATGGAAAAAGATTAAAGAATTAAGACAATCTGGATTAGATAGTGAAGGTGGTGAGTTTTCTATAGGAAACCTAGTATTCAAACTTCTTAGAAGAAATGGATATAGCGGTAAAGTGATGAGACTCAGAAGAGAGGCGTATGACAGACAGTTTGAGAAAAAAACATACCGATATGAAAATTAGTATTTCTGAGATAGAGGAGGTATTCAAAGATGTCTTCCAGGAAGAGGAAGGATTGGTTAAATCGATAGAAACTATATACGAGAAACCACAAAAGGAAAATGCAGAATTCCTGAAACTCGTAATATCAATACATGGACTATCAACGACAGACACCAATATCATACACACTAAATTTCTCTTCAAAACTGACTTAGAAAAAAGAGATATTGTAGAGAAAGAGTTTATCTACCTTTACGACATAAACTGTGTATATCACAAAGTGCAGTTTGATAATACTATCGACCTAAAAGAGAAGATAGAAGGAATTATAGAATCCAATAACTTCGGTGAGGACATAATAATACTCTCCGACTTCATTGAGGCACCTGCGATGTTTTTGAACTACTATATGAAAAGAGCGAAAATAGAAGACTATTCAATATTTGATGTAGAGTATGAGCCTAAGTTCAAAACAACTCCATGTGATAAGACTACATTCGACTTCAAAATAAACATAAACAATAACTACAACATAGATATGTCTATCTACAAAGTAGACAGAGAAAATGATGAAGATGTAGACCACTACAAATTCCAGTTCAGATTTATGGATGATATCGAGACTTACGAAACTGAAGACCTCAAAAATATACACTATTTCATAGGATCCAAAATTGCCAAAACATTAGATAAAAAACTTAAGAACAAATGAGAATAATTAAATTGTTCGAAGAGTTTACCTATAATGATGTTGGTGCTGCGATAGTTTACCACGGTACACCAGACGAACACGATTTTAACAAAAGAGGATATTTAGCAAACGGAACTTTCTTCTCTACAAGTTCTAACGAAGCTAGTTCGTATGGAAAACATATCTATAAGATTGAACTCAAAAAAGATTTGAATATACTCGATACAAACAAAATTGAAGATTGTCAGAAGATAATTGACGAATTTGGACCATTAGAAGATCCTTATTACAATACAGACGAACCCGAATACTTAGTTAACACGGCAGAGGAACTTTGGCACCATAGTGATAGTTGGTCACCAATTGAAGCAGATGAACAACTTATGTCTTGGCTAAATGGAAATTATGATGGTGTTTGGGTCTACGAAGGTGGTACCAGAAATTTACTAATATTCAAACCAGTAGAAGAAAAGATTGATAAAACCTTTAAAGTGAAATAATAATATATACGAGATGAAACTTCATAAATTCTACGAATTCATAAAAGAGGCTGCAGAGTGGGACCAATCCGCAATAGACGAGATGCTTCTACCAATCAAGGACCTCGGCTTTGAAGTACAGATATCAGAACCAAATCCAGTAACGGATCAGTCGTCACATCTCTACAAAAAGATGGTTCGCGAAATAACAATATGGATCAAAAACCAGTACGAGGATAAACTAAATTCCGACGTAAATACTTTCATATTCAAAGACAATGGACAATGGGATAGAATCTACACAAACGACACCAAAGTGTTTGATTTGATGATTGAGTTTGGAAACCTCGGCCACAGATTGAGTGAGGACGGTACAGCGATGAATATAGTATGGCATGACTCCGCAATGAAACTAAAACTATTACACGTGGTAGACGACACAACGTCCACAGACAAAGAGATTGAACTGAAAAACGTATTCGTCGAACTAAGGAACAAATTCATAAGAACCAACACGGACTTTGTAAGAGGTATGCTATGGGAACCTCGTGCAGTAGAGGATGTTACAGATAGTTTCTCTATAAGATGTAGTGGTACTTTAGGTGCTTTCACAAATAGAAAATGGTCTGCTTTCGTAAAAGGTATCGACCTATCGAACTTCAAAGTAACGTTCGAGAAGGACGAGGAGGACGAAGATGTGGTGACCGTGCATATATCATTACAGAAAGACTAATAAAATAAAAACAGATATGAACAGGGATAACCAACCAGTATTCAACGTTAACAGAAAAGTCGCTAACTACAAAGATTTCAGTGCCGATGTTGAGAAAGAGAAACTCGGAAAGGTGAGAAGAAGTTTCCAGCCTAACTCTGACAGACAGAATTTTCCATCCAACGATAGAAATGAATTCGATCCAATCACAAGAAAGATTACACAAGTTACACTACCAGAAGTAGAAGATAAACTCGACACAATCGAACAAGATGAAAAGAACGAAAATAAATTATTTGAAGATAATTTAATTATACCTGTACCATTGAGATTAGCGTATCAAAAATGGATTAAGTCGGAACAACCAGATTATTTTGGTGGAGATAGAGATCAAATGAAATCTTTTATGAAAGAACTTAATGGATATCGTTCAGCCGAGACAAGAAGTAAATTTATTAAAGCATTAGATTCACAATATGGTAAAATACCTCTAAGATTTAGATCACATTTTAAACTGGACTAAAATATCAAAAAAAGAGAGTATAAACAAAAAAGACCGCGTTCATAGCGGTCTTTCTTACAAAATTTTGTCGATACCCATGTTCCGACGGACTCGTTTGGTTATGTCGCCTATGAACTCCCACGAAACGTGATCAGGAAGTCTACTAGAACTTTCGTACCAATCGTCGAATATATCCAGGCACTCTTCAACCATCTTTGTATAAGGAACTCCTATGTCCTCATAGTTACACGTGAGAACCTTCTCATCGCTTCTCGTATCGTGGATTCCAAACCAGTCCATCCACTGAATCTGTACCTCGAAACCTATTTTGTGTAACTCATTAAACCGTTCCTCGAACATAACTAAACTCTTTTTCCAGTTTCTGGATCGTAGTTCATAATAAGAAGTTCAATACCCTTCTCCTTCTCTACACCCTCTGTCTTAATAACTGCCGATGGTCTGTGAAACTCCTTCGATGTCCAGATGTATTTATCTTTCGGTAGAATTTCTTCAAGTAACGGGAAGTAGTAATAAGATAAAGACCATCTCGATTTAGTTGTCTTCAATAGTTCTAATAACCTTCTATGTGAAGCAACTCCAAACGTGTTCTCGTCATCACATCCGTACCAAAACAAACGTCTACCATCATCATCATTCTTAACGTCATTGAATCGAGCGTAAGGCGGATCCAGGTAAATATAAGTGTCTTCTGAATCGTATTTACGAATAACCTCCTCAAAGTCCATATTATGGAAGTCAGTTATATTCTTCAAACGCTCAGTGTATTTATTCTTCTCTAATTTGTTAATCAAAATACTAAGGTTCAGTTTATCCTTCTTCTTTTTATAACCAGTGAATCCACCACCACGAGGATACACACTAGAAAATGATGATGTGATTAAGAACGCATACATAGCCGCTTTATCTAAATCACCAATCTCGAAGTCCATATCGTCTAAGAAGTCGTTTTGAACGTATTCCCTATAAATTGCCTTATAGAAGTCCCATTTGTCGTCCACAGACGTCGCAGTGCAGTGTAACTTACCACCCGGTGCCATCAATGCTTTCAATACTGGAAGGAAGTTTTCTGGATCGGAACAACACTTCATCAGATTGGCCTGATGTCTGTTACGATCATTGAAAACAACAGTGTTGAACTCCATCTTAGAGTCTAAATAAATTGCAAAAGAACCAGAGAATGGCTCAATATACGTGGTACACTCCTCGAACGGTATGTTCGGAGTTATAAAGGATTGGAAGGCGGCCTTTCCGCCAAAATAAGAGACTATCGACATTTTTGCTTGATTTTATTAGGTTTTTTTTACTTTTTTCTATATCTGATCTTTGTCTTACTTATACTTATTGTGATGTCAAAAGTTTCCGTTTTCGATTAAATACCTAATATTGCATCAAGACCAACTCTGTGAACACCACGTAGTTCATCTCTTACTTTCATAAGTATTTTACCAAGATGGTTCTGTCCTCTACCATTACAGACGCCCCAGAAGGTGTCGTTCCAGGTATTGCCTTCGACCAATTCTTCGTCACCGGTTTCGACCAACATCTCTGCTAAAATTTCAATTTTGAATTTCTCTCGTATTGCCCAGTTCATAAAATCGAGTTTCTTCTCGTTCCAGTCTTTTCTTATAGACATCTTCTGACCGATTTTCTTTACCATTCCGGGATATGCAATTCGTGCAATCATCTCGCGAAAATCTACGGGTGTATATTGATTTCCGTTAATTAATTGTGGACCATTACATTTCATCGCTACATAATAGTGTTCAACGGATGGATAAACTATACCCTGGTGTTCTATCTCACAGGGGTAGAAGTTTGACAGGAAACCGTACCTACCTTCGAATTTTTGTATCATAATATTTACCAATATAACCAAGCAGCGTCTTTATAATTATCGTCAAACTCAGCATTATAACCTTTTAGTATTTTATGAAGTGTTTGTTTTTGTTTTGCACGTCTTACACGGTTTAACATCTTTCTGAAATATTTAGGTGCAGAGTTGTAGTAGGCGTTCCACTCATAAAAGTTATTATCAAGATATGAAGATACCCAAGCATCTCTGGATTCAGATACGTCACGACCAAGAAACTCCATACGGAGTGCCCTGAACAACTTCTCTCTTTCCCAGTGTTTGTTACCGTGCTTCATAATGGCGAAGATACGAATTAAATGTGAAAGCCCTCTTATGAGGGCTTTCTTTTTTTGTGGAGATGATCGGGAACTGACCCCGATGTACTAATCAGACACCAATAGGTGCTCTTTCACAGGCTTAGTGAATTTTTCTAAACTCACAAAATAGTTAGTTGAATTAACCCGTCACTCTAACAATACTGGTTCCGCATTTGGACTGCACGGTACAGTTTGGAGAATTTTTTTTCGTCGGTATATTTCTACGCCAACTCGAGCTCGTTAGAGCCGATTTTTCTTAGGGCCGCTACTAAATCTTCACGGTTTCCTACTTCATTTGTTTTGCCATTTACGACAGTTTATCGCCTAATTTATAAATCGGACATTCGACAACCCGATACCTGCACAACTACCTGTAATCCGCTAGGCGAATCCATGACATCCCCTTGTTGTGTTTGTTATATATTATATTCAAAGAACATAAAAAAGTTGATTCGGACAGTACAAACTGCCCGAATCAATTTGTTATTTTACATTTACCAATGTGTTGCTGCCGTTACCAAGCACGGTCTCAGAGTTGTGACCATCCCATTTCTCAATCTTTTTGTATTCTACAAACAATGGAGTAAGTTTTTGTTGTGTAAGTTCCATCGCCTTAGCTTTTGCAGATGCGTTGATTACCGTTTCTGCGGAGTCGGCTCTTGCAACAGCAACTTTTCTCTCACCATCTGCGACTGCAGCGATTGCTTGTTGTTTAGAAGCCTCTGCTTGTTGCACAGATTTAGTTTTAGCGATGATTGCTTCTTGAAGTGCCTCTGGTGGAATGATGTTTGATCTCATCTGTGATACTATGAACCACTTAGATAATCTTAAGTTACATTCTGCAACAATTGCAATTTCAAATGCTTGACGGTGTCCGAAGATTGAATCAACCTCCCAGGTATTAGCAACGTCATTTACTGCACCAACAATCGCGTTCTTTAGCCAACCTTGCTCTACTTCTTTGATAGGCAAACGTAGGTTCACAAACATATCTCCAACTGCGGTAGGTTTCAAAGAGTAGTTGAACGAAGGTTTGATGTCGGCCGGGAAACCACCTTTGGTAATTACTTGTTGTTGGTCGAACTCTATGTGCTGCTGGAACGTAGGAAACTCATATAAGTTCTCTGTCCAGGTGTTGTAAACAACCCAACCTGTTTTGTACTGATACTTAGAAACACCTCTATTGTCCCCAGTAAGGTTCACTTTAATTCCGACGTGACCCGCATCTACTCTTTCGATAGCGAACGGCTGGATGAATGCGAAGATAAGTAACCCGACACCGGCAACGATACCGATTGTGACCGACTTCCGACCCTCGGCCTTCTGTGTAGTGTTGTTGTAACCTGCATCTTGTATCGTCCTGATACCTGTGATGATTTTGTAGGCAGCGAAACCTAAGGCCACTAGTGCCAAAATTGTAGTTATCATTTATTTGTTTTTATTGGTTATACGAGTGTAAATATAGTAAATAAAACCGAATGTATATAAAAATATGAAAATAATTATTACATTTTGTAAAATTGAGTTTACAGGACGACTTATGAAAGTGTCAAGTAGATAACCGGTTAGAGATAACCACAAAAAAATTCCTAATAAAGGAGTAAGTATTCTAAATAATTTCATTTGGGTGTTTTTAGAAAAAAACTAATTCGTTGTTTCAAACTCGAAGACAAAATCTCTTCCTTCGGACCACCAAATACAGTCACCTACGTTGGCAATTGCCTCAAAGAAATTTATTAGGTCGTCTATTAAAATATTACCTGGTGTGAAGAAAAGTCTTTCTACTTTTCCTACTTTGTCTATTCTACACTCAAACTCTGCGGCAATTGACTCGAGTGTTTGATTTTCATTACTTTCATAGAACGTTTTGTATTTCTTTATCATAATCCAACAATAATATATCCGTTTTCAACATTAACCGTGTCGATGTCGGTGAGTATATCTTTAAGTTTGTTGATTTCCCTTATTGTATCAGGAATAGGCCATCCCTCCACATCAAAATATACATCGAAAGTATTATTCAACTGGTAGCCTGCATAAGAACGTAATCTCTTCATTCGGTCGAGTACTTTTTTATGTTTTGCGGCCACTACTTCTTCTACATCTTCATCTTTAGATATAATTCGTGATGTAGGTAAAGACTCCCAATCAACATTTGTACTAGCACGGCAAAGTCTATCGAGATAAGATATGTTTTGTCTTTCCTTTCCTGTGTGTTCGTCGAAATAACCTACAGATACATTAGTACATTCTGGTATATCATTCATAAGCATTGCAGAGTCAGTAAATATACCTGTGGAATCTGGAGACATTTTAAGTCCGTTTTTACCGAACTCCGCACAAAGTGTCTTCGCAAATTCACTACTACAACAATTTCTACCTAATTGGTGTGTTATAATTGAGTGGTAATTTCTACGGTCAAAAGAAACACATCTTTTTATTCCTATAAGTTGTTCTTCGTTTGCGAAATCCATCGCAAGTGCTTTGGAACCAATTCCACCTCTTTCTTCACCGATAAAGAAGTAATATAATCCAGGAACATTGTTGGCCATCATATAAAGCATAACGGTAACACCTGCTTTATCGTCTGCGCCTAATATTGTCTTTCCATCGGTACATATAAACTCATCTTCACCCTCTGTATAAGTAAACCTAACGGTATCATTCTGTCTGTGATCAACGGTATCGAGGTGTGATGTAAACATAGTTGATGATCCACCACCTACTACTTTATAATAGTTGCCGTGAGCATCTTGGTCTAATTCTGGTAGATATTTAAGTACCTCTTCTTCGTTTCCGTGTGGGTATGTTTTTGATGTGAGTGAAAGAAATGTGTTTTTTGGGTCTTTCGGGTCCATCTTACCCTCTTTGAAGTCTATTTTTTTCTTATCCATCATACTATTCTTACGTTACCTACTGTGAAAATAACATATTTTCTGTTTATATCGTCAATTATTATTTTATTTTCTCTGACTTTACTAAATTCTTTATTACAATAGACCATTTTAGTGGTCTCTTCGTTCTTACAAAATTTAAGCTTTAGTAGTTTGGCGGCTTGTATAACAACTTCATCCGGTATTATATTATCACCATTTGTCTTTATTATTAGACTTCTTTCCTCACCACCTTCCAATGTTTTCTCTGTACAAATTAGAATATCATTTACACTTGGTGCGTATCCTCCGAGGTCTAACGCGAACTTTCCGGAGTATAGTTTTGTCATCTTTATACAGGTTTCTGGATCTTCGGACCACCATATATTATAATTTTGTCCGGTGTTGTCGTATATAAGACGGTGTTTCAGGCTACCATCAAACCGCTTTATATCACTTTTCATTGTGCTTTTCGTTGTGGCTTCTGATAAGAAATCTAAAAAACTATTTATTCTCATAGTGTATATATTGTATATGAAAAACAAATATTTGAAAACACACTCAAATATAATTTATTATATTAACTTTTCAAATTTAATCTTTCCACAATCATAAACTCTAAAAAGTTTATTTATTTGTGCATATTCTGACTCTGTCAAATATGTTTTCGTTTTAGATTTTTTATATCTGGATTTATGAACCCTATTACCATCAACTATATACTTATAGTCTGGTAGACTTTCACTCACCTTTTCAAATCCTAATTGATAATAAAGATTACCAACAGACCAATCACGATCCGCATAACTGATAACCCTTTTAGGTTTAAAGTTTCTAATAAAATAACTAAATAGTTTTGATGCACCACCAATTACCGTAGTATTTATAGAATTACAAAATCTATTGATGTTCCAATCAGATTCTGACATTTTTTTACGACCTTCGAAATGATCAAATGTCATCAAGCTAACTAATTGATTATTAAAAATCAAACCTAATTTCAAACAACTATTAACCTTACCCTGAATATGATTTTTTTCTAAAAAAGTCATAGCTGTTTTTGCATCAACTTCTATTATAGAACATTTTCTAGCATAAATAGTATTACTAATTTTATTCAACATATTTGAAATTTGTGACTCAATTATACTCCTTCTCATAACCCAATCATCCTCCCAAATATGAATAATACGTATATCTTTATTCCTAAAAAAATTAGTTTTATTTATGTGGTAATTTTTATTCTTATATTCACTACTGTGCCAATAAAGACCATTAAACTCAAATCCAATACCCAGATCAGGAAGATAAATATCTATCTCTAAATCATCTCTATAACCAGATATTACCTCACCATCATATATCCCAGTTATATAATTAAGTAATTCTTTTTCCATTATAGACTTATTATCCCCAATAGGATAACAAATGGTACAAATAGGATTGCCTGAATTGGTTCTTTTTATATAATTGTCAACACCTATTATAAATTTATGGTCTTTACCACAGTCACATATAAATAAACTATTCGAGTCAGAAATGTATTGAATATAATTTAAGTCATTTGCAACAATATATTTATTCTTTCTAAATTCTTCAGATTTTTGAATATTATCAATTCCAAATTGATTAATATTTGTCAATTTTGTTTTTTCTTTAGACTCATTTGTTTTAGAATAATTATCAACACCATACTTTTCCAGACTCGTATTAACAACTTTATATTTAAACAAAGATGACTTAGAATGGTGTTCTACACCATATCTTTCTAAATTGGTATCTTTAGACTTCTTCTTAAAACTATCACTCTGATAATACCAATCAACACCATATTTTAGTTTATTAGTTATTTTAGTACGATTATTATACTCATCAGTCTGTGCATAATATTTTACACCATATCTCTCTAAATTAGTCTTTGATGATTTATTTCTGAAGTCATCACTCTGATAATAGAATTCTGAACCATATTTTTCTTTATTTGTTTTAGTAACACGATTAAGAAATTCATCCGTCTTTGAATAATGATTTACACCATATTTCTCTAAATTAGTATTTAATGTCTTTTCTTTATACTCATCTGTTTGTGTATAATACTCTACACCATATTTCTCTAAATTTGTATTTATAGTCTTTTCTTTATACTCATCCGTTTGTGTATAATGTTCTACACCATATTTTTCGAGATTTGTATTTACTCTTTTGTCCTTTACCGAATCTAATTGTGATATGTGAGAAACTCCATATTTACTATTTATATTGTCGGACCATTTTTTCCTTACCTCCTCATTTTGAAAACTAGACTTATGGCCATATCTTTCTAAATTAGTATCCTCAATTTTTTTCTTTACTAAATCACTTTTTGCAACATTAGTAACTCCGTATTTCTCTAAATTTGTTTTAATCCTCTTCTCTTTGGTTGATTTGTCAGATTGTGCACATTTAGGAGAACAATAATTTCTATAACCATCTAACCAGTTTTTATTGAATGTAGTAGGATTACCACAACAACATAAAAATTTATTATCTATATCATTTACCCAATACCATAACTTTTCTTTAAAAGAAATATCTTCTATATTGGAACAAAAATCGTTTATTGTAGTAACAAGTTCTTCATAATTTTTCTCAAAAAAAGATTCACGTAATCTTGATGATGAACCATCAAGTATATCTAATATTATTTTTTTCCTTTCTTCTATCATAAAGTATATATAAAGTAACATTTACTCCTTTACTCTTATAAATATATATAATTTTTGTTTTTAGTATATCAATTTTTTGTTCAGAAAACCTGACAGTGTGAAAATTTTATTAACAAAAAAAGCTATCACAATGGATAGCTTTTTTGTTATTTTATAATTACTATTAGTTAAGGAATTGATTCTCATCAGTAACGTTAATAGTCATAAATTGTTTGTGTGGGAACCATCCAACCTCGGCAACTGCATACCTAGATCTTAGTAACATTCTTGGTGCAAAAGTTGCTTCAGAAATAACTGAGATAGATTGAGCCATTAAGTAAGGAACGAAGATGATACCTGGTTGATCAGGGTTATTCTTTCTACCTAAAACGATTCTGTTGTCATTATATCTCATGTATGGATCAACATAGATAGCGATATCTCCGATTGAACCTACAGGGTATAATTGACCTTGTCCGTTTAATTTAGACTTCAATGGGTTAATTGTATAACCAGCGATGTCTTGAAGAGCTGCAGCAAGACCCCCGTTTGTGATAAGGTATTGAGCAGGACCTACACGACCCTCAGTTGCGATGAAGTTAGATGCGTGAGCAATCTTAGTAATCAATTTTCTTTGAACTGCGTGAGTAGTTTCACCACCAATATTAGCAGAAGCAGCATAAGTAGTATCTAAATCGAAGATTGTCATACCAGCTGTGTATCCAGCAACGTTAGTGTTAGCAGCAGGAGCAGAAGCTCTGTTTAATTGTCCCATTTCGAAAATCTTAGCAACGATTTGCTTAGAAATTGTTTGTGACAATTCGTTAACAAGGATAGATTCCATTTTTTGAACGATATCCATACCTGTGTTAGCTTTGATATCTTCAATCTCAGTTCTTCTAAGTGCAGAAGATACTTCGATAGTACCAACTTGGATAGTCTTAGATGAAATCTTAGGTCCGATAACACCAGCATAAGAATCATCATCGATATCCCTGTTCATTGGATAATCACCAGACTGAACGTTAGCTGTCCAGTTTGCAGAGAAACCTGGGATGTGATCTTCTAATGTAGATACTAACTCGATAGTAGGTGTAGCAGTAACAGCTTGAGTACCAATGTTCTTGATTTGCGAAGCCATAGACTGAGTAGGGTTGAAAGAGTTTCTAGTTGCGTCGAAAGACCATGCAGTCAAAGCAGAACCAACTGCAGTGTGAGCAGTGTTTGCTTGTCTCCAAGCTCTGAACATTGGGTAACCATCTACTCTTGAGAATCCTAAGAATTCAAGAACTCCTACTTTACTAGCAGATTCTGCTGGAGCTGTAGTTACGAGTGGGTTAGAAGAACCGAAACCATTTACGAATAATCTACCACCTTGAAGACCACCTGTAGTATTTGTTGTTCCTGCGGCAAAACCAGCTTCTAATGCAGTTTTGATATCAGCTTGGTTAGCTGGAGTTGTAGCCTTAAGTTTGAAAACTTGTGGTCTCTCATCACCAGAACCTAATCTTGTGTCATCATATTGGAAATCGATGTAAAGTAAATCGATTTTCGGACCTGGAGTTGGTTTAACAGCAACAAGGTCAAGACCAATAGTTTGAGCAGCAATTTTCATAGCTACTGGTAAAAGGTTTTGTCCTACGTCTCCAGAACCTGCTACGTTACCAAGTGCATTTGAGTAGTTACCTGGGTTACCCGCAAATGAACCAACTGTAGCATTTGAAACTGGACCCATACCTGCTACGTTAGAAGCATTTACGTATGCGTTTTCGTTGATTGAGTGAAACTCAGCGTATTCCGCCATCCATTCTACTCTATCACCAATGACACCCATATTCTCGAGAACTGGTGCCCATTTTTTAGTGGCTTTCGCCTTGTCTATCCTAATGTGTGACATTTTTTAATTTTTATTTTTTTTTGTGAATAATAATCTATATATTTATACAATATGCTATTTTTTGAAGCGCCTGGATTTTTTATAGATTAGATGTTTTTGAACCTTTCCATTATTGCAGACATTTCATCGTCAGACAACTTATCCTCTTGGATGAGTGCTTCGTGAGATACAAGCTTTTTAGTAGTGGATTCGTTCGTTTTGAGGTTTCTGGTTGACCAGAAATGCTCGATTTGAGACTCAGTCTTCAACATATCAGCTGGATAAAGTCTTGCTTGTGATAGCAAAGATTTTTTACCTGATTCGTTTAATTGACTCCAGATTGACTTAGTGTTTTCTGGCATAAGTCTTACTATTCTCTCTTCGAGTGTCTCAGTTGTAGTAGAAAGTGCCTCTGAAATGAGTGCAAGAACTTCTTTCTGTGTGAAATAACTTCTTTCGTTTATGTGAAGTTTCACAGCTTCTTGCTCCTCGTTAGTGAGTGCGTAGAAACTATCTACTTGTGATTTGGACATAAACTTAAGAAAGTTCAAGTCACTTGTCTCGGAAACTTTACGTTTTTTAGCTTCTTCGATTAATTTATCAATAGATTCTGATAATTCAGAATCTGAATTTCCTGTAATATTTTCATATAAGTCATCGTGAGATTCTTCCTCGTGAGATTCTTCCTCGTGTGCGTTTACTTCTTCAGGTGAAGTTTCAGCAACACCGTTAGGTCCACACTCTTCTTCTTCCACTTCTTCTTCTTCTTCTTCTTCTTTTTCGTTATCTAATGAAGCAAAGTGATCAGTAAGAACTGGGAAACCATCCTCTGCAGATTCGAAAACTTTTCCACCATTCAATTTCTCTGTAATTAAACCAGCGTAAGAAATAGTTTTGTCTAAGTTCTCAGCGATGTATTCAGAATAAGCGATGTTATCATCAAGGTGCTCAGCGATGTACTCAGAGTAAGCGATGTTACCTTCTACGTGCTCAGCTAAGTATTCAGAATAAGCGATTGAATTATCAACGTGCTCAGCGATGTACTCAGAATAAGCGATATTTTTATCTAAGTTCTCAGCAATGTACTCAGAATAAGCGATATTTTTATCTAAATTCTCAGCAATGTACTCAGAGTAAGCGATATTTTTATCTAAGTTCTCAGCAAGGTACTCAGAATAAGAAATGTTTTTATCTAAATTCTCAGCGATATACTCAGAATAAGAAATGTTTTTATCTAAATTCTCAGCAACATACTCAGAATAAGCGATATTTTTGTCTAAGTTCTCAGCAAGGTACTCAGAATAGTTAACTGCCTTCTCAAGGTTCTCAGCTAAATAATCATTATGCTTGATAAGTTTTTCGGTAGTCTCTTTTAAAGACTTGTTCTCGTTTACCATAATCTGAACTTTTTCAGCTAAGTAGTCAAGATATTGGACAACTTTAGAGTTATCATTGTTGAGTTGCTCGTAATACTCAATAAGTTGCTCCAACTTCTTAGGGTCCATATTGCCTTTAGAGATGGCGTTTTTGACTTGCTTCTTAGTGGTAGCGAGCTCTTTGACCAAGTACTGCGAGTAGTCAGTCAACTGTTGTTTGGTAACGTACTCGTTCCTGTTCATGTTGAATAAATCATTTATTTTTGACTCATCGGACATCTCATATATCCTAAAGTTAGATTTCGGGTTATCGAGGCCAAGAGATTCATTTAGAACTTTCACATTCATTTTGGCAGAGGCGAACCCCGGATCAGCCACAATGTCGTATGTGAAAAGCTTCTTCAATGAGACCGTGCCATCAGATTCAGTGATACCTGCTGCGCGTGAAGAAACGAAAAGAGGACATCCGTCATCGACGAGTGCCTTAGCTTCTTTACCCCAATAGGTGCTCAATAGTCTGATTTCGCCCGATACCAGGTTAGATTCCTTAACATACTCAGCTTTAGTGATTATGTGGGAAGCCCTGGAAAGTGAGGTGTCGAAAACATCCGGGTGGTCGAACTCTCCATAGACTACACCGAGGTTATTCATTCTCTCGTTCATCTCTTGAAGTGCCGGAAGGAATCTGTTAGCAGTATAAACCCTCTCATTTCTGTTCTTAATATCGAACTCGGTGAAGGTTCCACCTAAAACATAATCCTTGTTACCAGACCCGTTGCTCTCTCTCACAAGAGAGTTTGTAGAGTTTTCTACAATCAATACTGGTTTCATGCAATTGCTTATTTTTTGTGCGTTAGAGTATATATAACCGGTTTATCGTCCCCTTTTGATATACACGGATTTTTTATGGTGAATATTTTTGAACATGTGTAAACCAATTTGATTTAATGAATAAAATAGGCGAGTGGATTTTTTACATATGATAATCACAAGAGAAATTTCGATAAGAATAACAGAGTCGAACTACCAGTATTACGACGACTTAGGGTATGACACCTCAATTGGTGAGGTAATCGTTATACCGGTGGAATTATTACCACGTGGATCACATCAAAAGATAAAGTGTGGTTGTGATGGCTGTGGAATAGAAAAAGAGGTTATATTTAAGAACTATTTGAAATATGATAACGACTGGGGACAATACTATTGTAGGAAGTGTTCAGAAATCAAAAGAAAAGAAACCCTCAGGAAGAACCATGGAGTTGACTACCCTATACAGAATAAAAAAATACTCCAAAAGATGAAACAAACGCTGGTTAAGAGATATGGCGTGGATAACATCGCAAAACGAAAAGAAAAAGATGATTAATTACAAAGAGGGTGACGAGATAGTCGCACAAATTGAGTTCGGACATTCAGGGAATGCACAAATAAAAATAGAAGATAGAGAGTTCTTTATCCATAAGAGTAAAACTTTAAACTCACTACATTTGGACACAGTGAGAGTAATACTATTCAAAGGTCAGAAAAAAATAGAGGCTAAGGTAATAGAAGTAGTTTCGAGATTCAAACAAAACTTTGTAGGAACTGCACAGGTAAAAAAAGACACAACATTTGTTGTTCCTGATAATCCGAAAGTACATGTAGATTTCTATGTTAGAGGAAAACATGAAGCAGAAGATGGACAAAAGGTTCTTGTGGAAATGACCGATTGGAAAGAAGATTCAAGATCACCCGCCGGAAGGATAGTCAAAATACTTGGTAGAAAAGGAGAGAATGAAACTGAGATGAACTCTATAATGTATGAGTACAACCTACCAATCGACTTTCCTCAAGAAGTTATCAATGAGGCAGTATTAATCTCAGAAGTTATACCAGAATCCGAAATAAAGAAAAGAAGAGACATCAGGTCTTGGACGACAATCGGAATAGATCCACACGACTCAAAAGACGCAGATGATACAATCGGTCTACACTTCGAAAATGGTAAAAGACTAATCTCTATAAACATAGCGGATGTCTCACACTACGTAAAACCAGGTAGTGAGCTCGACAAAGAAGCATATAGAAGATCCAGTTCGGTATATTTAGTAGACAGATGTGTTCCAATGATACCACACAACCTATCAAATGGTATATGTTCGTTGAAATCTGGAAGTGATAAACTTTGTTATTCTGTTATTGTTGAACTAAATAATGATGGAAGGATAGAGGATAGTTGGTTCGGAAGAACTATAGTAAGAGTTGATAAAGATTTCTCTTATGAAATGGCACAAGAGGTAATCGATAGAGGAACTACCGAAGTAGAAACTGAAAAAGTAATACTCGAATTAGATAGACTCGCCAGGAAGATGAGGAAAAGAAGATTGGCGGGTGGTTCACTCGAAATTGGTGGAGTTGAAGTAAAATTCAAATTGGACGGAGATGGTAAGAAACCGATAGGTGTATATCTTAAGGAACAAAAAGAGGCAAACCATCTTATTGAGGAATATATGTTACTTGCCAACCGAGAGGTAGCAAGGTTCATAAAGTCAAGAAAGTTACCTTGTGTTAATAGAATACACGAAGAACCGTCAGAAGAGAAATTAGAACACGTGAAGACTTTCATATCTGGTCTCGGATATATGATAAACTACGGATCAACACCAGAGAAGACAAAATTGGCGATAAATCAACTTATGAAAGATGCAAAAGGAACTCCCGAGGAGAACATCATAACCACTTTAGTAATAAGAGCACAACAGAAAGCAAAATATTCGACAAGGGATTTAGGTCACTATGGATTAGGTTTCCAACACTATTCACATTTCACAAGTCCAATTAGAAGATATAGTGACATACTAGCACACAGACTTCTTTCGAGAGCACTAAACTCAGAAGGCTATAATAAGGATGTAAACTTCGGTGAACTAGACAAACAATGTGAATGGATTTCTAAACAAGAGATGGCAGCGTCGAAGGCACAGAGAGATTCGGTGAAGTACAAACAAGCAGAATACCTACAAGATAGGATAGGACAAGTTTTCGAGGGTATTGTCTCTGGAGTTCTCGAAAGAGGAATATACGTAGAACTCAACGAAAGTAAGTGTGAGGGAATGATTAGAATCTCAGAGATGGGTGGAAAGTGGACAGCATACCCGGACAAATATGCAGTTATGAACGAGTTTGGTGAGACGATTCGATTGGGAGATACAATCAAAATCGTTATAAAGGCAGTAGATCTTGAAAAGAAACAAATTGATTTTATAAAATTCAACTAAAATGGGAAGGTTAAAGTCGAAAGAAATGGTCGTACACACCTTAGAAGTAGAATTGAATGATGATGAATCACTCGACTACTACGAGAGTCTACTCACCAGGTACAACCAATGGAAGGTATTCAAAAGAGAGGTCAGACTCACTGGTCTACTGAATTCTGGTAAGAAGATACAATTCGACATAGAAGACGCGAACCTACTAATATACACAGATATGGATGCCATACAATACATACACAAAGCAGTCTTCCGTGCAGACAACATAAAATTTATATTGAAAGACGAAGAAATAGTCAGTATGTCATTGTCCGGTGAGATAATTCCAACATCGATGGGAACTTGTATAAAAGGAATATTGGACGAAGGAATACCACTAAAGATAAAGAAGTACAACGACAAACAAGGTAGAATAATTTTCTACATAGACATAGAAGACGACAAAGCAGCATAAAGCAGCATAAAAAAAAACCTCTCAATGAGAGGTTTTGTTTTTATAATAAGTTTTAGAATTCGAATTCGGCACCACCTTGAGCACCACCCTGTGCTGGAGGAGCTTGAGCACCACCCTGTGCCGGAGGAGCCTGAGCACCACCTTGTGCCGGAGGAGTTTGAGCACCACCTTGAGCACCACCCATATCACCACCTTGAGCACCACCCATATCACCACCGCCACCACCTTGAGCACCACCTTCACCCGGGACTCCGGAACCGATAGTTGTTGCATCTTTGGTCCAATATCTTGCATTCTCTGCTTTCTCTTCTGGTGTAAGTTTGAATATGTGGTCCATTATATACTCTATGTGGAAATATGGTTTCTCACCATTCATAACACCAAGCATTGTTCCTACAATACCTGCTTTCTTCTCTAGGTTACCCAACTTTTTCCACTCTTCAAAGACCTGATTAGAGTAAAAGACTATGTCCATTTGGTTCATAAACCTATCATCTTCAATCAATTCTGGAAATTCGATGAGCATCTGCATCTTTAGTGGTTTAACAATTATCTCTTTGAAGTTAGATCTAAGTCTACCTATGAAGTTGTGAAACTTAATCTCATCTCTCGTCATCTCAGAAGCCTCGGTTACTAAGTTACCACCACCACTTTCACCTTCGAAACGGTTTAGTGGAATCTTACTTGCACGTTTCAATGCCTGGTGAAACCATTTTAGCATTCCGTCTTCGTTTAGGTCGTGTCCCTGTGGTGACTTCAACTCCATTGAAGGAGAACCCGCATCACCTTCTGGAAACCAAATCTGTTTGTTGAAAGGAAGATGTTTAGAGCCATTGATTGTGAGTGTACCTAAAGTGTCATCCCACTCAACTTCCTCAGAGTAATCGTGTATCAGTTGACCTATCTGTTCTTCGGCTCTCTGTCTGGAAAGACCTTTAATAGGAATTTTAAACTCCTGATAAAGTGTTGCATTGATAATGTTGAACATTATCTTAGTCTGTTCAAGAATTTTGAGCTGGTTGTATGGTCTTATGAGTCCTTCTACGTATGATGTCTCAGAATAGTCATTCTGTGTAGAGAATGATATAAAAACAATCTGTGAGTCTAGGAATATTCTTCTAAGTTGTGGATCTTCCGGATATTGTATCCAGAGGTGTCCTACGTTTGGTTCGTATGCAGGAAGTATCGTCTCTGGACGTAATCTATTGAATGCTACTATGTTTTTCTTTTTGTCGTCATATACAAGCTCTATGGCTACATATCCATCTACGAGGAAATCCTTCATCATATTAAAGGCGGTTATACTATCTGAAAATCCATATTTGTTGTATATTGATTCGAAGTATTCTTGATACTTATCATGTATTTCTTTGTTATAATCCGAACTTAGTGGTCTTGGTGAACAGAAATCACGATCATCGTTATAAACAATACATTCATCTGCAACTTGACTCACAAAGTCTCTTATCTCATCTTTTATAGAGTATTCTCTTAGAATTCTTCGTTTATCTGGATAAGACCTATCGAGATATGGTACAGACTTCCTGTTCAAAACCGATGCCACTGCCCTGGATGAGAAAAAATCATACATCGAATTTCCTTTAGAAGCATATGGATCCTCATTGATTCCTATACCAACCTGGTTACGTATGATCATATCATCATAGTTCATTCCATGGTTAGAAAGGTTTCTAAGTATCCTATTAAAGAAGCCCTTATTTTCTCCTGAGTTTTGTATAGAACCCAGATTCTGTTCATTGTTGTTAAAATAATTATAAGAGGCCATGTACCAATTTTATTTTCTTTATATCACTGTTTATATCCGGCGTCTCGGATTTGAAATATCCACTATAGTAGAACATATTATATATTAATTTCGATATGTCGGTAATCACACTGAACATCTTATCTTTAGTGGTCTTCATCCGTCTTCAAACATTTTTTGTCTATATCTTGATATATGTATCTTCCGGTTGGTGTCTTTTCAGTACGAATAAAACCACGTTTTACCCAGTTATGTAAAGTTCTACGAGTGATACCGTATTTTTCCATTACTTCTTTAGCCTTCATATTTTATATATTGGAACCAATAGAGTACCTTTCTACATTTTTCTATAAAAATTTGATACAATTAAACTTATTTATGTAAATTCCATATTATTATTACTATAATAAAATTATATGAACAAAGTTTTTCTACAGGTTTGGGTTGAGTCCGTACCTGGTAAAATAGAGAGAGATGGATGCTCTATACACCTAGATCAAAGTGATAGATTAGAATATCTTAGAAAAGAATATTCTGGTAGGAATTCATCAAATATACCTGAATGTTATGAGATGGCATTGGGTGAAGCGATTGAAGCTTTCATTGGGGATGATCTTTTCAAAATTGTTTCCATTGATAAAAGTATAAGAATAGAGGAGACTTCACTTAGGAACCTTTTAACATTAGACGAGATAACTATAAAATTATGATAAACATTTTACACTTTGTGTTGTTATTATTTATGTTGAATGAAATATTCTTCATATTCAATCGAAAACGATTAGACATCAATTTCGAAAACAAAGATATTCTTTCGGTTAAGACAATAGATCTTTTACATTATATAACACGTGTAATGTCTTTTATCTGGACAATACTTCTATTCATCACCGGTTACAAATTAGTGGCATCTATTTTTGTCATATTGGTGTTGCTCAAATTTTTGTTATATCACCTGAATGAAAAGATATACAGAGTATATGTAATTATTTTACCAATAATATACGTTATATTCTATTTTTCAGTTTTCTATATGCATCTCATACGTTAAACCTTTTTAGGTTCTCTTCGGTTATTATTATAAATTCGTAGCCTTTTTTATTACACCACTCTATCATGGTTTCCCATTTACTTTTGTTTTTGTAGGCCATTTTCAAATCATATTCAAATCCTTTTAGTTTTTTAGTTCCTTTCTCAGGAACCTGAAGTTTACCTTCACTAAGTGCAACAACCATGTTGTATTCTTTCTGTGGTTTTACTTCAACAACAACCTCACGAAGTACACCATCTTTACCTCTCATACGGTAAAAGAAGTCGGGATAATACCTATGTGATTTAACTTTAGCATCACCATTATCAAAGTGTGTCATTTGATAAGGTATTTCTAAACATTCTGCGCCCCATTGGAAAATTTCATCTTTCATATCGAGCCAGACCATTATTTTCTTCTCCCATGAGCTACGAAAGTAGACTCCACCTTGTGTGTTAAGTTTGAGTACTTTGTCTTTGTTTTTTGGTATGTAATTTCCGGAGTTGTAGCTGGAGTTGGATGGCTTTGAGTTTATCATAGTCCCGCTTTTTTGATTTTATATATAAAATAAAATTCTTCTATGGGACATCTGACAGAACTTACTAAGTTAAACCTACTCGTTTATGGTGAAGATGAGGCAGATTTCTACAAAAAGAATACTGTTTACTTTCTCGAAAAATATATGAAGTCTGACAATGATGTGAAGGCGGTTCGTCTCGGAGACATAAAACCGGGAAGATTTTATTTCCTTCATTATATGGATGACTCTAATTGGATGAAATATTCACCGGTATTTGTAATAGAGCACAAAAAGTTTGATAATATGATAATTCTTAGTTGTGTGAATATGAACTTCCTACCTTTAATATACCGGGTTGCACTATTCGATCCATTTATGAAGGAAGAAGACTTAGCCAACAAAAACTTCGTACTAAAAGCAAAATTTGAAAATGTTTTCAAAGAGTTGAAAAGATACGGTTTTCAATGGGCAATAATGGAGTTCAACCTGGCACAAGTACAATTGGCACACCTAATCGACTTAGAGCTACTTCCACGTTTTTTATATTCAGGTCACCCAAAAGCAAAATATGATCCAGGTAAGTTAGCACAGATATGGAAAAAGAAAATTGTCGAACAGGACAAACGTGATCAAGAAATAGCTTCTGCAAATATAAAAGACTTCTTTGACATAACAAAAGAGATTGGTGGTAAGTATGACGCATTGAAAGGACACATCAGTCGTCTTCAAAAATCTGTAAAAAAGTATGGTGGTCGTTGATTTTTCATTATATTTGTAAAAACAACAGAGATGAAATACACAACTTATATTTCCGCCGCAGAAAAACTTTCGGCACTTGGTCAAAAAGAAATTTCGAAAAAGTTTTTGACACACGCAAACGAAATTGTCAACAAAAGATTGACAGAGTTCGACTTTGACATATTAGTTGGTCAAGTGAAACACTTCGATGGTGCCAAATTCGCAGAGACACGGGTATTGAGGGAAAAGGAGGCAAGTACAATTATGTTCATCTTCAAATCCGGTACTAACACACATCGTATCAATACTACATTGAGACATAATGGTGAGATTGTTTGGCATGATGGGAATCACTTTTGTAATAGAAAGTCGGTAAAATCATTTGAAAAACTGATAAATATCATTGTAGAATACAATAAGGATATACACAAACTACTCAACGAGATGCAGTTGAAATCGGATGCACTTAAGCTCATACAAAGAACATTCTATCTATAGATATAAAGACCCGAAAGGGTCTTTCTTTATAAATTAGTTCTCGAATCCCCATAGCTCACGCAACTTATCGACTCTTCTCTCACGCCACCAGAACCTGGAAATAGCAGCACGAACATCGATACCTGGATTCGATACAATGTCGTAAGTAGTGAAATCAAAGAGAGTGGAGTCCCATTCCGTCGTTGCTTCCCTCGATTGAGATGAGTCTGATTTGGTGTTCATTGTCTCCTTTCTTTTTATAGAGATCATTATATCCTTTGGCTATTCCGCGTTTGAATATCTCTGTGAAGTAAGCGAATGCATTAACTGACTTCTCTTCATTGAAGTTGTACCAGTTTTGGAAGATATAGAGTAATCCACTTTGGTAGCAATCTAATCGGTCGTCGTTTGACCAATATCTCATCTTTTTTATTGTCTTCTTTGCGAGAAGTTCTAACATCTTTTGTGCAGGTCTGGTTAGTCTACCCTGTGCCTTACTCACTACGAGTTCGACATACAATTCCCTATTATTTAAATACATTAATAATCGCTATTTTTTTTCGGGCCTTTGCCCTACGAGCGATTCATGAAAGTTTATATATTGTTGATTTGCAAAAGTTTACAAACAAAAAAATCCACCTTAAGGTGGATTTTATTTTTATTGTAAATTATTATAATTTGACTCTTTCGTTATACATAAGTTCTTTAACTCCGTGTAACTCTGCATCAAGAACATTTTTTCTTTTTTCTAAATTACTGAGTGCCGTTGTTAGAACTTCAGATTCACCAATCATATTGATAGATCCTTTAAGTTTATCGATGTTGAAACTTACATCCTCTAATTTTAGAGTTATTTCTCTTTCTTTATCTTCTAACTTTCTCTTAACAACCAATTCTTTTCCTAATTTGTTTTCAAAAAAGTAAGTCAAATCATAGTTAAGTTCATTTCTTACCTCATTTACTAATTCTAATGCAGATTCGTACTTGAAGAATGAATTTCCATATCTCTCATCACATCTATAAAGGAATGTAGTGTTTTTGTAGTTGAATGCGAAACACTCAAGGTATGGATTGATAAGGTTGTTTATTTTCTTAACAACATCAAGTTCCACAAATTTATCAAGGTTTTTAGAAACCTCAACTAAAATAGGATAAAAGTTCTTATTCACAATTGGAATGATTGGTGAATTGAAAAGACTCTCAAGAGTTGTTTCGTTATTCATCTCATCATCATTGATGTATAGACCATCCTTTTTATCTACAGAAAGACCGATTGTCAAATATTCTGAAACTCTGAAATTGATTCTATCATCTACGATGTTAGCATATTTCATAGCAGTCTCAAGAGTTCTTAATGACCTTAAATCTTCTTCATCTTTTACGTGATTCTCAAGTAAAGTTTTTTCAATTACATTCTCACTTAGAAGGAACCAAGAATCCTTAACTAATGCGATGTGACCATCTTCTACTTGTTCAACAATAGTGAATACAGATTCACCTTTACCACCACTAAGTAAGTTAGATCTTTTCTCTGGTGACTTAGTTAAGTTATGTACGAAAAGTTTAATTTCAGGAACCCAGTCATAAATGGCGAGTTCGTTAAGTACTTTGGACATTCTGTCCTGATCACCCTCGAGATTGATTGTTTGAAGTAAAACATTGATTGGTTGTCTATAGATTTCACCACCGTTCTTTGTATTCAATACGTTATAGAGGTTCTTAAGCTCGTATAGAAGCTCATTACTCTTCATATCGTCATTGAGTGACTCTAAAAGTGATTTTACTTCTTTATCATATGTGTACGGCTTGAGCCTTTCATTCAGTGAAAGTATCACTGATTTCTCGGAGTTTTCACCGCATGCGTTAAGATGACTCTCAACGATGCTGGATATTTCTTCTTGTTCAAGAGAAAGATTTTTCTTAAAGTTGAAGAGTTCGAGTTTAAGATTCTTCATGTGTTTCGAAATTTTTTTTGTTTTCTTTGGGTATATATTATTCGCAAAAAGCCATTTTTTTCCATTATCTACGGTTGAGCTCTCTCGAACGTAGTATTTGGTCAAACCATCTGGACTTCTTTGGTATAACCATATCTCTTCCAGACCTAACATCAGATGTTTTAGTTCCTGGTGTAACTGTTCCAGTATCAACGAAACTACCAGTCGCACCATAAACTGCCCTATCGTCCCACGGACCTTCCAACCAAGTTTTATTCGTATCCATCATCTTTCCACCATCAGCACCATTAGTAGTTTTTCCAGGTTCTACACCATTATCACTACCCTTCCTGGAGAACTCACCAGTCAAAGTATCACGCATACCCGAACCATCCTCGTTCATATAACCGGGACCTGACATTCTATCAGTTCGGAAAGCTGGATAATATGTCTCGACGTTGAATGTTACCTTTAACTTTATGTTATTGTCTGATGTCAAATTTTTTTCTCTCGACATCTCTACCTGGTTTGTATCAGGCATAACAATTACCGCGTCTATGTTCATAAAATTGAACTCAAAGTACATAAATCTATATAACCAAAGTGTATTCATTATAGACTGACTACATTTGAAACTGTCAATCTCACTAGAAAGAAGTATTGTGAGATCGTAAGTCACGGAAATAGGAACTGCTCTCACCTTAGTTAAAACTTTACGTATTTCCTTCTCATTCTCAACAACCATCCTAAGCCAAACATTTGGATTGGCAAATTCGTCAGATTTTATATTGAAACCGGTCATAGTAAGGTGTCCTCTAGGTATTATGTCGGTATTGAGTTCAACATACCGAGAATCGGAAACTATATCATCAGAGAAACTATCTAATAGAAAACGTTCATCACCAGTCATCGAATAATAAATTGGCACTTCGACAAATTTATCACCTGAGGTGAAACGATTGGTCCACTTTATCTGACTCTCAAACGTATCCAGTACACAAACCGTAAGGTCGCGAAAGAATACGTCTTCATAATTAAACTTTTCACCTATCATAATTTATATATCAAAAGCATTCACCTTTCTAAAAAAAACCGATGAGCACAAAAAACCTAATTCTGTGGGAGAAATGGCGACCTAAAAAAATAGAGGACGTGATATTATTACCTAGGATAAAAAATAGATTCAATGATGGGGTAACCCAACACTACATATTCCATGGTCACTTTGGTACCGGAAAAACAAGCTTGGCTAGAATACTCATAGGTGAATATTCAAAAGACACCGCTTTTATGGATGTGAATTGTTCAGAAGAAACGAGTATTGATTATCTAAGAGATGAGATATCTAAATTCTGTAAGACAATTCCTATGTTCGAAACCAAATCTGATCAAAAGTACGTTTTGTTGGATGAATTTGAGAGGATATCACCACAATATCAGGACGCACTAAAGGCATTCATCGAAAAGTATAACAACAAAGGTGTTAAGTTCATAATGTCAACAAATCACATTGACAAAGTGAGAGGAGGAATGAAGTCACGAATAAAGATGATAGACTTCGATTGTCAGAATATCGAAGAGGAGAGATATATGAAACAGGAGATATACAAACGAATAAAGAATGTTATATTGCCTGCAGAAGGAAAGGATATGTCTAAAGAACAACTCGTTCCAATTATAAACAGATGGTTTCCAGACTTCCGAAAAATACTTGTAGAAGTCGATGACTTCCTAATATCCGGTGGTGATAGTTCAGAAGGTGGAAACGTATCAGTAAAGGACAAAAATGAACTCTACTCAATATTGCACGGGAATTCTGATTATGACACAATATACCACTTCATAATGAACACTTTCGGTCCTGACAAAGTATCAGAAATGTTGAAACTTATGGGTAGACCTTTTGTGGATTGGTGTGTAGAGAACGACAGATTCGTAGATAAACTATTCGAATGTAATCACATAATCACAGAATATGTTCCATTGTTAGACTCCAACACAGATCCTGTTATATTAGGTATGTCAGCGATAGGTAAGTTTAGAGAAATACTTTCATAACCGAGAGGTAGCGTACACTAATATATAGTGTATGGCTTTCAACTTCAAAGACTTCAGTATATCCTATAAAGGTCATCCTCGATACAATGATTTCGATTTGATTGAGGACGACCCTGTAAGAGTAATACTACAGAAATATGAGATGGTACTTTTCACCAACAAAGGTGATGTATTTGGTGATTTAGATTTTGGATGTGATTTAGAGTACTTACTACACGAAACAAAAGTCGATTCTACTTATGTAGAAACAATAATATTGACACAAATTGATAAATACATAGAAGAGATGAAGAACACAAACTATTCTCTAAATGTAAAATTCTACGATGATCCAGAAAGGTTTCAAGATTGGATGGAAATAAACTTCCAAATCAATGATTATGAGGTTTATGTGGCAGTAGGCTAACCTAAACGTTTTACAAATTCGAAAAACCTATCAATTTTAGATTCTCTAACAGATGTAGGTAAATCATTATACTTTAGTCCTGAAGTCCAATCACTATCAAATACCCATTTCATATTCTTCGGTGCCTTCTTCTTAGATTTATACTTTCTGCGCATTGCCCAGATATATTTGAATTGACTCTTAGATTTTGCCGGCATAATAAACTTATTTTATTGGACAATGTGTCGCAGAGTATATGAACTTATCATTTCTATTTAGACGAACACCCATAACCTTTGCAGCCACCTCAACATCATCGAGACACTCACGATCTGCACCACCAACGAGTATAACCTCATTTATCGACATACTCTCATTCGTCGATTGTGCCTGATTTATCTCATCAAATAAATCATATAACTTTTTAGGCAAATGGTACCAAATATGATTATTACCAATATAAATTATCAATGTTCCTTCTTTAGTTGGAAAACTATCTCCCTTTACAAGAGAACCTTCTTCTTCTTTAGACTTTATTTCATCATATACTGAGTTGTCAAGTATCTTACGATAAAAATCTACATCTACATCATAATTATATCTCTTCTCTATTAGGTCATTTTGATTTGGAAAATGGTAGAGATCATCATTCGTAGGCATATCGGGATCCTCATCATATAGATAGTCTTTATCCACATTCTTACCATCGACATGATTGTCCCATATTTGGTATACACTACCAAAATTTCTACAATAATCCTTCAATTGACTTACATAATTTTCTGTAAAGAATTTCGAAAATGACTTTTGTACGTCTACTATTATAAGAACGTCTTTTGAAAAGTGTGATTCGAATGTCTTAAGATACCTCATAGTTTATTTCTTTTTTCTAAGTAATGGGTTTATATTCTTTACATATCCCTTTCTCGCAGAAGGCAAGAAACCTATCATAGTAAGAAAGGTGCCTTCCCTCAGAATGTCGATTATCTCCTTTGGACGCCATTCACTACCCCATAACCCAAGTCTCTCATCAAACTCCTTACAGATGGATTTTATATAGTCTGAATTATCTTTATTCCTATCAATCGGAAGTGAAAGTGATATACAAAACTCAACATCATCCGGTACGTCTTTGATAAGATTCACATAAACGTCCGGCGCATAGAAGGTATCAACATTCCAGACAAGTTTACCCAAACCTACTTGTGTATAACTACGTGATTTTAACATTTGTGCGTTAAACTTAATTACGTGGTGTCTATTATTTTTGTAGATTATAGAGAACTCAATCTCAAAGTCATGTTCATCGAAACCCTCGAGTGTCGCAGTCACGATGTCTCTGAACTCATAAGGATCGATGTTCCATTTATCCATCACAAACGTGGCAGGGTCAGGAAGTGAAGACTCATTCATTCCGTATTTTTTTCGGTAATAATTTTGATAAATCTCAGTATCACCACTATATCTCAACGAGAAGAAAATATTTTCTGATAGTTCTATCACACCGGAGGAATGATAAGGAATACCAGAGTCAGATATGAAATTATTTAAATCTTTTACGAAACCATCGTAGTCATTTGGCATTTCGACCCAGAACTCGATGTTCGGCTCTATACTACTATGTCCACTTTCACCATTCTCAATCAATGCCGACAAATTGTGCCAATACGGACCTTCTTTGAATTTTACACCGTTATATTCAAATACCCTACAAGTTTCACCATTCTGCCTAATATAGAATACTATCTCGAACTCATGCGAGTCGTATGTCAGTGCTAGTGAGTCAATCATATCCTTCAATAAGTTGAAGTCTACCTCCCAGTATTGTTCTATAATATCCGTCGGATTGAAACCAGTGACCGACTCAAAAGTCTTTAAATACCTCATATCGTTATATATTAAAACAAAAAACCCGTCTTTGAGACGGGTTTTTAAATTTTTCAAATATTATAAAGGTAATTCTTCTTCACCTTCTTCGTTTTCTTCTTCGTTTTCTTCTTCGTTTTCTTCTTCACCCTCTTGTGCTTGACCTTGTGGTTGAACTTGAGTTTGAACTTGAGTTTGGGCTGGTTGTGCTTGTGCAGGTTGTCCTTGTGCATTAGGCTCTTCAAACTCTCCACCTTCAGGTACTTGTGCTTGACCTTCTGGTTGAACTTGAGTTTGAACCGGTTCTTGTGCTTGTGTAGGTTGTGCCTTAACCTGTGCTTGGCCTTCAGATCCTTCTTCAGTAGATGCAGGAGTTTGTGCTTGTGCAGGTTGTCCCTGTGCCTGTGCTTGACCCATTAATGCACCACCTGGTATTTTATCTAAATCCAGACCTGTTGTAGTGATGTATTGTAAAAGTTGCTCAGCAATCTCTACATCTCCAAAAAACTGGCGAAGATTCTTACCGGTTGTGTCCTTTACTTTCTTAACGTAAGAGTTTATCAATGATTGTGGAATGTCCACCATAGACCTTACCTTATAAACGTCACCTACCTGCAAAACGGATTCTTTAATCGCCTCATCGAAAGCAGAAGGATCAACTGAAGAAAACTTACTCTTAATGTTTCTGTAAGAGTCATACGTTCTGATGTGTTTCATTTGTTTAATATTTTTTTATAGGTTATATATTATTCCGGAAAACCGCCTTTTATCCTTTTCTTTTAAATGGCGAATAATACGAGACATACACCTGCGGCAAATCCAGATAATCCGAACCACCACTTTTTATGTTTCTCTTTTTCCAAATTATTAGACAATTTTGAGTTATCAACAACAACTCGTCTTATCTTATCTTCCTGGTAAACATCAACCTTTTTATATGTATCAATCTGTGCCTCCCTTATAGAAACCATTTCGTCCTTAGTGTTTATTATCTCTTCCTGTTTCTTTATTATACTATCACATATAGACAATTTTCTTTCGAAATCCAGATTTTTCTTCTCGAGAGATAATACTAACGTATCACACTCGGATTTCCTCATCTCATAAAGTTCATTTATTTGAAGTGTTTTGTAAAAATATTCCATATGTTTCCTATTCAAAAAGAATCCTTTCTGACCATTGTCTGTAATTGGTCTTGGAGATTCCTGTGATTGACAAAAAAACGTAATTAGAATAGAAAGCAATAGTATAAACTTCTTCATATCATTTTGGTAATTTTAATCTGACTGCATCAGACAAATCTTCGTCAGACATATCTACTTTAGATTTCTTCAATTTGGCAATCATACGATCATTTTCAGCAAGCCTAAGCTTTGATTTCCTTATAATCTCATCCTTTTTCCTCATCTCTTCGGTCATACGTGATAACTCAGAATTCAACGATAAAACTTCTTCCGATAATTTGTCAGAATGTACAGAAATAGAGTCAAACCGTGCATTCATATTACCACATACAATCATCAAAGAGTCTATCTTCTTATGTGTATCATCATAAATAACCTTTGGTGGAGTGTTACAACTCTTTATATTTAGTAAAACCGATATAACGAAAGCGACCAAAATCAAAAAATAGATATAAGATTTGTCTATTTTCATAAAACTGTTCAATTTTTAGTTATATATAATTCGTATATTTGTACATATAAAATAAAAGCAATAATGACAAAAAAATTAGTCTGCTTCGACTTCGACGACACGTTGTTCCATACACCTAGTCCAGAAGAAGGAAAAAATATTTGGCAAGAAGCCACAGGTAAGGAATGGCCATACATAGGATGGTGGGGTAAACACGAAACACTCGACACCGACATATTCGAAATACCAATGAACGAATGGGTAAAGGAAAAGTATTTCGAACACGTAGAGGATCCAGAAACAAAAGTAATTGTGGCAACCGGAAGGTTGAATAAAGTAAAGGGTATGAGAGAGAATATTGACAAAATATTCGAAAAGAATGATTTAACATTCCACGAAGTTCACCTAAACTGGGGAGGAGATACACTTGACTTCAAAAAGAAACTTTTTGGACAGAAATTAGACGAACAAAAATACGATGAATTCATAATGTTTGATGATCGACAGGAACACCTACCTCATTTTGAAGAGTGGGCAGAGATAGAAGCAATCAACAGAAATATGAATATAACCGTCGTGGACGTAGTTAACAAAACATTAAAAACATTCAATCCATATTAGAGTTGATGACATAAGGGAGTTTGACTTAGTTTATATATAAAATAAATCAATTAAACAAACTTATGTCAAAAAGAAAAACTTTAAAAGAGTGGCAAGAAGAAAGTAATATAATACACAAAAACGAGTTCGTTATATTAGAAGAACCAAAAAGTGGCTCACATAATGTACCCATACTACACAAAAAATGTGGCAACATAATAAGTATGAAGTTGAACAATCACACAAAAAGATATTGTACCTTTTGTTCAGGTAAAAACAAAAAAAGTTTGGAGCAATACCAAGAAAAAAGTAACTTTATACACAATGGTGAATATCGTATTTTAGAAAATCCGATAAACGTTAAGAATAAAGTCAAAATATTACACAACAAATGTGGTGGTATATTTGAAATAACTATGAATAACCATATCAACCATAAACAAAAATGTAGACTATGCGGAACTAACTCCCGTAAGTCTAATGATTATTGGTTAGAGAGAAGTAGAGAAATATGGGGAACCGATTACACAATATTGGATTATATAGAAACTGTTCACCATAAAGTAGAAATACTTCACAATATATGTGGAAGGAAACATAAAAAAAATATGAATTCATTCATACACGGTGAAAGAGGATGTCCATTTTGCACAAAGGATTTAAAATATTCGGAAAAGTATATAACAGATTACTTAACTAACAAATCAATAAGATTTGAAACCGAAAAAACCTTTGACGACTTAATTAATCCAAAGACTGGTAGAAAACTTAGATATGATTTTTATCTACCAGATTTAAATATAATTATAGAAACACACGGTGTACAACATTACAAACCAATAGAACATTGGCACGGTGAGAAAGGATACGAAGAACAGGTATATCGAGATAGAATAAAAGAAGAATATCTCAAAGAAAAAGAAATAAAATACATAGTACTAAACAACAAAGAGTTAACTAAAATAAAGGAAATAGTATGAGTACAAAAATTAAAGAACAAGTAGAGTCTAAGGTAGAAGAGATTTTATCAAAACCTTATGTGTTGATTTTAGAAAATGATGATTATAATAGTTTCGATTGGGTAATCACATGTCTAATGAAGGTTTGTAAACATGAGTACGAACAAGCCAACCAATGTGCACACATAGTACATTTCAAAGGTAGATGTGATGTAAAATACGGAGACTATGATTTAATTTCAGAAATGAAAGATAAACTAAAAGGTGCTGGTCTTTCCGTAACTATGGAGGCAAACTAATGTGTATATAGAAAAGGGATAACGACTATGTCGACTACGAAGTAATCGGTGCCGGAAACCTACGTATAAGTAATTCATGCACCTGGCAGTGTGGTGGAAAAAAAGGGTTCAGTATCGGAGCAGAATGGGCAAACACGGTTACGCAGGAGGTGTAATTTCGAACGAGGACGCAATCAAACTAGCGAGACATATACTTAGGACTGTAAATTTAGGTGAACTGATACCGGACGAAGATTAGTTCTTCGTCCCAAACCAGTTTATATTACTATCGTTATTCCAAATATTTCCTTTGGATTTTTTCATCTTTCGTGCACGTAAAACCTGACCATAATCAAGTCCTTCAACAAAGTCAACCTTTTTTAATTCGCGTTCAACATAGTCCATAAAGTCTTTTGGTGAATTGTTTCGTCCCCAATCCTCAACCATTTCTCGGAACTCGTGTTTTTTGAAAATAGTACTAGAGTTAACCAAAGTCATAACCGTATCATCATGACCAACATCTGCGGCATATCTTACGTTACCGGCCACCGTTGTGTGTTTAACGAAAGTCGTTATCTCTCTTATATTGTCTTCGTTTGTAATAAGGAATGACTTTGAGTACATCAAATCTTGATAGTCTTTAACCATCATATTTTTATTTTCTCCAACTTTCAAACCTATCCTTTCTTCGGTTGCATCTGCACGATGTTTATAACGGATAAAAACGGATGATCCATAGTTGTTATTACCATCGAATACGTGTGGCATCTCTGCAAGTAAAGCATTACCATAGTTATTCAACTCAAGAACTATCTTGACGTTTTCGGGATTGAAGTATTCAAAAGTCAATAAGTAAAGAAGTTCCGAAAGTTGTTTAACGGAAACTAAGTTACTACGGAATATTGCTATCTGTTCGAGTCTGAAGAAATCCACAACTGAAGTATATTTGTGTTTTTGGTCCTCTATTAGAGACACCGGTTTCTCAGAAATACGGAATATATTAATTACAGAATAATCCTGTCCGAGTCCCTCCGAAATATCGACAGACATAACTATCCTGTAATCTTTTCGTTTTATTGGAATGAATCTTTCATCATCATCAGTCCATTTTAGTCCCTCGTAAGAAAACTTTAGTCGTGTAAGTTCATCAAGTTCTTGATATTCAAAATTCTTCTTACCCTTTAACAAATCTTCAATTATCGATTCATTTAACAAAGACTTACTAGAGTTGATAAACCTTAGACCATATTCCTGGTTGAATGCATCTTCACCACCAATATCCTTCACCGCCTCATCTTTCCAAGTTGTCACCTCCGCAACCGAAAGTATAGAAACCTCGTTACCCTTAACATCGATAAATGTAAGTGACTTAACCATCTCATCAGAACACTTATCGTTGTTGAAAACGTGTATAACGTCTTTCTGTTGGTCCATATTGAACTCCATTTTGAGTTTTGTTAATTCTCCAAATGCAGAAACACAACTATTATAAATATCGTCTTTTGTAACTCCGTGATGGAAAAGACGACCATTGTTCAACCTTATATAAGTAACGAACCTACCCGGAACCTGATACCAATAGACCCTCATAGGTTTGTAGTTGTTTTTGAGTGGATCACCGTCAGGTCTTTCTGCATCAATTAACAACTTATGAAAAAGGTTCATACCATTCGGTGTAGATGTTATAATTATCTTTGAATTCTGAACCGCAGAAACGGTCGGGAATGCGGCAGTATAGTATGGCTCTATAATATTCGACGGAATGTGTGCAAACTCATCAAGATAAAGAACGTCAATGGTAAAACCAATTGCAGGTGTTTTTGACCTAGCAGACGTTTTTATTCTACAACCATTATCGAAGGTGAGTGACTTCTGATTCCAAGTCTTTATACCTGGTTTTAGAAAGAATGGTAGAAGTGAATAAATTGACTTCACTTTATCAACTATCTCAATCGCAGTGTCTCCCTTATTCGCCACTATCATACAGTTCTTATCGTTGTTGAAAAGTATTGTATGTAATATGAATATTGCAGAAGATACCGTTTTTCCAACCTGCCGCGACGCCATTAATATATTGAACCGGTTGTTCATAAAGTTATCGAGAATCTCACTCTGGTAGTCCCTAAGAAGTATAGAACCTACGGATCCATCCTCTCTTTTAGTCTTACAATACTTTTCGGTGAAATAATGTATATCAACCGCACAACGTATGTATTCCTGTTGTTCTTCCGGAGAAAGTCGGAAAACTACACCAGACCTCTTCAAACCAACCTCACTCTTTAACCAAGGATTCTGGAACTTCTTAACTTGTATACCGTCGTTTATTTGATTTGTAGCTTCTTCCACCAATCGGGTGGTAAAAACCATCTGTCTAACATCTTCTTTCTTTTTCTCCGCCATATTGGGAAGCCAATTTCCTTATATATAAGGAAAAACAACTCCTACTAATGTCGAAGCAAGATAAAGAAAGGAATAGAATACAGGACGAATTCGACCAGATACAATCGGAGGGCGGTGAATATGACTTCTCAATGCACCTAGCAAGACCCGAGGATCTTCCCGATTTGGGAGAGATTGAAATTTATGACTATGATTCTGATCTCACGGTATCATCACAACAATCAATGCAGGTACTAGAATCACTGGTAGATTTATACTTAGGTGATGTGCCTAAACTCAAAGAACATCCGTACATACAGAACAAAATGAAAGAAGATGCTATGGTTTATGCCGAAGCAATATTTCTCACCAAAATGACAAGAAAAAACTTTCTTACACAAATGAGACAGGTTGATAATGGTGATAGTTCTGCCAGGATGCATGAAGTTGTAAACCAGACAATTGGTCAGATAAGGGAAAATGCAAAATTTCTTTCAGGACAAAAGACTAAATTGGAAGAATTTTGGAAGAACCTGAGAAGGGATATGGGTTATGACGAGATGGCAACAAATACACCAATGATACAGGAAGATAAAGAAGATTCTAATGATGGTCAAATTATGAATAGTCGTGATATGAACGAATGGATAAAGGCAGCCATGATGAAAAAAGAAGAAGACAGAGGTAAAAAAGAGTAATCTATTTACGAATCCTTCCATAAGACTCAAACGACTTAACTAAATTAGCATATTCGAGTTTCACCTTCTTTGTTGAAAAAAGTTTCATTTTATTAGGAGTAACTATATTTATAATCAACTCCGGCATCGAAGACTTTATTGTTTCTCGTATTGTGTCCTTTTGTGAGCTCTGACTATTTGCCAACATTGTTTGAAGAGCTTTACCTATAGAATCTACCATAGCAACTGATCTTTGGTCTTCATCATAGAAGTGAATCTGTTCATATCTAGTTATCTCTTGTGTGTCAAAAACATCACCATCTGCCTTTACACCAACTAGATGTTGTAGTAAAAGTCTGCATTTGTCCCATGCCACGTCGTCATCATTACTCTCATAGAAACTTTCTGAAACGTAGTAGTAATTTTTTATACGAATACCAATCTCTTCTAACTTATCCTCAACCTTTTCTATCATTCTTTCGTAGTTAGATTTGGTATTTTTCGAACATATAAAGTATACATCATCTGGCGAATTTTTAAGATGTCTAAGAACATCTTCATTTATTCTGTGATTTGATGCTCTGATAAGGTCCTCGTCCATAAACTCTCTAAGTGAGAATGCTAAGTTTGATGAGTTGGCACGATTCCTTTTACAACCAACGTTAACTTCTGACATTAGTTTATCCGAAAGCCAATAATCACTACCGGCAAACGGTACTCTGTTACCATGTGATTTAAAAACACCGGATCTAACAAGGTTGAAATCGGATTGACTTATTCTATGAACTGGAAGTGATGGACGTGATTTATCGATTATCCAAACTTTGGCATCACTAATTATCACAGTGTCCAAATCAAAAAAGTGTGCTGCACCCATTAATAGTATTTGTTTATTTTATATCTGAACTCATGTGGCGTTCCGTCCCACCTTTCACCTTCATATGTTTTTTCCTCCCAGTTAACACTACCTTCTTGCATTCTACAACCAGGACAAAAGTTTGGCCAAACCTCAACATCATCAACAATTTTTATATCAGCTTTATTCACGACAAAGGTTGCCTTACAATATGGCTTACCACAAACTGAATTTCCTAAGTTCTCCATATTCTAAATTCCATTTGTGTTATATATTAAACACAAAACCCGTCTTTCGACGGGTTTGTTTTTTTTTATCATTTATCACTTTATGAAGTCTTTACTAAGTGCAAACTCGTAGAGTGTCGGTAGTGAGAGGTGTTGAACAAATCCATCTCTTATATCACGAAGAGTTTTATTACGTGATACAATGTTGAAAATTAGTTCACCAAACTCCTGTTGGAATTCTAAATAACAATCACACCATGGTCTGTTGTAGTTCTCTAAAGTTCTCCACTCGGTATATCCACCAGTGAGCCAGAATAATGCTCTATCAGGTTCTATCTCATTGGCATAATATCTTATGTCCCATACCGGATCATTCCAATCCACTTTTCTCATCATTAATGCAACTGCCTCTGCAACATCTTTGGTCATGTCATTACCAATCTCGAAAAAATAAATGTTCTCTTCTTTGCTAACTCTCATAATCCCACCGACGTAGAGGTCGCAATTACCTCTGGCCTGCAGGGCCACCTTCTTTCTCTTCATAATATAAAGATTATTTTTTTAGGGTACGAGGTTTATCCCGCCATTCCATGCGGTTCCTTCGACAATATTGCCACTCTCGAAAATCCCTCCTTGCCATTTTCCATGGAAGCTACCGGATTTGAAAATTCCCCACTTCCAAACTCCAAAAAGAAAATCACCAGAATGCCATATAAGTGTATTCTTTCTTATCTCCAATTTGGCATTTTCGATTTCACAATCGATGAGCCAGGTGAATCCTTCAGATTTTAACTTTTTAGAAATTTCTTTTTGGTCGGTGTATGTTTTACCATCCACACTTAGTTCTGAGTATTTCATATCACTGTGTGTAATTTATGTCTTATATATTAACACACTTTACAGACATTTACACACATCGCGGAAAACAAGTGGTTTTATAAAGTGGAAGGCATCACTTTTTTTGTGATGCCTTCCTTCTTATGCCATTGATTTTATTTTATCTCTTATTATTGCTGCAGTTTCGTAGTCTTCAATCGAAACAGCATGCATCATTTTTTCGGTAAGTGATTCTATACTCTCTTTTCTCTCTTTTCTCTTAGGTGCATCACCAGAGAGGAATCGATCATAGAAGTCGTTAGATAAATCGTAACCTTTGGATTTGAAGTGTGCATATGCGTAAACCGATTCTATACCTTTTGGTTGTTTCGGTGTCTTTATTTGTGACATACGGTGGAATTCATCCAATTTGTCGGTAGTTATTGCAAGACTATCGTCTGTCTCCAATCTTTTAGAATATACATATTTAGTGGTATCACCTCTTTTTACAAAATCACCAAATAGATTTATATACTCTATAGCTATTATTTTTGAGAATCTAAGGTCAATCCATATTTTACCAGTGAAATCCTGTGGTCCGTTACCAACATATTTTTTATAACTAACCAACTTCTCAAAATCGAGACAATATTTCTCACTTATGAAGAAAAGTTGTATAGGTGTATGTGACGCCACGTTTATACATATTGTGTTTATCGGATCAAATTCTATCATCACTTTCTTTTTTTACGAAAATAAGGAAAAATCCGAGAACGAACAATTTATATATATGCAAAACGCAATAAAATTTCATGAAATATCTGGCGAAAAGAGAAGACTTCCTAAGAAGTGCGAAAAAGCTAAGTCAAAAATCTGACTTTATAAAGGAAAGCAAAGGTGATTGGAGACTCATAACAGAAGAAGCTCCATTCGAAAATGATATACCGTGGGCAGAATCACTTATCGGAAGGTTTATCTACCATCAGATAATACAGAGGATTGAAGATGGAACCAGACTACTTAGAATCTTACCTTTGACAAGAAGACTAAGATCCGAGTTTGACAACCTGGTATCGGAAGGTTACTTACTAAACGTAGATGATGATAAGAAAGCATTGATGGGTAAGCTAACACTACATGCGGTTTTTGAAGCTCTCATAATACATGTTGATAAAGGTGCAAAAGTAGAAGTACTTAAAAACCTAACAGATGAGGCACAAGAAACGGTGAAGAAAATGCCAGATGAAGAAAAGGAAAAATCCACTCTAAAATCAGAATTAGACGAATTCGCTAAGTTTCTCGAAGGATTTAAAAACAACGAGGGTGATGGTATGGACGAAGAGGAAGAAGATGGAGAGGAAGAAGATGGAGAGGAAGAAGATGGAGAGGAAGAAGAGGAAATTAAAGATAATAAAGAAATTAGTGAACTAATATTACAAAATATGAAGGCACTAAGAGGAATATTGGAAGCATTTCCTAGTTTCAAAAGTGAAGTATCCAGACTAGCAACAACAACAACCGGAAAACATCAAATATCCGCAGGAGACACAATACAGAAATTAAGTGCAGAATATCAAATAAAACCAGAAGTACTTATAGGAATGAATACTTGGTTACAGGGTAGAAAACCAACAGATTCTCTACCTACCAAAGACAAAAATGGTAAACCTTTAACCATTTTATTAGAAAGTGTAGTAAACGAGAGTAGTGTTAGTGCATTTGTGGGTAAGGTTGTTGCCAAAATACAAAACCTATTGAAAAACAAAGGTGGGAACAAAGATGAAATACAAACAAAAGTACACGACTCACTTAAATCTTTAGTAAGACATATAGATGACTTACAAAATCCTAAAATAAAAGAGGTTTCTGTAAATCTCGCACTTATGAATACACTAATCTCCGGAAAATATCCAGAGAAAGTAAATACAATATATGACGAGATAAAGGAATATGTGACAGGAAAGAAAAAAGGTGAAGTATCACTAACACAGAACGACCTTCTAAAGGAAGATAATGACCTTAACTTCGGAGTAGATAAAGATGGTAAAAAAATGACTCCACAAAATCTGGAGGCAAATAAAGGTAAAATACTAGACAAAGACTCTTCACAGTTGATTGAAATAGATGGTAAGAATGTTTACGTAACTAATATAGCTTTCAAAATAGCAAGGTTCTTCAAATTCATCATTCAGTTTGAGAAGGCAGGTCTTATAGATGTATTGGATACGTTACAGGCCAATACGGAGTTGTTTATCAAAACCGGTCGTCAAATTACCGGAATGGTAAACGAAAAGAGACTGCTCGGATTTGATGGATTTATGAGAATTTACGAAGCGGATGAACAAAAACCGGAAGAAGACAAAGGAGCACCGACTGAGGAGCAAGGAACAACATCTGAAAGAATAAAGGACTTTTTTGAACAGAAATGTAAAACGGTAAAATCTTATGTTCTTGAGAAGACAGAGGTTGAAAAAATTGTAGCAAACTTCGAGAGTATCGAAAAGGAAGGAAAAGGTTTGGTAATAAACGGAATTGATCCTATAATGCAGATATGTAGACTTTTCAACCGTGCATACAAGCTCTATATGAGAGAGAAGATATCACAAAGACAGGGTGGTGAAATTGGTGCAACAATCGCAGGAAGATATACATCATATGGTGGTGATAAGAGTGGACCTTTCAGAATAAACAAAGTTTTTAACCAATGGGAGGACGCAGTACTCAAAATTATGGGTGATAGAAAATATGAGTATATTTTTAGTAAAAATACCAAAATGAGGTTTCCACTAGTACCAGATCCGAAAAATGAAGAAGATTGGGAGATTAGGAAAGGTGCTGGTCTAGCACTTAATAATTTTATGAATGAATTAATCGACGGTGATAGTCTTTATAAAACCAGTTCTACGGATAGAGGTGCTCAAGCAAAATTTATTGAAAAATATTTTGGTAAAGTTGGTGAAGCTGACTTAGAAAAGTCGGGAGGTCTTACAATAGGTGATGATGGTGAAAGTAACACCAAAATTGCAACAGCGGTAGAAAATGGCTCGGTAAAGTTATCATTTACTAAGTTGAATGAGAAACCGAATTTCAAAGCCAATACATTTTTTGCCATAAAGTACAAAAACATAAAAGAAGGAAAAATAGAAGGTGACTCTAAATACTACTACGTATGGACTTTAACAGATGCAAAATCTATTGCATTTAGTGGAACATTCAAATATTTTGATGAATTGATACAATCTAGTCCATTAAGTGATCCAGAAAGTGAAATTGTTGATTCCAGAAAGAAGGTAATAGACAAAGGAGCTCTACCGAAAATTACGAAGGACACAATTTATAGCAAAGTTGATGGTACTACAGACCATTGGCAGACAAATTATGCTAGAACAACAAAGGATTTAGGAGATTTATTTCTAAGAGGTTCAAAATTGAATATAAAATATATCGACGGAAGAGACAAAAGGAAAACGTATGATAAGTCTATATTCGTGGAAGACATATATTCAATAAACACCGTTTCGGATAAACCAGAACAATTTGTACCTAAGATAACAACAGAATGGTTAAAGAAACAAAAAATTGCATCATCCAGTGATAAAAGTCCATTCTCTAAAGATCCATCACAACATCTAACCGAAAGAAACACAGACATAACCAAAGTATGAGAATAATAAGATATAGTGAGTTTAGTGAGAAGTTGAGTTTAAATTCTGCAGACTCCCCAGCACTCAAAATGGACAAACAATCCATAAATAAAACCGAAGAACATATCAAGGATTACGATTCTAAAAAAAACACTATCACTTCGTTATATACACAGATTGGGAAAGATAATAAGTTTCTTTATAGTGATGAGATGATTAAAGATAAAGTTGAAGAGATAATGGGTGCAGAAGATGATGAAAATAGAAATCCATATCTACAGAAGCTAATAACGGTATTGGATCTGGAGAGAAAACTTGTCGGTGATACAAAGTCTCAAAGTGACGACAAACTTGCTTCGGAAAATTTAAGACAAGAACTATCCAATGAAAAGGATGATGCTAGAAAAGGAGAGATTCAGAAAAAAATGGATGACTTAAATAAACGACTCAGTGAGTATGACATCACAAATCTAACAAAACAGGTAGAAGAGTCGAGGAAAAAATTCTTCGACGATATGAATAAGTTAACACAAGATTACAAAACGGCCGTAAATAAGATAAAGACGACCAAACAAAAATAGAAAAAAATTGGTTTTTTTATTTTATATATACCAATAGAAAAAAAACAAAGACAAAAACATGGCAATTCAAATTGGAAAATACAAGAGGCCGGGAATATTCCTCGAGGAATACGACAACTCGGTCATCGCCACTCCGATTGTCGAGGGTATAACTAACCTTGTTATTGGTGTCTCTAAAAAGGGACCTATTAACACACCGGTAAGGTTGACCACCGTCAGTGACTTAGAGTCCATATTCGGACAACTCGACAGGGGTCTCGAAAGAAAAGGTTCATACTTCCACAGAACCGTGTCCAAAATGCTCGAGAGCTCACCGGTATTCGCGATGAACTTGCTCTTGACAGATGACACATTAGACACTATAGAATACAAATCAGTATCTACGTCCTCTGATAAGGCCAATGATATGGAAAGACTCGGTGCATACAGAAGGTTTCACGACACAACTGGTTTCTGGAAAAGAGATACTGAATCGTTTCTAAACCTAACTAAAACGAACACAGGGTATAGTGATAGAGTTCTTAACTTCACCAACTTATCTGATAGATATGCAACGGTGTTTGTTTTCAATTCAAAAGTATCTGGTTTTGACAGAACATTGATTGAGTGGTATGGTTCTATAGAAAAAGTTCCGGCATACGTCAACTCAACAGATTGGGCATCAGACTATATGGTGGATGTAGTAATCATTGCGGGAGACTGGTCAGATTATAGAACACTATCAGTAGATCCTAGATGGAGTGCATATTTCAATGCAAATGGTCTTAGAAAAGAACAAATTAGAAACTTCGCAAACGATAGAAACGTAAGTGCACTTGCGTATTACGAAGGACTTTCTTTGATACCTTACTTTAGAGATGCCAACGGAAGAAATATCTTCATCGAGACTACAATCAATAGAGATACAGACAAAACAGGAATCTTCTGTGCATTCAATAATGATTTAGTAGAAGCGGACTTTTATAATGGTAAAATTGATATAATTGGCCAAACTATAGTTGGTAACAATAAAGAATCTATTGAATTCCTTTCTTATCAAGACACAATTACGGAACAAGTTGATTTTACAACAACACCACTTGACTTACCAGGAAACGTAACTGCCTTAATTGGCCCTATTCAAGCAGTGGGTGATGCATTTGGAAGTCATGCATTCGAAAAAAGTAATAATCCTAGAACATCTGGAGTTCTTCAAAGTTATGATAGAACCGCTTATTATGCAGAAGATTTCGTAAGAAATGTATCACTTTCTGCAAGTGCATCTAGGGTAGATGTTAATACAGTATCCGTAACTTACAAAGTTCACACAGATGGTGGTTATGCTGTTATTGGTGACAACCTTGTAGAATTGGCAGGACCTATGGCACACACATTATCCATAAGTTCTTTCAATTTTGCTACTAGTTCAACTGCATTAGTATACAAATCTGCATTCGTTCTTGATTCAACAGGTAATTTTAAAGTTGTTACAGGTGACGTTCCTAACACTCAACCTACCGTAGAGTCTAGTGATATAGTTCTGGGTCACACATCTTACACCGTTCAATCACAACAATTTCAAACAACGGTTACACAAACCAACGTTTATATAGATCCAGAAAACACAGGAGTTACTGCATATAGACACTTAATATTAGGTACAGATTATACGGTTAATTTATTACCATCTCAAATACCAGGTTCAAGTCAAACACGAACGGGTGCTATTGAAATAACATTCTTAGGTACAAACAAAACTCCGGATTTATCGGATTATGTAACTTATAGAAGGTTTAAAGCATTCAACAGGTTAGTAGATTTATTAGATAGTCCTAATAGAGAAAAAATGACAATGTTAATCGATATTACTTCTATGAAGAAAGCATCTATGGCTAATATGGAGGTAGTAGATATAGTAACATCTACAACACAGAATAAATCTTTTACCATCGTTACAGGATTAAATCCATCCGAAATTACAGATGTTATAAACGGGCGTTTAGTTTTCTATACAAAAGATAACGAATTAATATTAGGTGAAGAATCGATTGTTTCTAAAGATACAACAGTAGATACTAACTGGAGAGAAGGAGTTGTTGGTAAATATTCAAATCTATATTCTAAATTCTACGATGGTCAAATATCTACAGGAGACGTCATATACAATAACAGAATAAAATATGTAGGTACAGAAACATCTGTGGCAACATATTCAGTTTATTTTGTTCCAGGTGAGACATTGTCTGCAGTATCAGGATTCCTAACAGGACCAACTACAGATTATGCAGGAAATGACTATATCGTATTGATGGGTGGTGCTGCGGATCCACAATTTCAACTAAACGACATAATAAAAGTAAAAGGTGCAGTTAATAACACAGGAAACTTTACAATAGTTTCAGGAAAACTTAACTCTACAACATTTGGTGCAGGTTCTGGTTTCGTTTATCAAGTAAATGAAAATACAACATATGAGTACGTACCGGTAACTAGTCAAATAAATGATATGAACTCCGGAAGTGAGCACTACCTAAAAATGTACTTAGATGGTGAAAAAATAACTATCAACTTTGTAGATGCAGCAGGTGCAACTTCTTCATTACTAAACTGGGACGGTAGTACATCAGGCGCAGGTGTTCAAGCATCAACAAACTTCACTATCAACTCAATGGATACAAACTTCAAACAATCTATCGAGATTGAAGTTCCATCTGGTTACACAGAAGTTGATAATAAAATATTAGTAAATGCACAAAGATACCCAGAGGTTATGAAGGGTGACTTCTTAGAGGCAGAATATGACGAGTCAACACTCGAAATAGGACAAGTTGCTAGAAAGATGACAAGAATACTCGACAAAAAACAATACTCTAAAGATGTATCACTTATGGAAATAACATGTGATAGTAAAATCAAAAAAGTATACTCTGGTTCTGCATACCAAACTATTAGATACAAAAAAGTTGAGAATTATATAGAAACCTACAAAGCAATATCACTAAAAGGTTTCAGAGTAAGACAAGCTTCACTTCCTGATGGAACAGAAACTAAACAAAACCAAATACTCAACCTTGTTGCAAAAGGAACTACATTGTTCAAAGCACTTACAAACAAAGAAGCGATTGATTTCAGATACTTGATTGACTCTTTCGGAAATGGTCTTACAGAGAATTCTAAACAACAACTTGCAGACATCTGTGGTGATAGACTTGACGCATTTGGATTCTTAAATATGCCATCAATGAGAGCATTCAAAAACTCTAGTTCTCCATCATTTGTGAACTCGGAAGGTGTTCTTCAAGCAGAATACATTGCAAAAGGAGCAGATCCTGAAAGTGGGCCAGCATTCTACTATACTTTCGCACAAGGAGAAGGAACAACATGTGTTGGATACTTCTTACCATATCTTAGTGTGAATGATAACGGAAGACCTATGGATTTTCCACCTGCATCTTTCGTGGCTGCGACATATATGAGAAAACACATCAGTAACTTAGGTGGATTAACACCTTGGACAATCGCGGCGGGTGTAATAAACGGAAGAATTACAGGAATAAATGGTATAGAAATGGACTTCACACCAAGTGATATCGAATTTTTGAACCAAGCTCAGATGAACCCTATTGTTTTCAAAAGAAATAGAGGAAACGTTATCGAGACAGAGAACACAGCACAAACTCTTTACAAATCTGCACTTTCTTACATACACGTTAGAGAGGTATTGATTGAACTTGAAAGAGAATTATCAAGAATGTTGTTAGACTTCCAATGGCAGTTCAACACTTCTGAAATCAGATCTGAAATTAAAATGAGGGCTGATATGATTTGTGAAACATTCGTAAGTAGAAACGGTCTATATAACTATTTCAACAAAATGGACGAAGAGAACAACACCGCAGAGATTATCGATAATCAAATTGGTGTACTTGACACATACGTAGAACCAATAAAAGGTATGGGAATAATCGTGAATAACGTAACCATATTAAGAACTGGTGCTATCGATTCAGGTGGATTCATATAAAATATAATAAAAATAAAAACCCTCGAAATTATCGAGGGTTTTTTTATTTAATAAAAACGATAAGACTAAGAAATTCTGATTGTTCTGTAGTTAGAGTTATTGCTTTTAGGAACAATAATAGTCAAAATTCCGTTATTGTATTTAGCATTAGCTTCGTTAGTATCTGCATTAGAAGGAAGTGTAAACTCTCTTGTAAATGAAGAATAGTTGAACTCTCTGTAAGAGTAGTTACTAGGTCTCTCAGACTTAGGAGTATTAGCTTTCAAAGTCAATGTGTTGTTGTTGTATGCAACCTCAAAAGACTCAGTAGTGTAACCAGGTGCAGCAAGTTCGAAAACATAAGAATCTGTGTTCTCATAAGCATTAAGTGTTGGTGTTGTGTTAGCGTGGTTTGCCCAAGTAGTAATCGCTGTGTTGTAAGGAGCGTTAGTAAATGGTGCAACGTTCCATGCTGTGAACGGGTTGCTTGTCAAGTTAGACCAATTAGTCTCAGGTGTGTTCCAAGGGTTGTTTCTGTTTGTCATTTGTTTTTATTTTATTTTTATGTTATATACAGAATAATAAATAAAGTTTAAACCACAATAAAAAATTCAGGAGAGAGAGGCAAACGAATATATAACCAAAAACAACATATAATATGTCTGATAACAACATGAGCGAGGAAGACTACCTCAGAATACATTTGGAGGACCTCGAAAGGAACAAAAGGACACCGGAACAACCGGAACCAACAAATCACATATCAAGTGACATACCTTTTAACACAAACACTGGTAACTCAGAAAACACAAAGGTAAGTGACCTTCAATACTTCCATTTTGACATCAAAGAACTACCATGTGGTCAATTCTATCCACAAGGAACTGTACTTATGATTAGACCTGCACAGGTTAGGGAAATACAAGCATATTCGATGGTAGATGATAATAACTTCTATGATATAGTAGAGAAAATGAATGATATGCTACAATCGTGTGTTAGAGTAAAATATGTAGATGGTAAGATAGGCTCTTTTTTAGATATAAAGGATCAGGATAGATTATTCATTATCTTCGCAATAAGAGAACTTACATTCCAACAAGGAAACTCACTAAGTGTAAATACTAAATGTGGATCTTGTGGAATAGAGGAAACGGTAGAATTGAAAAGAAGTAACTTTGCATTCCACGAGATTGACGAAAAACTAGCAAAGTTTTATAACAAAAACGCAGGATGTTACCAATTCAAAACCATCAACGGTAAAACATTTGAACTAACACCACCAAACATCGGTTTACAAAAAGCATTTACTGACTACATCATAAAAGAAAACAACGACAAAAGGAGTCCGAATTTGGCATTCCTTAAGATAATACCTTTTATGTTAGGTGGAAGATCTAGTATAACATACGAAGGAATAAAGGCAAAACTAAGAGAATTTGAAGAGATAGATGGAACTTCTTTTCAGTTCTTAAATAGTGCAGTAGGGAAAATGACTTTTGGTATAAAAGAGTTAAGTAAAACGTGTCAGTGTGGTGAGGAGATCCGCACTGAAATGCAATTTCCCAACGGAGCCTCAGGTATTTTCGTTATTCATGATGCCTTTGAAGCATATATTAAAGAATAAACTACTTTTACAAAAACACTTCAATACACAGGAGGATTCTATGGATAGATGGCCGTTCTGGATGCTTGAAGAGAATATAAAAATAGTGAACGAAATAGTAGAAGAAGAGGAAAAACAAAGAAAGCAAGAAGAAGAAGGACAAAGTGCAAGTATGCCAGATACAAATGCAATGATGAGAAATGCATCGAATATGACGGCAAATATGCCAAAAATATAATAAAAACCCACTCAAATTTGAGTGGGTTTTTTAGTACAAAAAAAAGAGACATTTGCCTCTTTTTCTATATTGTTTATTATTAGTATCCACTGACCATAGGTCCAGATATACCAAATCCGTTGTCAATATACTCATCTACGAAGTAGTCGTATAAGAAAGTAGCATCAACGTTATTCACGATATCATTTGAAGCCCAGTCTAGTGCCCACCCTGTAAGTTTAGACATTTGACAGTTCATAAATGTAACTCTTCTCAATACAACACCTTTCTTATCGTGTTGGTTAACAATTATAGTTCCAACCATATCACTTTTATAGTGTAAAGTACCATTTTGTGAGTTGAATAAAAGGTCATACCATGCCTTAAGAGTCGTCCATGTAGTCATCTGACCCGCATTGTTAACGTTAACCTGGAAAGGTATGGTAATCTCACCACTGGTTTTACTCGGTGTTGTTTGAAATTGTCTCGTTGAATACTTGAATCTTTGTTCTTTGGCAGCAACCTCGAAAGATGTTAGGTTAGATAAATCTATCTTAGTCGCATTCTCGAGAAGCAACAATTTGTTTGCTCCTGTATCGTAGGGTGTTCCTGCAAAAATAGTAGGAAGTACAAACGTAATCTCGAATAAGTTTGTGTAAACAACTTCATCCGTCGTAGTTGGTGAACCTGGTCCACCAGGTGAACCAACATTCGATAATTGGGTATAATGCGGTAATGGCATATTCTTTTCTTATTTTTTTGTAATCGCCTAACAATTATATTCTATATATTAAGTATAAAATTTCTTCTGTTTTCCTAGTCTCTTACCTAATTGTATATATTAAGTCCAAAAAACGTTTTTCTGTCATTTAGTTGAACTAAGAACACACAAACACCTATAAAATAAAAAAATGGTCAAAATTATATGAAAGTTTATATGATAACCGATACACATTTCGGAATTTACCTAAACAACTTAGACAAATGGCAAAATATGATGGAGTCAACATTCTACGACTTTGTTATACCGTATCTCAAAGAAAATGTAGAAGAGGGAGACATATTGATACACCTTGGTGACTTATTCGATAACAGGACAAGTATACCCATAATAACATTAAATAAAGTAGAGAAAATTCTAAAAGAAATAAGTGAAATACTACCAATACATATAATGGTTGGAAATCACGATTTATTCAATAAGGGATCAAATGATATAAACTCAGTAAGACTCTTTTCTTACATATCAAAAAGCATTAGTGTTTATGAAAACACAACAACGTTAAATATAGACAACCAAAAGTTGGTACTAATGCCGTGGATTGAGAAGAGATTAGATATGGTAAAATCATTAAAAGAAAATCCAGGTGATTACTTATTTTGTCACTCCGATCTAAATGGGTGCAAAATGCACCTAAACTCTGTTGCACATAGAAATCCAGATAAAATTGAGGTAGAGCAATTCAAAGGCTACAAAAAAGCATTCTCTGGTCACATACACATCAGACAAACTAGTGAAAACTTCGAATTCATCGGATCACTTTACCAGATGGATAGGAATGACTCAGGAGACCAAAAGGGAATAACCGTATTAGACCTATCTACGGGAAAAACACACTTTGAACCGAATAAATATTCACCAGTTTTTCGTAAATTCAGGGTAGTAGACGAACAATCTATAGATGATTTGGATGGACTAAAAAATACCAAAGATTACATCGACCTCGCTATATCTAACAACCTTCTCGTAAGTAACAGAAAACTTCGAAGAAAATTGGAAGCAATGCTCGAAAAAGGTAACTTTGCATCAGTTGAATACATCGACGATATAGTAAAAACCGACGAAAACGGAGAAGTTATCAACGAGCAGGTAATAGATAACAACTCTACAGGAATAGACATATCTATACAATTAGACTACGAGGTATACATAAGAGAGTATATTGAAAAACTTACATACGATAACGAAAAATACAAAAACGGAATAGCAGGAGAGTTCGACGAAGTTATAAAAATATACAACGAGAACTATAAACCGAAAAACGACTAATTTCTATCTCCTACCACCACCAAACTGGTATCCGAAACGGAGCTGCCATACCCACGATAGTGGAGTAGTTCCGTCCGGACCAGGATAAAACTGAACTCCACCCATCGGTGTCAATGTGAATGAATTAGAGTAGTCACTGTCATTTCCAATTACGATAAATTTATTACCTAAGTCAACACCAAAACCAAAACCACCAAACGGTGAAAGTCCGTCTCCCCAGAAACGACCATAACCCATTCTTCCCTGTAAGAATGCACCCTCACCAGATGTGTTTTGAACAAAATAGAACCTAGTAAATATCTCTGGTCGGACACCCACATAGTAATAACTAAGTGTGTAAAAACTTAAAACTCCACCTACTGTCCAATGTTCAGTACGTGTATCAGACTCCCACTCTACTCTGAACTTAGAGACCGACATTTCACTTAATTTAACTCCCATCGAAACAGAAAGATGACCTAAGAAATTGTATGTATATCCATGATGTACTGACGATGATGTTGTCAATGGAAGGTTAATTCTACCAGCCGGCTCCGGAATATCCGAAGTAGAAGAAAGTCTCTTAGTATTATAAACACACGCGATTACAACTGGATCAACTTTCTCATATGGACAACTACCAACTGTGTCTATATTATAAATTTTATATTTAGGAACCTCAATAGAAGGATACTCAACAGACCATTTCATATTTGGTCTAAGTTCAATTGACTGACCTCTCAGTGTAAATACGGTAAATGTGGCTAATAATAGTGCCAACAACCACGAAATCAACTTCATAACTAAAAATAATTATTTTTATCATAATTATATATTTAGTAATGAAACATAATTATTTCATAAGTGTTGAAAAATCAATAATTTTGACTATGTTGAAAAAAAAATTAAATTTTTCTACAAACTCGAAAAACAACAACCGGATAGGGATATGGTTGTCTGTCAAACCAATCAAACCTAGATCCACCACCAACAGTCATATTAAGTGAGCCATAGTTCCAAGACTTTGAGAAATATATCAAACTACGCCATCCACCAACAGAAGGAATCATCTGAAGTCCGTGTGCAGCACCAATAGACCAATCGTCATATATTCTGAAACTACTACCAAACCAGGCACCAAAAACACCAACACCTAACTCCGGTTTTATTCTTCCATTATAAATTGAATACTCCACAGAAATACCGGCAGGAAGAACACCACCAACACCATAAGAAAGTCTTGCTTGACCAAAAGATATAAACGAAGTCAATAAGAATAACAACAAAAGACGCATAATCAATACTTTATTTTTATAAAAATGTCATGTGGTGCTGTCTCATCACCACCAAAATAAGGCCAAAGGTAATACCTACTACCAGAAACATTATGCCATCTCTGCATATGTACGGTTATTGGATTGACACCATCCAAACACGTGAATGTGTAATCATCACCAAGCGAAATACTACACGTATATTGTTTCCCTATCTCCAAATCACAAACCTTTTCAAAATGAAAAATACCATTTAGATGTGTATAAGACATCAGTTCGAGTTTACCATTCAACCAACGCCATCCAAAACGAGCAGAATTCCTAATATGTAAACCACCATCACTTACACCAAATAGTTTATTGACATCATATTGATTTATCGGGTCGACGGTTGTATAAATAGATGTACTATCGAAAACAACATCGAATGTTATTATGTCTTTCCTAGTCCACTCTAGCGAGTTTGATGATGAATGATCACCCGAATCGATACGGAAGACAGACCACCCAGAGTCGTCTTTTTTATTACAACCCAATAAAATAAAGGAAAGTAACAAAACATATATTATTTTAAACATAAACAATACGTTTTTTTTTCATATTATATAGTAAAAAAATATCTCTAAATGAAGACAAAGTTATTACTCGCACTATTTGTAATTGGAATCGCAATTGCAGCATATGTAGATCTTAGTAAGAAAGATCCTGAATGGACACCAAGTACTTGCAATAAAGGATTAGAAAGTTCAGTACATCAAAGAGAAAAGGATGGAACATGGGTGGTTGGTATAAAGAATAGATATCCAGATGAGTTGAAGACATTTGTAAACATACACACTTCTACGAATGACATAACACAGGTAGTAAGACTAAGACCTGCTGAGACAATCTACCTCGATGCAAGTAAAATTAAAAATCCAGAAGAAGTAAAAGTTAAAATAGGTCCATCATTCATTGTTAAAAATGATACAACAACCACATTGGTAATCTGTGACAGAAAATAATTAAAATGATGGATACCATTAAGTACTTTTTTTATAAAATCGTAAAGGTCGTACTAATAATATTAGTTATGGCATTTATATATGCTGCGTGTGATAGTATCTTCGGAAAAGAAGATCCTAAGAATACCTGGTATTGGGCAGACCAATGTCTACAAGACAGAATAACATACCGTGCCTGGAAACAAAATGGTGTCTGGTCATTCGAACTTGCCAACGATATGAAAGGTGATGTTATGATTACTTATGAGATTATCGGTGATAAGATCGATGAACATACACAGATAATAAAATCTGGTGATTCATCTGGTATATTACCGGTGGATTCAGAGGAATGTCCAAAGGTAACAATTGTTTCAGTTGTTATGATGAAGTATGGAAAACCAGACTACATACTAAATTGTGAATAGTGATGAAATTAGACGAGACAGATGAAATAATAAAAGACAAAATCAACGAGATAATGTCTGGTGAGTGGGACTCGAACTTCGAACCCGAGCAACTCAATATGCTGAAACGTAGGTCTTTCTTACTTAATAATATTAGCCAGAATGGTGCAGACATAACATTTGAGTGGAACGGAAACAAAATAAACGTACACAACAGCGACATAGTCGAACTGAGTATGTTCTGGGCTGACACATTCAACCACATCGTGTCGTCAATCATGTCGGATCCAATTTTCATAAACGCATATAACGCGTTCTCTCGTGAATGGAAGATAGACGGACTTCTCAAAAATAAAAAATAATGCAATGATAAAACTTATTATATTTGATATGGATGGAGTTCTCGTAAATGCCAAAGAAATACACTACGAGACGTTGAATAACGCCATAGAGTTGATTGTTGGTAAAAAATTCACAATAGATTTTTCAGAACACCTATCAACGTACGATGGTCTAAAAACTACACAGAAGTTAGATATGTTAAGTGAGAAGAAAGGACTTAATAAATCAGAACATCAGAAAATATGGGACATAAAACAAAAACTAACACAAAAAAGTATTGGTGAAATTGGTCAGAATAACGAAATTATTTCATTAGTAAGTTGGCTCAAAGAAGAAGGATATATACTAGCGTGTTGTTCAAACTCAATAAGGAAAACAATATTTTTAGCATTATCTAGGATTGGTATTATAGAGTATATGGACCTAATACTCTCCAATCAAGATGTACAGAGAGGGAAACCATATCCAGAAATTTACTGGAAAGCAATGAGTAATTTAGGATACTTACCAGAAGAAACACTAATAATTGAAGACTCACCTACAGGATTATTAGCAGCACATAGATCCGGTGCCAATATACTCAGAGTTGATAATCCATCACAAGTTCGAAAATCAAAAATCGATGAAGTAATATCAATGATAAATAAAACAAATAATATGAAAAACCCAAAGTGGAGAAATGATAAATTGAACGTACTCGTACCGATGGCCGGTGCAGGTACTCGTTTCGAAAAAGCAGGATATACATTTCCAAAACCTCTAATAGAAGTAAACGGAAAACCTATGATACAAGTTGTTGTAGAGAACTTAAACATAGATGCAAACTACATATATGTCGTACAAAAAAGTCACAGAACTAAATACAATTTAGACACTCTTTTGAATCTAATAACTCCAAATTGTAGAATAGTGGAGGTAGAAGGAATAACAGAAGGTGCGGCATGTACTGCACTTCTCGCTAAAGAATTAATTGATAACGACGAACCACTTTTCTTTGCTAACTCAGATCAGTTCGCAGAATGGGACTCAAATGAGTTTATGTACAAAATGACAGAGACCAATTGTGATGGTGCAATTGTCACTTTCAAAGCTACACACCCAAAATGGTCATTTGCCAAATTAGATGATAATGGATTTGTTACAGAAGTTGCGGAAAAAAATCCTATCTCAGAAAACGCAACGGTCGGATTCTACTATTGGAAGAGAGGTTCGGACTTTGTGAAGTATGCAGAGAGTATGATAGATAAAGATATACGTGTAAATAACGAGTTCTATGTTTGTCCTGTTTTCAATCAAGCGATTGATGACGGTCTAAAAGTCAGAACATTCGAAATTAGTAGAATGTGGGGACTCGGAACACCCGAAGATTTAAACCACTACCTAAATCATCATACAGAATGATACTCATATCACACCGCGGAAACACCAACGGAAGGCTCGATGATAAAGAGAACGAACCAACTTATATAGATTTTGCAATAAAAAAAGGATTCGACGTCGAGATTGACGTATGGTACAAAGACAAAATGCTTTGGCTAGGACACGACGAACCACAATATGGTGTGGACTTCAGATGGTTCCGTGACAGACTAACGAAACTATGGGTACACTGCAAAAACACAGCAGCAGTGGTTTATTTCAAAGATTGTGGATACGACGTCAACTACTTCTGGCACCAGGAAGACGACCTAACACTAACATCCAAAGGTCACATCTGGGCTTACCCAGGTAAGCAACCAATAAAAGGATCAATCGCAGTGATGCCAGAGATACACGGTGACGACCTTTCAGAATGTCTGGGTATCTGTTCGGACAACCCAGAACTTTACTCACAAACCGAAGAGTAATGAAAACATACGTAACACATACACACCATTTCACATACGAATGTTTGATGATATTCTATGTAAAGCCGTACTCTAAACTTGTCGACGTAAACATAGCAAACAACATGGTCTATGCTACGTTCGAATCACCAATAGAACCGATGGATTGTAACAAGAAATTCGAGATAAAACTCGTGAATACGTTCGCAGTAACACCATTTGAACTCTCCTTCTATGGTTCTGTAAAGAAGTCTGATATCAATATTATAGTCACATCTTCTGGTGCCTCTGCACAATTCTCACCCGAACTACTCGAGACTCTTTATATGGTCTACTACACCGAGTCGAAGCAACCGGAGGAGATACGTGACGAAAGGATTGATGAAGTTTTAATGTAAAATGCCACTCTTAGAGTGGCATTTTTTTTAGTTTTATTTTTAAATCACCAGTTCCTTTTATAAGTCGGTGATAAACACCCATTGGTATGAATACTTCTCCTTCTATTTTCATCGGAAGTTGATTATCTAATTGAATACCCCAATCAGTATCACCAATTGATTCAATTACACGAGATTCAAAATCTCGATGCCACATAAACTCACCGGAGTCAGTATCCTGACTAAACTCTCTGATAAACGTATTATCACTTATTTTAGTTTCTTGAAATGGAAGTGTCATACACCAACCCACGCTTTAATTTTATCCTGTAATTCACTAACAGCAACCGCTCTATGAGCACCGTCTATAATTCTATAATCCTCATCGACAACTATTGGTGGATAATCACCGGTTTCCTCTATAATACTTTTGTATTCCAGGACACTATCCTCGTTGATATAAAACTCATCCAAGTCTATTTGAGATATAGATAATTCAGTAAGTTTGTATATTTCAAATTCTTCTATTCGGTCACTCAAATCACCATCTATAAAAGCACCTTCATAATCATCGTGTAAATATTGAACATAGTTGTAGATATATTCCTCTGAGATTTTATCACCAATCTTGGCATTGTACCAACATTTATTCAAATCAGCTCTACTCTTCAACTTCTCGTTTGCTTCAAATATTTTATATGTCTTCAAATGTCTCATATAATTCTCTTATTTTAGTTTCTTGAAAAGGAAGTGTCATATTTTAAACTTCGTTTTATTTAACATATCTATTATATAATCTGAATATTGTTCAGCTGTAAACTTTTTACCATATTGAGATTTCATTTTCTGAAACTGATCATTTACTCTATTTGCAACCATTAGACCAAAGCTATTTTTATCTCTACCTTTTGCAGTATCTATTCCAAAATCATAAGCTCTTTTCTTAGTTTGTATACCAGTTTTCTTTAACCAATTATTATATACTTCTAATACTTTATTTTGGTCATTATCTTTATACCAATAAAACTTTAGATGGTCATTATCTTCGATAAAATGTTTAGCATCATATCCACATTTGAAAGAAATTGCTGAGTTTTTTAATTCACCTTCTGTACAAGATTTGTAGAAGTCACTTATAAGAGTTCCGAGGCCATTGAACCATCTTTTCAAGTTGTCTTCACTTTTTTCAAATGTTACATAAAAGTTTTTTGTTATTTCCTGATCACCTATTACTTCTTTTTGTTTAAGACTTGAGTTATAATTTACACCAAACCACTCATTTTGGTCATCCTGTCCAATTTTCATTACCCCACTTTTATACTTAGCTAAGTATTCATCAAGTGTTTTTTTCCAACTAGTAGATACTTTTTGAATAAAATCATTAAGTTCTGTATGTTCTTCTTTTCCTCGAATTATATTTTGATAAATCCAAGAAGAAAAATCCATATTCGCACCATCTAAGCTACTATTTATAAAATTGATTAGTTTTTTTCTTCTCTCATCACTTATTGTGAAAAATGAGTTTTCAAATATTTTATATGTTTTTAAATGTTTCATAAATCTTTTTTTTACCAAAAGCCGGGATAGGTACGGCCGTTCCACAAATGCGAGTAGCGGTTAATTCTGCATGCCCAGTACCCTGCTTTTGTTTTATCTTTTTTATCTTTACAATTATGACGCGCAGAAAATGCCTTTCTTGCCTTAGGATTAGATACCTTAGCAGTTAATCCACCATGAACATCACCAAAAGCAATCTTTTTTACTTTACCGGTCTTAGGATTCTTAACATAAACGTGGTACTTCTTAGTTCCACCTCTCATAGGATGGTTCAGTTTAACTTCTCTACCTTTGTATTCCGCCTCATTCATCTCTTCAACAGTCTCCATCGGAAGATCCAACGGAACTATCTCACCATCAAATTCGACAAACTTACCTAAATCTGTACTCTCAAAAAGATATTTATCCAATCCACTAAATATAACTTCACCAGAATCAAATAATAATCTAGCCTCTTTTATGAGTTCAAGAAAGGAATCAGATCCAGGTCTAAAAACATTTTCAACAACAGATATATTATTATCAAGGTGATAATTCAATTTCTCAGAAACTAAAAAATTATTGAATTTCTTTATATAATTCATAATGTTTGTTATACATTTTTAATAAAGTCTATAAAAGGAACAACACCAGACACATCAGTTGTTTGAGTTGTTTCTTCACCACCATCAATATTTTCACATTCACAAGGATTACAATCACAACCAGAACAACACTCATCATCACTAGGGTTTATAGCACCCATAAAAATTTTAGAAGGATCTAAAACATCTTCTTCCGGTGCCACTTCATCAACAGATATAGAAATTGTAAAGTCTTCAAACTTTTTAATTGATTTCTTCAAACCAGGTGTTGTTACCTGTATTTCTTTTTTGAGTTTTTTTTCTGCAGCCTTTGGCATCTCCTCTAAATCAGAAACGAATGGTGCTTTACTAACAAAACCTTCTGTTTCATCAACTTCTTTATCTAATAAGGAATCTACATCAAACTCAATCTCAATATTTTTATCCTTAGCAATCTTAGCCTTAGCGGCCTCATGGAATCTATTTATGTGCATAGTATTAAATTATTTGTAGTGTATATATTATTACCGAGATATGCCAATTTTATATATAAGCTAAACAAAAGGTCTTTAGATGTCCAACCACAAAAACCTCATTTTCTTTAACAAAGAAGGTGATGCACTAAATTTCAACTACAACGAAACTAGCGATAGATTCGAGGGAGACATACTCTTCCACGAAAACTCAAGTGATACGTATAAAACGTACGGAATATACACAATGGAAAAGATACCGTCTTTCGATTTCGAAATGACTGGTGAATTAACATTGGACAAATTTCAACTATTCAACGAATGGGGACTGCACTTCTATGGTGGATCGACACAAAGTCAACCTATTGTAGGAATAGAACCGGTAAATAATGATCCAACATTCTACTCTAAATGGATTTATGGAGTCAACTTCGAAGTTTTATTTCCAATTGGTTCAATCATAACTTTTAGTAAATCCATTTTTGAGTTTACAAATCAAAAAAGAACTTACAATGTTGTTGCTACCAAAAAAAATGCAATAATGATTATAAGTGAAATGGATAATGCAACATTTGAATCAAACTATAAATCAAATTACTCTTTCGCAGAAACATTTTACTCAACAAACCCAACTAACGGAATAAACACATACATCTATAATATAAAAATTGTAAATGCGATAGGTGTTTATAATTATATAGATTCAAAATACCAAAATAACTTATCTAACTGGAACGAACCAAACTTCTACGACAAATACTTCATAAATCAAAAATTGTGTGTAGTTAACACCGAAAATAACGACGGAACATACACCATAAAAGAAACGGAGTTGACGGATCCTTTAGCATTTGAATACTACGTGACTTCTATACCAACGGGAGATGACCTTATAATAGAATATAAGAGCAAAACAGACACACCAATGGTTTTCGAGGGTAAAATACAAATATCATCAGACGGAAAACTAATACTCGATGAATTAGTTCCAGATGTCATAAAACCAGGTACTCAGATAAGAATCGCAGGTTCCAATCTAAACAATAATCCACTAATAGTCGCAAACGTACCGACATTCGAATCATTCTCGAACATAACTTACTTTGAAACTAACTCACAAGTTTTATATAATAATAGAATTTTTGAGTGTATAAAAGGATACACACATAGTTTCTCTACACTACCAACCAGAATAGTTACACCACTCTCAACCAATTATTGGAGAAGAAGTCTAATATTAAAAGTAGAAGAAACAACTACAGCAGAAAACTTACTAAACGCACAGATTTATCTAACGACTGATACTCTTTACTTCACACAACCATTTACTCAAAGTTCTGTGATGACATTGGCGATGGCCGCAGATAAATATTCAGAAGAAATGAAGTCACTGGGAGTAGACTTATACAGTGAAAGAGGTGTTCTAAGAGCAGACCTTATATATCCAAGTGAATATGCGATTGTAAACTTCTATCACAAAGATAAAACACAAAAGATTGGTTCAACACTAAGGACAAACGAGAGACTTGTAGAGGTGTATGAGAATATTATTCCCGAACTAAATTACGACACAAATGAAAACCACCGATATAATATAGTTTTCACCGACTTAGATAGTTATGGAATAAAGGTAGTGATAAACAAAGAAGTTTATGATGAAGAAGCATCGATAATATACACTGGTCCTAACATAGACATAGAGAGATCGATAGACAGGACTTTAAGAAAATGGTTAGACAGGAATTACCTAAGGCTAAAACTATTAGGTGTTATTGCGGAATTAGAGTACATAGGTAATTTATCTTCTATATTCTTCAATTCTATAATTCTAAAGAGTGAGTATCCTAACGTACCTATGTACATAAATCGTATAGAGGTAGGTAGTACAGCAGACTTCCACATAGAACACTCACGAGTTCTTTTCAATGGAACTCAATCAATAGGTCCGATGATTAACATAAATATAAACGGAAAGGACTATCAACAACAAACAATTTACGCAACATATTCAGCGACAGCGTCATACAAAGATCCAGACGTATCTGCAACTCTCGATAAATGGGTAGAGACACATGGTGCATTTCTGACGGATTTGGGATTAATACCAACAAACATAAACAATCTTCTAAAGTTCGACATCAAAAAGACTGATATAGAATTCACATACACAATAGATTCTGGAAAATTACAATTACCCGGAAATAGTGAGATTGTTGTGACCAAAAAACTAAAGGGTTCTTTCGGTTCCTTAGTCACATCAAATAGTGCAACACTCACAAAAGGACTAACCACATCATTTATGGATGCAGGATTTGCCACAGGTATGGCGGTTTCGGTAAACAACACAATATATCCATTAATGAATAGGGAGTACAACCTAAACTATATTGATGATAATAAAATGTGTTTTAGTTACGAAGGTCCTTTTTGGGCACTAACCGATCCACTCTGTAATACATCGGCTTATGTTAGTGTTGCATTTAACTCAGGTTTTGGACAGACTGCTTGTGTACCGACAACGGCATTAGGTGAAGGAAGTCCATTTGATTTGGATCAATTCAATAACTTATCATTCACAAAATACAAATTTGGTACCGCCTATAACACAGATTATATAGCATTTTCATCAGTTCCTGGTTCTAATAATATGGTTGATATAAAATATATACAACTTTCTGAAATGATTTATGTCCTAGCGGACAACCTAATTGCCGTAGATGCTTTTAATTTCGAATACGAGATATACATACCTCTAAACGGAAATAGTACCAGTATAAAAATGGAGTTCAACGAGTACAATAACTACATCTATTGTCTTTCAAAGAACGACATATACATTGTTGACCCACTACTAAATATACTAATGTCAACAATATCAATACCAACTTTAGATGCGGCAGACATTATTATCAATCCACTAAATGGTGATATCTACGTCAGTTTCACAAACTCACCAATCGTAAAAGTTTATGACTGGTCAAATACACCAAAAGCAACTATAACTATGCCATTTGTCTGTAACGCAACAGGTAAAATGGTTTTCAACTCATACGAAGAAGATATCTACGTGACAACAGATGGTGGTTCTGTAGTAAGGATAAATGGTAGTAACCTAAGTATACAGGATAGTTATCCGGTTTCGGGTCTAACAACAAACGACATATTCTACGACCCTGTGAACGAGGCGGTATACGTATGGTCAAATTCAAATATGTTTAAGGTGGTCACAGGACAGGTAGTATCATTAACTACAATAACTGCGGGCTCTACAAACAAAACTATATTCAACAACCTTACAGGTGAGCTAAACGTATCAAACACAACAGGATTCAAATCGGTCGTACTGGACACAGACACATTATCTTTCAACGAATCGATTGGTGACTACGGACAAATAGTTCTAAATCAATATGATGGTATGGTGTATATGGCATCATTGACAAATAATGCAGTAATTACAATCAATTCCGGTAATGGATGGGTGATACACTCTGAAGCAACAAATTCTCAGGCAACAAAGATAATATACAACCCTCTCAGGAAGTCTACCTGGTCTATGATACCGGGCTCTAAATCATTATTCGAAGTAAAACCAAGCATAAGTACATCAGTTTTACCATCAACGACAAATAGTATAAAAATAACAGACGGACTATTCGGAACACTTTCTGACGAATATATTAAGAAGACAAATATATGGTTGAAGACTAGGGAATATTTAAGAAGACCGAGAGAGAATTTCAGTAATGATGTCAAAGTTAACTACTATTGGCAATGGATTGATGATCAAACACCGGAATTCTTCATATACGACTTCACTGGATCACAATTAGAAAAAGGAACCAGTTATTCATATACCGGACCCGTTCCACTCGGAGATGTTCCTCTAAATACAAAACCAAATAGAGATTTAACGAAAACCTCATCATCACAATATCAACAAACCGTATTCAACAAAGTTAGTTACGGATTAGAATATTTGGATAGTCTTACCGACACAAAACCAACATCATCAACACTAGAGACGTTTATTGGGTTCAAATCAACGGACGAAGGACCAAAATCATCCACATTACAATTATACAAAGAGGAGTTGGTTGAGATTTTTATAACAAGCACATCTCAGAATCAGACAACTGTTTCTATGCACACCATAACAGAAAATGGTATAAAAACTGGTGTGATGAAAATAAATACAAACTCACAAGAAACTTTTACAGGAAAAGGATTGAAAACAGGCCAACATATAAGCCTAGATATTTTCGATATGAGTAACACAACTGCTCAGTTTACATCTTACAACCACGGAAAAAAGTTTATAATACGTAATGTATATACGAAGACGTTGACACTCGATTTCTTAGAAGAGACAGATGAACTATTTGAGGAAAGTACCGTAGTAACTAACTATCCAATAGAAAACAACACAACATACCTAAGATTAAAAATAATCGTAATCGACAGAGAGATTGCCAGATTCACTTTATTTGCACAGACCGAGATAGAAGATATCAGATATAAAATAAACCTCTCAAATGAAGGTAAAAATATAGGACCTAATGAAGTATTCATATTCAAAGACTATGATATATTAGAAGGTGGAATAGACTGGAAGTTCCTCAATATGAAGAGGAAAGAAATGTTACTAAACAAGCACCAAATATACACTTATATAGGTGCATACAAATCTATCATAAACGCAATAAACTATTTCGGTTTCAACGATTTGAAACTAAACGAATACTACAAAAACGTTATAAGTGGATCTAAAGAATATGGAAGACTTTTCAAAGTAGAAATACCCGACATATTCGATAACTCAACACCAGGTTGGACAGAAAACGATTTCATAAAACACACTTTTCCGAATGAAAACTACGAGTCCACAAACTTACTGAACCTAACATATGATATAACGGACAGAGAAGGTAGTAGTGTATTGAACTATAGTATAGAAGAGGTAACTATAAAACTTCAGGGTCTCAAAACGTGGTTATCTAAAAACATAGTACCACTAACACATAAAATACAAGACATAACAGGAAAGTCAAACTTTGCAACAGCAAATGAGATTGACCACCAAATGTACGACATCAAAACATTCAAAATACGTGAAGAGATGACACCTATATCATTCAAACTAAATGAGGCGTATCTACTTCCAATAAACAGTGGCTCTACCGTATACAATTGTGTTATCGATTTCTACTCTATGTTAGATGGTGCTGGTGAAGATAGACCATTATACAGAGGAAATGAGATAAGACCATATCCAGATAGTAACATAGTACTACCAGACTACTATACGATAAAAGTTAGAACTTATAGAACATATAAGGAATGGATGCCATTCGAAACATATTCGAAAGGTGATAGAGTCATATACTACGGAAAACTTTACGAGTCCTACATAAATGTAAATAAAATGAGAAATCCAAGGTCTAACGATGATGTACAATTATGGGAAAGTGGAAGAGAATATGTAGTTACCGATATTGTGAAATATAACGAAAGAACATATGCTAAACAAGAAGTTTCAACATCATTAACAACATCACCACTATTCAACAATGGTGATGGTAAAGATTGGTTGGACATAACAGACTGGTTTGAAATAGACTATACTCCAGTACAGACAATAAGTGAATATAGAAATACAAACCCTGCATATCCAACAGGAGTTTCACACTCTACACCATGGCCACTTCTACCATTCAATTTCACAATTGACTCAAACTTAGATCCTTTTGTGGTGATTGAAGTTAGTAGTGATAATGGGTATGGAAGTACTTACACAGATAGGAAAAGTTATGAAATAAGAGGTATAAAAGATTTAATGCAGAAACAAATACCGATAGAAAGAATAGGTCCATTTCAACCAATAAATCTTCTTTAAATAAGAAATGCCACTTTTATAGTGGCATTTATTTTTCGGCGGTCGCCATTGTGTTTATGTGAGGCACACTGAGAAATGTTTATCGGATCCTGCCTTTCCATGTTCGACGACCCTAAGGTGGTCACGCTCTCCATTACTGGACCACCAACCTATTATGCTTCAGACTCTTCAACAACGTTTACAGACTTCTCATAAGTTACACCTTCTTCGAAAGAACTTATCCAGTTCTGAATATCGGAAGATAAATTTTTACCTAAAGTGTCGTAATAATTGAATAATTTACTGATATTTCCAATTCTTACAAGAATTTCACTGAAAAGGAATGCATCTTTTGTGAGTCCTTTTACTTTGTGCTTAGAGATAAGGTGGTATACGTAAGTAATCTCTGTGGCATTAACTTCTACTAAATTAAGTTCAGTATCGTTTGTGAATTTTACCTCTCTAAGTGTACCCAAAAGCTCTACCAATTCAATTGCAAAGAATACAGTATTCACATCGTACTCAAGTTTACTAAGAAGAAGATCTGTCAAAAATTTCCATTGTCCTCTGTTTAGGTGGAAGTTATATTTAGCATTCTTCATAGAATCTGCATAATCCTTCCAAAGTTCTTGTGCATTTTGGTACAAAGAGTCTTTCTCCTCATCGGTCTTATTAGTACCATCCTGTTCCATAAACTTCTCAATATCTCTTACATTATTCTCAAGTATATTTTCTTGTTCATTGTTGATTAAGAGATACTCAACATCGTTAGATACGAATTTTATCTCTGGTTTTACTACATTAGTCTCAATAGTTGACATATTATATTTTTTTATTTTTTACAGCTTAGCTGTTGATTCTTTCACTTGATTTCGAGTGATTTGTTAAGTCCAATGACTTCAAAGTCTCTAATTTATCTTTCGCATTTGTATATTTTTCAATCCACTTATCTTGCTCTTCCATAAGATCAGAATGTTCACCAATTGCAGCAAGATTTTGACCTGAAAGGTAAAGTGCAATATTTGCCTCTGCCTCTGCCATCTCTGCCTCATATCTCTTTTGAAGTGCAGATATATATTTAGTAGTTATAATACTCATAATTAGATAATAAATTGTTCGTCTTTTTCTACGTCTGCTTTCTGTTCAGCGTAAAGCTCTTCTACTTTGTTCGCACGTGCAACTTTTTCAACACCCCATTTAGAAACAATAGATGAGAAAGTATTTAGGTCAGTACTCACCAACTTAATTTTCCCACTCTCCATATTGATATTGATTTTATCAATCTCTTGTTCGAACAAAATAGTTATCGAGTCGTTATCAAAAACGTTCATAAGATCTTCGTTTATAGATATCAAAAGCTCCTTACCAAGAGAGAACGCATATTGGTCAGGAATTTTGGATACCTTTATCATCTGTTTTTGTTTGGAGTTACCCTGGAACAAAAACTTTATGTTTACTGGGAAAGACTTTTTGTTGAAGACATCCATAAAGTCTTGCTCGGTGCTAGGATCTAACTCGTAGTAAATTTCCTTTGCTTCTTTTGCCATATATTTTGTTTTTTAGTTTATGATTATAAACTTCAAAAAAACAAAAGTTTGAATATGTATGCCAATAAAGGTAACAAAATTACAGAAGACACGGTTATAGGAAGCCAATAACGCATTATCTTCTCTCGACGGGAATCACTTCGGAACATAGAATAACCAATCACTATAAGATATGAAAATTTATCAACCTTCTTTATCTCATATACCTCATATAATTCAGTCAATCCTTTGGTATTTAGAAAACTACCAACCTCAGTCATATATTCTTTTATAAAAGCCTCCGATATACGATCAATATCTGCTTTCCTGATAGAGTAGGCCTCACCCACAATCTCCTCCGGTATATTTATAACGGTGTATAAACGATTGGCATCATCGATGCGTAGATTGAATTTGGTGTTAAGTTCAGAACCAAAAGCAGAAATTACTTTTTTATAATCTCTGAATAAAGATAACTTTTTGAATATAGAAATATACTTATATGACATAGAATTTATAGTTAAAAATTAATATTGGTTTATTCTGCATTCATTTTCTCATCTATGTATTCCTCAAGTGTACTGGTATTTCCTACAAGTTGATTCAATAGGTCTATCATTTTATCCAATTGTTCCATATTAGTTCCATGCTTACCTTTCTTCTCAACGACCGTTGGTGTATCTTGTCTTTTACTAGCCTTTGGCTGTACGTTTGGAAGACTAATCGAGCCAAGTACGTTAGCCATTATAGAAGAGGCATTAATAGAAGTTTCAACGTTAGAAAGTTTATTTATTCCTTTTGCGTTTAAAACTTTCGTATTTAGACTATTGAAGGATTTAACCTTCTTATCATCTATACCTCTTACTGCAGAATTGAACTTTATGAGTGATGTAGCTAGCTTACCATACGCACTGGCAAGTTTTACCATACCAGATGCCAGATTCGATATAGGATCACCAAATATAGCATTCTTTGTGAGCTTTCCAAGTGAGTTTTCATCATTTAGTTTTGCAACTAAACCAAGATAAGAACTTACGTTTCCTGAAAGTTTACTCATAAAATCTCTAGGTATCGAAGTTGTAAACACAGACCTATTCTTATGTAATATAGCAGCAAACCTTGAAAACGACTTAGCAAAAGTCTCAGTGTAGTTTTCTTTCAACATATCCGCAAAACCTCCCTTTTCTATGTAGTTTGTTGCCCAAAGGAACTTAACTATATTAGATTTCATAGGATTCATATAGTCTTCGACCATTTTAAATCGGAAGAATCTGGCATTTTTATAAAACACCCTAGCCATAGCAGACATCGATTGTGCTGTGTTTAGAACCGGATCTTCTGACATATTCTGAACAGCAGAATTTCTAAGAGTCTTTGAAAGAAATGAAAATGATACCATATTTCCCATAATCGGTAACATATAGTCTTCAGGTATACCTTTTGTAAAAAACTTACCATTCTTCCAAAATACTCTAGCGACCGCAGACATCGATCGTGCAGCCAATACCACCGGACTTGTATCTGGTGAAAGAGCCACAGGATCATAGAAACCACCAATCTCATCAACCAGATTCATATAACCCTTAATAACCGCAGAGATACCACCTATCCATTTTGATTCCGGAAAATTAGTCCACTTAAGTTTAGACCACTCAAATATTTTACCCACACGCACTATCGTTCTTGCAACCATTTTGATTGCATAAATCATATTATTTACAACTTCTTCACCACTAGTAAACCATCCACTATCCTTACTCATCATGTTAAATATAGGTGTGAATGCTTTCAATGCAGCACCTACACCCTGTCCCCACTTAGCAGAAGGATATTTACCTTCTTCGAATTTAGTATTGTTATCTGCAAATACTCCAGCCGCAGCTATAATACCATTACTAACCGTAATAATTGCAGCAGCAAACTCGTTTGGTCCAACACCACCACCTTTCTTAAAAAATCCAGGTGCGTTTTCAAGTAACATCATATAGACTGGTGCAAATGCACCTATGGCTCTACCTACACCCTCTGCCCATTCTTTACCAGGACCTCCCACAAATGCAGCAGTATTCTTTTGAAAGAAACCGGCAGCATCAACTATACCCTGTGATATAGTAGTTATGGCAACACCAAAATCTTCTGGTTTTATATTAGCACCAAAAATCGCATTTATAGCACCGGCCTTTAATATAAGAGAGTATACCTCACCAAATGCACCAATTGCCAAAGAAACTCCTTCTGCCCATTCTTTAGTAGGACCTTTTTTGAAAACTCCACTACTCTTAGCAAAAATATAACCCGTACTTACTATCGATTTAGCAACTTGCTTAACTGCCCACGTACCATCTTTTATTATAAATTTGGGAAGTAGACCCAATACCGAAACTCCAACTGACCAAGCAGTCATCAATAAACCAACAGTTGTCGCCCACGGAACACTCGGAAAATTCTTATAATTACCCCTAGAAACAATTCTATCAGTAGTCAATATAGATTTAGCAACACTTTTGAGAGCCCAAGTACCATCTCTAACTATCATCTTTGGTAAAACACCAAGTGCTGCCATACCCACCGCATATCCCAACATAAGTGCCGAAACGGTAACAGACCAAGCTATACCCGGAAAATTCTTATACTTACCCCTAGATACTATTCTATCAGTAGTTAATATAGATTTTGCAACATTTTTGAGTGCCCATATACCATCTCTAACTATCATCTTTGGTAAAATACCAAGTGCTGCCATACCTGCAGCATATCCTAACATAAGTGCCGAAACAGTAACAGACCAAGCTATACCCGGAAATTTATCATATTTACCTTTTCTAACTTCTCGATCAGTTGTGACTATAGACTTAGCAACTTCTTTAAGTGCCCAAACACCATCTTTTATTACAAACTTAGGTAAAATACCAAGTGCTGCAATACCAATAGAATAACCAATCATAAGTGCAGATACACTCAAAGACCATGCTAAACTTGGAAACTTATCATATTTACCTTTTCTAACTTCTCTATCCGCAGTTACTATAGATTTGGCAACTTCCTTAATTGCCCACGCACCATCCCTAATTACTAACTTAGGCATTACACCCAATAAAATCATAGATGCACCAAACGCAACCATCAATCCACCAACAGAAAGAGCCCAAGCTATACCCGGATAATTAGTATATCTACCTTTAGCTACTATATGTGAAGAAGCTGCAATAGATCCTGCCACAATAACAACCGCCACAGCACCTAACGCAATAGCCGCTAATCCGACTCCTGCAGTAAGTGCTATAGCCATACCCAATCCAAGAACTGCCAATCCAAAAGTTAATATAGCAGCACCAGTCCCTAACGACCAAGCTATACTTGGATATTTAGTATACTGACCCATACCAACAATATGAGAAGATACCATAATAGCAGTAGCAATTGCTATTATTGCAATTGTTCCTTTTACTATATCAGTTATTCCTATTTTGAATTTACTTATTATCACAAAAGGTATCATCATAACTGCTATTATAATACCCAGTGCGATTCCAAATAATGCAATTTTTAATGTTTCTGCGATACTCGGTGCCTTTGTTTTAGCAAGTATATGAGATGAAAGCATTATAGCAAGTGATACCAAAGTAAATAATGCAGGCATCTTTATGATAGAACTCCACCGCATACCATCTAAAGCCCTACCAATTATCTTAACCGCAAATCCTATTACTACAAAAACTAAGGCAATTGCAATTGATGTTAGGAACTGAATAAAAGTTATCGGTTGCACCATAGACAAAAACTTAGACGAAAGAACAATCGCCAACGAAATAAGAGGTAATATGATAGGTATCATAAGAACAGATTTCATATTCACTTTACCCATTGCTTGTATTATATTCTTCAATCCAAAAGAAATAACGGTAAATATGAAAGCAACCATTATAGCACCCCATGCCTGAGGAAGTCCAATTGGTTGAGTCTTCTTCAAAACATAAGAAGAAAGAACGATACCTAGTGCAATTGCAGGTAGTATCAATGGTAAGAAAACAATTGCCTTAAGCATAGTACCAATACTATTTCCACCTAATGCCTTCAATAACTTATTTATACCATAGGAAACAACCGTAAACATCGCAGCAATAAAAATTGCACTAAGTGCCTGTGTAAAGCCAATAGGAGTTATTTTCTTCAATATCCAAGAAGATATTGTTATACCTAGTGCAATAGCTGGTAAAACTAATACTAAACCTGCAACCGACTTAATAACCTGACCCCAGGACATACCACTAAATGCCTTTATTATACTACCTATCGCAGGACTAAGAACACTGAATCCAACACCAATCAATATCATAGTCAAAGATTGTGTAAAACCAATAGGATTTATTTTGTTCAATATCCAAGAAGATAGAGTTATACCTAAAGCAATCGCAGGTAACACCATCACTAAACCAACAGCGGCTTTCAAAACCTGACCCCAGGACATACCACTAAAAGAACTTATTATTTTACCTATCGCAGGACTAAGTAAACTGAATCCAACACCAATCATTATCATTGTTATCGATTGTGCAAATCCAATAGGAGTTATTTTCTTCAATATCCAAGATGACGCAGTTACTGCAATTGACATCAAAACCAATGCCGCCGCAGTTACAGCCGCTTCTTTTAGAGTAAGTCTTAATGCACCAATTTTTTGAAATGCTTCTGCGAGAATTAATATTGCAATAGAAATACCAATAACCGAAAGAAAATTTACTCCACCCACTATTTTGAATGCAAGACCTATCGCAAGAACTGCAAGTGCAATAAGAAGTATCGCACCAACACCTTTCTTCAAATTACTTTCAGACTTTTTATCACCACCTGCCTTCTCAAAAAAAGACTTCTTCTCATCATCCTTCTCTTTCGAAATAGATGAGATTGTATTTTGTTTATTTAGTATTGCTTGTGTATCTTTCTTAATAGACTTTATACCATCACTTATACTTTTGAGATCATTACCAAAATTACCAGATTGTAGTGCTGTAGTGGTGGGTGATTTTTTCTCACCACCCTTAGTTTTTAATGTCTCTGCAATCTCCTGTAATGCTTCTGATAAGTTATTTAACGCATCGAGTAACCTCTTGTCCATTTAGACTTATAAATTTTACAAAGTATATATAAAATAAGACTCACTCTTTAATATATATGGTCAAGAACATGAAGATAAAGAAGCTAATAAGACACTACCTTTTCAGGGAGTCGATAAAAGATATCGAGTTGAACAGAATACTAGACAAAATCGATAAGAAAGAGGCTCTCTCTAATAGAGAGATGAGATTCCTTGAATTATATCAATTCACATGTGAAGAGGACCGAGACTTTATGTTATTATCAAAAAACTCAGCAGCGAGCAAAGTAACTCAACTAATTGATGGTGGAAAGACCGTAATATGTGATTTAGAAGATAGGTACGGAAGGATAGGTTTAGGCATAATCGGAATAGAAAACAATCACCAAAACGATGATTGTACGATAAAAATGAGAGGAGGAGAGACACACACTATGAAAGATAGTTCTCTTTATAACATAATATTCAACGTGAAAAAAAATAAATACTCATTACAAGAACACGACGAGTATATTGAGAAAATAGAAGCAGGTAATGATGAAAATTAATAATTTTAAACAATTCAAAGAGGCCATATCTGGAACCGAAGTTCCTGTAATGAGAAAAGGAAGTTATTTCGGTGCCGCTTACGGAGACGAAGATATGCCAGATACCGTTGACACCACAAAAAACAGACTTCAATGGTCATCAAAAGGAATAGTTACCGAAGATCAGTTCCAGGATATGATTACCAACTTTCTTAAATCTGGAGGTCAATTAGATAATCTACCAGTAGAGAATGGTGAGTTCTGTCAAGTGAATATAGACTTCCTAAACAATTTAGACTAACCCATAATAACAACGTTAGCACTCGCTATCGAAGTACCATTATTAGTTATAGTAATATCATTTGAACTACCCAAAGAAATATCAATATTCGAAGTAACAAGTGTGAATCCGTCATAGACAGATGTGAAGATTGACATTGAATTGAGATTATGTGTTATGGATATTGGAGTTCCGTTCGGCAACGCTACTGATGTAGCATATTTCCTTACCGCAACATTCGAAACAGATGTCGCCAATGTTATCAAATGAACGTTACCAGAGTTAGAAACCGTACCACCATTTATATTTAATGCACCATTCACAACAACTACCTTACCCAGTGGATCAACATTCAGAAATCCATTTACTTCCAAATCACCATAAACCAAATATTCCTGGTATGCAGGTACTACAACTGTCTCAGATGTTTGTATTCTATACTTAACAAGTGTAGGATCACTCTGTGGTTTAGTCAATCTGAAATAAGTACCGTCATATTGAAGATTGTATTTGACAGAAGTACTTATATCTTTACCACTAAAACTAAGTAAACCGGCATCAGTTTGTTGTTTAATTGTTTTAGCACCCAATCCATTTATATTCAGAGTTACTGTCCCACCAGCATTGGCTGTGGCAAACTGAACCATATAGAGTGAATCAACATCATATGAAAAAACTCTCTGATCAGTAGCAGTATACGCTATACCATTATTACTAGACGCAGCAACACTTAGTAATTGATTCTCTTTTTCCTTTATCCAAGATGTTGTAGAAATTTCATATCTGTATATCGAGTTATCCTGATCATTTACACGTACAGACATACCATCCATAGGTGTGGTAATATTCCACGTAGATGTTGTAGAGTCATACTGAACTACCACATCCTCAACAAAAGAACCAACTCCCCAGACAACACCCGTAGGAGATGGCCCGAGTATGTACCGATCACCATCAGTAGGCGATCCAGGTTCGTTAGACTCAACCGATTTAACAGGATCTATCCAATATGCACTACCACCACTAGAGCCAGAACCAGAGCCAACAAACTTAACCCAGTTAAGGTTATCCATTATGTTAGTACTCGTTTTTCCATAGACGAGCTGGTAGGTACCATTGTTTACACCATCATTATAAACGTTACAAAGCATACCCCACTCTCTCCTCTCGGTGATTATAGAATTTCTATCATTCTTAGTAGCATAACTATGAAGTCCTCCCTTTATCTCAACAGCATAAGCTGAAGCGATTTTATCATCACTATTATTCGGTCTTATTGCCGCAGTTACGAGAGTACCAGTATTCTTAATTCCCATCTATCTTTATTTTCTTTATGTGACGTCTAATGCGTCTATAGGTGAATTTTGTGCAGTATTAGATACCCAAACATCATAATTTACTATTAGACCGGTATCAGTTGTAAATGCAGATCCACTCTTCACTTTAGTGAACGCTGTATTAGGTGCACCATTTATTTTGAATACAGGATCTCTACCAGCAGTGGTAGTAAAAATTGTAGGAAATGCAAATATTATGTATTGTCCTCCGCCATCCATACCATTGTAATTCTTTACATAACTAGTAGCAAGTGCATAACCAGGGGATACGGCAGCACCAGTGAGTGCCTTTATAACAACATCAGTACATTTGGTTGCAACATTTGCCGATTGACCAGGTGTCGTTGTAAGGTTTGGATTACCAATAGAAGAAAGGTCAATCTTACCCCAGAAAATTTTATGTCTCCAATTTAGTATGGTCGTCTTATATTGAGTACTCGTTCCATCAACTACAGACATAGTAAATGTTTGATTTTCAGAAACGGTCGTATTGTAACTCAATGAGTGTGTACCAGTAGCAGCTGTTGTACCGTTTTGGTTACCACCATTTACAGGTGTTATCGTATTCCCATCAACTACTATACCCGTTATAGCCAACTTCTTCTTCGTAACCGACCAGGTAAGTGTTGTTGCTAAAGATGAACCAAATTGTCTCGGTGTATTACTTGCACTTATTGCAAGTTCAGGTGCAGTATATGGATAAAGTAATAAATCAAACATCTGTTGAACAGAATAAGTTCCATTGAATGTTGTACCTACTGCAATACCACCAACTTCTTTAGATGTAGGATTAGGATTGGTAAAATAAGAACTAGCTGAAGCAAGAGATTGACTAGCCGTTATCTGTACGTCATCTATTCTGTTCCATAGAGTCCACACGGAATCTCTTATGTCTTTCGGGTCTATCAACTCACTAGTGTTATCTCTGAGTTGATATAATGCGTCAGCGACGTTCAATATATAGTCGGAGTTGACATTGGTACCCGTATAGTTACCTGTTCCTGGCATATCTAAAAGATAATTTTTGGTTATATATTAAAATCTGTATATTTGTATTGATAAAATACCAGTTAATCAAAAATAAAAAATATGTGACGAATTAAAAACTATATGAATCACTAAAAAAGAAGAATATAAATTGGAAAAGACAAAGAAATGAGACAAGAACTTGAAAAGCTTATACATGACAAATCACCAGGTGCCCAACCTCTGTTACTCGTAGTCAGAGGATCACATGCATACGGAACAAACGTAGAGACTTCAGATACCGACTACGCAGGTGTTTTCATACAATCAATCGACGACATACTCGGTAACGGATACAAAGAACAGATTAACGACGATAAAAACGACATTGTCATCTACGAGATAAAAAGGTTTCTAAACCTATTGGCATCAAACAACCCAACCGTACTGGAACTACTCAACACACCAGAGGACTGCGTTGTGTACAAGCACCCAGTATTCGACGAGGTACTAAAAAATAGAGAAAAGTTCATCACCAAAATCTGTGCTAAGTCTTTCGGTGGATATGGAAAGATACAAATTCAAAAAGCGAAAGGACAGAATAAAAAACAGAACTGGGAAAAAGATAAAGTAACTCGAAAAGATGTTCTTGACTTTGTTTATGTAATTGATGGACCTAAATCTATTCCTTGGAAAAAATGGAATGAAGGTAAAGGATATGAAGAAAAGTTCTGCGGAGTTGTAAATGTTCCAAATGCCAGGGATGTCTATGCTGTTTATTTTGATAAGATTGCTTATAGCTGCTTCAGCGAAGCGGTGCCCGACAATCTTAGAGAATATCAAAAAAATATACAAAACGATAAGAACGAACCTATGGGATTCGGGTACAAAGGTTTAGTTAAAACTGGTGAAGGTGCAAATGTAGCAGAGTCAAATGCTCTTAGATTATCTTCTATTCCAAAAAGCGAAACTCCAATCTGTAACATCGTCTACAACAAAGACGGATATTCTGAACATTGTAAAGATTATAAATCTTACGAAGATTGGTTAGTAAATAAAAATGAAGCAAGATGGGTGGATGTACAATCACATGGTCAAAAGATTGATGGTAAGAATATGATGCACTCAAAACGTCTAATGTCAATGGCACGTGAAATTGCTGAAGGTAAAGGTATCAATGTTAGAAGGGATGATGCCGAGTACCTAATCTCAATCAGGAGGGGTGCAATCGACCTACAAACACTAATCGACGAGGTCGAATCAGAGATTGTTGAGATTGACAAGCTTTTTGAGGAGTCAGATTTACCGGATTCGGTTGATCAAAAATTCATAGATAATCTACTCATCAAAATAAGGAAATCTATATATAACCTTTAGTTTTTATTATATTTACAAAAAAAACAAAAACATATGACATTCGCACTCTACTTCATTTTAGGCTTTCTTTTCAAAGCAATAGTTGATGGTATAAAAAGCACAAACGCTGCTATTAAAATCAAAAGGGAAAACGAACAAAAGTACAAACAGGTACTACGAAAATTACAAAAAGGAAAATCTAAATTCAAAACGAGAGTAAATAATACGGTGTATATCGGCACAACACTTCACGAGATAGGTGATGTCGATGTAATACTATTCTTAGATACGAAAAAAGTAGCAATCTTCCAGAATAGTAATTGTCTTCACACATCCGATACTATAACAGACGAACTAAGAAATGAAATTGTCAATGAAATTCAAAAAATATACGCAGTTGAAATTGATGATGTTGTCGAACTATTAGGTAACAAAATATCAAGAACTGAAGTAGAAGATAAAATATCAGAAGTAATGCAATCTGATGAAGTAAGTTCAAAATTAGAAGAACTTAAACAATACCTTACAAATAATAACGATAATATAAAAATAATCGAAGATTATGGTTACACACAGGAAGATGTGGATGCAATATTTGACAAAATTGCCAAAAGTGGTATGGTGTCAATAACAGAAGAAGAAAAGAAAATACTCGACGATTATAGTAAAAATCTTAACTAATGTATACAATAAAAAGTAACGATACGAGGATAAATACCACATTTGAAAGAATATCAAAAGGAATTTCATTTGATGAAAAACTCGTACCATATAGTATAACTTTTCTCAACGAAATAATAAAATACTTCGAAGACAAAGAAGACTTCGAGAAGTGTCAAACGGTAATGAATGCACTGAACGATAAAACACACGAAAAGGCATACACAAAATGGACACAAAATATTTAGAAAATATAATAAATGAATGTGAACGGCTCGCCCAGGAGACTGGCGAGCCTCACTTCGTTCTGGACTGGAAAACTTTACACGAGATAAAGAAGAAAACTGCCGAAAATAAAGAGGATAAAAGAGAAGCTGATCTCGAAGAGATCCTCGACGAGCAGGAATATGAAATAGGTGACTGGACAACCGTTCAACAGATGCCATCTATGGAAATATTCTACGATAGTGTTTCGAAGCTCACCGAGCAAAAGGACAGAATGCTTTGGGCCATACGAAGACTCGAGAGGCTAGGTTTCAAAAAAAACTCAATATTTGACCTAATCGACGAGGAAGACAGAGACGTATTACAAACGAACTTCAATATGGAGTTCTCGATGAAGATTGAACTCGAATACGGAGACTTCATAAGCGCCACAATATCACCGAACCTACTTACCAAAATCAAACATTTCTCCACCATCGATAGCTCCAAAACAACAATCGGTCACGAGATGATATTCAGGGAGATATACCACGGATACCTGATAACGGAAGACATCATCGAGGCAATCACCAACAAAGTGAAAGCCGAGTCGATGAAACCAATCGTAAGGGATATCAAAATAAACGAGCTGTTAGACTAAGTAGTTCCTAAGTGCAGATCCAACATCGGGCGACTTATTCTCCTTATTCATATACTCGAAGAAACAACGATGTGACAAAATGTCCTGTACCTCGTTGACACCAAACCTGCTGATACTTTCGAAAACTTGGCAATCGTGATGAGTTATGTAAATCTGGTCATCGAAAGACCAGGGTGTTCCATATGCAGAGTCGTAAACTGTCCTCGACCTCAAACTTTGCCTTAACGGACTCAGATCCGACACCGGTAAATAGTCAAAACTTATGACAAGATTATCGCGTACTGCCTTTTTAACATAATCAAACTTCCATTTAACATCATAAAGAGAATAGAATAACCAACTAAAGGGATGTTCTCGGAAAACACGAGCTATCTTATCACCATATTTATCAATCGGTATGAGATTCACCTTTCCCCTTTCACATATGACAAGTCTATGACCGACATCTTGACCATTCTCATAGAGCTTACCGCAGTCGAACGCATCTAGATCTAGGTAGGAAAGCCTCTCCTTCAGCTCGACTAACCGGTCGCCGTCCATATCCTCGCACTGCCAAACCTGAATGTCTTGCCAAGTCCGTACCAGCACAGGCGACTCCGAAACCGAAAGGATCAAATCCTTTATCTCCGAGTCACGTTCCGACCCGAAATACTCAAACATCTTAATATACCTCATAGAGTATATATTATCAGTTCGATCCGTTTAAAGTGTAGGCATTGTTGGTCTGATCCCAACCGAGATTGACTACGAAAAACCGTTCATGACAATAAGTAATCCATTTTTTAGCCCACCTAATCGAGAACTCTAATTCTGTCCTCATTGTAGAAGGGTCGTAGTCCGTAGAGAATTCACCTATCGAAAGAAACTTAACGGTATCGTGGATGCCAGGTCTAAGAGAGAAGCTCGGCCAGTTTATCATCATGATCCAAAATCCTGGGACAAGAGTCTGTATGGAACCTACGTCGTCGTAGAAAAGGTTGCAGTTCAATGGAAGACTTTCGTCGTAAGGCCATTTCCAAAACCTGACACGTCCAAACTCGCTTATATCTGGTTCCATACCGATAGGAAATTTCTTCATAGATTGATAGTAGGAAACATATGCACATTTAGGTTCAGACACCATAAGATCCAAACCTGGAACCAAATCAAAAAAGTCTATAAACAGATAGTCATCTTCGAGTAGGAAGAAGTAGCCAGACCCGGTATCTATGAGCTTGTCACGCATTGAATTCAATATTCTCGAGTGTCTGTACCCATCAGTAAACGATTCTGGATAGAAGTTCGTTACATAAACCTGTTTGGAAGGAAATAGCTCATGTAATAAAGACTCCATAAGAGCTTTCTCGTCATCGGTCGACGAGTCGTCGAAGAATACAACGTCATCTATAATATCCAAATCTCTACAGAAAAGGCTAAATGCACGTAGAACTCTCTCTAGTAGATGCCAACGACGAGACGAAGTCATCGTCAAAGTTACTCTTTTACCATTATACATAGAAATTATAGAATTTCAAACTCCAATGGTTCAAATATCTTAATAATTTTATTAAAAATCTAAAGGAAAACTCAATTAGTATATCTATATATCATGATGTTGCATTAAAATGAACCTTCAAATATATAATATTCCATTTTTTTACCTTTGAAATCGGTTTCTGTTAAGTTTTCTATTATCGAGATGAAACCCCTTTCAGAATAATTACCACCTCTCAACATTTCGTATTTTAATTTTTCTTTGAAGGTATTTTCATCTAAAATTTTGTTTAGACTTATTTCTATTCCAACTGGAAGATTTATAGACTTACTTTTTGCCTCATTGAAAAGATATTCTGAAACATTCTCATATATTATCTCAATTTCACTCTGACTATATGCTATAACTCTCAATGTTTCTTCGTTTCCCCAACCCTCAACACTAAATGAGTGTTCTTCAGGATCTATGGATTCTATATGTCCTAAGTTTGTGTCGTAGTACTCTGCTATTGCTTTCTCAGTATCAATTGTTGCACGATTTATTCCTTTCGATAAACATTTCCCTATTTCTGATATTTTATATTCATCAGACTCGTATAATTTGAACTTTTCAAATGTCATTACTCCATCTTCTTCCATTCCTACTAAATCATCTATTGTGTCTTTTAGAACTACATCAATTCCATTAACTTCTTGTAGGTTGTTCATCTTAAGGAAAAGATTGAAATTGTCATTTCCAGTTTTCATATATCTCCTAAGTTCGGATGGTCTTATACTTTCTCTTCCAATGTAGTCGTTTACGAGTTTTTTCATCTCGTCGTAATACCTGTTGGCGTCTTCTCTGTTATTGATTGACATATCGTTATAAAGATTTTTACAGAATATATATAAAATACCGGATGCGACAATTCCAAATTAATATATAAAACATGAGTTTATCACATTCAAGAACATATTACAATTTGAAACCGGTCGAATATGTAATCAAAGAAAGATACAATCTTTTAGAAGATAATGAGTTCGTTCCTAGGTTTTCACTTAAGAATGTGAAGGATATAGCCAATATACCAATCAATGAACCAATCAAATATAACGAACAGATATTAATAAAGGCCATAAAGTATGGTATGATATTCCTCATCAATTACAAAGGAGAAAAAGATAAACATTTCGCCGGCCATGAACGTGTCGTGTACCCTATGGTTTTAGGAAGGTCATCTAAAGGAAAACCACTTCTCAGAGGATGGCACCTAAATGGATGGTCAGTTTCACAGAATAGACATATCAACAAAATTTGGAGGATGTTTAGGACAGACAGGATATTATCAATGACATTCACAGGTTCATTTTATAGGTTAGCACCCGCAGGTTATAATATGAACGATAAAGGTATGAGGGGTGGAATTATAGCTAAGGCAGATTTTGCCGAAATAAGAAGAAACCAACAGAATCTTGTAAATCAAAATAAAATACAAGCGAGAGAGGAAATAGAGATGGGTACTCCAGAAAAGAAATTCTCGTCAATTATAGTTAAGGATACTGAGACACAATTAGATTTGTTGAAACCTATGGAAAATGCCAATATATCTGGTATAAAAGATATAAATACACTTAGACTTTCTTTTTTGAAGAGTGTTTATGGTAATAAATATATTGCAGTTATGGGTGCACTTGGACAACCAGGAAATACAGTAAAAGTAAATACTGATAAAGGTAGCCAGCTGGGAGTATTCAAAGTACTCGACTCAATCACTGGCCAAGTACTCAAAAATATTAAAAATGTAAAAGGTAACACAATTTATGATTTGTATTTATTTGATAAAAAAGTATAAAAAGGCTTTTATAAATGAATATATAGTTATATAAAAAAAAATAAAATTTAAACATGAAGCATATTAAAAAATACGAAAGCTTTTCTGTTAATGAGGAATTACAATTGTTTAATTTTGCTGCAGCTTTGAAAAAATTAGTTTCTATGTCAGCGGATGAAATCAAAGCAAAGTTTCCTGGTATAGATAAAGCTGTTGAAAAACCTGAGGTTAATGCAGTTTTAAGTAATCAAGATATAGATGCCGCAGATTTCAGTGATCCAAATGCAAGTGGACAATTAAGTAGTGTTGCAGGTGATTTAGAAAAACAAAGTGAATCTAAAATCAATGAAAATATTTTCATTGATAAGTTAAAAAGTATTTGGAATAAAGTAAAAGCACCTGCAGCATTAGTTTCTGCTGCGGCTGCATTAGCTCCAATCTTTATGGGTATGAAGGATTTTGTCACTAACGTTCCAGCTGATACTTTCAAATTTCTTGGTTTCAACGATTATGATGCGGGTGGTCAAAGTTTTACTGGATTAGGTTTTGCTGCAATGGTTTATGCAGTTGCTGCATTAGCATTTTTTGTCAAAAAAGGTTTAGTAGATAAACAAGTTGCTGCTGAAACTACTGCTCCTAAAAAACCAGTCAATGTGGTTAAGAGAGACAAATATGGTAGACCAATCTAAATAATTTTTATATAAAAAGGCCGATTTTATTATCGGCCTTTTTTATTTATTCTAAATTTCGTTTAGAACTTTTTTGTGATTTTCTATTTCTTCAACTTCTTTATCAAATTCATCATTTGTTTTTTTCAATTTTGTGTTATAAACATATAAGTGTGATGTAAGAATGAATAATGCAATAATAGTAGAGTAACCATTTATTAGTGTAACAATACTGAAACCAATCAAAAAAGGAATCAGTGATATTACATATGTTGTAACTGGTAATATTAAGATACTTGCTAATTTACATAAGAAAAGTTGTTTCTTTATCTGTGACTTAGTAAGGTTTTTATCTAAGTATTCTTTTTTTATTTCTTCTAATGTCTTCATGTCTGTCGTTGTTTGTTTGTTTTACAAAAATAATCATTTTATTCATAGTTACAGAATTTTTTCTGAAAAAATATTAATAATTATTCTGAGTCAGATATGTTGAAGTGGTCTAATAAAGGAGATCTCATTTCTTCACCTCTAAGTATTCTCTTGTCGTTCTCTGTAAGAGATTCGATTCCTACTTCGTTTATCTTATCGAGTATTTCGTCAGATCCGATGAAGTCCAGCTTGTATTGGTGAAACTCAATAATCATTTTTTCCTCTGCGTACCCCAAAATTGAAGTATCGTATTTCCCGTTGATTACGTCGCTTGTTATGTCAGTAAATACGTCTGGTGTTGAACCGGTTTTGATTTCTAGTTCGATTACCTTGTCTATATCCTGTTTTTCCACGAATGTGATTAGTAACATTTCATCAGTTTCTTTCCAAGTACAATTTTGTCCGTCGAATCCGAATATGTGTGCGTTGCTGATGAAGTCCTCAATGAAGTCCTTTTCTCTTTGGTCTAAAAGGTTCTCGTCTAATTGCTGACCTGGCTTCAATATAGTTTGGAATATTCTTTTCATAATCTTCCTCTGTTTTTACAAATATACGCCAAGTTTCAATAACACACATTACCAAAAATAAATTTCAGTTTATTATATATACTAAAAAATAAAATCATTATGATGAACAATATCAAATGTTTCGACTCTTTCAACGAGAAGAAAGAAGAATTAAAACATAAAGCTCTATCTAAAGAGATTAAAGATTTGAAAAAGAAAAGAGATCAATTGTTAGTTGTTAGACCTAAAAAGGATACGGATAAGCATATTATTAAATTGAATAAGGAAATTGAGAATAAGGAAAAAGATTATAAAAATGAAGTAAAAGCTCTTAAAGAGAATCATGATGGAGGTCCTCAAAACTATATGTTCTTTGGCAATCTTAAAACAATCAAAAGATTGGTTGATGAGATGTTAGAAATGGATGAAGCCGAAGTTGATTCTATGCTCACAAATGGACACAATTGGGCATTAGATCACATTGCAACATCTAAAGACGATGTAGAAGAAGTATTCAACTTCCTCGCAGGACACAAAGAATCGGAAGGTCATGAAGAGCACGAAGAAGAACATCATATAGAAAAACCACTATTAGGCGGACCTGAATCATCTCACACGGTTCATGACAATCATATGAGAAATATGACATCCGAAGAAGATGATAATATAAAAGGATTTGAGGATTTTCAGTAATCTATCAAATAAAAAAATAAATAAAAACAATGTCTTATACAAGAGAACAAATTGAAGCAGCCGTAAAGGCCAAAGGTTATGTTTGGTTTTCCGATAACTCAAATAAAAGTTATGATGTAAATATTGTTGGAGTTAGAAATTCATCAACTGGTAAAAAAGTTACCAATGTATTTGATGACGTAATCACTATATCATTTAAAGATGAATCAGGAAAATGGCAATACTTTGAGTGGAACAATACTACCGATCCGGGCAAGAAATCTATGCTTGAGTGGAAAAAGATGGGCATAACTGGTGGTTGTGCTAGGTTGTTAGCTGGACAATACCGTTCTGTTTGGACAATAGATAAACACCAAGGAAAGTATGAAGCATTATGTCAAAGAAATGGAAAAGTTAAAGTTTATAGGGATTCTGATTTAGATCTTGAATATGATGAAGATAAAATTACCGAAGGAATCTACGGCATAAACATTCATAAAGCTGGACAAGATTCTACATGGGTAGAAAATTGGTCGGCCGGATGCCAAGTGTTTAAAAGAGTAAAGGATTTTGATGTATTTATGAAAATTGTTAAGAAGGCTGCTAAAATACACGGTAATTCTTTCACTTATACACTTTTAGAAAGTAAAGATATAGTATAGAATTTATAACTGATAAGTAATATAAGAACAAATACATAAAACCATATATAATTATGGGAAGAAAAATAAGAGCCATCCATAGATGGCTCTATTTATGTGAAACAAAAACAATCCAAAATAATGAACCTTTTCACTCCAGAAGAAATCGATAGAATAAATAAATCGACAGAGAAAAACACACGAATGGAGACATTCTTTGATGAAAAGAGAGAGGGGTGGAATGTTGCAGTCGAACCTCTATTTACAACACTCAATATAGATTTATCAAATCCAAATAACTCTTATAAAATATTCGAGGCACAAGCAACCGCACTCACATTTAGACAAAAACTGAATGAAGAGATAACAACCTTTATAATAAGAAGAGGTAAGGAAGATAGCAAACTCAGATCACTGAAACACGAGAAACTCGTTTTCTACGCAGTTTCATCACCACTAAAAGCAACATCTCAGTCCGATAAATCAGTTCTCATAGAAGGACATATTGCAGAGAATCAAAGAGGAATACAAATAATAGAGTCTTATATAGACTTCTTACGCGAAACTAATAAAACACTCGAGTCATTCCAATACTCAATCAAAAACCGAATAGAACTAATGAATTACTTAGGAAAATGATAAAATTTAGACTAATATTCGACTGGTACGTCAACGACTTTTTCGATAAGGTCAAAATTTTCGAAGCAGGACATATTTTTTTACCATCAGAAGATGGTAATTATATAATCGAAAATCCAATAAATGGTGGAAAAACAAAGATGGATATCGAACAGATGAGAAATGCTAAAGATGGTTCAGTACTTATGTTTGAAGAGATAGAAGAACAGGAAATCAATATAATTATCGATGAGGTACCAGAGGAAAAGGATCTCGAGATAAAGAACTGGCGCATACAACTCGACGTGAAGACGTCACTTAGAAATCTCAAAAAGATTGAGGTTTTCATAAAAGAAAATATACAGGAATTACTATGAAGGTAAATAAGGCAAAAGTTACATTCTCATCAATCGTTAGTATCGGTGAGGAAGTTAGCAGACTTGAGAAAGAGACCGGTGAAAAATACCTCAAATTACACAGAGGTGTTATGGACGTAACCAACCTGAATATGACATCATCAATTGCAAAGGCAATGTGCTCACCTACAATTGACCATTATGGACCTAATGACGGATGGCCGGATCTTTTGGAATACCTAAACGAAGGTATGCCGGATAATACAAAAACATTGATAACACCCGGTGGAATGGCAGCACTGGATCTTCTAATAGAGTCTATGGACTATAAAAACTTTTACGTGCCTAATTTCCATTGGGGCTCATGGAGTAAAATACTTATCACACACGATAAAGAAATAAAGACATATGACGACTTCAACCTTAGTAATTTCAGACCAAGAAGTGGGGTTGTTATGTTGTGTGTTCCTTCTAACCCTACCGGATATCGCGCAAGTGATAAAGAGATTGAGGATTTCCTGAACTACGCTTCAAACAATAATATTGTTGTAATATTAGACCTTCCATATTGGGATTTACTATGTGAGGAAGGGAAATACAAAAGATTTATCAGTGAGAACGTTATTATCGTTTCTTCTTATTCGAAGTCATTAGGTTTATCTGGTTATCGAGTGGGAAGTGTATCTACACTTTCAGATGAACTTTATCAATCGATGAGAGTAAGGTCTCTCTACAAATATAATTCTCCTGCAACCATTACACAATACATAATAAGTAATGCACTCTATAAAAGAGAAGAAATGATTGATTTCAGAAAGGAGACCGCCAATCACATAAGTAGAAATATAGAATTACTTAAGAATAATGGTTTACTTTACGACGGATATCCAACTACACCAATAGGTCCTTTCGCAATAGTTAATATAAGTCAAGAGGAACTTATGTCTAAGAAAATATCAAGTGTTCCATTAACGAGTTTCACAATTGACAAAGATCCTAAATACAACGGACTCAGTAGAATATCTGTGGCAGTAAGAAGTGAAATATTTGAAGAATATTTCAAAGTATTCAAATAAGTACTATATTTGAATATGAGTGCCGATAGAGATTTTGTAAAGATAATCACCGCCGAGTGGACCACACTGATTGAATCGGTCGAGGTAGATGGTTTCAACCGACCAGTGGAGAAAGTCAGAAAACACATAGATTTCGAAAGGTGTTACTTAAGCTTTATTCTTGAAGACCTTTCACAAGATGATAGGTTTATACCAATAGACGAGAATACAAAAAAGACCTACCGCAAATGGGGCGACAAACTCGTACGTATATTTGAAAACATACTAGGTGAAAAAGATAAGACAGTACCAAATAGTTCTTTTACAGAATTCAAATTCCGTTCCGGATGGGGTGAGAGTCTGGAATACTCAGTATGGAGAATAAGTATTGTTTTCAATATACCTGGTATGATGGCTAGACATAGAGAGATGAAAATAGACGAACTTCTGAACGGTAAATAAACTATTTTGGAATAGAGATATGAATATATACTCTATGAAGAACATAAAGGGTTGGAAAAAATACTTCGAACGAGAACTCACACTCAACAATTTAGGTAGTAGAAAAAGAGGAGACGTTTTAGTCGCCAAATTACGTGCCGGTGATGATATCGAACTAAATAATGGTAAGAAAGTCGACATCGAGAAGATGAAAGATCCAGATGTTGATGGTGAATGGAAAGACATCGATGTTGCAGTTGCTAATATAACTGACGATGAGGGTCATTACGATACTGAGAAAGCATCCGATTATCTAAAAAAGAAGAATAGACTTACTAATGTATTTTTAGATGAAGATGATGGTAAAATTTATAAAATATCCGACTTCAAAAAGACTACCGATTTTGGATCATCTGGATCCGGAAGACGAATAAGAGAAAACGAGTCTATACAAGCACTTTTCCTAGCCAAAAGAATTGTAGATGGTGTGGATATACCAGAAGATCCAGAAGCTATTAGAAATATCCTTTTAGGATTATCCGAAGATTTATCACATACAAAAAAGTTTAAATACGAGAAGACTGAATTATGTGAGGTTTATGTTGCACCAACATTCGTACTTGACGACGAGGTTATAGATTACTATATGTCCGATTCTGCATGGATTGCAACTTTCTGTAAAGTTCCGAATCTACTTGCCAAATATCGACTCAAAAGTGGTAAATCTATCGAACCACTTATACCTACATCAATAAAATACAGGATATATCATATTTCTTACAAAGAACCAGATTCGGTACCAGCCAAACTCATATCTACGTATAATCGTATAAACAAAGAGTTCGGCTTCTCGGTCGAGTTCTCAAAGTACAATCCTGCCGACGTTTTTATGGTCGATATAGACCGGATAAATGAAATCTACACAACAATGGACTCATGTAGTGACATACTCGAGTTAAACACCGCTATGAATTCTATGTTCGACGAAAGGATATTAATACCAATATCACTCAAACGTTCAGGTCCTAGTGACGGTGATACACTTATTGTTGTGAATGCCGAACACGAAATGACACTTCCACAGTTTTCGGTAAGAGGTATGAGATTATCTAATGATGTGAGTAAAGGTATTGGTACCAAAATTATGACTATATCAACCTGGAACAATGGTGGTCGGCTAATTGAAACAGAAAGGAACTTATCAATAGACTCACCTAACACTGGACAGAATGTAAATATTGATGGTGAGATTGACGGAAAGTGGGCTAGACACGGAAAGATATCACTTTCATGGATGATAAAATTTATCGAAGAATCAAATCTCTACGACAGAGTAAGAGATTACGTAGAGGATCAACCAATAAATACTTTCCAGGATTTAAACAGACTCAGTGAAGAAGAATTGGAATCTATTTTATCATCAATAAACGCTGACATATTATCAATGGAAAGAGATATAAAGGTTGAAATTCTATCTGATGTACGTGGTAGAAATATAGATGGTGAGGGTAGGAAGAGGAAACTAATATCGAAAGTACAATCGATGCAGGTCATAAGAGCACTCACTGTAATAGATTCACATGATAATTCCGAAAAAGAGAGAGAGATAGACAAAATTGTCTCAAATATGATGTTGTATGCACTCTCTATCAAAAACCCTAACTTTGAATCACCTAGGTACGTCAGAGCGGTCGAACGATAAACTATTTCAATTTAGATTTAACAGAATTCCAATATGTTTTATAACTTGTTGGATGAATATAATCTGTTGTATTAGGATCGAAACCACCCAAAAATACGAAACCGTTTGATTCTACTTCAGTTTTGAGCCAATCATTACCACCAACTAAATTTGGATGTTTCTTTGGATTATTTGATATACCCATAACATATACCGTACAACCTTTATCTTTTAATAATTTAAGTTGATCCTTAATAACCTGTTCAGATGCGGGAGTTCCACCACCATTAGAATATCCTGTTGATAAAATAACAATTTTACCATCCAAAGTAAAAGTGGTGTCTTTTAAATATCCTAATACAACACTAGGTGCTGCACCAACCATTGATATACCTTTAGCGTCTTTTGATACTTGTCCAAAAGAACCTGATCTATTCAAACCAAGTTCTTTGGAAACACCTGCAGCAATACTATCTCCAAATATGAAATCCCAACTACCATTACCAGATGAGTTATTATTTACTACATTCGAAGATGAGCTATTAGAAGGAGGTGGTGCATCCACATCACCAACTTGAGCACCCAACAATGTATTCAGTCCTGGTGCATCATAATCATCTTCTACATATTCATCTGATAACATATCATAACCTGTTATATCGTCATCAATTAATCCAGTATCACCAATCAAAACATAGAAAGGAAGCATAGACATTCTTGCATAACACGTAATTGCTGGATCTATATCAACAAACATAGGAATGGTGGGAACAGAAACAGATGTTACACCAACAACATCCATTGGGGTTTTTGCATATACTTTCTGTACAGGATCAATAAATGGTATGTCTTCGGTTGGTTCAGTACAATCCGCATCAAGTATTACAATATTATCATTTGGATATAATTTCTTCCACTCCTTAAGTATTATGTCTAATATTACAAAATCATCAAACTCAAATTCGTTATTTATTGTATAAGTATAACCCAATCTATTATCACCTAACTCAGAGATATAGTCGAACTTACTTTCTTTATCGAATGTTATTCCCGGAAGTTGTTTTTTATCCGAAGGTCTCGACGGTATTATATCAAATGTCTTAACTGCCATTGACCGAAGACCATTTTTTTCATCTCTCGGTGTAACTTCTCTACCCCAGTTATCGTTATATTCCTTTCCACCCATTGGATTTCCTTTGAGTTCTTTATCGTGCCAGTTTATAACTATTGATGAACCATTATTTAAATGATATGTGCAATTTCCATATTTTTTTAATATAATCTTATAAGATTCGCTCCAAGAATCTTCAACTATTTCCCAATAAGGTTTTATATTTTCAGAATATAACTTTAATTTTTCATCATCCGTTACTTCATTGCCAATAATTTCCGTAGAGTCTGTTGGTGCTTGTGATGATGTATTATAACCAACGTCCATTAGTGATGGTTTGATAACATCATCTGTAATCAAACCATCCTTCAACATATATCCTAAATGTGAAATATAAGATTGTGTATAAACTTTGTCTAATTTTGTAACAGGAAGATAATCACCTTTATAAACGAATATATGATTGAATTGAACCACCCAAAGTGCATCACCATTCTCTATATTTTTTGCTTTCGCCTCGTCTATTCGTTTTTGACCTTCTTCCAACCTTTTTTTATCAGTCGCTGCTTTATCAGCTGCAGCTTTATCCTCAGCTTCTTTTTTCGCTTTTATTTGAGCTTCTGTTGTTGCATTGAGTTCCTCTACTTTTACGAATTTTATAAATCTTAATTCTACACCAGATACTGGAGTTAAATCAATTGGGTTTCCGTTTGTATCTCTCTTCATTCCCTGAACAACTCTACCTGCGATAAATCCATCATCTGTAGATATTTTCTTATCTGACAGATATTTTCTTAAATAAGTATTCGAACTTTCTTGAGTTTCTGCCCATGCCACAACACCCAAATCTTTCAAAGTTTTCGATTCTGGTTCTGTATATTTAGGAGTACTATAACCCATACTCACAATATCCTTCTGTGTTATGTATTTATCAGGATCGTTGGAAATGTATTTACCCTCACTAATTCCTAACATTCCTGATGCATATCCATTAGAGCCTGTAGGTTTATTAGTATTATCCAATTCTGTAATAAGGAAAAGTCTTGCTTGTATTTCCCTATATTTTTTATCAATTTCAACAACTTTATACAAAACAAGATAATCTTCACTTTCTTTAATTGATATTCCTTGTTCCTTCATAACCTCATGAAGTTTAGTATATGTATCCTCTTTCCCAATAAAAATAGTAGCAATATCGTAATTGGTAGACGTAACAGATATTCCCGAATCGTAAAGTCTCTCTGGGATTGGATCATTTAAACTAAATTCTAATCGAATGGTTGGTCCATAGCCAAAATATTTATTTTTAGAAAAAGGTTTTTCATACTGCCATCCAAGTTTATCGAGTTTTTTAGTTTTATATTCAATCTTATCAGGATCTAAGTATTCTTTAACTTTTGCATCATTTAGATACAGTTTATTAATATCGAAATCTTCACCAATCGAACCCGATGCATCAGAACCCGGTATTTCCGCATTTGGATCCTCCTTAAGATTATTGTAGTAAAATTGGTCGTATAAAAATCTAACCAATAAAAAGTCTTCTACTTCTAAACCACTACTTTGTGGTGTTATACCACCAATAGTAAGACCCTCTATTTCATCTTTAGTATACTCTTTCGATCTAGGAGTATCCTTTAATTCGTTGAGTGTACCAGATTCTACTCTTACAACCCTTTTACCAGAAATTCCTTTTTTGTATATCGAAATTTTGACGTCAGTGCTATCAACACTCATACGTCTGGGTCTTACACGTATAGATTTTATAAACCTCTCCATAGACTATATATACACAAAACCGCCACTTGTCGGTGACAGGTAGCGGTTGTTTTTATGTAAAAATATCTTACTTTTTTTTCTTTTTCCTTTCTTTGGCAGCCTTTGCCTTTGTCCATAATTCAGAGTCTGCTTTCCTTGCACCACCTGAACCAGTAATGAAACTATTCACTCTACCAAATGCCCATTGATGTTGTGCAACACCAGGTCTGTGTCCAGCGTTCCACGCTTGCATTCCTTTAGAGAAAACTTTTCTAAGAATACCTACCGGTATTCCAGATGCTTCAGATTTCTTTTTTAATGATTTGGCAACACCTGATTTTTTTTTTTCATCGATACTCTCTAACCAGTAGAGCTCATCGTTGAAAGATTCGAAGCAAAGTATCCTACTCTCCTCGAGAGAGTCATCTATCTCTTCATCATTCCTTTTATCAACACCTTTGTTGTGTTCAACATCGTCTGCCATAGCTTTGTAAAGTTTCGTAATCTCTTCTTTATTCATTGGTTTTCCGTCTTCATCACCATCGATGAAACCATCAGGGAAACCACCAACAATCTCTATCTCATCCTCAAGTTCTTCAACACTTTTACCTTTGGTCTTACCGAAGTCGTCAATATTTTTCCATCGGTTTATTTCCGAATCTTTAAATTCTCTGAGGTATCTCATATCCTTTATTTATTTTTCTTTATCACCAAACATCTTTTGGTATGCTTTGGTTGCAGCAGACTTTTTCGTCTTCACCCTTTTACCTTCACCACCTTTTCCAGATGTATAATCAGCATCCCAATCTTTTTTATATGTCTTTTTGCCTCTAAAAGTGTCAATCTCTTTTTTCATCTTACCTGGGTTTTTAGTAAGGTATTTTCCAGGTATTTTATGACCTTTATAGCGTTGAGATTTTGACTTCTCTTCTACACCTTCTGGCATTATAACTTTTAGGTCAGATTCTATAAGCTCCATAGCATCCTCTAATGAGTCTACATTTTTTTTGAAGTCTACTCTTCCACCGAAAGTTTTTTCAACAAATAAATCATCTACATCGAGATCATATTTTACGGCAACATCTTGCCAAACAAAATCGAGAACTACATGATGATCGTCAGTACTACTCCATTTGTATACAAACTCACCCACAACAGATTTAGAGACTAAGTCCCTTATTCTCTCCATACGTTCCTCGACGTAATCTGAGCCCACGAAGCCACCGCCCTGAACGAACTCGTAGAATTTCTTTATTTTTGACATACACTATATATAAAGTTTTAACTGTAAACAAATCAATTTTGTGTAAATATATTCTATATGGCAACTAAAACTAAACTAAAGCTAAAGAAGGAATGTTTCTCGGATTTCGTTGACAAACTCACCGACTTAACAGCTATATCAGACACTATCAAACTTAAGATTGATAACAAACACATTATGATGTACTCAACACTGGGTGGACAGGTGTTATTGGCATTCAAAAACTATCTTTTGGACACAAAAGAATATTTAGATTATGAGGACCTAGAGTATTCCATTGATGTGGTGATAGTGAATGCTAAAAAATTCGTGAAGAACTTAAATTTTTTGATGCAATCAGATAAACTAACAATAGATATAACACATAAAGCATCCCCAGATGATGAATCTGTTATGATTGCCAGAGGAATACAAATAAATGGTGGTAGACTTAAAGTAAATTGGATAGCAGGTGAACATTATGAGATAAGGGACATTGATAAGTCTATTCTTCAGGAACGACTGGATATACGATTACGTAAGTGGAACTTTATAATAGAGAAGGCGGACTTTACAGATATTAAAAAATTGAGTACTATAAATGATGGAAAACTTCTAAATATATCTGCAAGTAATGGTAAGGTAACCATATCAGAAAGTGCCGCTTGGGAATTACAAATAGCAGATTGTGACCCAGATAAAAACTCGAATATGATACTTAATAAAAAGTTTTTGAAGTCTATAGACGATAGTAAAGATGTCGATTTTAGCATATTTGAAAATTTTATGCTAGTAAAAGATGAGAACACAAACCTAATGCTTAGTTACGAACAAGATTTTTCAGAAGAAGATGAATAATAGGAATTACAACAGACAAAAACCTAACAGGGCACCATATATTATGTTTATTATAATACTTGCTTTATTGTGGCTTGTAAGAGATTTACATAAAGATGCAATTGATGCAGACAATACACTAGAGAAAATTAGAATCGAAAGTACACATACTGATACACTTCTTAGAATTAAGACTAACGAAGTAGATTCACTTATTGAAGTGGTTGAATGGTATAGAAAGTTAGAAGAAAATAAAAAGAATACATCAAAGAAAATATCAGTAAAAACTAACAAAGTTCATAAACAGGAAACTATCGTTAGTAACGATACAATAAAATAGTAATATATGACACGTGATGAAAAAATAAATAAAATAGAAGATCTAAAAAACAAAGCAACACAATTAAAAAGAGAGGTTGATTATTATAACGCAATGCAGACTGCACTAAAACTTGTGTTAAATGGATCTTATGGTGCGTTCGCCACGCCCTACTTTGTTTTATTCAACAACAATGTGGCATCAACTATAACAGCACAAGGTCGTGACCTAACAAAGACGATGGACAAAGTGAATGAGGACTACTGGTACAAACAGTGGCACTTAGATTACGAACTTCACCGTAGGTTATGTGTAACCAACGTAACACAAATACCTATTGATGAACCTGTATCAATTTATGCAGATACAGACTCACTTTTTGTTTCGTTTCTTCCTGCGATAAACCACTCGAACTGGAAAGACCTAATATTCAATAAAAAAAGAATTGAGTCTATTAAAAAACCATTCATAGTATTAGCTAAAGAAATATGTCAATTTGAAAACGAAAATTGTTTAGGTAAGGCAGAGACTATTGAAGAACTAAAAGAATTACTTACTACTGAATACCAAGAGGTTCTAATAGATGGTAGGTTCATACTCGATCGAGAACTAAAAAAAATACTCACATCCGGAGTTTTTACATGCGAACCTAGATGGAACTGGGCAAGAGAATTAGATTACATTCACGGTATTGACCAAATGAGATATGGAGATTATTTCAAAAAGTGTCTTGAAGAATACGCTGGTGGGTTTGGTGTCGAGAATAAAGAAGACTTCGAACTTGAGAGAGTCTCTGAATCAATCATATCACTTGCTAAGAAGAAGTATATACAACACGTCGCATTCGAGGACGGAATACCATACGAAAGACTTACATATCTATTCCCGAAGGGAGTTGAGTTAGTAAGGAGATCGACTCCTGCATTCGCACGAGATAAAATTATTAACATTGTTAAATACCTCTTTGAGAATTCCGACACGTTCAACATAAAAGACCTATTGAAATTAGTTAAACAACTAAGGAAAGAGTTTGAACTGGCAGATATTGATGATATATCAATGCAAAGTTCGTGTTCTAAGTACGACCAGAAAGTAATTGATGATAAGACACTTCCTCTGAAGTTTGTGAATGGTGCACACTTTGCAGTAAAGGCCAGTGCATATCACAACTACCTTATCTCACAAGATAAAGAGATACAGAGAAAATACGAACCAATCAAATCCGGAACAAAGATTAAGTACTACTATTGTAAGAATCGTTCAAACGGAGATATGTTTGCATACATAAGAGGTCAGTACCCAATTGAGGTGGCACCAGAGATAGATTTTGACACACAATTTGAAAAATCTATTCTTTCACCAATCAATACTATTATTGAACCATTAGGTATGCCAGAAATAACAGCTCGATTATCAGTTGTAATGGATATATTTAGCGGTTTCGGTTTCGGGAAATAGAAAAGCACAGATTATTCTGTGCTTTTCTATTTATGCTTTATGAACAAAGTTCGTTTTTGGAACCAGATAGTGACCCTCCATAGTAATAACTCCTTTGCCTCTGAAAATGTAGCTAGGTTTTAAATTATCAACAGACATAACCACAAAATAATCAGTCTTCATTTCTGTGTAGTCACCGGAAATAACTACTTTGTAATACTCAACACCATCTAATATTGTTTCACTAACATTATCCAGTGTCTTAACCTGTATTGTGAAATCTTTTCCGTTATGATTGAACATTAGGTCTATACTTTCTAATGCATCTTCCTGTTTAGTGGTAGGCCTACGAATCTGTACGTTTATACCCTTCGACTTTGCATATTCTGTAAAGAACACCTCTGCATCTGACTCCTTCTGCTGACCTAAATCACTCTTACCTGACACCGTTGCATACAGACTCCAGAAGAACTTATTCGTAGGTTTGAATAAATCCGTGTTTCTCTCTAAGTAATCGAGTAAATCCTGTGCGTTATCTACGACGTGTCCATCCGCAAGTGCTTTGTAGACTATCCTATGTAGTACCGTTATGTTGTTCGGCATCATCGCTACATACTCCGTATAGATTTGACCCTGTGGTGTACTCACCGTACGTATGTCGTAAAATCTTTTACCAGGTGTATATTGATGGAACACCGGCTGTGACATCAACGAAGCTTTTATTGTTTTCCTTATTTCTCCCAACATATCACCATCTACATAGATACTGGCAATAACACTACCATTCTTATCTTTTATAAGTAAAGTTATCGGTTTTTTTGGCTTTTCTACATATTGTGAAAATTCTCTAATGTATATCATCCAGGTATATATTATTTCCGATATATACTTTTATGAAGAATGACGAAAAATACCCACTCTACCTGGCCTGGCTAGAAGACCAACTGAAGGCAGGAAAGCTTAACCGAGGAACTTGGTCACTGAGGAAGATGAGTCGACAAGCATTCGACGAATTCAAACAAAGACTCGATGATGGTCAGTTTGAGAACAAAGTAGTACAGGTAAATCGTGATAGTAAGATAGATGACCTTTTCGACGGTTTCGACTTTGATTGAAAATAAACTTATATGGTAAGGCTTATAGAGACATACGAACACGAGAGTTATGACATAATCTTCTATGAGGGTATCGACTTTGATATGATACGTAATCATAGTGACGATTCTTCGAATTTTTTAGTCTTTTATATAGAATCTTGGAAATTAGAAGTCGAAAGATGGAAGAGAGATAAGAAGATAGACGAACTACTCGGTTGTGAGAAGGATTTATTCGATCCTGAACTGATAAAGAAGAATACCGTAGCAATTTATTTGACTAACGGATACTTAGAACCAACACACCAGGCAATAAAAAAGAAACTCATCGAACCACATAGCTGGAAAAACTGGCTTTGTTAAAGTAATATATAACAACATGAAATGGATAAAACTATACGAGGAGTTCACCAACGACAGTATGCAGGATTTGTTAACCGATGCTCTCGAAGAGGAAATAAAAGCGGTCATAAAAAAAAATGGTCACTTCTCAGCAAAAGACTATTACGCACTCATGAAGTCTAGGAAATTAGACGATAGGATGGCAGATGAAATATTCCACGACTTAGTCGGTAGAGGAATCGGATTCAGTGATGGTGAAGAAATAATTATCGAAGACGAACAATTCATATTCCACTTTGAAAAAATACAAAGACAGGGAGAAGAGACATATTATTGGGGAACTCTTTATTGTCCAGACTACACTTATGGTGGTGAAGAAGATGAACAAGAAACTATACCGGGTGAATTATATGGTAGATTTGTCGCATTTGAAGACGGACCGACAATGTTAGATTTCGAAGGACCAAATGATCTTACCGTATATGATTTCTGTGAAGGACTCGAACATGAGTTAGACAACTTTGCAGAATACGCTGTTGATGAAATAAATAAAAAAATAAATAATAATGGATAAAAAAGTATTGAGATACGAGGGATTCGTTAGAAAAATAAACGAAAACCAACCGGCAATTAAGCCTGCACCTACAACTACACCGGCACCTACAGCACCACCAATGCCTTCAATCATCACACCGGAAAAGCCTTCTGTAGAGGACGATCCAATGGCAAAAACACAAGACCTTTCAATGAATCAACCGGCAACTAAACCGGCACCAACTGAAACTCCAGCACCGACGGCACCACCAATGCCATCGATTGTTCCTGAGAAAAGACCTTCTGTGGAAGATGAGCCTATGGCGTCATTAGACGACCTTCATGGTATGTTCGGTGACACACCAGAGGGTGCTGAGATTATGGGTAATGTTCTAAACTACAGAGGACCATACCAAAACATTGAGGTTGAAGTTCCTTCAGAGACTGGACACTATATGGTTGATGGAAAGAACCTGAAGACTAAGGATCCAAAGAAGGCATACGACTATGTTCAAGCACAGGTTCAAGCACAGGTTCAAGCACAGGTTCAAGCACCGGATGCAGAGGAACAAGCATACGCAGGACAAAACGAACTCGTAGAGTCTAAGTCATATAGTAAGACCAGAAAGTTCGAAAAAAGAACTAAGAAATAAAAAGAGAGGCTTTGGCCTCTCTTTTTTATTTATCAATTGGTTCATCAACACTTTCACTATCTTCTACAGAATTATTATTTTGATCATCATCATTATATCTAAGATGATCACATTTCTCTTTTTGTATTTGTCTTATTATGTACCCCGCTATAAAGAATTGTATACTAGCCCACATTCCAAACTCGACCATTGTCATCGTATTTATTTTAGCCAGAAGGTAGAATATCATACCCCATTCTGCTATAACAAACCCTATTCCAGACTCTATTCTCTTTTTTGAGAAATAGGTCTTTCTCGCTGTGTATATGTTTACCATCTCTGTGATAAACCACTTTATGTTGGTCCATCCAAAGAACCATTTACCCTTTCCCATAAAACTTTTGTTTTTATATATTAAAAGGGAAAACTAAAAACCTTCATCATCCACATCCGGATCGTGAAATGGTGAGTAGAAAATATTATCTTCTGATGGTGTTACCGGAAGTCCGCACTCGGCCAAAAGAGGTATAAATACTTTGTCAGTCTGACCAAGAAGTAGACCTAAGTAGAAAGAAAATGGCCAACAAATCTCATAGTTGATGTAAACGGTTCTATAATTTTTTCTTTCTAACGAAATATTGTTATTTTTCATTAGATGATATGCCTCGTTTCTGTAACGGAAGACGTATTCATCATTGTTATAGTAGACAATCCACTTCCACTTTGCTTTATCATCTGGATTTGCCTCAATATTTTCATCTTCGTATGGATCAACAACCTCCTTTTTTGTAAGCCCTTTTAACTTTTCAACTATGAATTTAGAACAAGCATTCACAATGTCAGTTCCTCTGTAAAGTGTTATCGAGTAACGGTTCTTCCACATCTTCGTAATTGAAATATTATAACCGAGACTTTCGAACATATCCCTGTAGTTTTCTATGTGATGATCAAACTTCCAGTAGAACCCCTTCACAACGTCGTTCTCGTTCGGAAACTCAATCTCGTAGACTTTTAGTATATCACTTCCTTTGAAGAAGTCAATCTCTTTGAAACCGTCGGCACCTGTCTCATCAACAAAGTGTGAAAGTATCTGTTCAATCTCGTTGAACTCCTCAAATAACTTTATGTACCTCATTAGTAGATTGAAACCCTTTTTATCTCTCTTCCGGTAACATAACTAGCCCAATCACAGAGTATACTATTTATAGTCTTGTCATAAAATTCACTAGCAATCATCTCGTCCAAGAACGCCCAAGTTTGATGGTAGTTGACGAACGCCTCGTCTACACACTGTGGTGCCTCCACTGGATCGTAGACCTTCAGTATCTGCTTACCGTCCTTCATCCACTCGACGAATGAGCTCTTTCTGACCCACGGAGTACCCGGTTCCACACCCAAGCGCTTTCCCATATCACGTCCGTATACTTCCTTTAACCATTCAGTTGCTGCCTGTAACATAGTGCCTTTGTGAAAAACAGTGTAGAATATTGTAGGCATCGTAGTGGATCCTACCATCCTTTTGTCAGTCCTGGTGAATTTTAGATTATAGCCTAAGTACTCTGCAAGTTCACTATACTCTAAACTCAACTTTTGAATCTCGTCTTTGTTATCCTCACTACCTTTAAGTCTGTACGCAATCATCGCATCAGACTTAATGACCTCCAGCATTTCCATCTCAAAATCCTCGCAGATTCTGACCATAATCTGTACGATAGGATTGAACTCTTCGAACATTCTCAAATACCTCATAGGGTATATATAAAAAAAGGAATTACATATTGTCGAAGAACCTGAACTTACTATCGTAGTCCTTTTTATCGTCACCTTTCTTACGACGACCGTACTTAGGAAGCCATCGGATGTCGAATTCATCTTTACTAAAGAAATTATCCAGAACAAGTTTCTTATATGAGTCTGGTACGAGCTGTGCCAATTTGTTCATGTCCTTCACCTTACTTATTCTGTGCATAAGTTGTTCAGGATTGGTAGATTTCTTTTTCGCAACTATATCTTCAAAAAGTTTCCTCCATAAAAACACAGGGTAACCCTGTCTCATTTTCTCTTCGGTTTTTCGGTAACCGGCTTCATCATTGTCGAAGAAGTACCTGAGATCCAATCCAGATCCTTCTAACAAACGGAAGTCAGTATTTACACCAACGAGACCAATTGAGTTAGGGAAGTAAAGTGAATCGATATAACCCTCGAAAACCGTAACGGTATCACCAAAGTTTATGTTGAGTATGTTAAAGTAGTATGATAATTTGTTATAAATAACTATCTCACCAGCGTCTACATCGTGTTCTGTATCCTTTCCAATCATAATCCACTCAAGTAGATTTTCATAGTTGTATATTTTGAACATCCTACGTTTACCCTCTTTCAAATTACGTATCTGCATACCGAGTACTTTATCATCTCTTCTGTTGAGCATCACTATTATCCACTCATGCTCATCCTCGTTCTTCCAGTATTTTGCTTGGTATATATTTTTGTGAAATTCAGGACCAATTCCACGTCCTATTAGATATTTGTAAACACCGCTATTAGATTGTATTGGTTTGAAATCTGATATTGGTGTCAGATTTTCAGAGAATATACGTTCGAGTTCCGATAGTTCAATAAGATTTTCGAACCTAGCATCAGCCATACTCGCTTCAGCATCTTTATATGTAACTACCGAGTCGAGATATTCTATCATCTCTAACTTTTTATCAGGATCGATGACTTCATTGTGTTTCTTACAAAGTCGATCAAGACCCATACTAGATCCACAATTGAAACATACATATCTAAGACTTTTTAGATAAAGATTTCCCCTTTTCTTATGTTCGTTATTATGTGAATCACCACAACATGGTGCACAGAAGTTTAGACGATCAACGTAGTCCCTAACCTTTCTCCTAGCAGGAGATGCAAACTCTTTATCGAGAATCTTTTGTATAAGCCCTTTTACATACTCCTTGTCCATACAGAGTATATTGTATCAAACTGTCTTTGTTTACACCATTCTCAGGAGTATCCATCTTTTGTAGAGTTCCTCACCCGGCTCCGGCATCTTAAGCAACCTCGTCATATCCAGACTGCCGAACACCTGACCGATCCTAGGATGGTTCTCGTAGCAAGCAGCGGCGTACCTGGCTTTCCCAACCATCACTTTCGCATCCTCTTCACTCAGATTCAACCTCGACCTCAGGTCAGGCTTTGTCTTCTCGTCACCGTATATCCTCGAGGCTACGTTACTCACCGCACCCTTGCTACGCCCGTCGAACCCACCGCCATACAGATAAACTATAAAGGCGGGCACAAGATCCGTCAGGCCGGTGGTCACGAACTCTTTGTTGTCCATTCCTATATCACAGTATGTCGCGTATTCGTAGTGAATACCCTTGAAAAGATCTTTCACAAAGTCTTCAATCGAGACCGAATATCCTTTCCACTCAACCAGCATCGACTCGGTGTCCTCCCTGAGCATCAGCTTGTCGAACTTGCCGCTGTCACTTCTGGCAACGCCGTTCTGCACGTATTCCCTCTTCAGCTTGCTCTCGACCTCCTCGCGGTCGAAGGTGAACTCCTTATCGATCGGGTCGTAGGTGTAGTCCTTGGAGTAGTACTCGCCGTCGACCTTCACGTAGAGCGCGACCTCATCCTTGTGACACCAGTCCGTGTTGCCCTCCTCGTCGACAATCACCTCGATGGCATCGTCCTCCGGAATCCAGTCGCTCATCATCTCGGACTTGACGGTGTCCTCCTCGAGGTATGTGTTGCCGTCGAACTCGCAGTACCTTGTGTTTGCCCTGTCGGAGACGTAAACGTCCCTGTATTCGAGCCAGGTCGCGTGGTCGGCCGTCACGTAGTCGTCTATGTCATCGCAGTAGAATGCGTCGTCGACCGGAATCCAGTCGTCGAGGTATTCCGAACGCCTGAACTCCTCCTCGAGCGACGGCCCTTCGCCGTGTGTCGACTGCAGGTACAGAACGTTATCGGTGTAGGTGGGAATTGACTTGGTAAGCGTGCCTTCCTCAGTGTCGTAGTACTTGAAGGTGTCCATGTAAGGGTACTTCCCGTAGTCCTTAGCCTTCACCTCGACCGTAGCGTTTGCCGGTGCGACCGGTGTCAGACCGTAGCTGTAGTCTATCTTGTTGGTCTTTCCCCAGTCGTAGAACTTACCGATGTTGGCGTTCGTGTCGACGCAGTAGACGCGGTCCATGTAAGTCTTCCCGTCGTCAAGCGTCCAGATTAGCGCTCGACCCATCGTCTTACCTTCTTTGTCGAGCATGACCAGTAGCTTCACAACATCCGGGTTCTCGGTGTAAATACCGAAGAAGCCGGCACAATCGGGCTTCCTCATGCAGGATCCGTGCAGCGAGTCGTTGCCTGAGTAGTCCTTTTTGTCGACGAAGCTGCTTTCCAGGTACCTCCTCACTATCTCTACACCCTGTACGACCTCGAAGGTGTGAGAGTCTCCTTTCTGTGCTAGGTCGTACTCCACCCTGTAGGCGTTTACAAATAGTTCGAGCTCTGCACCAGGTACCTCTTTGTCAACGTTTTTCATCACCATCTGTGCAAATTTACCAATCGCATACTCTGGTGTTCTTCCTTCACTCCAATATTTGTTTGTCTTATCAGGTCTTTCACCATCGGGGTGAACTTTTAAGTATCTGTTGGCTTGTACAAATGACACTTTGTCGTTTTTATCAGTTATGTCTATAAGTGAATAGGGGTATTTCGACTGACCACCTGTTTCCTGTAGTATTAATACACCAGCCACTCTTTCAGCAGTTCCGTTATATTTTTCATAAATAAATTTCAGTATGTTCCTGAATTGGTCGGAATAATAGAGTTGCATACCTTTTGTAGAACTCTCGATAATAAAGTCTTCGTATCTTAACATAGTGTATATATTACAGGAATGATTTTAAAAAAAAGAAAAGGCGCTAATCGCGCCTTTTCAATATTATTTACGTTTTTTCGGCATCTTAGGATTCACACTAAGATTCTTCGAAATTTTGGTCAAAGCTTTGACTTTGTTATTGAGCTCTTTGGTGTAAGGGTCTCTCATATCGAGTTCACCAGACATCGCTGCGTTAGGTAACCTCATTGAGACGGTCGATGCATCTATACCTTCAGAGAATTTGTCAAAAGTCCTTACGAACTTACTCGGCTCCTGTGGCTTGTTTGTGTCTTTCACCGTGAAGGATATTATGTTTGCAAACCTTTCGTGATGTAGGTTCTTGGCAAGATCAGTAATGTGTCTAACGTTACCCGGATCATCATCAGAGAATCCAATTTTGGCTTTTTTACCAACCATTTTTGCAAATCTATCTGCTTTATCAGCAAATTGCATAAGTGCATCTTCCTTAGCCTTTTCAGGGTTGGAAGCAGATCCTGACCTAGACGGTGCAGAAACTCCTACGAGGTCACAATTGTCTAAATAAGCTTTTACAATTGGATCTTTTGATGGTGTAGATAAATCTTCAAGTAACTTTGGAACATTATCTATATTCTCATCTTTGAACATATAAAGGTATGCTAAAAGATGATTATACATTTCTTGCTTCTGGGTGTCTGTAAGTACTTTGTCTATAATATACTCAATACCAGGTCTCATACCTCCTGATATGATTTTACCATCTGTTGATTTCCCATATACTTCTTTTTCATGTCCTCTTGCTGTTATTATTGCAAAAATTGCACCCGAAGTTAGACACTCGATGAAATCTTCCCAAGCAGGTGCGTATCTATTTTCAGTAATGGCTTTCTTTACATCTAAAGAGAATGCTTCGATACCTCTCGGTCCGTTGTCACGGAATTCTGAGAAAGCCGCAGATGGATCACCATTTAATATCCTCCAATTATCACTATCACCACGTACAACCGCAAAATCCGCAGTTGAAACGTCAGTAGGAACCCAATCACCATCAATGAATTTCTCCATATGGATCACCGTTGGCATATTAAGGATATTGTCATCCCAGTCGAAAGCATAGTACAGGAGGTGATTATCAGTAGACTCAACCGGTACAGACTCGAGTGAGTGCTGGTAGAGTGCCCTGTTCTCGTTGAACTGGTTCCAACTCTTTATCATATTACTTTCTTTTTTTGTTAATGAATGATTGAAAAGACTCTAATTGACCCATTTCTTCTTCTTCCTCTTCTTCATTTTGTCCGAAATCATCCTCATCCTCATCTTCTTCCTCTTGTCCGAAATCCTCTTCTTCCTCTTGTCCGAATTCGCCAAAACCTTGAACATCATCCGATTCACCTTCTTGACTTTCTTCTAATTCGATTGTGAATTCTTCTACAACCTCTTCGTCTTTTGTAGCAGAAACAGATATATTTCCTTCAGACTCTTCTATCACGATTAGGTACCCGTTTATTTCAACTGTTGTTTTCATGTGTATTTTCTATTTTTTGGATATATATTAAAACTTTTAAACCGCTTTGTTATAAAAACTATAAAAAAACTAAAGAATGAACAAATTCGATATGATGAGAAGTATGAAATCACACTTCAGAGATAGTGGTATTAGTCAATCTGTTGGCAATGATTACTTCAACAAACTGACAAAAAAAGTTAACAATAATACATCGGTATTAATAGAAGGTGGTGGATACCAAGTAGATGTTTTTTCTAAACTAATTGAGGACCGTATAATATTTTTATCCACAGAAATTGATGATTATACCTGTAACCTAATAAAAGCACAACTTCTTTATTTAGAACAGGAGAGTGACGATGAAATTAAACTTTATATCGATTCAGGTGGTGGATCTGTATATAGTGGTTTAGGATTACTCGATGTAATGGACTACATAAAACCGGACATCGTTACCGTAAACACAGGTCTTGCAGCATCAATGGCTGCTGTTATACTCTGCTCCGGAACCAAAGGTAAGAGAAGAGCTCTGAAGAGAAGTCGTACGATGATCCACCAACCATTAACTTATGGTGGATGGATGCAACAAGCGTCAGACATTGAGATTGAAGCAAAAGAGATGAACTCTTTGAAAAAAGAACTATACGAAATTATTTCAGATAAAACGGGTCAGACGTATGATCGAGTATATAAGGATGGTGATAGAGATTACTGGATGACTTCCGAAGATGCAAAGAGATATGGAATGATAGATGAGATAGTTAAAAATAAAAAATAAAAAATAATATGAGAATACTTGCAAACGACGGTATATCCAAAACCGGTAAGGAGATGTTAGAAGCAGCGGGATACACCGTTGATACCGAACACAGACCACAGGACCAATTGGCACAAGCAATAAACGATGGTGGATATGAGATACTTTTAGTGAGAAGTGCCACTAAAGTAGATAACGTTCTTATGGATGCTTGTCCAGGACTTAAGATGGTTGGAAGAGGTGGTGTCGGCCTCGATAACGTGGATAAATACCACGCAAAAAATAATGGAATAATAGTTTTTAACACACCAGAAGCGAGTTCAAGATCTGTTGCAGAATTGGTTGTAGGTTCTATGTTTACACTTTCAAGGTCTCTACATGATTCTGCTAGGAATCTTACTCAGGACGAATTCGGTAAACTAAAGAAGAAATATTCTAATGGTATCGAGCTAAGAGGAAAGTCTATCGGAATAATTGGCTTTGGTAGAATTGGCCAAGAGTTAGCATCATATGCAATTGCAATGGGAATGGATGTTTTTGCTGTAGATTTAGAGGATAAAGAAGTAATCATTCCTGTAGAGATTTACAACAAAGTTATAGAGGTACCAGTAATGGTCAGAAAAAACTTTGATGTAGTACGTTATTGTGATTTCGTTTCTGTACATATACCGAAACAACCAAATGGTGATTCTGCTATCACATACGGAGATATTGAGTTAATGAAAGACGGTGTCATCATAATAAACACATCCAGAGGTGGCGTAGTCAACGAGGATGATTTATTGGACGCATTAGAAACCGGAAAAGTAGCAGCAGCAGCACTTGATGTATTTGAGGACGAGCCTAAACCTAACCCTGCATTATTGAATCATCCGAAAATATTTGCTACACCACATATCGGTGCTGCAACCGTTGAGGCACAATATAGAATTGGAACAGAAATTGCAGATATAATAACTGCGGTCTATGGAACTAAATAAAAATTATAATATACAAAAAGGCCACTCAATGAGTGGCCTTTATTTTTTACAATAAAAACTTATTCAGGTTTTTTAGCAGCTGGTTTTCTTGGTGCTCTTTTCCTTGTGGCTTTCTTAGGAGCATCCTCTTTTGAAATCTCAATCTCGGCCTTAGGTTTAGTTGTCTTAGGCTTAGAAGCTTTAGCTTTGATTTGTTTTGCTGTCAAAGGCTTTTCTTCTTTAGCAACTTCAACTAACCTTTCCTCAATCTCTTTAGTAGATTGAGTTACCGCATCAGTTACCTGAACGTCAACCAATTCCGAATTATTGATTTCCTCACCTGTGTTAGCCTTCTCAGTAGCGATTTCAACATTCTCTAGCTTTTTTGAGAAAAGACTTTTCAAATAAGTAAACAATTTTTTCATAACGAACTTTTATTTTTCTTTATATATCAAACATTCGTCTTCCCTCCTGAAAAAGGAACAAAAAAATTATAACTATATAATACAGACGAAACCTGTGTCAGGTAATCAATGTGTTACCTCTGAGATTTTATAAACGAATCAAGATACCGGTTAAAAATAAATATAAAAAGATGGCAAAAACATCAAGAAGAGAGGTCAAAGCCCCAAGTGCGTGGGTCGTGGCACCAAAAGACAGAGGACGTAAGTCTGTAAAATTCGACACAAAGTCGGATACCGAGACCAAAGGAAAGGTCTATCTAAACGACGGCGAGGAGTTTCAAATAGAACTCCACAATCCACTCACCGAGTGTGCCTTAGCCGACATCAAACTAAATGGAAACTCTATATCGAAAGGAGGACTTGTACTGAGACCAGGTGAGAGGTTCTATCTCGACTGTTTTATCGATGACAAAAAGAAGTTTATTTTCAGTACCTACGAGGTTGAAGACACCGACGATTCGATGGAATCAATCGCTAAGAATGGACTATTAGAAGTATTCTTCTACAAAGAATCTGCAAAGTCAATCGATAGAAGTAGGTTGAATAAATTGATTGTGGAGAGACACTACTATCCGTATCACACCGGTTGGCAAACGACGCCATGGTACACAACACCGAACATTTACTGTAATACAGGAAACATAGGAAGTAGTAACGCGACTTACACATCGAGTTCCATAAACCTTAACAACCTAACAGGTTCTCTGACCACGGGTAACAACACAATACCGATAAACTCCATCATAGAGACTGGAAGGATCGAGAAAGGTGAAAATTCGGAGCAAAAGTTCGACGAGGTGGATATGGACTTCGACAACTTCTACATTTCATCAACCGTATTGGAACTCTTACCTGAGAGTAGAAGACCAATTGAGACAAAGGAGTTAAAAGAAAAACCCGAACAGAAACAACAGATTGACGTGATTGAGATGATAAAGAAACTCGCCGATCTAAGGGACGCCGGAATACTAACCGAAGAAGAGTTCTCAGAGAAGAAGTCAGAATTACTCGGAAGAATTTAAAAAAAGAGGTCATTAGTGACCTCTTTTTTTTATTTATAACACATTTATATTCAGTTTTTTAAACAAAAACACGCTAAATTACATATATAATATGTATGAAGTTTAGATACGATCCAGATACCGAGGAAATAGTAGCATCAGATGCTACCCGTATAGAGTACCACCAGATGCAGCTTTGGCTCACAAGACACGTAAAAGGATGGAAATTTCAACCTGCCGTTAAGATGGGTGTTTGGGACGGAAAGAAGTCTTACTTCAAAAACGGACGTATAAGTTTAGGTCTCTGGAGAGAAGCACTTTATGGATGTAGAGAGATTGAAGTACCATTCATAATAGAAAATAAAGAAGATTTTCCTATAAACCGTGATGTTACACCGGAAAAGGTTCAGGACTTCTGTAAAGAATTTTTCAAAGACCATAAAGTACGTACTAAAGATGGTCTATGGATTCCATTTATGCCTTATGATCATCAGATAGAAGCAGCATACAGGATACTAAAGAATAGATATTGTATGGCAGAGGTTGCTACTTCTGGTGGTAAATCTCTAATCATTTCAATAGTTATGTTCTACACACTAAAGAATATAAAGGCCGATGCGAAATTTTTAATAATCGTTCCATCAATTACATTAGTTACTCAGTTCTACGACAATATCGTAGAATATAATCTTGGTATAAACCGGATTGAAAAGATGAGACAGGAAAATACTGACGAAATTCCACCAGAGTGTTGTCAGGTAAGAGTAGAAGAAGTAATGTCAGAAAGACCTAGGAAATATTCTGGTACTGATAACGCCAATGTTTATATTGGAACATATCAATCACTTGAGAAGTGGCCTAAAGAGTTTTTTCATCAATTTCACACAGTTGCCACAGATGAAGCACATGGTGCAAAGGCTAAGACAATAACGACTATACTTGAACACACCTTTGGAAGAGCTTATTGTCGTTTTGGTGTATCGGGAACTTTTCCAGGTGACGACACATGCGAAATACTTACAATACAATCAGTATTGGGTCCTAAAATAACTGAGGTAAGTGCAGATGAACTCAAAAAGAAGGGTATAATAACACCAATGGACATAAAGGTTGTTTTGATGAACCACGGTGATCCACATTTCTACGAACAGGTCAAATATATAAGAAAGCATGGTGACGGAAAATCAGCATTTGATTTTGAAAAGAAGTATGCACACCAGTCCGATAAACGACTCGCTTTCATTAGTAAGCTTGTTTCTAAGTGTGAAAATAACACACTACTACTTTTTCACACAATTGAGAATGGTCAGAGAATACTAAACAGATTACAATCTGATATAAAAGATAAAGAGTTCTTTTATATCGATGGTGAAGTAAGTGGTAAAAAGAGAGAAGAGATAAAGAAGCAGATGGAGATAACCAAGACTAAAGTAGAATACACAATACTTAATTTTGGAGACTACGAAGTCGAGGTTAAGTCAGACTACCAGATATTACTTTCTGATGGTAGTTATAAATCTGCAAAAGACATAACAACCAATGATGATATAGATGATAACTTTATCAAAAAACTAAGAAAATAGACAAAAGTTCTCATCTCTCGTCACTACGGGTGTTTGTGTGAATAATATATACAATAAAAAATAAAATGGATTATAACTTTATAAAATGTGAATTCGAATCTAAACACAATATAGACGATGTAAATCAACTTGATGAGTATATAAATTTCCTATTAGACTACAAACTAGATAAAACTGACGAGTATACTGAAAAGCACCACATATTACCATACGCAACTTTTCCAGAATATAAAAACGAAAAATGGAACATTGTAGAACTAAAATATGAAGACCACAAACAAGCACACCTTATATTATACAAATCAATAAACATAAGAGTATACCAAAGAACTTTGAATTTTATGTTACCACAATTCAAAAACAAAGATTTATTATCAAAAGCAACCAAAATGGGGTGGATCAATCTAAAAAACAACAAAGATAAATACGAAAAATGGAGAAATGGTAGATCAAACCATATGAAGAGTTTGGGAAGTCAGGAGCAAAGAAGGAGAACCAATATATTCTGGGGAAACATAACCGAAGAACAATACACTATGTTTTCGAACAAAATGAAAGAATACTGGACAGAGGATAAAAGAATAGAAAAATCCAAACAGATGAACGAGTATTACTCCAATCCTGAAAATATAAACAAAAAAAGTATAGAGAGCCAGGAAAGATGGGACTCTATGACCAAAGAAGAACGTGAAAAATTCACAGTTAAGATGACGGCTATAAACAAAGACGAAGGTAAGAGACGAAAGGCCGGTGACAAAATAAAAAATCTTTGGAAGAGTGAAGACTATTTGGAAAAAATGAAAAATAGACCTCACCGAAAGGGTACTATGTTGAAAATCATAAAACCTAACGGGGAAGAGATTGTTGTGGAATCAATGAACGTTTTCCAGAAAGAATACGATTTCTCTCTATATCTAATAAGAAAGTACAGAGATACCGGTACAGAGATACCAGAAATTGACTTGAAGAGTGATCTTTCACTACTAAAATGTAAAATCGAAACAATAACCAATGGCTAGGATAGTAGACAAAAGAGAAGAAATAAGAGAAGAAGGGGCGACTAAGGTTTTAGTCGCCTCTTACTGAGGACGGTACACTATCGACAGGTGTGAGTATAAACGCCATTTTTAATGTGATATTTGCAGACTCTTTCAAATCAGAACAAATTATTATACAATCAATTGGAAGGGGTCTAAGACTGCACTCCGAGAAACAGAAGGTAAATATATTCGATTTGGTTGATGTTTTCGATAAGGATGATCTTAACAACGCATTATATAGACACTACAAAGAACGTGAAGGATTCTATGTGAAAAGAAAATATCCATTCAAAATAATAAAAGTGCAGCTGTGAGGCAATAATGAATATATAGGTTATGCCAATAAACTTATCACCACAGGAGTATTTTTTGAATTTTTTAAATTCAAACGAAGAAGCACTAAAAATCTACAAAAAAGCGGAGGTCCTAAAGTATGTAAGACTACGAACTATTGGTGAGAAAGAACTTACATTAGATCAACAATCAGATGAAAACTGGGACGGTAAAAACGATATTTTCGCATATCTTGTAATAATTGACCAATTTTTTTCAAAGGCAGATGTACATATTCTTACTTTCGTACCTGAATTTGAAAATTTTACGGTTGTTGAAATCAAATTTAGTCCAACTATTACACCTGCAGATATAACAAAATCTGTTAAGGTACATTACAAATCAGAGAAAGGTAATCATATAAATCTATTAATAGCAGATCCGGAATATCAACTACAAGTATTAAAGGATAAGGCTAAACGTGACGGATATAATGTTATACAGGATCCGTGGATACCTAACGTAGTTAATCCAAAAGAGCAAAAATCTGTTGATAAATCAAGTGATAAAATAGCAGATAGTAAGAATGATGATGATGGTTTCAAAACAGTTAACGAACCAGAAATATACGATTATGCATCACTAAAGGAACCAAAAGTAAAAGCGGATGAAATAACTGGAGAAATTTGGTTAGAAAAAGTTAGTGGACCCGGAGATATAATAGGAGATGGAAGAGAAATTATAGATTCATTGGGTAGTCAACGTGGTGTAAAGTTTGAAGATTTACAATTCACAGAACCAGGTGACTATGTCATAAGAGTATTGAGTGATTCTCCTAACCTTACACCAACACAATTCAATATAACAGTATTACCAGAACCAGTTATAATACCACAAGAAAAGGTTGTTGAAGAAGAACAGGAAGAAGTAGTTTTAGGTGCTAGACCAATGATAACACAGATATTTCCTCCAACATTAAAACTCAGACCAATTACCGTAAAATATGAAGAAGAAACTGGAACAGCAACGGTTGTTACTGCGGATGGTATGGGTATATTCCCGACGGTTTATTACAATGGTGTTCCAATAAGCCACGGTGATATACTAAGTTTCCGACTCTATCACGATGGTGTTGTTCCTAAGTGTAAAGTTTCTTTCATAGATTCTGCCAATCTTATAAAAGATTTAGGTGTTCCCAAAGATGATATGACATTTGACATTTTTATAAATTCTAAGACGGTTAGTCTTAAGTCAATACATCTTAACTTCAAATTAGAAAAACATAGGGAGTCTATGTTTGGTGCAAAATATACATTCAATGGGACTTTGAATATACCTTCCGAACATGATAAAAAATTCAAATTATACGAACAACAGAGTCCAACATACGAACAGATGACATCTTATAATGCAATTACAAACATATGTAAAGATTTAGGAATTGGTTTTAATTCAAACATATCTGATACAGATGATAAGATGACTTGGGTATTCAATGGTGATAAGGGATATCAGGTAATAGAACATTTAGTTAACAAATCATACATATCGGATAGTTCATTTATGGGTGCTTATATAGACTACTACTATTGTATGAATTATGTCGATGTTGAAAAAGAGTGTAGAAGAGACAACTCTAATGATTCAGGAATCGAGACTGGTGGTGTAGGTTCAAATTCTTCTGATAATGAACAAGTTCAAATGTTGCTACACAACGAAGTCTCTGCAAATAAAAGTAGTTTTTTCTTTCTTTCGGAACCAAAAATAAAACATAATAGTACTGACAAAAACCTAATTAAAGGAGTTAGGACAAAAGTTAAGTTTTATGATAATAAAACTAAGAAATTTGAGGTTTATGATATAGAGGGTACAACCAGTGATGGTACAGAAACTGAAATACTAAAGGGTTCACCCAATGATAAAAAAGGTTTTTTCTCAAATACGACAACGAGAATGTTGGGTAAGATGGATACCGAAAACGTACACAAAAATTATCTTTATGCAGAGGAACTCAACAGGAGAAATTTAGACGAATTGGGTAATATAGAGATGATTGTAAAGCTACCTACTATAAATCTAAATTATTACATATATCAGAAGACCCGAGTAGTACTTGTAAATCAAAGAACTTCACCAACCAATCAGTCCAGGTTTAGATACGAGTACACCGGTGATTGGACTATATCCGCGATAGAGTTTAAAATGACTAAAGAGGGAGGTATGAAAACTTTCTATCAAGAGATGAGGTTAATACGTAAAGAACTTGGTATGAAACCAAAGGATCAAATGGAAAGGTTAGAACCAAAAACTGGTTCTGAGGAAAATGTTCCTAATAGTGTGAATCCAATCGAGAATTTCCCTAATGCTGCTTACCAACCTAGCGAGGTCTACAGGTTCAAAGACGAGAATGGTATGGAATGGATTGTAAGTATCATATATCCTAATAGTGATGGTGAAACAATGGAAGTTTATATGGTATCAGATGATTTGTATGAGGATACTAATGCCATCAAACCTATACCGACATTCGATGATGAGAATATGATACCTGATGGTGCATCCGAACTTAGTAACGAATCACCTACAAATAGTAGTATTAATAAAGATGAGATAATACCAATTAAACTAATTCTTGGTGCAGTTGTACCTAAACCGACAAAGTCATTCGATGAACTAAAAAATAAACAACTTATTGAGAACGATGTCAAAAACGTTTCTGGATACATAGAACTTCAGGAAATTGGTGCAACTGATGAATCTAAACGTTTCAGGTTATATGCAGTTCTTAATGGATTTACTACAGATGACTTTTATACAAAAATGACTGGAATTAATCCACCCAATTACATAACGACAAGTACCGAATGGTTGACTAAAGCAGATTTTAATAAAGATAAGCCAGAGCTAGATAAAATTGAAGAACAACTCAATGATGAATTAATACTTAGATATTCATACCAGGAATTGGAAACACAAAATTGGATAAAAACAGAAGTAAAATATGTTCAATTAAAATATTCAAATGACGATTATAAAAAGTTTGAAAAAAAATTGGATGATTTGAAGAAGTAACATTTTATATACAAAAATATAATAAAACAATTTGAGTAGTCGCAAATTGTGACTACTCAAATAAAACAATATGGAAAATTTAACACCTGAAGATTATTTCGATTTGTATGGTTCAAAAAGACCAAACTCTAATATTGTACAAACATACAGAATTAGAAAGAAAACTAATAACACTCCTAATTATCCGGGATCATTAGACCTTGTAGTCTATCTCGTTTTATTTGAAGGAAAATTCCTAAAAAAAAGTGAGTTATATGCTTACACTTACCTTCCTGAATATTATGACATCCCAGAACGATATAATAATAAACCTGGAAAACTTGAAATTTCAGGTGTCTACAAAGGAGTAAATTTATTTATAGAAAATCCAGAAGTTGCCAATTCACTAGGAAATTGTATTACTAATATAACCGTAAATAGAGTAAAAAAACCTGGTGGTACTGGTAGTAAAAAAGTAGAAATAGACTTTAATTATTTTGATGTCAAAATAGGTGATGACATAACAATAGTAATAGATTATGATCCTTCTTGTAAAATTGATGTCATAAATCCAGAAGCAGTATTAGGTACAAAAGATGATAATGTACAAGATAATACTATAGCAATAAATGAAAAATATAAAAAAAGATTAGAAGAGGTCGAAAAAAGATTAGAAGAAGAGACTGCAAAGGTAAAACAGGAACAGGAAGAAATAAATCTTGCAAGATATAAAATAACAAAAAAACCAGATGATCAAATAACTATAGAACTGGCAACAGAACTTTCAAAACTCGATAAAAAATACGATGATTTACTACCTCAATGGAATAAAAGAATAAATGATATCAAAGAAGAAATTATCCAAATTAATGAAAGTAAAAATGACGAAATTAATAATAATTCCAATTATACAATACGCGAAATTGAAAGATTAGTAATTGCCGAAAACCTACCTATAAACCTAACCGAAATTGCAATTGATAAAATGGGTAGAAACTTTGATAATCTATTACTAAAAGCACTAAAAATAAAAAATTCAAATTTAGAAGTTTTTGAAGACGAGTTTTATACTATAGAGGATTTTACGTTTGTTCCTAATGAGTCTATAATTGAACGAGACAAATTATTTGGTATTGCAGATGAAATAGTTGAAGAGGTCATAAAAAACTTCAAGTATATGGATTCTCCAGCTGACTATGAAATAATACAATATCCATGGGATCCTAATGATGTTCCACCAGAATCGGAACCATCCGAATTAGAAGATGTAACTGAATTCATACCCGAAATTTATAATCCGTATCTAATAGTAGAAGATGGTTCAGAAAATACCGTAGGAAGTTACACAGTTCGTGCACGCGGAGAATATTCAGTTAAGGTAGATCAGAATAGTGATAAAATAAAATTAACAGGACTAGACGGAAAGTTTTTTTTATTTCCAGATGGAACCAGAAGGGAACTGGGTGAGTTGACGTTAGTCAAGAAAGAGAATCCTAATGATCCTAATATAATACGTATGATAAACGAAGAATATGAAAGACAGGATGAGTTGAGTGATGAATATTTAGAGGATGAATACGTAGGTGAAGGACTTGGTACAACATTTGGTGGTACTCTCGGTGATCAGATAAAACCAGAACAAACACCAGATTATGTATCACCTTCTAATAGTAGCGGTTCTTTTAACAATGGCGGTGGTTCATCTCCTATCAATGCAGAAAAATACAATGGTGTAGGATACGCACCTATTAAAACCTGTATATTCAGTGGAGAATCATCAACATATGATGCACTTAATGGTGGTCAGGCATGGACAAATAAAAAACCTAAACAACCTAGAAAGGACAAAGACGGCAATCAGTGTTGTGGATGTGCAACAACATACAAAAAAAGATTTGGAATAAGTAGTATGGAATCAACAATTGCACAAGTCGCTACAAATACTGCAAAATTAACATCGTGTGGTGGTGGTGCTATGGGTAGATATCAAAATATGCCAGGATATATAATTAATCGCGCCACAACAGTCGGTTTAAATCCAAATACTGACTTATACAATGAAGCAAATCAGGAAAAAATGGGAGAAAGTTTAATAGATGGTGCATGTGGTAATTATATAAAAGGTAAAAATAAAGGAACTAAAGCACAATTAGAATCGGCAATACAGGCAACTGGACGAATTTGGTCATCACTTCCAGTAGTTATAAATGGTGCAGGTGCTGTGTGTGGAAATGTGGAAACTGGTGAGGGTCAGACAGGTTATTATAGTAATTATGAAAATAATGGAGGACATATTAGAGGTAAAACACTTGCAGATTTTGTTATAGCACTAATAAAAACTAGAAAAAATTTCGCACCTAATTCATTTGGTACAGATTTTTATAAACCATCATATATAAATTTTGTTTAGAGAATGGCAAATTTAACACCTCAAGATTATTTCGATTTGTATGGTTCAAAAAGACCAAACTCTAATATTGTACAAACATACAGAATTAGAAAGAAAACCAATAACCATCCTAATTATCCTGGATCATTAGACCATATTGTTTATCTCGTTTTATTTGAAGGAAAATTCCTCAAAAAAAGTGAGCTATACGCTTATACTTACCTTCCAGAATACTTTGACCTCCCAGAACAATATAACAATAAACCTGGAAAACTTGAAATTTCGGGTGTCTACAAAGGAGTAAATTTATTTATAGAAAATCCAGAAGTTGCTAATTCATTAGGAAACTGTATTACCGGTATAACCGTAAATGGAACTCAAAAACCTGGTGGCACTGGCACCACAAGAGTAGAGATAGACTTTAGTTATTTTGATGTCAAAGTAGGCGATGATATAACAATAGTAATAAATTACGATACTTCCTGTAAAATCGATGTCATAAACCCAGAAGCAGTATTGGGCACAGATGATAATGTACAAACAAATAATATAGGAGAAATAAACGAAAGGTATAAAAAAATAAAAGAAGCAACCGAGAAAAAACTAAGTGATGAAGAATCAAAAGTTAGTAATGAAAAGCAAGAAATCGATTTGGCAATCTACAAAATACAAAAAAAACCAAATGATCAAATAACTGATGAAGAAAAAATAGAATTACAAAATCTTAAAGAAAAAGGTATAAAAATGGGACCAGAATGGGCTAAAAGAATAGCCGATATCAAAGTAGAACTCAGTAATATTGAAAAAAATAAAATTCAAGAAATCAATAGTAATAAATCCACAATACGCGAAATTGAAAGATTAGTAATTGCCGAAAACCTACCTATAAACCTAACCGAAGTCGCAATTGATAAAATGGGTAGAAACTTTGACAATCTATTACTAAAAGCACTAAAAATAAAAAATTCAAATTTAGAAGTTTTTGAAGACGAGTTTTATACTATAGAGGATTTTACGTTTGTTCCTAATGAATCTATAATTGAACGAGACAAGTTATTTGGTATAGCAGATGAAATAGTTGAAGCAGCTATCAAAAACTTCAAGTATATGGATGTTGTTACAGACTATGAAATAATACAATATCCATGGGATCCTAATGATGTTCCACCAGAAGAAACATCTGAACAAACTTTACAGGTTGTAAATCCAGAATCTGGATTTAGATCAGATGGATTTTTAAAAACTGTACGTGCACGTGGTGAATATTCAGTTAAGGTAAGTGAAAGTGGTGATAAAATAAAATTATCAGGACTGGATTTAAAATTTTTATTTCCGGATGGTATTAGAAGAGAACTTGGTGAGTTGACTTTAGTTAAGAAAGAAGATCCTAATGATCCTAATATAATAAAAATACTAGCAGAGGAATATGAAAGACAGGATGAGTTGAGTGATGAATATTTAGAGGATGAATACGTAGGTGAAGGACTTGGTACAACATTAGGTGGTACTCTTGGGGATCAGACAAAACCAGAACAAACACCAGATTATGTATCACCTTCTAATAGTGGTTCTATTAATAATGCTGGAGGCTCTAATCTTACTCCAAGTGGTCCATTACCGGTTGGTGATGATGCAGATTGGTATTCTCTTTTAGCGGTATGTCTTTTAGAGGATGGTAATCATCCTGCAGAGGTGGCACAATGTATTTATAATAGACTCAAATGTAATTGTGGTTATGGTGGTAGGAATATTAAGCAACTTGTCACTGCAAAAAGTCAATTTCAAGTGGCATTTGAACATATTAAATGGGATACAAGTGATCCAATTAATGGTGTTATTTCTAATGAATGGAGAGCAATAAATGATTTAAATACTGCAATTATTGCAGTAAAATCTTATTATAAGAAAAGGGGAATTGATAGTGATGATCCAAGACATAGTAATTCATATGATAAAGTAAAAGCCAGATTACTTAATGTTGGTACTATATTAAAAGATAGAACTGCACAACAAAATGCATTAAATCGTGTTGGTGGACGTACTGGATTTACAGCAGCAACAGCAATAGGTGTTGAAAAAGTAGATGATAGAGGTACTTATGGATATACACGAACAATATCAACAATAAACGGAACACGAGTGTCGGGTAATTGGTATTATTGGTCTGTTGGTCTTGGTGGTTATAATTTTTATGTAACTGGTGGAAATTCACCTGCTGGAGTTCCTTCTAATTTTTCATAATAATTACACATTTTATAAAAGATAGAGACTAACTCACATAAAATATATAGTTTATGTGCCAAAATTTTGGTAGATATTATAAATAAACTATTTTATGGATATTGACAAAATATTTACAGCGGGATTTTGGAATGAAAAGAAAAACAGTACCAAAAACTATCTAAAGTCACAAGCCAACGTTTTTATACCACATAAAGACAGATGGGTAGGCCAACTAATAGATGCACATTTCGAGTCACTAAACTATACAGGTGAAAAAGATCTTGACACCAAACAAAGATTCGACATCAGAAGGGACACCTTCAATAAATTTGGTGACTGGGGAACAGACTATTTTTTACACGATTTACAATTTCAAAGACTAAATAATCCAGTTTCTTTTCAAGGAACAATTAGAGAAGCATATAGTGGAAAAAACACACGTCCTGCAATAGATACTACCGGATGGGAACATCAGGATCCAGTTATATATGGATTTGAAGTTATAATAGATGCTGCTAGTTCACCTCTACTCAATGGTGCAGTATTTGACTTCATAAAACAATTTGAAAGTATATCTGAGATAGCTAGTAAGAAACAAGTCTATGAAGACTTTATGCTTCAGTTCAAAAAGATTTTCAAACTAAAAGGAACACCACCAACTAGAACCGAAACACCTGATAGATCCGATTATCTTTCTTGGCCAGGTCCTAAAGACAACCTTAGTGCATTTGCCAATTCTAAACAATTTCAGAATAGATATTCAAGAGGTAAGAATGCATATCTTGGACATTATTTACAAAAGATATCAGGATTACATAAGTTAATTGAGAGAAATACATCTACCGAGAATGCTTACCTAAATGAATATGGGAAGGACATAATAACACTAACATTCAATGAAGACGTAACCGGAACTATGGCCACACTATCACATCTTTATAAAATGTTGTATTGGTCAAAACCTAACGGAAAATCACTTATACCAGAAAACTTACTCAGGTTCAATTGTGAGATAGTTGTATGTGAGGTTAGGAACTTCAACAGAGTAAGGAAGTCATTGAAAGGAGACGCTATAGAGATACTTAAGGACAACGTATCGAGACATATCTATTCTATCAGAGAGTGTCAGTTCTACTTCGACAAACCATCACATGATGATACAATCGATCTCGGAAACATAAAACCATTTGAGGGTGTTGATGTTACATTTGATTATAAATATTCGAGTACTAAGTTTGAGAGATGGTCGTATGATCCGAATATGTTTGGAAAGTATATAGGCTATAATAATGGTGCTATGTGGAAGATAGGTAACAATCGTGTTGATAATGCACAAAGAGACTTCACAGAAGACTATGATCCTGAAAAAAATTCAGGTTTGCAGAAACAAGTACCTAAATTCTTCACACAAAAGACAAATACACTCGGACAGGCAGGTATATCACGTATGGAACTAATAAGAAAGTACCCGATAACACCTGCAGATATAGAGGACGAAGAAGATTCCGGAGGTGGGTCTTCTGGGACCGGAGATGACGCACAGATGGGTGCAAAACCACCTGGTAAGTTTAGAAGTGCTCTAAGTGAGTTTAAGAAAAAGTCTATAGTTCTTCTTGTAAGAAATGCAAAAAGGATTTATAGACCAATACTGGGTGCACTCACTGATCAAATAAAACAAAGGTTCGACTTATTCAACAGCCACTTCAATAAAATAAAGAGAATGGCCGGAATTAACGGGTTAGATACCGAACCAAACAACGTTTATTTGGATGGAAAACAAGTTACCGAATTCGGAATATTTTTTGACGTAAGAAACCAATTTGATGAATGGTTAGGCGATAACCTAACTACCAAACTGGTGAGTTCTGGAAAGGATGCTCTAATGAAAGAGTTTGGAAAAGACAAATTCAAAGATAGTGGGTTTATTACAAAAATAAAGGAAGCTTTTGGATTCCACAAAAGTGAAGGTACACTATTGGATATAATCGATAAGTATAGTCAACTTCCGACCGTAATAGCAAATAACTCACCCAGTAATGGTATTACTTACGATCCTTTACAATTTCCTGGATTCGGACAGAAACCGTCAGGTGATAGTACCGATACGAATACTAAAAGTCAAGACCCATTAACACAAATTATAAAAACTGCATCGAAACTTAGTGACTCATTACAAAAGATTGCAGCAAAAACTACAAGTCAAGGATCAATAAACGATATGTTGAGTAAAAGTCCGTTACAAAATACTGTTACGGTTGGTAATAGTACAATTTATTATTATAAACCTTTTCAATTTCCAGGATTTGCACAGAAAAATAAAATAGAAACATTACAGAGTGACCAAACAGGAAATCTTTTACTAAAAGATATACTTGCAGTTGATTCTATTATTACTAAACAACAAAATACAAACTTAAAAAATAAAATGCCTGGAAATGCTTTACAATTTCCAGGATGGGCACAAAAACCATCATTAGCTAGTGATACTACAGATGTGAATAACCAAACAGGAAATCTTTTACTAAAAGATATACTTGCATTTGATTCTAAATTAAAAGATACTTTACTAAAGTTTAGAGCACGTGATGTAAGTCAAGGATCAATATTCGATATGTTGAGTAAAAGTTTATTAAAAACAATTACTACTATTACAACACCTCAGGGTACTAAACAAACAATTTATGAATATAAACCTTTACAATTCCCAGGATTTGCACAAAAACCAGCACTTGCGGGTGATAAGACAGATGTAAATACTAAAGATAATAGAGTACTACAAAAGATAATTCAAGATGATTCTAAAATAAGTTTTTCTTTACAAAAGATTAAAGCTCGTGACGTAAGCCAAGGAACAATAGATGATATGTTGAGTAAAAGTTTATTACAAACTGGTACTATTATTACAACACCTCAGGGTACTAAACAAACAATTTATGACTATAAACCTTTACAATTTCCAGGATTTGCACAAAAACCAGCACTTGCCGGTGATAAGACAGATGAAAATACTAAAGATAATAGAGTACTACAAAAGATAATTCAAGATGATTCTAAAATAAGTTTTTCTTTACAAAAGATTAAAGCTCGTGACTTAAGTCAAGGATCAATATTCGATATGTTGAGTAAAAGTTTATTAAAAAAAATTACTACTATTAAAAATCCTCAGGGTGGTGAAACAAAAATTATTGACTATAAACCTTTACAATTCCCAGGATTTGCACAAAAACCAGCACTTGCGGGTGATAAGACAGATGTAAATACTAAAGATAATAGAGTACTACAAAAGATAATTCAAGATGATTCTAAAATAAGTTTTTCTTTACAAAAGATTAAAGCTCGTGACTTAAGTCAAGGATCAATATTCGATATGTTGAAGAATTCTAAAATAAGTGTTTCATTACAAAAGATTAAAGCTCGTGATACAAATCAGGGATTAATACCAGATATGTTGAAGAAAAGTATACTTCCAACAACTCTACAATTCCCAGGATTCGCACAGAAACCATCTTTCTCTAATGATACGAGTGATTCAAATACTATAGATGCAAGAAAACTAAATGAGATACTCACACAGGAATCTAAATTCGTACCTGCTGCTAAAGAATTATCCAAAGGAAACATCGACAAAATATTACAGACAAGTATACTTCCACCAGCTTTACAATTTCCAGGATTTGCACAAAAACCATCGTTATTTAACGATAGAAGTGATGTAGTACAAAGATCAAATGGAACTCTAAATGATATACTCACTCAAAGTACTTATAAACCAGCACCAAGAACTGCATCAGAAGGTTCATTGGCAGAAATAGTTAAAAAATACTCAAAAGTTCCGTCTATATTCAAACCACCTGGCAAGTAAACTTAACTATATAGAGTATGTCGAAAAGAAGCAAACTTGAGAAAATAGTAATAGAGAAGGGTCGAACGTACTTAGGTGTCGTAGAAGACAATAACGATCCGGAAAGACTATGTAGATGTAAAATAAGAGTGTTCGACGTGCATGATGCACAAGACTGGAACATAGGAGTTGAATTTAAAGGACAAGAAACCACCGTTAAAAATGGTAAATACCAAATCGAGACAAAAAACCTTCCGTGGGCAACACCATGGAAAGATTTGAATGGTAATGCAAACACCGTTCCTGATATAGGAAAGGTATTGATAGTCGTATTCGAGAATGGAAATCCGAACACACCAGAATACATAAGTGCAAACCACTACAACAGAAACTTAGAACTCAAGCTGAACAAAGAAAATATGAGTCAAGCTGACTATCTATCCATGAAGTCTTTGTTATTTGATCACAAAACACAAATTTATGTTAATGAGTCTGAAGGATTGAAGTTTGACCATAAGTTCAATAACATAAATATAAAGGATGATAGTATAAATATAAATCTAAAGGATAATCACGACTCTACGATTTATATAGGAACTCCTGGTGCAACACAACGTGCGATATTAGGTGATAACTTTATGGATTGGTTTGATAAATTCTTAGACCTATTTCAATCAAATACTGCCATGCTTGGAAATATATTCTTTCCAATTGCATCAAGTCCTGCACTACTTGAACACATTGCCTACTATAAAGCAATAAGAGACCCTAAACTACTCTCTAAACACGTTAAGATAGTTGATAATGATAGTGTAAGAAAACAACAACGTCTAACAGATTCCACTATTGGTGATAATTGGGAGTCTACGGTGAAACAGAATGAACTTTCTACGGTAGATGATGTACCATATACACCAACAGATGGTTCTTCAGGTTCTACATTTCCAACAGATGACTCTAATAAAGAAAATAATTCTAAAACTGAACCTCTTACTAAAGAACCTCATCCTGATTGTAGAACCATAATTCAATTGATGAAACAAAAAGGTTATATACTAAACACCGATACATTGAAGTTAAATCTTATTGCAGTAAGAAAACAATGTTTAAAACCAGGTGACCCATATACAGATGAGTTTAACGATACACTTTACATAATGTATATGAACGAAAAGTTGGAGTGGGTAGTAAATAATTATAGTTTCTCTACGGTCGCAGGAAAAGACTTCACAATAACAGAAGAAATAATATCAGAACGAATCAAATTAGACTCACTGACAGATTCACAGGTAAGTAGCCTTAGAGAAATATCAGTATTCAAAGACGGTTCTGCAACTAATGTTAGTAGAATAGGAACCAAAATAACTGTAAAAGAATACCTTTCTATAAAGGGACAGGATGGTGCCAGAATTTTAGCACCGTCACAATATATAGACAGTTTCGAATTACGAGATGGCGCACTTTATTCCAGACCACAAGCAAAACTGAACTACTGGTACGACAAAGAACTCTATAAGCCTGACTTTTATCCTGAGTGGATGAACAAACCTATTGTTTCGAGTGATACAATAAAAATTGGGAAAGGATTTCCAAATGGTAAGAAGGTCGGAAATTGGTCCATATATGGTGATCATTGTCTTCCAACCAAAGATTCATTAAAAGACCTAATAAATATGTGTCAAAAACATATTGATAAGTATGGAAATAGTCTAACATATACACTCGTAATGAAAGATGACTGGGATGAAGCTTCAAAAAATGCGGAAGTAAATAAAGATGATCCGAGTATCGATCCAAATAAAGTTGGTAAAGAGAAAACAGAAGAAAAACCGGCAGAGGTTGTAAATAAACCTATAGAGAAACCAGCGGAACTTCCGGGTGAGAAAGACGTTCTTGCATTCCAGGTATGGGCTAATAAAAATGGTGCAAGTATACCTGAGGACAACACATGGAGTACATCAATACAGGATGTATGGCAGTCTAACGGTAAGAACTTTTTAAAGGGCGGTTCTACAGGAATGAGTACTGTATTAAAATTGGCCTATTCCAGATTACAACCATACGGATACTTTTCAACATCTTCAGAAGGAACATCATACAAATCTGACTTTAGAAATGGTAGTTATGAACTTAGAGTATTTGATGATGGAAGTTTCTTAGTGATGGACGCACAAAGGAAGAATGAGAATGGATATGTAGAAGGTACAATATATATGCTCAAAGGTAAATACGAAGATGGATTCCTTAGTATAATTGTTACTGAAGACACAAGACAACCAGGTAGTGCACAAAGAACCGTTAAGGATGAAGATGCTTGGGCAAATATTAGAAAAATTATCTAAGAAATACCACCAATTATTATTTTACCATTTTCTACCGTTACTGGTGGTTTTGGTGTAGGATTTGACGTTGGTGGATAAGATCTATTAGGATCTGAATTTGATGTCTTATTAAATCGAGAGGCTTTAGATGGTCTTATTTCCGTAATTTCATCAGATTTACTATATCTATAATCATCTATATCATCTTTAGATGGATATACTATGGCCATACCGGATAATATAGATAATGGGTTGTCTATATTATTCAGATAAAGTAAAACGTCTATATCTTCGTAACTTTTCCCATCATAATCACCATAGATTGAATCTATGACTAAGTCTATCCTACCTTCCTCATGTGGTTGTACTATATATTGACCAAAATTTTGTGTTCCGTAAACAAAATCAGGACCGTGCATATCAACCACACGTCCACCATAGTCATTGACAATATTATTCACTTGAATAGATTTTATATCCATTTTTATTTTTATTTTTGTTATTGTTCTACAGTAATTTTGTCAAATCCAAAAGTTCCTGGGGCAGAAGTTATCTCATCTTTAGATAATTGTGGATCAATCTCCATAAATGTTCTTTGTGCATCAATAGTTCTTAGATACCCAGAGTTGAACTTAGCCATTATCTCACTCAATCCCCATGGACGTGCATTCTGTAGTGTAAATTCTGCTTTTATTGTCGACGGTAGGTCATTGAATGCCAAAGTAGGACCTAATGAAAGACTAACACTCTGAGTATACATATCACCTGCACAGAAAACAGGTCTGAGTGGATTTCCGATTGTGATATGCCATGGTGTTGAAGGAAGTCCGGATAAAGAGTGCACAATACCCATCATTTCAACCTTATACTTTTTAGCAATTGTATTAAGACCAGAATTAATAAACCGTTGAACACCGTTTATAGTTTTACTCTTAACATCTTTGAATTTTGCAAGTGATGCATCTTTCTTATTTCTCTCACGAGATTCTTTTTCACTTTTCCAAATATCATCACCAACATTATCACCTGGTGCATAATGCTTATCCTGCCAATTTTTAATGTCATTTTCAGTAGGATCTGCAATTGTTGTACCATCAGTTCCATCTTGTAAACGTTTTTTTATTCTTGCTCTACTCTCCGCATCGTTTCTCCTCTTTTTAAAGAAATCTTCTCTTTGTTTATCCTCATCACCTTCTTCCATTGCAACCAACGCCTCCTGCATTTGACTGTTCAACGCCTCTTTAATTTTAACAAAAGAATTAATAATTGTTTGTCCGACTTTTTTCAACATACCCAATGGGTTGTTGAAAAAATCGGCCATAATACCGGCAGCTTTACCTGTCAAACCATAGTTTACACTCTGTGATGTACCGAACTTAACAATCATACCGAGTATATCCATCCAAACAATAGTTGGATCTATTCCTGAAATAAACTTAAGTTCATACTCACAAATCATTTTTATAGAAACTTGACAATCTAATCCAGATCCGGCCTGTTCCTGTGCAACAGTCGCACGCCTTTTGGCTTCTTTTATTAGGTTAGGATTCCCGGATGGTATAATATTTTCATTACTGAGTAGTCCTAATTGTCCCAAAAAGGTTCTTTGACCTAATTCGGTAAATCCTGGAAGTGGTATAGCGTTACCTAAACTTCCCAGAACTCCACCTAATTTACTATTTGGTCCTAATACATCATCTCCAATTTTGTTCATAATTGATTTAAAGTCAGCCTCAGCCTCTATCCACTTTTCACCAAATGTAAAATTTATAAAACTCTCTTCACCGGGTTTTACCCAAGATATTAAAGTTGCTAGTGCTGCTGACTCTTTGAACTTACCATCCTTATTTTTCGCTCTAGGTGCAATTATATTGTCTCCTACCGGCATTGCAAACTTGCGTGCAATCATAAGACGATTATTTGGATAAACACCCACATCTTTAAGATAGGCAAAGTCTGACATTTTTAGGGAACCTTTGGTATTGGCAAAGTGTTCTACTATGTTCATTATACTTGTGTCATACACATCATCATTGTGTAGTGATTTACGTGTTTTTGCTTTATTTAGAGTGGTAGCATCAATATCAGCGTCATCAATTTCCATTCCAGGTGCCCAAGACATAGACCCACTTGTAAACTCTTTTATACCAGGCCAAGCTCTAACAACACGAAAACCACTAAAAAGTGAGTTTCCTTGAAATCCTTGATCCACCACACTATCAGAAATATTGGCATTACCAAATCCTTTATTGTATGCTTCTACGTTAGTAGCTCTTTTTGAACCGTCGTTGAAACTAGATATTCCAGTGTTGGTCGTACCTGACCAGACATCAATAAGTCCGAGTGGAGACCCGCCAAGTATACTACCTAATGCCATGATTCAGATTTTTTTTTATTTATATATTAATTGAGTTAGTAGTCCCTTATTATCTGTGAGTTACTGAACTTTGAAAGATTCTCAAATAACGAATCCAATATCTCAGGACTCTTACGAAACTCATTGTAGAAAACCAGCACGTTGAAATCATTCTGACCTAACATTTTTCGAAGGTTCAGAAGCTTCTCTATCGAGAACTCACTCTCGAAGTCGGGTATATAGTATATATCTTTACCCTTTTCAATCGCTTGCTGGATTTTATTGAAGACAACAATTTTAAGATAGGTGCGATCTTCCTCACTGGTAAGCTCTTCTTCTTCCATTATCTTCCTTATGTCTATTATGTACTTGTTCTTCACCCGATTGACTTTCATATATTTGTCCATCTTCTTTCGGGTCCTAACATACACGCAGAAAAAATTCATCCATCGTATTAACTTTTAAAGTCCGCACTAGCGGCGTTCGATTATATATCAAACAAATGTCACTCCGCACGAATTAAGAGAAAGGCCATTTAATATATAAGTTATGAAAAGATACTCTGACAAATTCCTGAACCAATCCGGAAAGCTTAAAAATGCCAAGATTGGCTTTGAATTCGAGTTCTACGTAAAAGATTTGTCTTTCTACAAAACATTGGAACTTCTCAATATAGATTTAGAACCAGTTAAGGTATGGGGATTCAGGAAATACCACTCTGATTTCACACCAGATAAAGATAACTTCAAAATAGAACCAGATTTATCGGGTGGATCCAATATGGTCGAGTTAGTAACCGGTCCATTGGATTATTACAATGCAAAATATTATCTAATAAAGATAATAAGCTTTATCAATAAACACGGATACACCAACGATAAATGTTCTATACATTTCAACCTTTCGTTTGATGATGAGGAAATGGATTTGAACGACCTCAACATACTAAAACTAATATTGACAACTGACGAAGAAGAATTATATCGTGCATTTCCTACCAGAAAAGACAACGTATATGCCAAATCAGTTAAGAAAATAATACCATTCAAAGAATATGACTTTTTTAATATACCAATTGGTGTCGTAAAGAATAATCTGAGAATGCCTAACGACAAATACTATGGTATAAACTTTCTTCATATAAACGAGGATAAAGAAAAACAGAGACTCGAGTTCCGCTATATCGGTGGTAAAGATTATGAAAAAAACATCGGCCAGTTAATATACTTTATGGAGAAGTTTATAATAGATGTTCATGATAGTATAAACGCAAATTTTGACGCAGAAGATATAAACAAACTCGAGGAATATCTCGAAGAAAACATTAGATTATTCAAAAACTTTTCAAAATATGATAATTTCATTGTTGAGTTTCCAACGATACAACTACAGATTGATCAAATAAGTGAATATAATACTGTAAATGCTTACTACGATAAAATATATCCAAAGATATACAAACTAATCGATTCTACAGATAATCTATCCGATTGTATAATAAACTACGTAACAGCAACACAGACTACCGAAATAGTTGATGCAGATTTAAAAGCAACATCTACAATTACAAATGTAGACCTAATAAATTGTAATTTATCCGGAGTCTTTGAAAATTGTAACTTATTAGGATGTGATGCAATAAACTCACAATTCAGTAAGTCACGTATGGTACACTCAGAGATAAACAAATCTAAAGTACTTTCATGTAATGTTGATGGAACTACACTAAACAATTGTTTCTTTATGGATGGATACCTCAATGGTGATATGAATGGCGGTGTTTTTAGATCCGGTGAACTTGGACCATACGCATCACTTGATGCAGAGGTCAAAATAGTTAATGATACAGACAACTTCTTCGACTACAAATTCGACGATGAGTCTAAAGGTGACAAACAAGGAAAAATAGCAGGGTTCGGAAAGAAATGAGACTTAGAAGATACACAGAATACATAAACGAGTCTATCAACCTAAACGGACTCACTAAGACCGACATAGAACTTATGTTAGAAGATCTTACATTGGACAGAGAAACATTTCCAGAGGAATTGGAAATATCACTAACACAAGGTAAGACCGCTAGACCAACGAACCAAGATGGTGAAATGATATTCAGCTTCTCACTCGTACCAAGAATAGAGGTAATGATAAAAGTTATGAATCCACCGAGAACATTTAGATCATATGGTGATGATATTAGAAATTGTCTTGTGAAACTTAGTAAAGAGTCAAAGTTTACTGATGTAATCAATAATCTAAGAGAAAGACTCGACTATTACGATCTAACGGTAGAACAACCGGTTGTTCCACACAACCTCGATTACATATTGGTAGTGATAAGAACCAAAAACGAAGAATAATATATACAAAAAAATTAATAAAAATAATGAGAATTATTAATTATAAAGATTTTATAAAAGTAAATGAAGAAGCTTCACCTAGACTTCCTAAAGATTTAGAATACTGGACGAGGAAAGGCAAAGATGGTAAAAAAGTTGCACTTTATACACACGATGATATGGATGGTATCTTTTCGGCAATTGCAGTTAAACAATATCTAAATGATAACGGTTTTGAAATAGTTAAATATGGTATACTAGATTACTCTAATGGTTGGGGAAAAACAGAAGTTGATCCTAAACTAATAAATGTAGTTGTTGATTTTGCTAATATGCCAGGTGATGAAAGAGATCAATATATTGATTATTATTTAGATCATCATGGTGTCTTTACCGAAGAACAAAAAGAAAAGTATAAGAAACTACCAGTTGGTAAAACATCTAAAATGAGAGGCGGTGAAACAATCATAAGACAGAAGGATTCAAATAACTATATGTTAGCAGATATTAAAAAATACGATCCCGAAACAGGTGAATTGGTTGTTGATATAAAAAGTTCGGTTGGTGAATCATCTGGTGAACCAATAGACAACTGGGTTATTGATTTAAAAGCCGGATATGGTGATTTAAAATCGGCATATGAAGGAATTTGTCTAAACTTACAAATTCCATTAGATGAACTTACCGTATCAGTTATTAGAATGATTGACTCTGCTCTTTATGATGAGTATGAAGTATCTTGGAAAAGACTTTTAGATTATAATTTAGAAGATATTATAAAATCTGCTAAAAAAGCATTAACCAAAAAAGGAGATTCTGAAAAAATTGAATTTATTTCAAATACACCAAATAATATAATTGAATCAGGTGAACAAACTTATAAAGTATCAACAGTTTCTTCACCATCAAGTGAGAAAAAATTATCATTACAAGGTAGATTAGAATTTGCAGCAGCCTTTAATCAAATGTTAAAAAGAGGAGATCACAAAACTCTAATTTCAGTTATTCACAATTGTGATAGTGTATCAATTTATAAGATATTTAACACGATGGTAGCAGTTTATCCAGAACATAATACATATTTCAGTGGACCAAAGAAAGGACAGGGTAAAGACTTTTTAGCAGACGCAGAATGGAGACTTAAAGAAATGCAAAAGAAAACAAGAGGGTCTAAAAAACAAAAGAAAGTTTACAGGACTCAACAAGATTTCTTACGAGATTTTGAAAAATCTTCAGTTGGTGATGCAAGAGCATCAAACTCATTTTCAATATTCTCTGATGGTTATGCACTTATTGGTGATTTAGCATTCGTACCAACAGGTACATGGGCCAATGCATTGAGAGCTAGAACAATCATAATGGAGGATTATGAAATGGGTGTTATAATGGGTAAAATTGAAAAAGCAGTATCAGATGGTATTATTGATAAAGTTGAGTTATTTAATGTTGATAAATTAAAACAATTCCTAACCGAAGATGAAATATACTTAATGTCTAGAAGAATTGATAATTATGGAAATGTTTGGACTATACCACAGCTACCTAAATTTATTTTATTACAATATGGTGGAACTTTACAAGTATGTGCTTATAGTAACATTAAAGAAATGAAAAATATTCCTAAATATGGAAAAGGTCCAAAAGGAGGACAACCAATTAATGATTTAGGTGTTTATATGACAAGTGTATTAAATAACTTCAAAGAGTATTTGAACTATTATGATCCAGACACTTCTATTGGACAAGATGAGATTACCGTATCAGGTGGACATGGTGGTATTGGTTCAATTTCAAATATATTCGGAAGTGTTAAAGTTGAAAAAGAAACAGACGACGAAGGTAATGAAATTGAAGTTAGTAAGATTATACTTACTAATGAGGGTAAGAAATATATTGATTTGTTTAAAAATATAATTATTAGAGATTTATCTAGTATAGAGTGGTCTTTTGGACTTAAATGGAAAGAAGATAAAGAAAGTAGTTATACTGCTAAAGAACCTGAAATGAATTTCAAAGTAATAGGCACCGAAGATGTTACTAAATTAGACAAATACGGCAAACCAATTCCAAAGAACGAATCGAGAATAATAAAAAAATTCAGAAAATTTTGATTAAAGACCGTCTTTTAGACGGTCTTTTTCGTACACAGAGTGAGGTTCGGCAATATATAATAAAAAAGTAAACAAAATATGATTGAGATAGGAACTACGGTAACCTTAAACTACACAGGTAGAATCAAAACAGGAGAGATATTTGACACAACAGAAGGAAAGAATCCATACCAGTTCATTATCGGAGTAGATCCACTACTTGTTGGTTTCCAGGAGGCACTTATGGGAAGAACTACCGGTGAAAAATTCACTATAGAAATTCCTATAGAAAAAGCATATGGTGAATACGACTTTGATAAATTAATAACGGTACCAAAATCGATACTTCCAGGAGAGGTTAGAATCGATCAGATTGTAATTGCAGCAGACGGTAAAGGTTTAGAAATGAAAGTTATTGTTACAGAAATACACGATGACCATATCATTGTGGATGCAAACCATCCACTTACTGGACACGCACTGACATACGATGTTGAGATATTAGAAATTTTATAAAAAAATGCCGTCGAATGACGGCATTTTTTATTCATAGTCTTCAGAAAAATCTATTCGGTCACATTCGAGTGTTTTTACAATATATTCATAAACTTCACTTTGACGAATACCATCAGAATATTCTGACTTAAGACGTAACCAGTTTTTTTCTTCTTCACACTGACAACCATATAGGTATTCAGACGCCAAATCCATATAATATCTTATAGACTCATATACATCACCTGTGGCGTTATCGATAATTGCATAACTCTCCAATATCCTGAAAAGATGTACCGGAGATTCAATTTTCAATATTTTTTTAATATCCATACTAACCAAATGTATATTTTATATCCTAACAAAGATGCCAGGTAAATCAATGGTAACCAAACAAAATATCCAACTACCAACGAACTAATAAGAGATAACCAGAAACAAAGACAATGTCTACACGAGACCAATCTTACCAGAAAAACAGGATTTCTTGCAACCAAAAACTCGAGATATCCAGTTCTAGGTCGTGAAATTCTCCATTCGTCCCAGTCTTTTATCATTAGGAATCTCTCCAGTCCTAAAATTCTAGCGTAATCTACGAATGCATCGGTATCAAACCAGATGTACATAAAAAAGACGACGTATAAAATGCACATGCTCATCAACATAGCAATTTATACGTCGTCTAATTCATTTTGTTTAGACTACCTACCTTGTCCTACATACTTTTTTTTGTAGTTCTTACCCGACTTCGTTCGGGAGTTCTTAGATTTTGAGTGAACACCGGGTCTTTTTTTCCTCGGCTTGGCTGTGTGCGTCCTGACCGAGGACGTCTTAGTCGGTTTTGCTGCCATTTTAGCGCGGTTGGGTTTTCGAGCACGCAAAAAATACGTACTTCCAGTATATATTAAACCACAGAAGAGATTTTATCTCAAAGACAGCTTGAACATCTCCAGATATTCATTAGAGTAACCAGAAGTAAGGTCTCTCTTGTTAAGTGTATGTCTGGAAACACCAAGCTGCTCCGGATTATATACGTAGAAAAGTCTGCCAAGGTTTGTGAAAATTTCTATACGACCAGTAACTTTCCACCTTACATATATTACAGTACTACTCGCCATAGTCGAAATCGGAAAGGTTTTCCTCCCACAACTCACCTACACCCAAAACACGATGTTCGCAACCATCAAAAACCGTTTTGTCACTGAAGTGAAAGTGTCCATAATAGTGTTTCGATGGTGAGTTACCATTTAGTCTCAAAAGATGAAACAACTCTGACATTTGTTGACGTTCGAACATAAGATCAGTCTTCAATCGATTATCATATGCTGCAAAGTTCTCAACCAAAGGACCAAAACTAAAACTATTGTCCGGATGACAATACGCAGGTGCTGTATGTGTTAGTACTATGTCTATATCCTTCATAGAAGATACTTTGTCTACATCGAGTTCGAAAACCTCGTCGTGCCACCAACTCTCACTTCCTTTGTGTTCGAAACCTACCCAGCTAACATTCTTCTCGAATACGTCTCCTTGTTTTGAGGTCATTCTAGGAAGTCGGTCAACACTAACTGCACCACCAACACACAATATACGTTTACCACAAAGTTCTAATACGGTGTAATCCGGTATAAGCTTTATATTCGAAAACCCAAAAGGATCATTATCAAAGTATGGTTTGAAGTCGTGGTTACCACGAAATGCCCAAACTATCACATTATTTTTAACAAGTTTTGTATGGTACATCTCTAATTCTCGCTTCTCTTTCAGAAAAGTTTTGAATCCTACTCCGAAGTCGCCGACCTGTATTATATGTGCATCTTTTATACCGAACTTGTCGATGTAGTTCGATATCAAATTAAATCCTCCGTGTATGTCACCCAAATAAAATAGTCTCATAATACAAAAATAAATATTTTATAGTCAATATCCTAAAATATATAAACAAATAAATCTTTTGTTTTATAAAAACAACATGCAGGACGTACATAAACTAACAACCAAATTAAAGCTACATTTCAAAGAGTTCGTTACCAACGTTAAAAAGGAGAACGAAGAAACACGTGCTGCATTCGAATTAATTCTTCGTGCGTCAAGAAAAGAGTTATTAGACGACGAGGGAAATCCCAGAAAACTAACCGAAAAGGAAAAAGAAGAAATTCGCCAACAAGCAGGTGATGTACTAAAAATGTTAGGTCTAACATCATTGACAATATTACCAGGAGGTACTCTGGTACTTATACTAATAAATGTGTTCAGACTAAACGACCACCTTCTACCATCCAGCTTCAAAAAAATCAAAAAGCATTAGTAGTATTTTATATATACTGCATGAAAATTACGAAATATAACGAGTTCCTACTGGAAAAGGAGTTTCAGAGGATATTAGAGTCATTAAGACTAATTACAGAGTCAGAAGACACATACAAATTAGGAGATACAATCGAGTGGGACCTAAAAAAAGATAAAGGTACACCCGACGAACCAGCACCAGAAATGGAATGGACTTTCAAACCTAAATCTAAAATACAAAAGATGAAGGATAAAGTCTCTGACTTCACAAATTGGTTAAGAGAAGATGATCCAGAAATAGACTGGTCTGATTTTTCAGATGGAGTAAATCCTAATAATCCAATAATTATGTTTAAAAACTTTATCGAAAAGATAAAGGATAAAGAGAAAATAAAGGAATACTTTATTAGAGTAATCAAACAAATAAAGTCACTTCCTACAAACATAAAAAGAGATCTTCTCAAAAAACTATTAATAATACTTGCAGTATATTGTAACACTATCAATGTACCATTGTCAAATATCGTAACATCCGATGTAACAAAGACAGAACCAATAACTGCTGAGATAATTACCGAAATAGAATCCAGTAAAGAACAACAACCTACAATAAAATCAAGTGAAGATAAACAGGCGTCCAATGGTGTAAATTTCGAAAAGGCACACAATATGGTTATGGCCGTAGAGGGAGGCTACTCAGGAGACCGAGCAGACAACGGAAACTTCACCAACTGTAAGGGCGAGAGGATTTTCATAGGAACTAACCACGGAATAGCAACACCTACACTGATAGAAGCAGACGTACTACCAAGAGGAAACACCAACACTCAAAATAAAGAAAAATATGTTTACAAGACGAGTCCTGAGAAGATGAAAGAACTATTCAGAAAATCTTATGGAGAAAACTACGAGAAATTATGTGGAACAGACGAGAAGACGTTCGCAGAGCAATGGGAGCTCGACCAAAAACACATAGTAAATCACAAGGATATTGAATACAAGTGGAACCAGATAATGCGCCACTTATCTGACGAGACCGCATTAGACATCTACCAAAAGTATTACTGGAACCCACAAAGTTTCGACAATTTCAAAAGCCAGTCAATAGCCAACGTTCTATACGACGCATGCGTTAACCAAGGATCAGGTGCTGCACTCTCCGTACTCAGAAATTCTATGAAGAAACTAGGTCATAATGTAGAAGACATCGGTAGTTGGAATGAGTTCCACGAAAAACTTACACCGACCGTCAACAAGATGAACGACGCAGAGACCGAGAATCTGTTCGAGCTGATTAAAAAGGAGAGGATTAAAAGATACAAAGGCGCAGACACATTCGATGACCACGGAACGGGCTGGACCGACAGGGTAAAAGACCTGACCTTCCAAGACGACGGTACTGTAAAAGATTCGGATATTTCATGAAATACTTAAAAACATATGAAGAGGTTATAAATATTCCAATTGAAGTAGGAGATACCATACTGGGAGGAAGGTTCAAAAACAAAAAGACCGTAGTAAAAAAGATAGGAAAGAACGCCAAAGGCGACATAACCGTCAATGGAAAACCATTACTAAAGTACAGACTAATAAACCGTTCAGAAACGGAGTCGTCGAAATAATATATAAATAAACAAAATAACAGAGATGGATAGCAACAACTGGCAAAGAAGAGATATGGGTGCAACTGCGACAAGTGGTGACCAACTAATAACGAGATACTACGGATATTCAAATGTAGTAAACGCAGCAGACACCGATGCAGTTTTCTGTATAAAGAAAATAACCTTTAGTGGAGGTGTTGATAGTGTTAAGTGGAACGATAATACATTTAGTAGTTATAATGCCAAATGGTCGGAAAGAGCTGCTAACTTTATTGCACCATCTGGTGCATTAGGATTCACTTATAGTGGTACGAATCCAGTAACATTTTCTTGGAATAGACTGAGTGGTACCAACCAATACGACATAACTGTCAGAAATTCAAGAGGTGATTTAGTGAGTAAGGATGGTGGATTCCAGATATACAATAAAGACTACACTATCACTGAAAGATATTATAATTCTACATCACACACTCAAAGAATTACACAACCAGACACTTACCAAATTGTGTTGAGTGCGAATAACGCAGCAGGTTCACTAACCGCAACACATTCATATACATTATAATAAAAAATATAATAAAAAAAGAAAGCCGGGAAACCGGCTTTTGTCATTAACTAAACTTACACAAAAATTTTAAGTATAATAGAACATGATAATATCTAAAAAAACAAGACTCGCCGCAGCATTAGTACTAGCATTTATGCTTATGCTAATGACATCACTATTCTCAACTGCACTTAAGCAAAAATCCGTAAGGAAAATTGAGAAGAAAACCATTCTGAATGAAAGAACAAAGAATATTACAAAAAAAACTGAAAAGAAAAGTAATAGTAAAAAGTCAGTTCAGAAAAATAAACCCGTAAAAACGGAAAAAATAACAAAAACTGAGAAAAACGACACCTGTCAAAAAAATCAGGAACTAGTAGTAAATACCAAACAAGATAGTATTTCAAACAATAATGAAATACAACACAAAGCAACATGGTATAAAACAGAAGGTACTAGAGTACATAAAGAACATCCAGAGATACACGGAACTGCAGCATATAATTTTGTTCCAAGAGGAACAAGATTATTGATTACTAATATAAATAATAATAAAAGCTGTGTGGTAGAAGTAACTGACAGGATGGGACAACAAAAGAAAAATTACATAGACCTAAGTTATAAAGCATTTGGTACAATTGCAAACCACGCATATGGTAAAATAAAAGTACTGGTCAAAATACTTTAGTTATGAAAAAGATAACGGCAGAGGAACTCGGAGAATATAGGCTCACAAAGATAACTTACGGACACGGAGGTAAAGAGCACAAAGAATTTGAAGAAGGAATGAACTTCGAAACTATAATTGCATTCACTGCACTCTATTCGAACCTCTGTACAAAAATAAGAAGACGAAACATAGTTGCTGATTGGGTTTGGGCACCAGATGTAACAATTGAAAACTTACTTAATGTATTAGACAATCAAGGAGTAAGGTATAAAATCACGGATCACACCGATACATATTACACATCACCCGAAAAAATAAGTGCTCTAAGAGAAGAGATAGATCAGTGGATGGAGAAAAACATAGACTTTGATACCGTATTAGATAGAATCGCTGCCGTAGGAGTAGACGGAATATCACGTACAGAGAAAAGAATACTCGACAAAAAATCAAAAACACTATGAACGTAAAAAAATCAGGTGGAATAAACATCACTATGGTACTACTAATAGTATTTGTAGTATTGAAACTCACTAAAAATATAGATTGGAATTGGTTATGGGTACTTTCACCAATACTGATACCACTAACCATAGTTGTAGTTGCAGGTGTATTATTAGGTATAGTAAATTTGATACTAATAGGTCTCGGAATTCAGAAAATAGAGAATTTCTTTGAAAAAAATGAAAATGACGATGAACGGAAATAGACACATAGGTATAGAGGGTGGTATAAAAATTTTTACAGACCGAAAGTCAGTATACACAGACTACCCTACCGCAAAAAAATGGGTCAAAAGCCTATTTTCATTATCCGAAAATAATAAGGACAAGAAAAAACTAACATTCCAATACACATGCACGTTCGGTATGCCTACCGATACACGCGATTTAAAGGAATATATGGACGATGCAACATACGCCGCATCTTTACACTATGACGAAAGAATAAAACACGAATTGTCTAAAACAGACATAAGACTTCATGTTTCCTATGAAGGTATGTCAATAAATGGAAAAATGCCAAAAGGTATTATACCAGAAAAAGTTATGTCGATGATATGTGAAGTTGTTAAGGTAAGAATGTTAGTAGAATATGAGATACATGGTGACGAAGAAATAAAACTAAGTATACCAAAATTAGATGAAACTAAGGTAGATATAAATCTCATAAATAAAGAACTAAATGCCGTAAGAGAACAGATTGGCGAAATTGAACCATTAGATATAGACACAATATTGGATAAGATAACTAAGTATGGAATGAACTCAATAACACAAAGTGAATTAGAGTTCCTTAACCAACAGAGCCGCCGCCTTTAATATTCACTGAGTATTTATCAACCTCAAGATTGGAGTCCTCTAAATCTCTTAGATCACTAACCTCACTAGGATCTCCTTTCTTCCTTTTTACATTACCAGAAATGGTAGAAGAACCATCACCACTACCCGATTCTGCAGGAACACCAGGTGTCGCTCCAACCACCGCGTTAGAAACCGGACCCATTCCGGAAGTTGTGGATGCATTCGCCGCAGCGACACCATCCTCGAGGAACATCCTCCAATTTTTCAATACTTTCATTATTTATAATATATATTTTGCCAAAGATTTGGAAGACTTTTGAAAGTAGACATACCACCCGTACTAAGATTGAGTTCCTTGGCTATCTTCTCTGCCAATTCACGTGAATATTTACCATCAGAATACCATTGTTCTATCAACGGCCAGTAAAATTCACGTAAATGTCTAATCTGTTCAGGAAAAAGGTTATACTTATTCAAGAATCTAAACATTTCGTTAGCCCACTCCTCAACATCCATATAGGACTCAAAAGTTTTCAAATAAATCATAGAGTATATATAAAACCACAATCACACTAAATCATCAAGTGTGATCTGTCTTCGAAGTGCAGTTATAATATTATTCTTTTTGTTTAAATTATAGTCAAAGTAAAACTCGTGTTCGAAGTTATCACATACAAAATTTTGAAATTCTATCCATAGATTAGCATGAATTGATCCTTTGTTTCTTACAGTTTCTCTGAAGTAGGGAAAGTAAACTATCTTATCAAACATCTCTACATCCCATAAAAACCTAATCAAACCATTGAAGTTTAACTCATCATTTATAAAGAACATATATTGTTCACGAACGAATATATGTTTCTGTCTTATTTTGGTCAAATTGACACGATCAATTTTTTTGGTACAGAAACCAAAACCATTAGGTATTTTTTCTCCCCAAGAGTGTAACATAACCATATCTTCACAAAGAAGACCCTCAAACAGACCTACATGTGGTGCAAATCTATTTGGATCCCATAAACTACTTACATCAATTTCTACCCACCTAATCATACAACAAATATAAACATTCGTTTTATAATAAACTATGATGACCGAACAACAATTATTAGAAGAAGGTTACGCACCAGCACTCGCAAGGATCGTATCCAGGGTATTGAAAGATGTCCAAAAAATACATGGTTTCGAACTAATACAAGCTAGACCATGGAAGTCCAATTTGGGAAAAATAATGCCAAATATAGGTGATCGTATCGAAACTGAAATAAGAAACTACATACAGGGACAAGAAATAATACTCACCGATCAAAGAAGAAGGGAAGTTTCTAATAACCTAGAACAAATTCACGACGAATACGGTAACCCATACATATCCACAGAGTGGATTAATCAAAACATACTAAAAAATAAATAGTAATAAAATGAGTAAAGTCTGGAAGATAAAAACTAATATGACAGAGCAGGAAAATAAACAGCTTATGTCAAATATGACAGAAGAAGAACATGAGCTTATGACCACATTAGAGCTTAGATTGTCAATAGATGTAATCGAAGAAGAGACAATAACCTCTTTCGTAGTCTGTAATGAAATTAACCTCGAAAAACTTAAGTCATTGTTATTAAATCACAACGTGAAATTTGATGTCGAAGATACAACCGAATTCTTTGTCAACGAAGAAGTAAGCGTAGATGACCTTTCTGACGATTACATATATGAAAAACTCGGAATTTAAAAAATAAATACATAATGAAATTAGACGAAAAATTTTTAGAGACATATCTAAATAGTAACGCACCAACAGGATTCGAATATGAATTAGGTGGCCAAAAAGTTTGGATGGATTATATCTCCAAATATGTAGACAAAGTTGAATTGGATAACTACGGCACCGCATATGGTGTTATGGGTAACTTAGAATCAGACTTCAAAGTAGTAATTGAAGGTCACGCAGATGAGATTTCATGGTTCGTAAACCATATAGATTCAAAAGGATACATACGTGTAATAAGAAATGGTGGATCAGACGCAACAATTGCACCATCTATGCGAGTTACACTATGGGGCGATAAAGGCCCAGTTGATGGTATATTCGGACATCCTGCTATACACATCTCTTACAGAAAAAAAGAAGCCGATTTAGATTCTATCTTTATTGATGTAGGTGCGGCAAGTAAAGATGAGGTTATTGAAATGGGTATAAACATCGGAACTGTTATAACATTTAAAGACCAATTTATGAAATTAGGCAATGATTACTATACAGGTAGAGCTTTAGATAACAGAATTGGTGGTTTTATGATTGCAGAAGTTGCAAGACGATTAAAAGAGAAAGGTAAAGAATTACCATTCAAACTTTATATCGTAAATTCAGTTCAGGAAGAAATTGGACTTAGAGGCGCACAAATGATTACACAAACTATAAAACCAAATGTCGCAATTATAACAGATGTTTGCCACGAAACATCATCTCCTTGTTACAATCCTATCAAAGAAGGCGAACACGTTGCTGGTCAGGGTGGTGTAATTACCAGAGCTCCTGCCGTTCACAATAAACTAAGAAAATTAGTATTGGACGTTGCAGATAAAAAGAAAATTCCACACCAATTAGCAGCTAGCTCAACATCTACCGGAACAGATACTGACGCATTCGCTTATTCAAATGGTGGAGTTCCTTCAGTTCTTATTTCACTACCATTGAAATATATGCACACAACCTGTGAAACTGTTCATAAAGATGATGTTAAGAATGTTATTAAGCTAATCTATCACACACTTCTAAATATTGAAGAAGATCATAACCTAAAATATAATTCATAAAATGATTATTTTACTATTGATAATTGGTATAACATCCTCTATTATAAATAAAGAATTCATCGAAAAACACATCGTTTCGGAATTAGATCCAGACGACGAAAACTTCTAAAACGAAATGAAATTTTTCATAGACACCGCAGACCTAAAACAAATAAAAGCTGCAAACCAAATGGGAATACTCGACGGAGTAACCACAAACCCATCACTTATGTCAACCGTAGGTGTAAAGGGTAAAGAACAGATATTGAATCACTATTTAGAAATATGTAAAATTGTTGATGGTCCTGTTTCTGCCGAAGTTTTGGCAACAGATTACGATGGCATGATTTCTGAAGGTATAGAACTAAGTAAACTACACCCAAACATTGTAGTTAAGTTACCAATGACACACGATGGTGTAAGAGCCATAAAATACTTAAGTTACCTGAATATAAAAACAAATTGTACACTAATATTCTCAGTAGGACAAGCATTGGTTGCGGCAAAAGCTGGTGCCACTTATGTTTCACCATTTGTTGGACGATTAGACGATATATCATCCGATGGGTTAAAACTAATAAAAGAAATAAAATCTGTTTTTGATAACTATTCAAATTTAAATACCAAAGTACTTGCCGCATCAATAAGAAACACAATGCACGTTATCGATTGTGCTAAAATCGGTGCAGATGTCGTAACGGCACCTCTAAGTGTTTTACAATCACTAATAAGTCATCCACTAACTGATAGTGGTATGAGTAAATTCATACAAGACACACAAAAGTTTATCTAAAGAATTTTGTAATCAGTGACTGCAAAATCCGGCAATATTGCCGGATTTTTTTATATATTTACAATATGAACAAACTTGACAACGAAATAATCGATTGTGCCGTTACCGACGGCTTCACCTACAAGCAAGATGACACACTCGAAGTCATACGTGCGCAGTTCCACAGCGGAAAGGATATGGGCGAGTGGTGGATAAAGGTGACAAGCAACACCACCGAAAAGGGAATGATATTTGGTCAAAACATACGAAGAGTGACCGACGAAGACATGAAACAATGGAGAAGAGATAAAAAGATTGACGAAATACTACCTAATCCTTAGTCTCTGACCAACCATAAGCCATTTCAATTCATCTATACCATTCAAACGACAGAGATCCTGAACGGATATATTATTTTTTTCAGCTATTTTATTTAGACAATCACCTTTTTTAACAACGTAATAACTACGCATCTGAACAGGTGTCGAGTTCGAAACCAATTTACCACTTAACGGTAGCATAACACCCGCAACAAACTCCACAGACTCAAACTCATCAATAACAACACCAGTAGGAATAAGAGGTGCTGCACCCCTAAGTATTTTAGGACTTATAGTCAATCTGTCAGAGTGAACCGATTTTTCTTTAAAGTCCACAACAAACTCCGGATCTATATTCACATCATAAAACCTAACTTCGAAATGTAAATGCGGTCCAAATGAATAACCAGTATTACCTCCCAGACCTAACAAATCACCCGCTTTTACAATTTGTCCACTTACAACCTTTATTCTACTTAGATGTGCATAATATGTTTCCAATCCGTTACGATGCCTAACCACCACAAGATTTCCATAACCACCACGATTCATCATTGCATAACGAACCACACCATCCCATGCAACTCTAACAGAATCACCAACTCTTAATGCAATATCAACACCAGGATGCCACTCACCATGTCTATTACCAAAATGTGAAGTCATATAACCATCAAATGGTATATAAACAGGATCAATCTCAATAGCAACACTATCAACCATCGACATCACAACAGATATGTTACTTTGAGACCTTGTCATATTAGGTAACCAGTTCTGAAGCTTTGAAATTGAACTCGAAATAAACATACTACGATGCACCGAATCAACCGCATAATTAGTACTATCCTGTGTAAAAGAAATCGATGAAAAGATAATTGATAATAAAAAAAGAAATAACCTCATATATACAAATTGTGCTAATTTTATAAAAGCAAAAGTTTTATACTTAAAAAATCACACAAAGCCCATAAACAGAGCCATATTTTTTTATACTTTCATTATATATTAATATTTACTATATTAGCAATAAATAAAATAAAAATGTTACTACATATTGGTGATTTAGAAATAAGCTTCTATAATGATTCACATAGTGAGAGTGTAAAAACATTGAATAAGAAAAAGATTGTAACACTCAATATAAACTTCTACATTAGTGATGAGCCAGGTAAAGCATCATCTTCAAAAAAAGAATTAGATGAATCTATTGCATATGAAAAAATATGTAAAACCAATATGCCTATCACAATAATAACATCAAAACACAACTACAACTGGGTTTTCGAAGGAGTTAAACTAATTGATTTCGAAAAAGATTGTAAAATAAATAAATTCTTCCCCGGTAAAATAATAGAAACAAAAATGACTTTTGAATTCTCCAATTGTTATGGGACAAAAGACCTTACCGCAGCAAAGAGAACAATTACTCTAAACAAACTCGGCATATGAACAAAATCTGGATAATAAAACCACAGTACCTCGAAGAGGTCATTATACACACCGAGGACGAACTGCACCAATGGTGCCATAACATATTCACATCGAACAAGCACCAGTTCATGGGAAAAATAAACATAAAGGAGATAGAAATAGCGAGTGAGTCCGACATAGACTTCGATGGCTACGTAGAATCGATGATACGAAACTCCAGGATAGAGGGCCTTATCGAAGACAGTACACCATACAGAGTCGATTTAGAGGACTTCTTCAACGTAATACCCAAAGAACTTGACGACAGGATAGACTGGATAAGAAAGTGTATTGACCTAAACGGATGGAAAGAAAGCTACTGTCGTAAAATACTCGGCACCTACAAAAGGGTATTGACTAAAACAATACCATCAAAAATAGATGAAGGAAAAAGACAAGAATACTTCGATAAACTAGCTAAGGTAAAAAACTTTGAACCAGATAATAAAGTAAATATTAACACAATCAAAATAAAATAGAGGTATAACACCGCACTAAACATACGGAAAACATTCCGTATAACTAAAAAAATAGTGCAAAATGAAATTCGACGAAGAGTTCAATAAAAACTTCAAAATAGGCAAATATTACTCCTGTGAACTAACACCATACGATCCAATTTACAGATTAAAAATTCTCGAGATTGAAGAGAGATGTCTAGTACTCGACATAAACGGGCACCTACCAAACTTCTGGCGTGACGAGGAAGATACAAAGGAACTACTAAAAGGTGATCAACCAGGCACTTATTGGCTCGATAAAGGTCTATTAGACACATTCTTCTTTGAAGATATCGAAACCAATAGAGAACAAGCACTAAATGAAATTGGTATCAAATAAAACTTATTCATTATAAATATATATAAATCAAACGGAGAGTTGGCAGAGTGGTCGATTGCGGCAGTCTTGAAAACTGTTGAACCGCGAGGTTCCGTAGGTTCGAATCCTACACTCTCCGCAAAATAAAAATAAAAAATAGTAGGATATACGAAACTTTAACGTATATTTGTCTTATAAAACAAAAAGGGAAGTAAAAAACTTTATATATACACTTACAATGAAAGCAACAAATACAAATATGACAATCGTGAGAAACTTAATGGTGAATATTACATTATGTAATATTAGACCAAACGAGGGTTCCTGTCTATTTGTGAATGTCGCATAAACATTTATATAAAAGAAACTTGAACCCTCAGTCAAAAACTGAGGGTTTTTTGTTTAACATAAAAATACGGACGGGTAGCTCAGAGGCAGAGCAAAATCCTGTTAAGATTGAGGTCGAGATATCGTAATTCTCCCCGTCCGCAAAAATAAAATGGACTTGTAGCTGATAAGGTTTAGCTGGTGACTGTTAATCACTGAATGAAAAATTGAAATAAAGTAGGTTCGAATCCTACCTGGTCCGCAAAAATGGTTCTATGATGTAACTGAATAGCATAAGCCCCTTCTAAGGGTTTCGTTGGGGTTTGAATCCCTGTAGAACTACAAAATAGTTGATTAGCTCAATTGGTAGAGCACCGATCTGATACGTCGGAGGTAGTGGGATCGTAACCCGCATCAACTACTAAAAAAATGCTTCCTTCGTATAGAGGTATTATTCTGGATTTGTAACCCAGTGACGCCAGTTCGATCCTGGCAGGAAGCTCGAAAATGTTAGTGTGTCCGAATGGCTTAGGTAACCAGCTGCAACCTGGTATATGGGGGTTCAAGTCCCTCCACTAACTCAAACAAACGCCGCGGCTTAGTGGAAAAGGATCGACCCTCATATGGTTGATTAAGTGGTTTCGAACACCATACGCGGTACTAACTAAAAAAAATAAAAAATATGAAATTCGAAGACTACTTCAAAAGCAAGTTTCCTTTCCTGAAAGAAAGCAAGGAAAGCCACACAATCGACATCGATTCAGACACACTCATATACCTGGTACAGGACTTCATCGACGGGGAAAGAAGCAGAGAAGACCAATCGAAGGCATTCGAGTAAAAGAAACAGGGGATTAGCTCAATCGGGAGAGCGTTAGACTTACATTCTAAAGGTAGCGGGATCGTAACCCGCATTCCCTACTAGGCACCAGTGGTGAAACTGGAGATACACGCTGCGCTTAAACCGCAGTCCTAAATACGGGTTGAGGGTTCGAGTCCCTCCTGGTGCACAAAAAAAATAGAACAAAAAAAAATAGAAAACACTTTGATATCAAAAATAAATACCTATCTTTGATGAACGATAACAACAAAAGGTCTTTGAAATACTAAAATAAAAACTTAAACGAACAAAGTAAAAAACTCGTACCGACTCTTTACTGAGAGGTACATGTATATTAGAAGGCTGGTAAAGATCCAGAATGTTCGTTTTATGCACTTGTGGTGGAATGGTAGACACGTATGCCTTAGGAGCATATGTCGAAAGGCGTGCGAGTTCGAGTCTCGCCAAGTGTACAAACCCTGCTTTGAAGTAAACAGATAACAATAACTATAGAGTAGTTTAGTTCATGTAAAAATAAAAGGAAGTCATGCCACCTTTGTTGTTATAATCCACAGTCAAGAGTGGAGTTGTTTATAGAGAAGATGGTCTTATAGCTCAGTTGGTTAGAGCGCTACCTTGACATGGTAGAGGTCACCGGTTCGAATCCAGTTAAGATCACAAATAAGTAGAGAGAACCAGTAGCACGCGGCTCGGTCCAGTATCAGTCATAATGCTAGAATACGTCATACTCTACTTAACGGAGGTGAGGTCAAACGGTTAAGATGTCTGCCTGTCACGCAGTTCGGAGCGGGTTCAACTCCCGTCACTTCCGCGCTAGCAAGTATTTGACGAAATCTTTAATAAGTCAAAATACTTTGAAAACACCCAAGTGGTTAAAGAACCTTCAACCTGGTAAACGGTGGAGAGAGGTACCCAAGCTCTCATTTTTTTCTCCCTTAGCTCAGTTGGTTAGAGCATCTGACTGTTAATCAGAGGGTCTCAGGTTCAAGTCCTGAAGGGAGAGCTAAATGGTTCCGTGGTGAAAGGGATATCACTAGAGATTTCTAATCTCTCGTTCCTGGTTCGAATCCAGGCGGAATCACAAAATGCCGTCATAGCTCAGTTGGTAGAGCGTTACCTTGGTATGGTAAAGGTCATCGGTTCGAGCCCGATTGGTGGCTCTGAAAAAAGTTCTAAAAAGTTTGGTGAAACAAAAAGAATCACTAACTTTGTAAAACAAAAGAGATCTTTGACATAATAACAAAATAACAAAAACGGCACCATAGTTCAAGGGATAGAATAGAAGTTTCCTAAACTTTAGATCCAGGTTCGAATCCTGGTGGAGTCACTAAAAAAAGATTTGGTAGATTCAAAAACTATACTTATCTTTGAAAACAAAACGTTCATTGAATAAAAAAGGCCTTGTGTTGGAAATGGTAGACAAGCACGTTTGAGGGGCGTGTGCCGAATGGCGTATGGGTTCAAGTCCCATCAAGGTCACAAAAGAATGCTCAGGCAACCCCCTGGTAAAAGCATTCGAAAATATATTGCGGGATGGGGGAGTGGTCACCCCGCTGGGCTCATAACCCAGAGACATTGGTTCGAATCCTTTTCCCGCTACAAAAATCCAGGCAACCCCCTGGTAGAAACAGAATGCTCAGGCAACCCCCTGGTAAAAAGCATTCAAAAAAATCAACCCGAAAGGCACAGGTTCGAATATATAGTATATGAGAAAATGTGAAAATTGTGAAACTGAACACACGGGTGAGTACAAATCTGGTAGATTTTGTTCTTTGAAATGTTCGAAATCGTTTAGCACCAAATGCAAACGAAATGAGATAAACGAAGCAGTATCTGTAAAACTTACAGGAAGGGGTAATCCTCCAGTATCAAAAGAGTGTAAAAATTGTAACAATACATTCGAAGTTGAGTGGAGAAAAAGAAAGCAACTATTCTGTGGCAGATCGTGTACAACATCGTATAAAAATAAAACGATGAATATGGCAAGTCTGGGAGGTCTCAAAAGCGCAACTTCACAATCAAGAAGAAGCAAAAATGAGATTTTATTTTACGAAATGTGCTTAGAAAAGTTCCCCGATTCATTGGCAAACGAGCCAATTTTTGATGGATGGGACGGAGATATAATCATTCCTTCTAAAAAAGTTGCAATACTTTGGAATGGTGTTTGGCACTACAAACAGATTTCTAAATCACAAAGTCTGAAACAAGTACAGACACGTGATAAAATAAAAATCGAAAAGATTACACAATACGGATTTGTTCCGTATATTGTAAAAGATTTAGGAAAACACAATCCAACCTTCGTAAAAGAAGAGTTTGATAAGTTTCTAAAAGCTCTTTGAAATGTTATATTGGAAGGTGGCAGAGTGGTTAAATGCGTTTGACTGTAAATCAAATCTCGTGAGAGTACGGGGGTTCAAATCCCTCCCTTCCAACAAAGCTCAGGACTAATTACCCTGTAGCCTGGATGGTTCGAAACATCCGATTTGATATGGTGTACTGGGCACGACACCCGCCGCTGAGGTTCGAATCCTCAGGTTCGGAATGGTTACCACGGGAGTAAGATTGGGTTCGATCCCCTTTATCACACCAAAAGACCAGACAACCCTCTGGCAGCAACGCTAACACAGCACAATGCGGGCTCATACCTGCGGCGTAGTGTGACGGTCAGGAGAGACTGACAACTTTGGGGCTATAGCTCAGTTGGCTAGAGTACTTGCCTGGCAGGCAAGGGGTCGCCGGTTCGAGCCCGGCTAGCTCCACCAACAAAACATTCTTACAACGGTAAGATATATATACACGGGTATAGTGAAATGGTATCATGCCGGTCTCCAAAACCGTTGTTCCGAGTTCGAATCTTGGTACCCGTGCTAGATTAGTAATCGATAGGATGGAGGGAATAGCCATGTGTCGACAATGTTAATCTGTAAGGTCTTGTAACTCAGTTGGTTAGAGTGCGTCGCTCATAACGATGAAGTCGGGGGTTCGAGTCCCTCCTGGACCACACCAGTATCTGGCACTCACGATGTTGAGTGCCATTTACATTTAAGTGAGAATTAGGATAAATATCAAAAAAATGTCTATATTTACAAAACAAAGAGTAACAAACTTTATATATAACTAATAATGAAAACTTTTAACACAAATATCGCAGTATTAAACATCCCGCAGGATCAGGATCAACCTAAGTTACTTGGGACTAACTGTATATTGTCAAAAAGTTAAATAAAAAGCTTAAATGATAAACCCAGTTAGTAACTACTAACTGGGTTTTTTCGTTTATATAATGTCCCGTGGTGTAATTGGCAACACGTCTGATTTTGGTTCAGAAGAGTCCAGGTTCGACCCCTGGCGGGACAACAAAAAAGTTATTGGTTCTGTCGTCCAATGGTAGGATAGCCCGTTGTCTGCGGGATGGTTGCGGGTTCGAGTCCCGTCAGAACCGCTAAAATATAACTAGGTGTAGCTCAGATGGTAGAGCGGGGAGTTTGGGACTCTCAGGCCGCAGGTTCGACCCCTGTCACTTAGACAAAAACGAGTAGTAGAGGAGTGGTTTATCTCGGTTTTTTTTAATATAATAAAATATATTTAATATATAATAAAAATAAAAAATTGTAATATGAAGAATATTAAAACATTTGGTAGTTTCATAAATGAAAGTGATGAAAATATTGATGACTATGAAATTACAACAAACAATGAAATAGAAGGAAGGCCTTGTGTAGATTTCAATCCAACAGAATTACATCCAAATGATATAATTTATAGAAAATTAGTTGATGTTGTCAATTATCGTTCAAATTGGTATAAACATAAGAATAACATACCTAATATTGATGATTTATCTAGCTATTCTAAACCAGAAGGATTTAAAGTCATTTCAAATGATGGTAAAATTCTTAAATTAGAGGATAAAGGCTTTATTAATAAAGTGTAAGCATCAGCACGTGAGTTCGATTCCCACCTTCTCGACAATACGGATGTGAGGTCAAACGGTTAAGATGTCTGCCTGTCACGCAGTTCGGAGCGGGTTCAACTCCCGTCACGTCCGCTAATAGAAAATGCCACTAAATATTTAGTGGCATTTTTATTTAAGTAATTTTTATTATGCATTATTATCAGTTATTCCCACGGATAATTTACAAAAGTTTCACCTGTAACTAATACTTGAGTATCCGGTGTATTACCAGATACACTAAAGTCACTAGGTATTGTTATTATCAATTCATAATTTACTGGTATATCTAAATAAGGAATACCGAATTCATCTTTTTTAGTAACATATTTTTGAAATTGAGGTGCACTAAATAAGTTAAGAGGAATAAGTTGTACTTTACTACCCGAATTTGCAGCAAGAGTAATAGTTGCTAGTTTAAAAGCTCCATTTGAGTTTTCAGGTGTTGGTAAAGTGTACTGGCTAGATACTCCACTTACCAGAGGAGCATCCGCTGGATTGCGTAAAAAAATCGTAATAGTTCTTTTACCCGTATTGATTGTAGTTATATCAATACCATAAATTCTTCTTATCTGATTTGAATTCTGATTTAAAACCACTTTTGTCCAAAACATATTATTATTATTTTTCCAATAATCAGTTTTTTGAAAAAACGGAATGCTTACTGCTGATGACATATTTTTTTTTATTTTTTTAGTATGTAATTTCTACCTACTTATTATATATTAAAAATAATATATAAAATATCGTTTATCGAATACTAAATAAAAAATAAAAAAATGCCGAATTGGTACAATCGATGGGGAAAAGCAATAGCTGGTGTTGTTCCTTATAAAAGACCTAAAAAAAGAGGTGAAAATGTATTACCTGGTGGATCAACATTCTCTGCTCCTGCAACTGGACAATATGATAGTGGTGAAATCAGTGTATCCATAACTTCTGATATTGAGGGAAATCCGTGGGTAACTGCAATTAACTCAACAAAATATACAGTAATTGATGCACCATTTATTGCTATGGTATGGGCATATGATGGTAAAAATAGACCTGCACATTTCCCCACTCCTCAACCATCCACAAGCCAACTTCGAACTTATGATTTTGCAACTGCATTTAGACCAGAAACACCATGGAATGGTATTGTAAAAATCAAAGTATACACGAACTTATTAGCAACGGTGGATGAATTTGGTGATCCTGTTGGTGGTGGTGAAATTAGATTGAACGCGGTTGGTCAAAGTTACTACCACGATATATTAGATGGAACACCTATTAATAATGCTGAAAGTAACTCTAAAATGTTATTCAGACTATATCCGAATAATGTTATAACTGGAACACCTACTACTGGTAGTACTCCATACACATCTGCAAATATAGGTGACCCAGGTACAATATGGACAGAAAAAGTTGCATTTACAGATGATAATTCAGATGTTAGTTTAGATGGTGATAATATTAACACAATTGTACAAGGTACATTTATAGGTAATAAAACATTAGGTAATGAAACATACACAGGTACCTACCCTGCAAATTATACAGGTGAACAAGTAGAAAAATTCTATTCATCTTTTATTTCATTCCAATTCCAGCCATTATCATACTTCAATTACGGTAACATACCTGATTTCAAATTTAGATTTATAATAGAATATTATTAATAGTAAAGGGCTTCGAAAATCGAAGCCTTTTTTTATCTTTATAAAAAAAAGATGATACTACATATATTTATATCACTGACACTACTTGTGTTAGCACTAACCGGTATAATAATCGGTGACTCTAAAAAGAGGACAGAAATACTCTATTTTATTGGTGGCATATCATTTTGTATATTTTTGGCACATTTAGTTATGCTTATATTAATGAAGGTGGCAGGAATATTTTAGCAATTTTGAAAACAAATTGGAAATATAAATATAGAATCCGAAAAGGCCAACGACGGTCAATGGGATTGGAACCCATTTCCAAATAAAAAATAATACAATGATATGACTACATTAGACCATCCGAGAATAAGAAAAGAGGAAATACCTAATCTAACATTCCACAAAGATATAGACGTAGAACAAGATGAAAATATTATTTCAAAATTGGAGACGGCTACCAGACTTGGAAATGGATATCACTCTAAGGTAAACATATACTTTGTAGCCGATCAGGGTCCTATGTCTGTTTCGACCACAATATGGGCGACGGGTACAAAATACATATGTCTAAAAGGTGGGATTTGGCTCCCTATTTCCAGAATAGAACATATTGAATCATATTGATTATCAAAGACGGATTCTTCCGTCTTTTTTATTTAATTATGTTGTCTATCTTATACTCTCTTATGATTGCTTTCAATTCACCATAGGTGGTGAATTCATTAATTAGAACTTCGTTGTAGTATATGTCGAATTCCTCGAAGGAGCAACTCTCCTCGTCTTCACGTGGAAGTTCTCCGTTGTAGCCTTTGTATGTCTCGTAGGTCAAACCCCGAAAGAAACCCCAACCCTTCTCAATCGCCATCGAGTCGTGCCATTCGGTACAGTCCGAGTCTAAAGTGACATCACCAACAAACCAGGTTTCATTACGTGCAACAAATTTGAATCCATTTTTAAAATCTATATTCATATTATTTTTTTTGATATTATTTTACCTGAAGAGTCATTTGCTTCGAAGATTACTTCATCGTAATCACCTGGGAACCATATCCAATAGTTTACTCTATAATCAAGTGAATCGAAACTTGCATTTGTCAAAACATTACCGTTCGTATCCTTTATAACAATATTTGTATTCTCTAAGTTTATTACTGGTGAAAAGTGTATCAAAGACTCTTCTCTTCTGAACTTACCTATCATACCACCAGAGTAGTTAGATAATTCACGTAGTAGTGAAAGTCTTTCAGGTACACTATAACATGTAACGTGTACCACAAAATCACCTGGTCTCCATGCGATGTCGTTAATACCTATAAAGTTGAAAACCATAGCTGGGTTACTTACGTGCCAGAAAGTGTTTAAAGTTCTTTCCTCTACTATCTTTACATGTCTTCTGAATTCGGGTTTAGAAAGTGTTATACGGAATTGTCTCTGTTCATAGTCGAATGCATCACCATCAAAATCTTCAGGTAGTCCGTTCTTATCCCATACGTCTCTTAGTATAGATTTACCGGCATCATCGCATCTTATCAGGAAAACACCACCATTCACATTATCACCACCAAATCCGTTATCCAACATAGGGAAATCTATCGCTCTTACTGCGTGTGCTGCAACAACCATAGAGAATTGATTATCGATTATCGATTCAAGTTGAATCGAAGTATTCATAATAAGACAATCTAAATCCAAAAAGAAAATCCAATCGAATTCACCTGACTCTGCAAGTTCAATTGATTTAGCAATCTTCTGCCAAGATGCTGGACGTCCATTATCCGGATTTTCTATGAAATAATCAATAAGTGTGTAACCGTGTAATTTACAATAACCAGATACATTAGGTAATGTTATCTCTGCCATCTCACGGTAGTTTTCGTCGTGCATTCTTAGAACTGCTATTCTTTTATTCATATAATAAACTAATTTGTATTTATATACAAATAGTAAAACAAAGACACCAACGATATATAAAAAAAAGAAAGTAAATAAAATGGAAAACAGGATTCTGGTAAACGAAAAATTATTCACTGAGATATGTAAAAAAGGATACTTATCAACACGTGATCAATTAGGTAACATAGATGTATACTTCACAAAAAACGAAATAAAAGACCTTTGTGAGGGTAAGATTTTAGAAAAGACACAATTTGAACCTAAAACATTGTTTGCATTGGCAAACTTAGGTGAAGAAATGATGAATATACTCAAAAGATCTCCTGTATACTACGGACTCTACGAGGAGTTAAACATTCCATCATGAACTGGACAACAAAACTTGTAAGAAACTGGCTCGAAGACCCGAAAGCAGTCGAACGAGATATGAAGTTACTTAATTTACTCAACGATGGTGAAGATATCACCGTTGAACCATACACCAATGTTGATATTTTTGGTGAATCTTATAGACTAAGAAGTTCTTCAATTGTATTGAACCACACCAATGACGAACTACAAGATATAGTAAGGAACAAAACACTTCCTGAAATGATGAATGGTATTCTACCACAAAGTCGCGAATACCAATTTGAGATGCTCCGACAGATACAGTCAAATAAGATGAATGTTTTGAGTTGTGCCAGACAGATAGGCACAACTTCGGTGTTGGTGACTTATGTTACACATTATTTAGCGAACAGCTGGGATAAAAGTATAATGTTTTTAACAAAGGACGTACGTGGTGCGACACATAAAATAATGAAGGCAATTCAGAATTGTCCTTATCATAGACAATCTGGTATTCATGAAGTAAATGAGCATAACGATCCTGAACCAGCAGCAGTTATAAGCTTTGAAAACGGGTGTACAATTCGAGTTTTCGATAGGTCTAAACTTTTGGTGAGTCCTGACCTTCTAATAGTGGACGGAATTCAATTCTATGGATTAGATCTAATAGCCGGTACGTTTCCAGGTCTTATCGCAAGGACCAATACGAAGATTGTACTTGCCGGTCTTCCGGACAGAGAAGGTAATTTTGAAACGGTATTTGACTGGGCGAGAAAACGTAAGGATAAAAATCCTGGATCGACCGCGATTGGTACCTGGGATTGGAAGACACACTGGGTTGAACATGAACAAGATATAAGGAGTCACCTAAGCACCGAGCAGTGGCTTATGGAATACGAGTTGTTAGTTCCTGGAACACAGGAGTGGCGAGATAAGATGTTGGAGACGATACTTAGATAACCATATGTAGTCTGATACTATAACCGTCTGTTGTGTCCCATTCACTCTCTTCTATATTGTAGACATCACCGAATAACTCCCTAAACCTTTCACCGAAGATGCGATTGAATTCGGTGACCTGCTCGTCGTGGTCCTCGTCGAGACCGGTTAGTGAAACCTCAATAATCGGCATAAAGTCTTCACTCGGACCTTTCTCCCTAAGCTTTTTGATGTACATCGTATACTCTGACACAGCTATATCATCAGTACGTAACTTTTCGGTATCCTGTACGAAACATGCACGAAAATGTTTACTTCTATATGAAGGCAAACCCGGTGCACGTCTCATCTCGACAGTCTCTAAAACTGCGTAGAATATCTCGTAGTCGGCGACTCCGTAAAGACCAGTCTCTTCTAAACAAGATATCACCAGGTGTATGTTATCTTCAGGGTTTATCTTCCATAGATCCTAAACATCTTTGTTCTCAGAAAAGCTCTCGAAAATCTTTAAATATTTCATCAACTATATATAAAAATCCTTATATTAGTACCATGAAATATACTAGAAAAAAATATCCCGATGGTGGGATTTATGCAGAGGTACAAGACTTCACCAATCCACAGATTGTAGAAAGGATAAACTCATACGAGGACCTCTTCTTCATAAAGTCAATCAAAGACGTTTGCGACTTCAACGGAGTCACAGACGTAGAGCTTTTTATACCGTGTATGTTCCAACAACAACACGACCGTAGATTTGCAGACAATGAGTCTTTTGAATTAAAACTTGTTGCAGACTTCATAAACTCATGCAACTTCAGTAAGGTCACAATCTTCCATCCACACTCAGACTCAACAGGAATGGGAGTGAGAAATGCCAGAGTCGTAGATAATAGTTCCTTCATATCACAGGTTCTGAAAGACTTGGAACAAGAGCCAGTTATCCTGTCAACAGACGCAGGGTCCTTTAAATGGATCAACAAGCTGGCAGACAAAATCAAGTTCGAGGGTGAGGTGTATAGTGCGAGCAAGTCGAGAGACCTAATCACACACAAGCTAACACAAGTAATCGAGAACGAAGACTTTGATGGTAAAGATATTCTTGTTATTGATGACCTTTGTGTTTTCGGAGGAACTTTTGTTGGTTTGGCTAAACTTCTGAAAGAAAGAAACGCTGGTAAGCTTTACTTAGCAGTATCACATATGACGGTTCAGAATCCTAACCCTGAGTTGGAGCAGCACTATGACAAAATATTCACGACCAACTCGAAGTTCGGATATTACGAGCTCAACAATTTGACAACTTATGATCTTGTTTATCTTTTAGAAGGAACAGTTTTTAACAAACCACAAACGGTATAAGATGGAATACGGAGTTATATACACAAAAATATGTCCGAAAGATGGTGTTCCTGGTGATTGGATAAAGTATTGTCATTTCCTTTCAGAGACACCGAAATCCTTTCGAGAAAATGTCGCGACTATTGCAGAGTATATAAACGAGAGTTTCAAAGACGAAATTGTTATACCTATGGACGAGGATGTACATCCTGGATGTACAACTAAACCAGAGAAGGTCAGAGAGATTGCAGAAGAAATGCACAGACTCTACTCAGAGATGTGTATTAGACAAGGAATACCAGATTCTGTAAGAACCGCATACACAATAGGAGAAATAGAAAACGTTAACAAAACGTCGACACACGAATTAGTCGGACAGACTATGGTAAAATTCCGTTTTTTGGACGAGTCAGACGAACCAGGAATATACGAGATATGAGAAAAACAATGAACATATTAGGAACCATATTTAGGATATTTGGAATGATTCTTATAATACCTTCTTTCTTACTTTCATTACCAGGAATATTCTTTATCTTTATGGGTGGAGTATTTGAAGAGGAATCACAAAACGAATGTTTGGCAAAAGGAATAGAGAAAGAGCATAATAAAAGAAAGTATAATGAGAACTGATGTGATAAACAGAATACTAACGATATTTATTATATCGTTGTCGTTTTTTAGTCTTTCACAGACGGACACATCTTATGTGGAAGAGGAGGACACAATATATTACGAAGAACAAAATCCCGGTGAATACTTCAGGGTACATAAAGGAAATTCTTACACATATTTGAAAAACGGAGGTGACTACGACACTATAATGGAAACCATTGCAGAGGATATAAGGAATGGTGGTTTGTTTACGACCAACCGAGATGTAAACGTTAACATCAATTCATTCGCATTGGATAGAAGAAACGATTCGCTCTATGGAACCAAATATTACGACTCTATAGAACCAGTGATAAGTGACTACATAGGTAATTCGAGAGCGGAGGAATCTATATCATTGTTTTGTTACTATATGGCGGACTCACTTAAGAACGACTTCGTACTTAGGATATTTGACGAGGTAGAAAGTTGTACTTGTTCTAAGTCTGCATTTGATGAGATTGTAGATTCTAAAAAAATCGCTGAAGCAATTGTAAACCCAAATCTTAAATGGATGACATTCAGTTACTTTCAACACTACAACAAAGATGGATTTCTCGACGAGTACATATTCGTCGAATATAAAATGAGATGGAGTCTTATAAGAAGAACCTATATGTTAATATTAGAAGGCAACGAATAAATAAGTATATTTACAAAAAACAAAAAACAAAAAAATGTTTAGACCAACATCATTGTATTACACAGACGGCTACAAGATTGGCCACAAAGCGATGCTCGCAGAAGGAACTGACTTCCTTTATGGAACATGGATTCCACGTTCTACAAAACACGCACCAAAAGGTATCAATAAAATTGTATCATTTGGACAACAACTAACTTGGCGATGGATTCATGACGAATTCACTGAAAACTTTTTCAACAAGCCAGTTGAAGAAGCTATATCATTCGTTGAAGATATGAGTATGTATTTAGGTATGGAATTTAATGGAGATCACTTTATCGCTCTTCACAAATTAGGTTACTTACCAATTAGAACAAAAGCTCTTCCTGAGGGTATTGAGACAAGACCGAACGTGCCACATATGACGTTCATCAACACAAAGAAAGGATACGCTTGGCTTACTCTTTTCTTAGAGACAATCGTGTCATCTTTGGCGTGGAAACCTGCAACATCCGCAACAATCGCACTTAAGTACAACCGAAACCTTTACGAGTGGGTACTAAAGACAGACCCTACTAACGCTTGGTTGATTCCTTTCTTAGCACACGACTTCTCAGCACGTGGTATCGATCCTTGGACGATGGTTTCATCTGGCTTAGGACACGCTACGTCATTTAGAGGTTCTGATACTATTGTAGTTATTCCAGCGGCTCGTTACTTCTATGGTGAGCCTAAGAATGAAGTTTGTATCAACTCTGTAAATGCATCTGAGCACTCTGTATCTACTACCAAAATTTTTACCGTTGGTGAGAAACAAATGTTAATCGATTGGATGAACAAATTTGATAAAGGTATTTTGTCAGTAGTAATGGACACATTTGACATTACAAAAGTTGCTAAACCATCTGAAGGTGGATATTGTTTCGATTTGAAAGACCAAATCTTATCTCGTGATGGTAAGTTAGTTATTCGTCCTGACTCTGGAGATCCAGTTGAAATCATCTGTGGACACGGAAGAACTGAATTAACAGATAATGAGAACCGCGCATTCTATCCTGAGTTCTACACAAAAGGATTGATTGAGTGTTTATGGGACATCTTTGGTGGAACAATCAACGAACAAGGATATAAAGTCTTAGACCCACACATCGGTGCCATTTACGGTGACTCTATTACGACCGATCGTCAGGTTCAAATCTATGAGAGATTAGCAGAGAAAGGTTTTGCAGCTACGAACATTGTTTTAGGTGTAGGTTCTTATACTTACCAATACAATACGCGTGATACATTTGGATTTGCAGCGAAAGGTGCTTGGTTCGAAGAGAATGGAGTTCAACACGATATCTACAAAGATCCAATCTCAGATGATGGAACTAAGAAGTCATTGAAAGGACTTATCTCGGTTCACGAAACAGAAGATGGTGACCACTCAGTAGGTGTACAATGTACAATTGATGAAGAGAAAGAAGGAATCCTTCAGGTTATCTACCAAGATGGTAAGTTTTACAACGAAACCACACTGACAGAGATTAGAGGTAAAATTGAGGTTCTCGCTAAAAGTGGAACCGAAACAGTTTTAGCATAAAAAAATGCCACCTTAGGGTGGCATTTTCATTTAAAGCATTATATTTGTAAAAACTACTCATAATGGAAATGGAAGAGCAAATCGAAAAGCAAGATAAGGTGCCAGTAATTGGTAAATTTAAAACAAAAGGAAAGTTCGTCAGCTTTATGTCTGCGACACAAGGAAGAGTTAGGCTTTTCCGTGAGACCGCTTATATTGACGGATCTCAATTGTCAGGTTTGTTTGACAAAACAAAGTTCAAAATGACAATCTGTGACGAGGGTACCGTAGATTTCGAGGAAATCGACACAGACATTGCAGACGAGGCTATGTTGAAACGATTGGTTCAGCAAATCGAAGATGCTGAGGTAACTGGCTACGCCAACAAATTCGTAACATCCGGATTTACGTTCAAAGACGAGGATGGTAGTATCTGCTATCTTGAAGTAGAACACCAAAAACCAATTGATAAACTTCGTTCAATCTTTGACGAACCAGAGATTTCGGAAAAAGGTTTAAGTGCACTTGATCTTTTATTTGGCGATAACAACGACTTCGATGAAGAAGACGAAATTGAAATTTCTGAGAAAGATGTAGAAGTTTTGGTAAACGAGATTGAGAACCCATCTGAGCCTAACGACAAACTCAAATCTGCATCAGAAACTTACTTAGAGGAATCGTTCCGTAAAATGAATGAACAAAAAGTGAATGAACTTAAAGAACGTATCGAGAAATCTGAGAGAGAATTAGGTAAGACAAAGTTCGAGCTAAGTACCGCAGAGACAAAGATTAAAAAGACTACTGAGGAATTGAAAGTTCTAAACTCACGTTTAGAGACGATGTTACCTACAAACGAACCTAACGGTATTGTTTTTCACGTATCAGAAGAGAAGAAGCACGAAACCGGATTAGACGAGAACACCAAACACGTAGCTGACAAGATTGCAGACCTTTTAGGATTGAAGAAAGACGTTCTTTTCACTCAACTTACATCAGGATTCTACGAAATCAATATCACTGACAAACGTGAGGACTACAACAAAGAGGACGAGGAGAAAGAAGTCGAGTTGAACAAAATTATCAACGACATCAAGTCTATCGACATCGAGGGTAAGTTCGAAATCAAACCAGAAGGAGGTGTGGTAAAAATCACTTACACAGGTGAACTGAACTGGCATGAGATTACATCTAAGATGATTCGTAAAGGTTTCGAGCAAGACGAGGAGTTCGACAAATTCGTAGGATCAAACTCTTACACTAGCAAGGTTACTGAGAGAGGATCCGAAGAGGAAGAAGACTTCGAGATTGGATTCCCTAAATCTCTTCTTTCTGGTGGCGAAGAGGAAGAAGACTTCGACGACGACTTCGATGAAGAGGAAGACGAAAAAGACGAAGTTCCTGCAGACTTTCACACAAAGGAACTTATGACATTCGAAGAACCTACTGATTTAGTAATCTGGACAGAGCCATCGGTAGAGGATGTAAATGGCATTGGTTTCTACGGAGATGCCGACATCACACTGACTGACGACTACGCCACATTGGGATTGAGATCCAACGGAAACTACGTGCTTGATATGGAAACAGCAGGTTTCGCGTCAATCACAACCTTCGAGAAATACAAAAAGTTCCTGGACGAGGAAGGTGAAGAGGGTAGATTCGGATTAGAAGCAACAGAAGCAGTATTGATACCTGACTTCAAAGGCACAATCACTGTTGGTATCGAGCTCGATAAAGGAGGCTACGCGGTGGAATTTGACACAAACGAGGATTTGATGCACACTTCAGAGGGTTCCGGTGCACCTTTCTTAGACTTTCCATCAGGAACACAAATGATTTTCATTGAGGATCACGACTTGAATAATCTAAAGGGGTTTTTGAGAGATAAGAAACTCAAAGCTTTAGGAATAAAATAAGTAAAAGGCGGAAAGTTTCCGCCTTTTCTCTGTTAATATTTAAAATATATACTTATATTCGTCTTATGAAGGCACTATACATACACGGATTCCAATCTTCACCAGTTCCAGTAAAGGTGAAAGCACTCGAAGAAATCTTCGGACAGGTAATAGCACCACATATCGACTGGGAGGACGATAAGAGAAGACAAAATCTATTCAAAGAATTGGACGAAGTAATCAAATCAGAAGGTATTACACACGTCATAGGATCATCAATGGGTGGCCAGATGGCTTTCTACTTAGCAACAAAAAACAATATTGATGCGTTGTGTTTCAATCCAGCATTCGGTGTTAGATACGACGATTTCGGTTATGAACTCAACAAAGACTTCGATTCAAACATACTTATAGTACTTGGTAAGAACGACGAAGTAGTGGATCCCGAGAGATCATATGAGTTCTTACGCAGCAACGGAATCTACAACAAAGTTGAATTGGTAATAGAAGATATGGGTCATCAAATATCACTTCCCGTCTTTATAAAATACGCTATGTTTACAAAGAAGTGGACAGAAGTGGAACAAAAAAACAAAAACCTATGATAGATTGGTATTCTTATAAGCTGGGTCAGGCACTGGAACTCAAGATTGCAGAAGACGGAAAGGTCTACACTCTAGGAACTATAATAGAGGACTACGAGTGGTCACACCACCGTAAGCCATACCTAGCAATCATAACACTGACGGAGAACTCAGAGGACGGAAAGTGGTGCAAGGGTGACAAAATAAAGTTGCCATTGATTTGGGACGACAAAGAGGAGCACGCGGTACTGGTCTTTCAGCACTGTAGTGACAACTCAGTAAGGGAAATAGCTAGAAACACAATAATCTCACTAAACTAAAATGACATGTTTGAGAAAATGATGGAAGACTGGATGAAATTCCAGCAAAAGATGATGCCTGAGATGCCAGAGGCATTCAAAGGAGTAAAGAACGCTGCCGAGGCTTTCAGTGGAATTCGGAATCCGATGACAGGTGACATCGAGAAGTGGACTAAGTTTATGGAGAACTCAATCAAGTTCCAGAGAGCATATATTGCACAACAACAAGCGATGCTCGAGATGATGGAAGCTATGACAGATAACGCGAAGATTCTTTCTAACAAATAAAACTATGAAATCGATACTAACAATCACCGTGTTACTACTCGGCATTAACGCAATGTCTCAGAAATCAGACTACGAAGTTAGATACTACGAACATCACCAGCCAAAATGGATGTCAACTACACCTGGAACACAAATAAGGAAGGCAGCAGTCAGTACAATAACAGGTTCAATAATCACGATTATGGGTTCTTATATGTACTCCAAATCAGTATCGGAACAAAGTATACCGAGTGCCATACCGAACATAGGTATCGCAGGCATGTGTTTAGGTGGTCTACTAGCACTCAAAGGACAGGTTCACTTATTCAGAGCTTCAATCATATTAGATTCGAGAGGTGTCGGTGTTACGATACCGATAGGCAAGTAATCAACACATTTTTTTCGTATATTAGATAAAAAAAATACTATGATAACAACAGTAATATTCGTTCAGGGATTTCCAAATGTAACATTGGAGTTCGAAAACACTGAGAAGGCATTCGATTTAATACACGAGAAGACCTGGGGACTCACCAAAACCGAGTGTGCCTGGGACTTCGAACGTTACAACGGATTTTTGACAGAATGTTTCTGTCCATCAGACAAATACAGGAAGGCACTTATCAAAGCAGGTCTTCCTGACGAGGCAATCCAAGAGAATAAAAAAGACTCAAAAGGTACATACTATGGTGGTAGAAAATGGTGCTTCTCAGAAACTACTTTCTTACTCATACACAATGAAACCCCAATTGATTCATCAGAAAGAGATTTTGAAGTTAATGCACTCTACGACGACGACGAAGAAGTAAAAGAGAGAGTGTATCTCTACATAAAGTCACTATCAAGACAAATAAAAATCGATAGTCTGGGTATTGATTAATATTTTTTTCTTATATTTGTAAAAAAAGAAAGAAACTATGATACTTACACAGATAGAAATTGCAGCATTGGCACACGAGATTGTTTATTATTCACGTAAATTCAACTAATATGTTTTTGACAGACAAAATATCAGGAATAACTGTTCGTAACGAGTTCGTTGCTTTCCAAGTATTGATTGGACAAATTGCAACTAAGGACTTTGAAGTCTTTTATCTAAACTAAATATGAAGACTATACTAATACTGGCGTCCGGGAACGGATCGAATACACGGAACATAATCGAACATTTTGCAGGTTCCGAAGAGGTTGGAATAATAGGAGTAATCTCTAGCAAGAAAGACGCAGGAGTCGTAGAGGTAGCAAACTCGCTCGGCACTAAATGTCTGGTCGTAGACAAAGAAGAGATTAACTCAGGAAGTTTCTTAAGCTTTCTGAGAAAAGCGAAACCGACACTTATTGTTCTTGCAGGATTTCTACTGATGGTACCAAAAGACATCACCGATATGTTTCATGTAGTGAACATACATCCATCACTTTTACCGAAACATAGTGGTAAGGGAATGTACGGAATGAATGTACACAGGTCCGTTATTGAATCCGGAGACTTAGAGACAGGAATAACGATACATTGGGCGAACGGTGAATATGATAAAGGTGAAATAATAGATCAATACCGTTGCCAGGTACTACCAGGTGACACACCAGAGATACTAAGTGAAAGAGTACGTAAACTTGAAAAAGAATATCCATTATCAATCGAGCGAATACTTAAAAACATCTGACTATGAAAAGTATAATTGATTCACTATTGAGTAAAAACGAAAAACAACCAAAGAGAGTTATTCCTTTGGAAGAAATAATATTCAATGTCACTAACTTCAACATCTGGTTCAACCATCCAGAAAACGGCGCGACTTATGCTAATCCTGGTATATTCAAAAGAACCGACAAATTGTCTGAGACACATATAGACGAATACCTCGCAAAATGTTACGGTATAGAAAATGGTGCATTCCTTTTCTCAAAACCTTTCATTGAGATGAAGTCTGACTTACTTAACGACGTAAAACAAAACTGGTCAAACTAAAACAAAGAGAAATGTACTGTATCTGTTGTAAACAAGACAAAATAACTCCATACGATCCAATTATGGACGGTCAACTCGGTAAAAAATCCGAGGAGGATATGCTATGGAGAGAGGAGTACAGAAACGGTAGGACACTCACAGTGGACAACGAAATGGTTAACGGTGGTATCGTACAGTTAATCCACGCAGGTTTCGGATCAGCACACGACACCGATAGTTTCATCATCGCCATCTGTGACAATTGTATAGCCGAGAATCTCGAGGATGCAACACTCTTACTCTTCCGTAGCGGACACTGGAACGAACCAGAGAAGCACGTCAACGAGTCAAAGAAGAAATACCGAAGAAGAAAAAACCTAGATGGATTAGTATGAAAGTAATACCGCTGAAAAACATAACTCTTTTTGTTCTCGAGACGGTTGTCCCGATAAAGGAAAATATGACAATCGAAATATGTAAGACCTGCAGAGGTGACATAGTTGTCTACGCCAAATTCTACATCGACGGACAAGGACAGGTTTTCACCGAAAAGGATCTCGACGACTTCATAGACCAACCAGAAATTCCAAGTTGGTGGATAAACACCTACAACTCGATGATACTGGCAAGGAAAGAGATGCAGAAGCATTTGAGAGAAAATAGAATCGACGACCTTCTAAAATCAGAAGACTCTGAAGAGTTTATGTGGACCTAGCCCTTCGCGGCGGCGAATATGGCGGCCAACCTCTTCCTAGACTCAAAGCCGAGATTGTGCTCGTCGCAGAAACTCTTGAAGTCCACAATAACCGACTTCGGAACAACCGCACCGAAGTCTTCCGAGACCACTTTGACACCAACTTTGAACAGGAAGGTTATCCTCCTAAGTTTTATGAATTTCCCATTAGCATTCGGTATGAACTTCTTCCACTTCTGGTAAATCGGGTCTGTCGAGATTAGTATAAGCTTTTTAGGAGTGGCCCTTCCCGCAGACATTGACGCCGAAGGCTTGGAGTAGTAGCTATCGAACTCGAGTACAGCAACACCGCCTGCGACCGTTTCTATTCTCTCGACCTGGTCAAGTATCTCGACAATCTGCTCCACTTTCAAATCGTGTGACTTACGTTGCCACCAGTCAATTCTACCCCTATCGCTACCCTGACCAATCAACATATCGTAGTCCACGACAAGCTCGACCTCTTTATGTTCGGAAAGCTTCTGTATCTTTTTGTCGAACTTCTCGGCCACCCCATCATTGACTTTTGCGTTCAACTCTATGGATGTGTAGGAAATCCCTCCCCTGTTGGTGAAGATCCAACCCTCGTGCTGCTCCTCCGGAAAATACAGCGACAAATACGGTTCCACCGTGTGTGTCATATCGAAGACCTCGTACATCAGTTGGTTCGCGGACGCCACCTCCTCCAGCGATTTGTAGTGGTCACGTAGTTCGGTGACCTTATCAGCCACCGCCTTCGCCTGCACTTCATTGTACGCCTCGAAAATTTTTTTCATATGCTTCATACTCCTATATATAAAAAACAAAAATCTTTAACAGACATATAAAAGACATGAGAAGTATAGGACGTTTATTTGGCAGGGTTTTCAGGTTTTTTGCAGAGGTGAACCGAGCACTTCGAGAAATTAACGAAAAAGGAATGGGACCAAAATGAAGAAAATTATCAAAAAGAAAGTCGCCAAAGCGATTGTAAAGGAAATGAAGAAAATCACAGAAAGTGATAAATGTATGCCGTTAAGAGAGTCTGTATACAGGACACCTTACGACCAAGAGACAAGTATAATGATGCTTAATTTCATTAAAAAAATTATCGAACAGAGTGGTACCACAATGGACGTAAGAGCAGACAGGATATACATAAACTGCAGGGACGTAAAACAAATGAAGACAGGAAAGTTTTCGGGTTATAGTGACGATAGTTATCTCGAGATTGAGATAGACGAGGAAGGATTCTCCCTCACATATGGCCATACCGGAAGGAACTATTTTGAAGACAAAGAAATCTACACAAAAATAATGAAAGATTTTGAGAACGTCATAATACAAAAGAGTAAAACCTCTCTGAACAAGGCGATAGAGAACATCTATTGTGAGTCCGGACTTATAAGAGAAAACAATTTAGACACATTGTTTGAACAATAAAAAAAAATAAAAAATGAGAAACAACGGTATCATTACTAAAAACGAGTACGTCGGAAAGACATACGATGAAGCCAAAAAATACGCAGAAGAAGGAGGTTTCACAACACGAATAGTGGAAGAAGATGGAAGAGCACATATGCTCGACTACGACGTAAACGAGAAGAGATTAAACTTTAGACTAAGGAATGACTTCGTAACCGACGTTTTCGGAGGATAAAAAACAAATCAATAATATGATAAAGAACACTAAGACAAAAGACGTTGAGGTGGCAAAGAAACTTATCAACATATATCAAAGTTCACAAGATAGAAAAATAGATTTCGACCTTAGCTTTGAGTATGTCAAAAGACTTCTCGATCACAAAACTTGTTACTACACAGGAATAGAGTTCACTGAAGAGGGTGGACATGCCAGGTCTTTCGACCGAATAGATTCAAACCAGGGATATGTTGAGGGTAATGTAGTTGCATGTACCATAGATATAAATGGTAAAAAAGCAAATCTAACATTTGAAGAGATAGAAGCACTCTATAAAAAGATACTTACACACCACGAAAAACAAGAACAAAAAAGGATTGAGGCAGAAGCAGAACTAAACAAAATACAAGAAGTACCAGACGTTATCGAAAAAACAAAAGCTAAAACTCCAGCAACAACTAAAAGAAGGAGAAGTACCAAAAAGACAGAAGAGAAAGTATGATGAAAATATGTATTCTGGGCCATTGTCGTCACGGAAAAGACACACTTGCCGAAATACTTAATGAGCGATTCGGAATGACTTACATATCTTCATCCGAAGCAGCTAATAGATACTTCATCTACGAATCTCTCAAAGATAAATACGGTTACAAATCAGAAGAGGAGTGTTTCGACGACAGAGTTAACCATAGAGATGAATGGTACTCTATGATATGCAAATACAATCAAAACGATAGTGCTAGGTTATCCAAAAACATATTGGAGAATGCTGATTGTTATGTTGGGATGAGAGACTACGATGAATTCATCGGTTCAAAGAATTTGTTTGATTATATTATCTGGGTGGATGCAAGTGAAAGACTTCCTAAAGAAAACGGTACATTCAATATACCAAAAAACGAAGCAGACATAATAATAGAAAACAATACAACACTTGAAGACTTTACAAAAAAATCAATAAAGTTAGGATTTTTACTATTCAGTAATAAATAAAAGAAACCGGCAAAAGCCGGTTTTTTTATATCCGTATTTTATATATACGGACATGAAGTATAAATTCAAAGATATGTGTTCCAACACACTGACAAACATAGTCATGACGGCTTTGTTATCTTTAGTTTTTATCGCATCTAAGATACTTACATTTACCGGAGTAATAGACAACGGATTTAATACAAAATTGATAGAAATATCAAGTTTCCTTCTTATGTTACCATTCTTCTACAGGATGGTCAGACAACACCTCAATAAAACAGAAGATGTAAAGAAAATAAACGAATACACAACGAAACTAAACAAAACTCTAATTGATCAATCACACAATCCATTATTCTATGAGGGAGATTTAGAAGAAGGCGCTAGAATATTGACACGAGATGTTGTTGAGGTACTTAACGCAGACAGGTGTAGTATATGGCTTTATAACGATAATATGGATGCAATTGATTTAGATATGTTATATGAGGCATCAACCAGAAGGTGGAGTGCAGGTGGGACTCTTTA